GACGCAGTCTGGCCCACATAAAAGGAGAATATATGAGCGATATTATTAAAGCACCGTGGACTCCAGAACAGATCACCAAGCTCGAGTCTTTTCAAAAGGACCATCGCGTTCACCCCTACACTTGTACTGCCGGCCATTCTCACGGCGTCCTCAGGCCCACGACGAACGGGTGGATTTGCGATATTTGCGGCTACCAGCAAGACTGGGTCAGTTCTGCCTGTCTAGATATAATTGAGATCTTGGATAAGGGTGAAATTCTAAAGAAAGTGCTTGACTTTTAACTGACTTTATGATACGATTTAAATACGATTAAGGATAGTGGAAGATGTGGTGTAATCAGGCGCACAGCCGGCATTAGCCGGTGTGTAAGGGTTCAAATCCCTTCGTCGGAATCTTGAATTGATCGGGGAGATAATGGTAAAGAACTTGCTAATCAACCATTATCACAAGGAGGAGAAAAATAGGAACACCGGTTGATCGCGGTTAATCCTAAATTATCTCAGAGCCAATGCGCGAGGCGGGGCGGACAATTGGCCCGATAAAGGAGTTAAATGACATACAACGAACTGAATGATGAGGAGAAGCTGGAGAGACTCGATAGGGTTCGCAGAGCGCGAAACCGCACCGCGAACTACAAGAAGCGAGTCCTGAAGCGGGACGTAACTTGCCGGATGTGTCCTAGTCTGCGGAAGGTCGTTGTTCACCACATCAAGAAGTTAGCTGATTATCCAGAGCTTGAGAAGGACGAACTGAACATGATTGTTCTTTGTAAGAAACATCATCACGTTGTTCATCACGCCAAGCACGAAGATCAGGAATTTTGGGAGAATCTATTGGCGATGATTAACTCGGTTCATACAATGAAGGAGTGAAATGCCAGAAATAACTGCCACTGATATTCTAAGGGACGCTGGACTAAGCCAGCTCAAGGATGAGACAATCAAAAAGGCCGAAGAGATTATACGGCTACAGATCGCGGCCAATGAGCTGTTGGGTAAGGCCGCAATCGGTCTGGCTGCAGCAAAGAGCTGGACCGCAAAGTACGACAAGGGATACACCAAGACGTTACTTGCCAAATACCTAGACGACATGCTTCTAGCCTACGCGTGGTACGGCAAGATCGACGCTCTTTGGAAGGAGATAAAGGGTGACAACTAGGGACGAAATAAGAGGATGGCTCGATGAGGGCGTGGCTAAAGGCGCGACTCATGTACTGGTAGTATCTGATACCTTTAGTTACGACAACTATCCTGTCTTCGTTATGAAGGGACAGGACGTAAAGGTAGTTAAGGCTGAGCATAATTCTGAGTACAGGAGGGATATGCAGCAAGTAATGGAGATTTATAACCTATCCCTAGACTTAGAGTCACAGTTAGGGGAGAGAATGGCGTGGAATTACTAGAAAAAGCTTGACTTTTCGGCCGAAATGTGTTAGAATTACTCAAACTCAAAAAGGAGAGTTAAAATGAGAATAATAATGATGATTTTGTGCTTGGTGACGTTGGGATTATGTGCGTTTAACCATTATGATGGTGGCGATAACTGGTACACTATCACTCCAACAAATGAACGAATAGGTGAGTGTTTTCCAACGGGTATATCAGAACTGCATATAACTAATGTTTCATTAAGGTTAGATGGAGACAGTGCATTTAACTTTAAGTTACAAATAACCTACATGACTGATGGACATCCCGGTGGAGAAATTTGGATTAATAATAACGCTTGGAATCCCGGAACCGGAGAGTGGTACCCTTATCTAACCGATGTAACGCTTCCGCCTGCTGCAAATGGTGATTTTGCAATTGTACTTTGGTATTCGAATCAAGAATTCCTAGTAGCACACGATACTGAACCCGAAAGTCCATGTTTCAGTTGGTTCCATTTAAATACTGGGGATTGGTCTGAGTATGATGGTGATTTTGCGATTATGGTTAATAGTGGCGTCCCAGTTGAACCTACTTCCATAGGTAATATCAAAGCCACGTATCATTAGTCTGATATTAAAATTAAAGCCCCAAATTGGGGCTTTTTCTATTTGATAACGAATACGTCCATAACGCCTATAGGTGTAGTACCCGGTGTTCCCGATGACGCAGAAAGACATTGTTGTTGTATTCTTGCGCCGTAAATATTGGTGGCCAATGTGAGCGCAACTATCGTAGGTGATGTGGAGTCGTGGTCAAAACTGGCTGATGTTACTCCAAATTTATCGGGATTATTTATCGCTAGAACATGTGGAACAGTCGTAACTGACCCATTGACGACAAGTTGCCATTCATCATAATCACCAACAGGTGCGGCCGCATTTTGAATATTTTGTCTAATTGCTATAATTGTACCTTCCACGGCAGGGCCAGTGTTCGCGGTTCCAGTTACAGTGCCATAGTCCAAAAATGCGTTAGTTATAACCGCAGCCTTGTCTGCACCCATAATCGTTACTTGCTTGTGATAATCTCCCGGATACCAAGCCATTGGAGTATCACCAATCTTAGCGATACATTTACTTATATAGACTTGGAAAAAGTCAGCACTTCCAGCATCATTTTCTATTCCGACTCTAACCCATGTGGCTGCGGCATCAATTGTGGTAGTTACGTAAAAGAAAGTTGCCGCAGCAGGAGGCGTAAACGTCTCTTTGGTTTTGCCAATAACATCGTCTTCAATGTAAATTGTCATTTGATCTGCACCGGGAGTTGCGTGCGCTTTCACTTCTATACCAAAGGTGATGATAGAACCCTGAAATCTTTTTGCTGTCTCTGGTGTAGGTGCAATACAGTCATTCCACACGTCATCCATATTCCCTTGTTTTAATAACCAAGCAAATGTTCCACCTTTCGCGTTCGCTGTATCGCGGCTAGAAGCGGTTAATATACCAGTAGAACCTGTTACCCATGATAATGGGTAGTAGATGAGATCAGCACTGCCCCCGCTATATGGAGGATAAAACATACTAAAGTCCCCATTCAGCATAAGGTTCTTATACACATTCGCAAAATTATCGCGGGTTTCCCATTCTGTACTTGACTCTATGTACCTAATCGGTAGAACACCACCACAAAGCATCGCCTCATCCACATAGAACGTGTCGGCCGCCGTACTTAGAATTGAAAGTGTAACTTCGGTTACTGCTGTATTTAATAGGAACGTTCCGGTTATGTAACTCCACGCTCCAGCAGTAACGGTTTTAGTATTTGTTTGAGTAGAAAATCCGTCGTAGATTGTAACCTTGATTGAGGTCAAAGACGAGTACACGAAAGCAGAATATGCTACGTTCTGACCGCCCTTTAAAGACCTCAGATTGTAAGCAGAAACACTAAACTTCATTCCCTGATCTGCACCGGAGGCTACGACTTTGGCGGAATAAGTTCCAGAGACCTTAGTACCGGTATCACGGCTTAGAACGCCGGCCGCAACAGGAACCCACCCTAAAGGATAGCCCTTCGCGTCAGCATACTCCATGCCACCGTTTACATAGTTAATCGCTTTAAGATTAGCAAGAGCCTCGGTTGCTAGGTTTGATTCTTTGATGACTTTTGCTCCATGAACACCAGTTCCATAAACGTGTTCTGCATATAAGTCGTCGTCAAAGGTATCTATAATCGTATTGAGATCGTCGGTCGCTAAAAAGTGAGTTGTCGCTGCTTTTAATGGAATATCTGATGCACCAACTGCATTTGTCAGAATTCCGAACGCGATACTTCCTTTTCCGATCTTGAAACCCGGAGGTGCTTGTGTAACTCGGATATAGAAAGTCGTAGAGTTTTTAAGCGTATTGTAGTCTGCAACGGTGGATCCCGCAATAAGGTCAGTGTCGTCTATGGCGATTATATCGTCCGCCGGCGCAGTACTCCACCAAATATTTCCGCTCGCCGAATCAAAGGCGTAGATCTCATAGCCTGAGTTAGCCATACCCTGCGAGTACTTAACATTAGAAACATCACTAATTGAGTTTTGCACATAGATCCTCAACTCGCCCGCCGTCGTGCCAGCATCTCTACAGTCTAAGCCGTGAGCGAAGTAATAAAAGATTCTCTCGTTTGTGATGTCAAAGCAGTTCGCAATGTTCTTTGGGCCATCAACCCTTTTGTCCGCGTTTTCCCCTTCATTTTCAATCATGTTGTCTTCAGGGAAGACTAGTGCACGGTCTCTATCAAAATAACTCATAGTTAATCTCCTTTTTGTTTAATAATTTCGTTCAAAGCCTCTACCAGTGTGTCGCCGTGGCCCATTTCAAAGTGCTTACCACTTATTGCGCGAGAGCAAAGGATATGGTACTTATCGTCCATAACCCTTTCTTCGTCACCCATAAGGCTTTGGGGAAACGGGGTGACCAAAATGAACTCCATATCGCTAGTTAGCCAATCATTTTCGTCCAATAAACGGGCGAACTCTACCTCATCTTCACCGCAACTATAGTCAAACTCTCGAATCAACTCAACGAACGGTCTCTCACCTTTGACACTCCAAAAGAATCTTTCGTCAGATTTGTCTGCCTCTGTTAGAGGAATGCCGCATTTACTGATGCTTCGAAGGTTAGGTTGAAAGAAAAATCCAACCGCACAAGCACATCTTGTAAAATAATTTTTTAACATAACTATCTCCCGTTTGCTAGGAACAAAGATTCTGGTGAAGCCAGTATCGGAGGCAGAGGAGTCTGCAACGGACTGGCAAAAATATCTTCTATTTGTGCTGAGTAGTGAGCAATCCACGGTACGTCCACTGTCGTGTCGTAGTCGCTGCTTACACCGGTTAATGAACAAAGGTCTAAAAGTTTTCCATAAACATTGGTACTTGCGCCGGCCAACATACCAGCCATTCCTGTCGTAAAGGTGCTGTCAGTTGCGTCTCCGATATAGTTCCGCCTCGTATAGACAGATGCGATACCGGGTTTGATTTCTCTTTTCTTTGCCTTTACTCTAATATGATCGTCTTCAAATTCAGCCTGTAATTCAATCCACATACCTGTTGCGAGTGTAAAGTGATAATCATCCAAGTCGTATGTTTTCAGAGTAGTCGTAACAGTGGCAACGGTCTTTTTAATAGTCAATAGATTGGTGGCTAAGTCTACTTGAATGGAATAGTAGTTACTATTATCCGTTACTCTAAACATCAGCCCCGCCACTCCGGTTACAGAACCGGACTGGAAAACAAAAGCGCACTGAGCAACGCCATCCGCTACCGGACTCATATTTAAATGACATCTTTCGTTACTATTCAAGTACATCGCCCTCTCAAGAACCGTATCAACGATAACATTCTGAATCTCAGAAGTACCAGAATAAACGAATTGAGCCGGTACATCACCGGGTCTAAATTCGTCAAACCCCCAAGGGCATCCGGTAGCGGCGTATTGAAAGATTCCATCGTCGCCCGCTAAGTAGGTCTTCGCCGTGTCAGAGTAGTGAGAAATATAGGGATTGTCCGCTACAGTTACATTGCTTGTGTAGACGTCAATTCCTTCAAAAACCATTTTAATTGTGTGGGCAACCGCCTTGCCCGCCATCCATCCCAATGTGTAGTTTCCCGTCACCTTGCAGCGAAACCATCGGTTAGGGCAGTCGTTGTGTGGAATGACGTAAACCGGTTCTGGATGAGTAGCTGCCCATGTGGCTAACTCTTTGAGTGTTACAAGGTAGTCACGGGTGAAGGCGGGGATATTCACATCGTAGCTTATTCTCCAACCCACAACGTCGAGTCTGCGTTTATGGCTCAAGGTCTCTTGATCTATGCGGCCAACGGCTTCCCAATTTTCTATAATGGGGTTCTCGGTCGTGTAAGTGGTGTAAGGCGGGAAAACGAAAGTTCTCCATCTTTTCCCCGTCCACACCCGGACCTCAAAGTTACCGGTTCCGTCGTGGACTAAGTCGTCCATTGTAAGTGCTGTCATGAGCGCTTCCTAAGTTTTAAAGTGTACATCTGTTGAGGGCTATCTATTGAGACCTCGATTATTTGGGTTATAATTGAACCCACCTCCGGATAAGTCAGGACGACGTAGTCCATAACTCTATATATTCGGTCCATAACTACTTTCACAGAGATCGTCTGCCCTTTGTCAAGATCTCGATATATATCGGCGATTATTTGCGCGTGTTCTCTGCTGTAAATGAAGTCAGAGCTAATACTACGAGTGTTTCTTCTTGCGGTTCCAGAACGGACTTTACCGTTCTTATAAGTTAAGTCCACCGTATCAACAGCAAGAGTTCCGTCGTGCTGCGGAGTCGGTAAGTAGATTGTGTCCGGAGTGAGGTAATGTGTATTGTAATACCCGGACAGATCTCGCGGTTTAAAAACGAGCTTGTTGTCGGGGGTAAAGTCTACAATACAATTGAAGGCTTGTGCTAATCCACCTAACGTGCTTGGAAGGTTATTACTAACGTTCATTTCCTCTATGTGATTCGTGTGCTGTGTTCCGAACTTTGCCACAAACCCACTGGGGTAGGTGGTACTCCAAAGATTGTTACTTTCGTCTGCCACAATATTTGAATTTAGCCCTAATTCCTTTACCTTCACAACACTGACTAACTCCGCGTACCCATTGGGATAGTCAGTAGTTGGAGTGGAGTCGTAGCGGTACCACTTGCCCGTTCCAAATTCACACGCGTACAATTCTCCGCCTACCTTGGCAAAATGGCTTATGTAGCAATTGTCATCGTAGTACTCGTAGTCTACATAAACGTTCTGTTCAACCATATCACTCGAAAAGATCAAGCGCGCTTCCTTACCCTTATCACCCTCGCCCGCAATTAAATAAACTTGACCCTGAGGTGGTGCAATTAACGTGGTGTAGGAGTAGTAGTCATAGTAGACTACCTCGAGCTCGGAGAAGTTTGAGAGATACACAGTTATAACAGGATCTCCGTTAGAGTCTAATTTTGGTGAACCATCAGGTAGCTTAACTTGCCAGACGATTCCCACGTTTGTATCATCAGACACTTCTGAGTTGGATTGCTGGCCCGTCGTAACGTTATCTACGCGAAACTTTTCTGTCTTAAATTCCTTACCCTGAGGCTTTTTAGAATCAAGTTCCTCAACTTCTTTACCTTCCTCAATCCCATAAGTAGAGCGAGTACAGGTGTGAACCGGGACAGCCAAGACGGAGCCGTTTCTAAAGATTAGCCAACGGTTTTTTCTCTCAAACCCGGACATCTTCTTAACGAGTTTGTTTGGAAGAACATCTGAACGCCCCGGGTGGCTTCGTATATTGTAGTACGGCAAGACCCTGAGCATCTTATAATTTCTTGTTCCGCCTGTAGGTTGTAGTGGGGTCTGCTCTGCTGGTGGCGGCGGAATTGCCAATGGGTTAGTCGGAACTAACGTGGTTAGATCTCTTCTTATATCCTGTGCGCTCTCACACCATAACCACAAAGTATCGGGTGTCGTCACGTTTCCGTCGTTATCAGTGTTCCACAGTTTAATAATGTCTTTTGAACCCACGTCCCCACCGCCGCTAAGGCAGTAAAGATCCATTGAGGTGTATGCGCGAATATATTGACCAACACCCACTAGATCTGCGACTCCCGGATCATACATGTATTTCACTATAAGGCCTTGTGATATCCAGACTGGGCTCACTGTAGTTATTGCCATGTGAATGTCGTTATTAAAATAAGCAGTCGCAGTTCCAATGTAACCGTCTTCCCCATTAGTAAGACCTACATAAGCAGGATCTGTCGGGTTATATACATAGAGACGGTTTGGCCCTCTCCAGATTTCAACTGCGGACGTTAAATAAGATATCGGCATATAGTGAGTTGTCATGTTTTTACTGGCGGGTATGTTCGTTATCGCCCTCGTGACCAGTCTTACCCCGTTGTAGTCTTCGCCAACGATACGAGTGATCATTCCTATGTTTTGCATCGTGTTGATGTCAGTAACTTCCATATCAACGTTACTGTCGTGGATTACTTCGTCAGTTAGGTGATTGATAACTTTTTCTCCTCCGCCCTCAACTTCGGCACTTTCGTCGTATCCAAATCCTAAAGGAGACTTCGGCGTACAAGCGGCGGCATGTTTTGTAACAGTGAAAAGGTTTGCCCCCAAGTCAAACCAAAATCTTGGTTTCTCGAATGTTAGTTGGAAAAAGGCAGAGCAAATATTTCCATAGTCTTCATAAGAGGTGTCCCCCGTAGATATGGGCGCTTGCGTGAATGAGTCTCCTTGAGACCCGGCCGCCCACCAGCCAGTCGGGACTTTACAGGGAAGATCGAACTTCCACCTGTTTGGAAACCACTCGTTAGACATTCCCCAAATACCTGCCCGTCTATAAAGTTTGACTGGGAAACGTTCTCTACCAGACAAGTCGGTCGCGTCAGAGGGTGTCGTATACTCCACGTTAACCCACGTATCCTCCGGAATAAAGAAGTTTGGTGAACAAGCATCTTGTTCGTAAAGGATTGTAAGCCAGTCTCCCGGAACCGCAGTCGATCCACCATCACTTTGCCAGTTTGCCACCATTTGAGAACTTGTAGTTAGTGAGTTGTAGTGGATTGAGTTGTTCTCGCGTTTATTTGACTGAATCACGTACCCAAGATCGTAGGTCTTTGTGTAATGAATGGAGCCGGGAGGACTACCATTAAAGATTTCTATTAGTGTTCCCGCTGGAACCGTAAAGTCTTCATAGCTCTCTATTTCAAGCCTCACTATCCCATCATTGCCTGTCACCGAGTATGCGCGTGGGCGATTCAAACCAAGTGTACCATACAACCTATACCGAGCAGCGTTATGATTCCACACCCCGTAGTTAAGGATCTTATCGGGTCTCCCTAATACGTTTCCGACAGAAGTAGTCGCTATGGTGTAAGTGTAGTGAGTCGTCCCGTCCCATCCCTGTCCGTCGTAGTAGATGTCCCGCGATTTGAGACGCGCGCCATGATGCATATACCTCTGTTCTCCGATAATACTTATACTCACAGCGTCACCTCAATAACAGCACATTTAAACATTAATAATGATCTGTCCTCACCGGCAGTTGGCCGCATATCTGTCCTAATCAAGAGCCTTAGTTTTGGACCCGCTACATAAGCCATGGACTCTATCCTAAACCCGCTGGCATTTGCCCATCCCAACTGAGTTGAAGATGAGGTCGTACCCCCAACGACGGCGACTAGATTCGCAACCATCGCCCATTTGTCTGTTGAAGGAGTGTAGCTCATTACAAATTTGTCTATTGCGGTAAAGATCTTTCCCGCACCGTAGGCTATGCAGTAAGGCTTCAAAACTGGCTCCGCAGCCGGAGGATCGGGAAGATTATTGTCTTCGTAAGCCCAACGTCGTTCTGGTTTCTGAATATAAGACCAGAAGGGCTCGGTGGCAATCAGCGTTGGTAACGTAACGTCGAAATTGTGATTTTGAATGTTAGCTAAGGTCTTGATGTCGTTTAAGATCCTATAGAGAGAACGGTTTAAATAAATTGCACCATTGTCTGTCAGATCCGTAAGATCATCAAAGGAGTTAAGCCGGGCAATACCTGAGTGAAACCGCATCTGTACTACGTCGTTTTGCGCGTCAACGTTCCACGTATCCATAACACCGTGATCTAAGATGAACTCTTGATTAGTACGGGTCAGTCTTCCGCATATTAGGCAGTGAACTTCAGAGTTTTGATTCAATCCGCTTAGAAAGCCACCTTCCCTATCGTGTAGCCACGTAGAAACGGTCGGTTCAAGACGGTCTGAATTCCCGATATTGATTGTAAACCCGCCACAAACGACTTCGCCAGCATAATCCTCTACCGACTTAGTGAATTCGGTTATCGAAATGATCTCGTCAGGGCTTACCTCTCTGGTCTTATATAGATCACGAGACATTGTTGCCGTCACATCTGGCTTAGCTAGAATTGCGCGCGTGTATATGAAAAGGCTTTCCACTATCCTGCCTTCGTAAACGTCCGAGATTGTCTATCTCTAAAGCCGGCTCTGTATCCGTCATACACGAGGCCCGCCGCGCCACTGCCTTCGATCATTCCTCCGATGTGCTGAGTAACCTGATAAGTGATGGAGGATCTGTTGTTTCCACCCATCTCACCCCAGAACTTTTTGTTACCTACTGCCATCATTTCGGGGTTTCCGATCTCATCCCAGTAGACCTGATTTCCTGTCCTCATGTCGGTAGTGACCATTTGGGAGTTGTAAGGCATATAACCGCCCATCGCCATGCTCGTCTGTCGTCTGTTCTGCATCGTGAGACCCGCGTAGCCGGGAATACCTTTGATGATTCCGTTGAATATCCCGTTGATTAGTGGTGCAATGATCTCACCAAGACCGGGGAGCGCGTCTTTTAGCGCGGTAGTTGCGAGGCCGAAGACGGTCTTCAACATACCCTTAAGGAAGGCTTGACTCTTTTGCATACCGCTCTTGTGGCTGGTAGGATCGAAGGCTTCCTCGAGGGCGGTGCCTGTGGTCTCGGCAAGACCGGTTCCCCACGTATATAGGAACTTAGCCTGTGCGTCGTCAAGGCCCTTGAAGGCGTCCTTCACGCCGTCTATGGCTTTCTTATATGTTATTTCCGCTGTTTTTGTTTTTTCCTCTAATCCCGGTAATGCTTCTTCCTTAGTCTGTAACTCGGTCTCATTAATTTGTTCACCGGCCGCTTTTCGTCTATTTAGCGATTCAACGTCTCTTCTCATTTGTTCTTCTTCGGCCCTAGTTTTTGCATAAGTCATAAACGCTGATGATTGATCCATTTTTGCGGAAGCTATATTCGCCCTTTCATCTCTAAATAAACCAAACCCCGTCTTTATGGCCCCTGTTGCTTCTTTTTTACGTTTTTCAAAATCATAATCACGTTCTAGTTTGATCATGTTTTCAAGATGGGTTCTTTCTTTCTCTTGTCTATCATACTTATCTTTCCATACTTTATTAGCATCCTCACTTGCAGTCTTATCCAAAGCCATTATCGTGGACTTTAGCGATATGATGTCGTCGTAGAATTTTTGTTCTTTTTCTGTTAATTTGCCAGCGGTTCCGCTTAATTTTGTTTTAGCCTCTAACCTATCAAACTCTGCAACTACCTCCTTTTGCTGTAAATAATCTTCCATGCCTTGGCTACGTGCCTTAAGGCTGTTCATCTCTGTTCCCGTATATGTGGCTACAGTTTTTTCTCTCTTTTGATCTAGTATGTCCTGTTCTTTTTGTTGATCAATGATCTGTTGGTTGCGCTTGAATATTTCTAATAGTATTTGCGCTTTAGTTTTTTCAGCGCCGCCGCCACTTGATAATCTTTGTTCGTTGCTCTTCTTACCACCTAAAGCGGTTAAGAAACTGTCCATCCATCCACTAGATTGTTCTGTTAGCTTAACGTTCTTACCATTTACCATAACCTCTGACAAGCCTTCCATTATGGCTTTTTGTATTTCTGGTATAGCCTTAGTAAGCTCCTCTGCTGTTAACCCAAACTTACTAGCAGCCTCATTGACAGCTTTCTGATAGAAGTCGCTTGATGCTTTCAGTAGTCTTTTACCAGAAGCATCGTATTGACCGCCAGTAGTCCTAAATTTGTCAGCCATCGTTGATAAAACCTGCGCCTGTTTATTAAATGCAGGGGCAACCTCCTTATTTAACGATAATGATAAACGATCACGAGCATCTGCCTCTCTCTTTTTCGCATCCGAAAGTTGAGTATTTGCATAATCAGAAACATCACCCTGCAAGAACGCGTCATGCCATTTTTTTTCTTCTATTATGGAAGTCTTTAAATCATACATAGCCTCTAAGGCTTCAGGCGTTAAGTTCTTAAAGTTTTCGGCCGTCATCGCCGCGCTGCCGGTTAAATTCTCGAGGTCCTTCTTTAACATATCTTTAATTCCACTAAAGGCGGGATCGTCTAACCCTTTTAAGAAGTTTTCACCCGGCTTTAGTTTCATCAGGTTCATTTCTTGTTTTTTAACTTCCAAATTGTAGGCTCTCTGAACGTCCACAAATTCCATTAGTGCGCCTTGATACCGTTCCTGTTCATTGAGGCCTCCCTTGTCAGCCTCTTCTTTTAATCGTGCTAACGCCATCTTTCTAGCTTCATAAATTATTGAAGCGTCAGAAAACGATTTTAACTGAGTAACACGAGCCTCCTCACTTAAACCGGCTTTTTGTAATTTATCGTCATAATCCTTAACGGCTTTGACATTTGCCTCAGCAGCATCTTGACTCATCTGTAATGATTTAAGTCTTGCCTCTTCCCCTTGTGTTGCAAAGTCCAATCTTAATCCTGTGCCAAAAAGTGATGAATTTTCGGATGGATTAGCTTTTCCAAGGGAGCCCAATTGAGTTATGCCAACAGCTAATTTAGCCGGTAAATCACCTAGTGTGTTCCAGAAGTTCCTGTCTATATTTCCCTTAGCCTGTGTATAAATGTCAGTATCTTTATTTATTTTTTGAGCCTGCCCTAACGCCAAATACTCTTCATTTTTCTTACCGATATTTTCCGGCTTTAACTCATCATAAAATTTTAAGGTAGCTACTGTAAAGCTCTGAAGATTTGTACTAGATTTTGCCCACGCCGCCGCAGCGTCCATCGCTGTCGTACGAGCAGCATCCGCGCCGATTGTAAATTCAAGAACACCATCGATGAGACCGTTAATACCACCCTTGGCTGTTTTTAAAGCTAAACTACCAACCGACTGTGCTAACGTTAATTGATCTAGAGCTGTTTTTCCTATAACGGCCTTATCTGCCATATCGAGAAATTTTTGAGATAAGTTTCCAACCATTCTTGTTACTATGGCCATCCAGTTTCTCCACTGTGGAGCAAGTTTCATCCAAAGCTGTCCCTGTTCTATTAAGCTACTTGCAGTAGATAGCCAGCCGGTTCCACCACTATTAACCATGGCCTCTGTTAACATGTCTCGCGGTGTTCTACGTCTCGTCTTTGCAGGAACTTTTTGCCCCGGTTGCGCTTCTTGAAGTTCAGAAAGTTGTTCTTCTAATAATTCCCTCTCTTTTGAACCCTCTATAGCAGCGTTAATTTCTTCTTGTTTCTTTTTGATTAAGGCTTGTTGTATTTGTTTGGCCGTATCTTCGTTTTGACCCGCCTCTGCAAAAATCGCCGCCGCTATAGCCTTTATGTTAGCTTGTCTCGCAACGTTTGCATCCATTAGAGCTTTGGTGCTGCCTATTAACCCACCTTTACCGCCTTTTCCTGACATATTCTCATTTATTTGATCCATAAAATCGCCAAAATTATCCTGAGCGAGTTTAATTATATCTGCTTTGGCCTGAAGATCTCCACCTACAACTTCGGGTTTAATTTTCACACTTATTTCTTCGTCTTGCACTAAATTTGTTATCATATCAACAAAATCATTAGCCATTTCGTCATTATTATTGAAATAACCTCTTATTGTCTGAACAACAGCCGCCCTTATAGTGGGGTCGTTCAACCCTTTAAGCAATAAGTCAGCTACCGTCCCACTCTCGTTACCCAGTCTCGACTTAATAACACCTAATAAACCCTTAAATGCGTCACCAGACTTTTCGCCAAGTTTATCCCTGAGTATTGAGGCAAATTTTGTGGAAAAGCTCGTGGCTAACCCTTCTACTTGAGCTGATGGTATATCCTTTGGAAACGCCTCTATCATACCATTTTTTAACAAGTTTACAAGAACCGCCATGTCGTTTTCTAATGCCTTTTTAATTACCGAAATATCTATCTTAGGTGGTTTAATGGTCACATCCGAGTCTTCAAGCTTCTTTACGACCGGAAGTACCTCATTCTTAATAGTCTGAGACGTCTTCCCTAGAAATCCCTGAAGTGTTTGCACACCACCAATGACTTGTTGAATAACGCTGCTCAACTTCTCCATTTGTTGAATAGCACTAACATCAGTCGCCTTAATACCTACATTAAGATTCTCAGAATAATCCGCCACTATTATTCACCGCCTCCATGTGCCAATACGCCGCCAAGGCGAACATATTGTAGGGAACTTTCTCTATTTCGCGTCTTGCCCACTCTGTTAGACCGGCCTTGTTCCACAGCATAGTAAAGATGTACGAATCGCCGTGATAACGCCATCTATGTTTGTACCCTGCTTGTTTGGATTCTGACTTCTCTTTGTCGGAATGACAGGCGTCTCTTCTCTTAAAGAGACTATTGAGGTATTCGTCTATCTCAACTACCTTCTTTCTTGTCGCGAAGATCTCATCCTTCTTTTGTCGCGAAAGTTTGATCCATTTTTTTAAGCGCGATTTAACCTTGCCAGTATAGTCGAAACGCTCTTTTGTGAGCATACCTTCGGTGAAGCTGAAAGTCTTGTACTGGATGGTAGAATAATTAAGGAATTCGGAACGAATGGATTCCCACTCTTCATAAGTGGAATAGATGGCTGCCGTCCATGCTACTAAGGAACATGGGGAAGGAATTTCATTAACCTGTAGCCATTTGATTTTACCCCAAGACGGCAGCCTATTTTCATCTTTCCACCACTTCTCGTCTAGCTCTAAACCTAATGCATCCCAATCACTTGTGTCGAGCTGTTTATCCATCGAGTCGTGAGACATCGCGGATAAGTCTTCATAGGTGAGAGCGATTTGTTGCGCATCAGGCGGCGGAGCAGCCCAAGGTGGCGGATTTAATTTCTCAAATGTGGGAAATCCCTCCATACCGAAAGGAGGTTGGTTATCCACACGGTGCCTTTATGTTACGGTTCTGTCCACATTGAACAGTAAAGTAGACTTGATGGTGCAACGTTGTATGTTTCAGTGTAGTCGTCGTTGAAGTTGTCAACTGCTGAACCAATGTCTATACGATCTGATGCCGGTTGTAAGTCTTTAAAGTACCAATCGATGTACTTGTTCTTGCCATCTCCACGTCTTTCACCCATTAACTGTCTGAATGTACCAGTGATAGGTGACGGAACGAAGTCGAAAGGCATTAAGCCACGCGTACCCGTTGCGGTACTGTTCCAAGCGTATTGAACTGTCAATACTTGGCCTTCGTCCAACGCATTGAAGGTTAAGGTTGTACCCGAGATCGAATACTCGCCTTGCTGCGGAGCAGCTGGGCTTACGTCGATGTAACGTGTCCAGTCATAATCATTCATTGAGTATACATTGATCAAGTCGTTATATACTGCATGTGCTATTGTTACTGTAGCCGCTGTAACGGTTGGTTCTTCTTGAATCGTTTGGTATGAACCCGCTGCAAAAGTTAAGCCAACGTTTCTGGTTAACATCTGTGTTGAGATTTCCTTAGACTTCAACTGAAGCTGAGCCTTTGTGATACCATGCGGAAACACGGTTTTAAATCCTGAGTTACCCGATGAGAATTCTGAAGAGCCTTGTTCGAAAACAAGTCTTCCGTCTGTGTTAAACCACAAACCGGTACCACCTGAGTAACACGCAATCAACCTTCCAAAAACAAAGCCGATTGGAGTTCCATTATTTGCCATTGTTTACCTCCTTCTTATATTATTGATATGTAAATCTGAAAACTAACTTCATTAACCCATTTAAATTCTTCTCTTGTCGAGCTGGAATACGACGGATGTCCACCGTCTACAAAATTGTACTTGCCACTCTGTTCGACGAACTTCTCTATACCCTGTATCGCGGTGCTGCAAAGTTCATCCATGTATGTAACGTTTGCGTTTTTGCGATTTGCTTCTACAGAAAGACCGACGCTGACGCTATATACATTCATTACCGGTGAGTAGCGAGTTACACTTTTAACCGACAAGTTGTCTCTTACAGCGCCTTCGTTTCGTGATTGGCTGTCTATAAGCATTGTGCCCAAAGGATAGTCCGTGTAGTTCGTAGTAAAAAACGCATCAAGCTCTGTTAGCATATTAGTAACGCATAGGTTTAAACTCATCTTACACCTTCCATCACGTATTTGCCATAGGCTTCAACAATCTGTTTACGGTTAGCCTCGTAAAACACAAATGGCGCCGCCCCGTTCTTAGTTATCTTGTCAACTAAAGACTTCGGCACTAGCGGTATTGTGATATTATCTTGGTGATTCACTATATTAGATTTCCAAGACTTTTCTGGGGGAGGGACTGCTGTGGGTGTCGCACTAAGAGGTGCCCCGCGCCTTCCAATATTTCTTAATTGAAGAGTTCTCGCTAGATCATCTTCCATCAAATTGGGTGTACCGTAGGTATTCTTGGAGAACGATGCGCGTATATCCTCTCGCAAGTCTTTGTCAAGAGACTCCATTTCAGCAACGTCGTTCTTTAATCTTGACAACATATTTCTGACACGGGATACGAGGCCATCGGCGCTGATTGTTATACTAATCATGATGTACGTCTGTTCCTAATTGCCTCTTCCAAATGTTGTATATACCACCCTCATCGGTATGGTCCACAGGATCTCTCGTGAAGTACTTATCCTCAACGTAGACCGCGTCTGATGTTCTTGTTCTTCCGGTCTGTCCGCTGATTATAAACGACATCCATTTCCACCACTCATCTTTATCCGCTTGTTGACCATTAAGATAATAAAGAGCAAGGTGAAGAATGGCTCGTTGAACTAGAGGATAATCGGGAGCAGTGGTGACGATTCCACCCCAACTATATAAGACGGCTTGCGTATCTGCTTCGGCAGTGTCTAACTTGAGTTGGACTTTACCGGACGCGGTAAACTCAGCATTGTCTTTTGTTAACGGGAAGAAATCATTGAAATTTGTTACGGTAACGTATGATGACATTGTCTTGAAGTTTTTAAAAGGGGCGGGGTTACCGCCCCTTCATCTAAACTATGTGGTTGCTGGATCGTAGAATAGGTATCCTGCTCTTTCAGCCATTCTGAAGCCAGATCCTGCTACATCGTAGCGTTCACCTTGATATCCTGCTTCTATATTGCTGATTGGGTTCGTTCCCTCATCACCGATAACAAAGCCTGCGAAACCAAAATCTTCTGCTGATATGTCAGCAACGGTTGCAGAGCCAGTACCGATTGTTTGAGAAACGGCAAGAGTTCTATTGTCTGGTTGATGCATGAAGATTACTGCGTCATCCCAAAGGTCGAAACGAGTTCCGTAGGTTGCACTTGGTGCTAGACCGCTTGCAGTCCACGCTCCCCAACCCTTCCAAATACGGGTTTTGATGCCGTAGTTGTTGGTGGAGATTGCTTGTGCAGCTTCGTCGTCCGTGAATGCTCCCGGAGTAACTGCGTACCCAGTTCCTTTGATGGTTTGTCTTGCTATCGCGTTATTGAAGAATACTTGCCATGCTGATACACCGAAGATGATATCCGTAACTGGCATACCGTCAGCGTACATAGTATGGAAGACCCTATTCATTCCGTAGGTTGCGTGAGTAAACGGGTCTACCAATGCGTTTGCCCATTGACCCGCGATGTCTGTAACTCTATCTGCGGCGTAGTTAGTTGGGTCTTGAAGTTCTGCTGCAAATAAGGATTCGATGTATGCCAAAATCGACACTCTTAAATCCCAAAGCATGCGTTGTCTCATACCCTTAACTTCGCGCTTACTCATATCTCTGTGGTCAGTTCTGTAAGCAAGTGAGTAATAATCTAAATGCTTGTGTTCCATGATGTAATCGATGGTCTTGAAGGCCACGTTCTCAAAACCGTTTAAAGGTCTTCGAAGGTCGATTCCATTAGGCACTGTACCAGTTGATGCTGTGAAGACTGGGAATTCTATCTTATCAACACCAGCAGCGGGCTTCAAATCCACTCTCACGAATGGACTCTCTTTCATCATGAAAAAGAACTTGTCCTCTTTCTTGAGTGCCTTACCGTAATCGATAACGATTGGTATAAATTCGCGTTGTAGTTGTTCCATTATTTATCCCCCCTAGTCTTCTTCTAGATTGTAAAGTTCAATGTAAGCAAGCTTACCGGCTGCTGCACCGTAAATACAACGGCCTAATTTAACACCGGCAGCGTATGGTCTAGTTCTACCCCAAGGACCGCATTCAACTTCTTCTCCAGCTGCTACGGTTGAGAAGCAAAGGACGTTAATTCTGTAGTTACCTTGGTTAGGAACAACAGGAACGTCTTCGTCAGTGCCGTAAGCAACGAGTGTAGAGGCGTAAAGTTCGGTTGGATCTGGAGCCTTCATTGCGCTCTTGTTTGCAACACCTTTTGATTGTGCTGCTGCGGTGCAAAGCTCAACTGCGAATGCTCCAACGCTCCATTTAACCCAGCAGTATGGCGGGATAAAGCTTGTACCTGCGTTAGGGTAGTTCAAAACTCCCATGTTGGTATAGTTTTGCATGTCTTACTACCTCCCTCTCGCCAATTCAAGATTTGTGATAAGGTCTGAACGGTAACCTTCTACTTCTTCTGTTTTTGTCCAGTTAGGTTTCTTACCGTTTAATGCTGTAAAGTGACCTGCCAATTGTTGGCGACTTGCGCTATTTAATTTGTTGATGGATTCTTCAATAGAATCTACATCGTGTTCGTAAAGCAACGTAGCGCCTGCGCTGCTTGCTGCCTCGATCCGAGATGGATAAGGTGAATCTCCGTCAATTATGCGTTCTTTTGGTCTTGGCGAAGCGATTTGGAAGCCTTTAACTACTTCGATAACTTCTTCTTCTTTGCCTGCTTCAAAAAGACCCATGACGAATTTCTTTTGGTTTGCGTCCATTTTACGAGCCTTGATTAGATCATCGACTCTTTCCTCTAACAGCACTCTGTTGGTGGCTTTTTCTTCTACTCTGCGTTCTGCTTCGAGCCCCCTGCGAATTGCTGTTACCTCGGATTTTAAGGCGGTAAGATTTTGCTCATTGTTTGTTAGAGCTTGTCTGTAATTCATTGTCTTCCCCCTTAGGTTATTTGAATTATCTTTTGTTTGTGATGCCATTGTTTGTCCTATTCCCGTTGATTGCGTCACTTCCGTTGGTTGTGTTATCTCCGTAGATATAGGATTCTTTTCTACTTCATTTTTTTGTATTCTATCAATAGCTTCTGTGATAGCGTCTTCAATGATTGTTGTCGACACTTCATTTGCTGCGTCTGCTGTTGATTGAGCTACTTCGCTCCAAATTCCGTCCGGTATAATGTTTTCAGCTCCGAATGTTTTTGCACCTATATCAATCAGGTCCTTTAAGTCTTGTACAAAAGAAGCAACATCTCCATTAGAAATCGGTTCTTTTAGATTATCTACTAATTCTTGAAACGAAGATAAAACACCCTCATCAAGAATAGTTTCTGTCTCTGCGGCGATTGTTTCAGAGGTATTATCTCCTTGGTCAGCATGCAGATACTTAAATCCGCGAACTGGACCACGAGAAAATCTTTTAGTCATTTTGCCTCCTTAACGACGCGGACGAAGGATTCTTCTCATGCGAGAAGCTATCTTTCTGCGTTGCGCCTCCATATCTGATCTAACTGTTTGATCTACAGCCTCTTTAACGGCCTTAGAAACACTTTCGCCTGTTACATCGGTTGCTACCTGTGATGTTAAAGCTGCAATCTCATCCCACATTGGGGCTGGGATTATATTTTCCGCACCAAACTCTGAAGCGGCTTGATCAACTAAATTCTTAATTCCGTCTTGCAATGCTTGTTCGTCATTATCTTCGACAGCTTGTTGTAAGTTGTCAATAACGTCTAGATAAATCTCAAGAGCATCGGTCGCAGTTTTTTCGTCTTTGGTTTCCGCTGGTTTTTCTTCCTTTGGCTCCTCTTCCGTAGCACCACCTTCGGCAAATATTCTTCTGCCAAATGGTTTACGCTCAGCTTCCTTTCTGCGTGAATAGCGTTCAAATCTACTCATTGAACTACCTCCCTTTTGTTGTATTTTTTATTGGATACTAAAATATCCGTTATCTTATCTTTTAACAAAATCATTTTATGCGCGTTCTTAATTACTTTTTCCTCAACTGAGCCCATTAACTCGGGGTCGTTGTCGTACAAATTCGTTTGAAGTAATATGATCTTTGTGAGATCGTCTGTCATGCTTAGCATGAATGTGTATAAGTGCTCTCCCATTCCATCTGATATTTGGAACTGAGTAGTCGCCTCATAATAGTGACCGTATTCAAAGTCTAGCATCTTGTCGATATAATCATGTATGATAGGAAGAACCTTATCACTATTATCTTCGAGGACTTTAACGGCGTCCTTTGACGCTCTAACTTCTAAATCATATTCATCATAAGGTTTATCTAATGAAAATTTTTGAGCCTCTAGTCTTTCAGCCATATTAGAACCCCATGTAGAATTTTATTTTGTCTTTTAATATTTCTCTGAATGATTTTTGAGTTACAACAGAAGCGCTAAGTATCGTTTCTGGCATTTGAACCGGATTAGATACTAAGAATTTACTATTCCATCCCGGTCTCTTACCTGCCGCGAGTTGAACTACAAAGTCTTCTGGCTTACCGAGTAAGTCGATTGGTCTACCAATGCCTGTATGATTTTGTTGCTTTCCAACCAAGAAGGCTACGTGGTCGTAATAATCCATCAATACCCTGCCTTGGAAGGCGTTGGTTGAACCAGTTCGTTTGTTGTTTAGCTCTGAGTCTTCTGTAATGTAACCGATTGAGTATGAGATTCCGGTAAACTTACCGTCTTTGATCATCTCTACGCACTCAGGAGTCAGGTCAAATGAAGCGTACACAAGCTGATTTTCTTGATCGTATCTAACTGAGTTTACTAATCCCAAAGAAAACTTTTTGTCGGCGTGCGCTTTTTCGGATAAATCCAGATCGTGGTCCGGAAGCACAGGGATCTCCATAAAGGTTCTGTCAAAGTTTTTACAAGCGCCACCAACCCTGTCATCTGGATACGCGGTAAGATCCGCCCCAGTGCCAGCGCGACCAATTGTAATTTCCTTTGTTCTATAAATCATGGCATTCCTCTGGTAATGTTTATGAATGATTCATACAAATACGTTAGTGCACACAGAGAAACTATTTAGATAAACACAGATAAACAGGATTTGCGATTAAGGTTGCAATCGGCCTTTGAAAATTCTTACATAAGGATTATATCACAAAAAATAATAAAATAAACAGGTTCTTTTTTACCAATTCACTATCATTTTTTGAGTAGCTATCATAGTTAAAGTTTGTTCGTGTTCTGATTCAATTCCCTTGATCGATTCGTGACATTTTTTACAAAGGGTTATTCCGTTATTAATATCCATTCTTAATTCTGGATTTGTTACAAACATCTTAATGTGATGAATCTGTAACTTCCTCTTTGTTCCACAGTATTGGCAAGTGTGATTGTCACGTTTTTTAACTTCTTTTACCCATTGAACATATTCGTTACTATGTCTAATCATCACATCTTCCGGGGTAACTCCACCTCGCCAGTTGGGATTATTTTCCCCAGTAATCACCATACTCATCTTTTTACAAAAATCCTCTGACATTTTCATACCGATACGTGCTTCACTTATGTGTCTACACCATTCTTCTGTAAAAACGCGATGTTGACCCCTACCATTATGTCCGCTGATATACAATGGGATACCATCCCATTGATGCCACTTTCTTATTTGTATAGCACCTTTGCATCCACAATGGCAAAAATGTTTGCCAGTATGTTCCTCTAGAAATTGTAGCCAGAGTAATTTTTTACTTCTATTATGTCCCCGAATAAACCTACTCCCCTCACTAGCATATTCCCTACAACCGCACTCGCACAGTGTTCTCATATTATAATACCATCTTTTTTCTAGACTTACCATAGTAGTTTAGAGTGTTAGTATTTAGGGATATAAGTTGGTTGCCCGTAGGTTCAAATTCGGCATATGTTTCTTTGATGATTGAGTATGCGTTATCGTCTATTTCTTTTCGCTTATTTCTAGAATCGCCATCAATGATAATGATATCGGAAAAAATGTCGGATGCGGCTTGAATATTCCAGCTAACATTCACATCTATTCCTTCAAACTTAGCACTGAACTTTTCTCTTAGTTTTTCTTCAAACTTATTGCAGCCTTTTTCATTCAACCATCTAATAGGATCGTCAGTAAATACGTTGTTTAAAAACGCAGTTACGTGATAAGAGGAGTAGTCTCTAGAATCCTCAACGTTCAGCACGTCTAGCCCGTTTGGTAAGTTGATAGCAGCATACATCTTTTTGAAGTAGTTCGGGAATTCTTGGATTGGTTCAGAGTTTAATACACTCCATTTGCCGTTAGGATACTCGCCGATATATTCAACCCACTTGTTCTGTTGAGCCTCACTCATAGCGACGGGTTCCCACATACATGTACAACCAACAATCGAATTTGGCACTATGTCATTAGTGCGAATAACTTTAGACGATCCTACATAACCGTCACATTCTCTATGACCGTAGTGCATGTCGCCGTTGTAAGCCCATCTAAAACCGAAGATTCTTGAGTATGCGCCCGGCGTATTTGCCATGATCCATAAACCATTGTTATACCCTTCACAAATAGCGTTCTCAAAAACAGCTTCCAAGTATTCTGGGATCACTTTATTTGGTTGAATACTCTTCATTGCGGATTTTGTTTCGTTTCTATATTTCTTTAGATCCCACTTCTCCGCCTCGGCTTGTTCTATAACGTCCTTGATGTCATCTAAAACACCGATCAATATGTTGTTTGTTAGGCCCTTTGATCTCTCACTGACCAACTCAGAGATGTTATTCCAATCGTCTCGTTGTATCCAAGTTCTTGTAGAGTTCTTGAGCGCGTCGATAATCTCATACTTGTTTCCTATGGTCGCGGGCAGTATGTACTTTTTATCTGATTGAAGTTGCCCACTCAAAAGACTGTTGTAGTCATTAAGGGCCTTCATCCACCCGTAGTAGTAAGCCGATTCAACCATGTCCTGAACGGGACCTATGTTTATGTTGTTAGGTTTTGCTCCGTCCATTAAGAAGTTGTGCAGCGCGCCGCTCAATGTCTTTTGGCTGTCTAGCTGCGTTTGAACTGCTGAACTGATCTTATTGATTACTTCCTTACCGTCTCTGGTTAAGAAGGTCTTTACTACTTTTGACAAGTCTTTAAATGACGTGTGTTTCTTAGCTGCGGCCGCAGGTGCAGGGGTTGAGATAGGAGATGTTCCACCCATTCCTGCAGTTCCACTGACGGCAGGCGGCGTCTCATTAACAGGGGTGTTAGTTTCTGGTAAAGCACCCAACTCTGTTCCCGTTTGTCCGCCCATCTCACTCTCAGAACTAGCGGGTTCAGTTGGGGTTGCTCCGACTCCGGGAGTTCCAAACTCACCGGGGAAGCCATAAGAACTTACTCCCGTGCCTTTGGTCAAGGCACTTAACATCTTGTCACCCGGTTGAGGCGCTGGTATATTTGCGGCGTCTCGAACCAACTTAACCGGCAAGTCCACGCCAAGGGCCTGAACCTGCTGTAACATCGCAATGTAGTCGGGTCCACGTCTATCGTCGACGCGTGTATCAACAACAAATCTTGGTGCGGGACGTTTTCTAAAGTTGAAGTAACGAATAAGTTTAATTATTCTGTTTATCGTCTTCTCTATGTTCTTACCCCTACCAGCCGTAATGATGTCGGTAGTGAACTGGTGAACCGTGCCTAAAGAATAAGTTCCGTATCTTGCCTCTCCCGTTGTGAGTGGGGCACCGATACAAACCTTACTTATTTCTTTGTTGCACTGATCAATGAAAGGACCATAAGCATCCACTGCTGTTCTGTTGACGTCGTGGAACTGAATATCAATCGCGTTTGTACCTAAAACCGGCTTACCTTCTGAATCGACGGGATACGCCACTTGACCCCTGATAGATCCACCGACACCCCTGATGATATTTTCAACGACTGCTTCCATACCGGGAGCGTATTGAATGATAAGCATCGGTTTACCGAAAGATTCCATGTAGGTTATTTCTTGATAAACTGCAAGGGATTTAAAGTTTGACACCATATATATTGGTGCAAGCATTCCTGTTCCGTAAGGTTTTAACGGCGGAACCGCGTTGCTATGGACCACTGTGATGAGTCTTGGATCAACTTGCTCACCAACCTCTGCAAAGCCGTAGGCATCCTTCACGTGAAGCTTTACTTCACTGTTCGGATGAAGAACGTAATGGAACATTTCTGGTGGGCGAGGGGAAATTACCAGTGGGACACGCCAACCTTCCCATGACTTCCAATGTAGAGCTAGCGGCTGCATGCCGGTCTCTACACCTCGCCACGCCAATGCCATTATACCTTCAAAACCATTGCCGTAACCATCGTCCATAAGATCGAAAAGCTTCCTAACCTTGTCCCCTATATCTCTATCAACCATTTCGTTAGTTGCGTCTTCAATGTGCCAATCAAGAGATAGAAACATCTGCTTAGCCGCTTCGATTTCACTAGACAAATGAGCGTCTCTTTCAACTATATGAAAGAATGCGTCGTAGCAACTATCAAACGACGTTAAACTCGGTCCCCATGGTGAGTTCTTAACCCAATCATCGACTGAGTTTGGGATAACACCGTTGGTGTAAATACCGATGCTCGGAGTTAAGGACGTGCCCCAACAATTCATCAGATTGTAATGGGCGTTCAGTTCGTTCTGTAGGATCTCTATTAATTTATCATCGTCTTGTTTTACTAAAAATGACACGATTATCTCCCTTTACCAAATATACCAGTACCAATAGCGGTGGGTGGTTCTATATTCAAAGGTCTGTACTGCGGTTTGTTTAATTGTCTAAGAGCACATGTGTAGGCCAATAATAGGGCGTCCACCAAGTCATCGTCATAACCCGAAGGTTTAGAAAATGAAATATTATGAGTTGTTTCGTTCAGTTTGTAGGTGTAGGCTAAAAGTTGTCTTCTTAATTCTTCACCCAACGGACCGGGTGCAATCTTCAATTTGTGATTTTCAAAAGCGATCTGTAGGTTGGTGACCATGATCGTCTTGTTGTTATGAGCCTGTCCTTCCTCAACGGCGTTAAAAATAACCGGTAAGACCTCTATACCCTGTCGCGCAAGCTCACCGCGCACACCGTCACCGATTCCTGTATTATCAAGCCAAATTTTTCCACTTAACGATATATCATTGAGGTTTTCTCGAACAGTCTTTGCAACACCCTCCCATTCACTGAAGGCTGTATGCCCGTTCATTAAGACCCAAACGTTACAGTTCTTATCGATAGCGACCATAGCCGTCTTGTCGTTCTTACGCGCAACGTCGAGACCAACGGCGACTGTTATGTCTGAAGCCGGCTTTTCGCCTAGGCTTCCATTATCCTTGTAGGCCTCATTAACGTCCTTAAATACGTCTCCAGACTCTTCGGGGAATCTGCCCTCAATTTCAACTTCCCATTCTAACTGAGGCATCGTAGGTTTTAGCGCATAAATACCCGCAGCCCACTCTTCATCCGTTGTTCCGTTTGGTGTCCCATCGAAAGACGATCTGTCAAAGACACGCCAAGTTTTTTTGTCTTCGGGTAGTTCTATTTCTGAATTCTCTATGTCTTTTGCTTGTTTGTAAAGATCATAGAAGTGCCCAATCCAAGGTGAACTTACAAATACAACGCTCGCCTTTTTAGGAAGCGTGTTTGGTGCTACAACCGTCCATAAGTCTGGTGCATTCCAAGCGTGTTCGTCGAATACGAAGTGAGTAGCAACAGAAACACCACGAGCTAGAGTTGCGGAATCAAAGTTCTGTCCATGCTTTAACCAAACTTCGCCGCCGTTAGGAAGCTTAATTAAACCGCGATGGTAGATAATCTCCATCCCCGGTGGTCTTTGCTTTTCGAACTCTTTGATCCATATATCGCGAACGGCTTGATTCGTCAAGGTGTATACAACTGAGATTTCACCTATTCGATCTTTTTGCGTTATAATCCTGTAGACCTCTGTCGCGGTCTTTCCACTTTTACGCCCACCCTTAACTATAATCCGTTTACATTCACAATCGTAAACTTCTTTTTGTTTTGGGTTAGGATAAAAGACGGAGGCTCGTTCGTATATAGACTGATTATAACGAAGTCTTTCTTCTAATAAGTCGTTAAACTTTGTATACGTTACGCCCATTAAACTATTCCGCCGAGCCCGCCCATTTCACCTGTGTCCTGTGCAAATTCATCAAAAACTGGCGCAAGCTCCGTTTGTAAATTATCGTGTATGTTTTGAACTTCCTCTGCATAACTCTTAAAGGTATCAGCATAGTCGTTTTGGCCTTTCTCTTCACATTTAGTTGACAGTGCCGAGAGTTTATCTGCTGTTTCCTTTAATTTAAAAAGAATGTCATCCTTACCATCTTTGATAAGTTCTGTTAGTTGGGTCTTGTCGACATCACTAACCGTAGTAGATGCTGCGTCTAATTTACTGATGAATGGACTTTTTTGAATATACATAATTACTCCTTAGTTTTTTCTTCTAATATACCCATTAATTCGGCGGATATTTCTTGTTGAATCTTACTTATCTTATAGGCTTCTTGTTCTAAATTATCTTTCATCTTTGCTACGACAACAGGCATAATGTTATCTATCACGGTAGCTATTAGTTCTTCTGCTTGACTAACTGTCATCACGCCTTGTTTGTAGACGCCGTTATAAACGCGAATCGCATTCAATAAACTCTTGTTGTTAGGGTTATCCATACTCGCAGACAGCATTTTGTTGATCCTGTCTTTAAAGAAGGTCGCGTCCGCCCCCTCGTCGGTGGGTTTTTGATCTTCGCGCTCTACGACCCTCATGTAGTAACCGTCTTGCTTTACGTAAATTGGGTTCGTTCGTAAAAAGTCGTCAAACTCCGGTATTGTAACTGGAAGATCATCGGTAGATAAAATCATCTTGCCGTTCTTGGCCAAGTCTTCAAGCGTCATTAAAAAACCTTAATCGCAAGAAACGCGGCTAAGAATCCAACGACGGCGGATACTATTGGGATAGAGATTAACGCGAGACGCACTGCCCTCTTCTTTAAAAGGTCGTAAACGACTTCTTTGACTAGTTCGAGCTCTATATTGTTTAACGTAGTTGAAAGCACTTTTAATTGTTCACCCATTGTGCCTACCGGGATCACAATTTTTTCGATTGCTTCTTTAGCGACGTCACTGTTAGTTCCTATATCTGAAATGATCTTATATATATTAGCTATGTGGCCGTAAATGTCCTGAATCATTTCGTAAACATTTTTATCATTCTCTAACACATCCTGAAGTTTTGTGGCAATCTCCTCATCACTAACTTCTGTCGTGTTCTCTGTGTTTTCTTCCATTTTAAACCTTCCCTGTTAACGGGTCGTAATCATTAAACAAGTTTCTTACATGTTCAAATTGATCACACCATTTTTCTGTCTCATTACTAAAGGCGATAAGCTCTGGATAGAAAGCCATATTTAACGGTACATACTTAACATCTCTCCAGAAGAACTGTAAATCGTACATAAAGTTGTCATACTTTCGCTCCAGCGTTCTGAAGTATCCCTCTAAATCACCAAAGCGTTCTTGAAAGCCTTCCTGCCCCGTATACGTCATGTATATATACGCGCTTAACCTGCTGCGGTTATTTCTCTTGAGCCTCTTTGTCACAGTACCTCCTTAAACATAAGTTGCGGGTAGTAGCCAAACTTCAACCCAGCGTTCAAGACATCGTCTTTTATGATCGCGGGATGAACCATAGCTAATTCCATTTTGCCCAGTATGACGGGCAATAATTTTGATTTAATTAGTGTTCCGATAATTGGAACGAAGGGCTGTTCTGATTCTACAAACAGTTTTATTAGACTACCAACCCAACCGATCTTGTTAGAACAGTCTTCATTAACACCAGCATAAAAAGCATAAAGGCCTGAGAATTGTCTTCTTACCGCTATGCCGTTTATCATTCCCCAATCAGAATGAGATGTTTGAGCTTTACTAATATTTTCCAGCCAGTTAGATTGGATGAGAGAGACGTCGTTCAAGACCAACAAGTCGTTGTCCGTCGGTAAGTCAGTAAACGAATCAACGACGTTAATCTTCAGAGGATGCTCTGCTTCTGAAAGAGAGAATATCTTTACGTCTTCTTTATTGGAAAAGCGGATTATACTCTCAATAATGGCGGGCACATTCTTACCCATAACCAACACGTTTAACATAATATCACCACCTAATAAATAATATCATAGAAATATAAGTGGCTTAATTAGGTTCATAAAAAATCCCACCCGTTAGGGTGGGATATCGCTATATTGTTAGGCTAAACTGTGTCCATAAGCTGATTAAAATAGCTTTTGGCTTTACACTGGTCTTGATAGTGCATATCAAGCGTGGACACGTAATCAGTCAATTTATTGGCACTATCATAACCAAGATTCTCTCGATATCCCTTCTTGTCCCGCTCTTTAATCGCCTTTTTATACAGTCGATAGGCGAAGGCGCAGGCTTTAGATAACTTCTCTTCGCTTGCGTAAGCTTTTGGTATTATAACGGTAGTGCATACCGTCCGAACCTTACCTGTAAAGTCTCTCGTTTCCATTTATTTTCCTTTCGGTTTAGTTGCGGACATATAGGCTTGAAGCATCTTGCCTTCGTCGCCACGCTCGTGAAGTCTAATGTAACAAACCTCACCCTGAGAATATCCAAAAGACTTTCCGAGATTACTACCATCAACCTGAGTTCTTCCCAGTTCGAGACGGGTGTTTATTCCCTCCCCTCGAATCATCGGTTTCAGATGAGACAGAACGGCATCTATGAATTCTGGGCTCCCGTCAATTCTTACGCCGCAGGCACCATACTTTGATCCTTTTGCCTTGTAAGGAATTGCCCTCATATGACGCATAATGTCAAGATTCTCATCCAAAGACTTCCAATGATCTAGTGCTAACTGCTTGTTCCACTTAGTTTTAGTTTTCATTTCATCTCCTTTTCATCAATACTGTAACATAATTCCAGCCAAAAGTCAAGCGTTTTTGGACACAAAAATCCCACCTTATTCAACGGTATATAGTTAAAATAGGTGGGAACCCCTGACAAATCAGAGGGATTATTGGTATAACGCTTTTACGTTTCCTAAACTCGATGCTTCTACGTTGCATCCGTTTACCATCATGCCCGTCTTGGGTTCATATTCAATTCCTAAATAAGAGCCGTGCCCACTTTCCCTAGACGCTATCTGAAGGTAGCTCATGTAGTTTCCGTAGGGCAGCGGTTGGTCAGGTTCGCCTGTTACCTCTACATAACAAGCCATTCCGTAAGGACTGCCCGTATCAAACATCTTTTGCACCAACGGCTTGTCTAAAGCGAACTTGTTCCAACCCGTCTTAATGGTGAATTGTAGCGAATCTACGCTATAATAACCAGGCCCGGAGGCGGAAGGTTGATTATCCCAATTGAGGGTCGTTTCACCCCAAGTACCTAAACATGGGTATAGTCCAGCGTAATAAACCGCATAAGATGGCGCATAACCCTTGTTTATGTTTACATAAAACCAAACAAATACATTCAACACCTTAACCTTGTTTAAAAGGTTTGGTGGAATTGTATAATTAAAGTAACTTGTCTTTAGTTCAATGTTACTGAATTGCCCGTTCCAAGCAAACTTCACTTGCGAGTCTAGCGTAGTAGAAGTCCCATAGTTGGCGCTCGGACTTAACAGTGAACTATATGTATCAGCCGTGCAAGGTAGTGCCACGTACTTAACACTAAAGGCCGGGATTAACAACAATAAACACAATAAAATTATGATCTTTCGCATTTTCTCCCCCTTTAGAGAGTACCAGAACGGGTTTTAGTGAGATACCAACCCTTACGGGCGTACTGTTACGAGCAGTATTATCCAATGTAATCCCACAAGCATTTCTGGAATTTGGTCGTGCTAGAAGCGAATCTAGTACGACCGGTGTAGCTCAACTACGGTTTCCTGCACTCCCTGACTAAGCGTTCCCGTCGCAAATCAGTTGTAAACTCTTATTTTATCGGTTGTATCGGTCTGAGACCAAATCTGAGTTTCATACCATTTTGGTTCATAGGGTCGCCAAGGTGGATAATCCGGTATCGGCTCCCACGGCTTATAAGGTGACGGTTTCCAAGGCGCTGGCTCAAAAGGTTCGTAAGGTTGGGGTACCGGGTACGGCTGCGATTGATAAGGCCGTGCCTCTAGCTCCTTAAGAATCTTTTCAGACAAGTCGTTATGCCGTTTAATCTCTTCGTAGATCCCCTCAAGGATCTCTTCTATTGGTCTCATGTCTCTCCTTTAAAAATTGGCGGTTTGTCCCGACCTACAAATCGCGGCGGCGTAAGCATGGCTGCCACATCTGCGACGTGACAAAGCCTACACCAGATAGTCCTGATTTTCTCCTTGAGGTCGCAAAGCGTCCCCTCAACTATCTCCCATCTGGTAAGATATCAGTCTACGAATTCGGATAACCGAACCCTCGTGATACTCCCAGCTAAATATTTACTAATTTACGTTCAATTAAACTACAAATTCCATAAGTTATCATTGCGTGGTGATTTGGGCATAAAACAATCAGATTTTCTATCGCATTGTTTTCCCTGTTACCGTCTATATGGTGGACCTGTAAGACGCGGACACATTCATCGTAACCGCATATCTCGCATTTAAGGCCGTAATAATTGTGGGCCTTATCTCTATATGTATTGATACCCTTACCTAAGCCATAGTGGGGCGGTTGCATTTCTTCGCACCCATCGAAATCTAGACTCTGTGCCGTGTCTTTACATTTACGAGAACAAAAATATAAACCATGTCTACTACCCTTTAACCTACCCTTAGATCTTTCAAATGTTTTACCACAACAAGCACATGTCAAACTAACATTATTAATGTCGCTTTTATACTTTCCACTACAAACAACACTACAAAAATGTTTCTCGGTTTTTACATCTTTAGCTACCTTAAAAAATATATCACCGCAAGAATCGCATTTAAGTTCAAAATGATCACGTACGCGCCCATATTTATCCTTCATTCTAACTGTATTCACTTGGAACCAGACGGTCACGCTCCGTCGTTACCTGCTTGCAAAACAGGAGTCCTCCTACTAGACGATGGCCCCATATTATACTATAACAGAAGTCGCTAGCAATTCGCCAAAGAATGTAAGCCAGCATGCATTTATAGTAATTTGGGATGGCAGGGATCGCACCTGCAAGATGCCTCTTACCGACTACCTCCATATGGATGGAGATTTTCGATCATCCCGATAAACTGGGACAGGAACTACATCGAGCTTCGCGCCTTTTATTGGCGTTCCTGAAACCGTCAGGCCGGTATTCCTATTTTTGAAAATAATTCTGCACTTTCAGCAGTCCTCCAATCAACTCATAAATACATTTCTCCAGAATGAGTATTGGTGGTAATAATGGCCCATGTTGTATGTCTGGTTCATGGAAGTTACATATCAACTGTAATGTAAGCCCGACATCATTCCCAGTATTTGCGAGAACAGGATTTGAACCTGTGTACCGAGGGTATGAGCCTCGTAAGTGGCCTCTACTTTATCTCGCTATATTTTTAATTCTAATAATCCGTGGTCATATCCATTTATTATACTATAACGTTATTTTGCGTTAATTAGTCCCCTAATTCTCAATTAATACTAGGTCTACACCCGAGGAATAATAAAAACCCTTTTCCCTGATCTCATCTATGTGTTTTTGGAGCGCAGCCATTACATTGGCCGTTGTTCCTTCTAAGAAACTGGTGCCTTCACTAGCACAAATAGCTTCTAACACATCTTGTTTTACACTATAAACCTCGGCCCCAACTCGATTAGGCCTTACGATGAGTATTCTGTATTTTTCCATATCAACATCCTATCATAGTTTTTCAGAAAGTCAAGCACTTTTTTTAGTTTTCTTCTCCACAACCTTCTTGACAAATTTCGTAGCGAAGAAGAATATCAGCAGGACCGCGGATACCGCTATCATAACCCAAAACCAGATTGGTGCGCCAAAGATCAAGGGGGTTAGAATACCGCCGCACAAAATAAAGAGCGCCAGTAGGGCCGTGCCCACGATAGAGACGATCCACATAGTCTTTGATAGTTTATTTTTTATCATTTTTATCACCATTGACTCCGAATCTCTTCTTGATGATTTTTGAGATGAGTAAACCGATGTTTAGCCCACTCAATATTGCGCCGCCCAAAATCAGGGTCCAAAACCATGCTGGTGCTCCCCAAAATGAAGGGATAACCGCACTCTCTATAACAGTATCTATAGTCAATAAAACGACGGAAACAACCGTGATAACCCAAGACCAAATATCTATAGCTCTGAGCCTCTGGTGTTTATCTCGTTCATAATTCAAGATCTCAACTTTTTTGTCTAGTTCGGCGATCTTAAATTCTAGGCTGTTAAACCTCGTCTCGTTCCGCTCGTCCAATTCCTTCATGCTTGTCTCGTGCCGGTCGTTGTAGTCCTTCATCATATCTTTTATTTCTTTGATTCCGATATTTAGGTTCTTGACCTGCTCGCAGACTGTAGCTATGATTGCTACCTGTTTTTCGTGCACTGAGCACGTGTCAGTCGTTCTACGCACTGCTTTTTTCTTAGGTTCTTCTGTCATATTATTCCAGCCTCATGTAATTTAGTTTGATATTTACACCAACTGCAAGTCGGTGTTTTAGGAGGTAGAGGTCCTTCTAAGACGTCTAGGACCTCGTCAATAAGATCAACAAAAGAGTTATCATCTCTGCCTAAATCAATCCATGTCGTCTTGCCCTTATAATCACTGTCTAAGTTGTTGTCCACTTCAAAAGTTGCTGGCTCGTACGCTAGTATACCCATAAGAGACACAGGCTCCAAATGAAGACTGCCCTCTTCCGGGTGTTCTAATGCGTAGGTATATGCGCTCAACTGCTTGTGGTACAGATCGGTATGCTCTGCGTCAGGGACGGAAGTCTTGAAGTCAATAACACCGTAAGATCCGTCCTCGATTGTTATAATGCTGTCAACCATTCCACTGATAACACACTGTCTTAAGTGAGTGCCTATTTGTATTGGCTGAGAAACGACTTTGTAGTCGTGATAACCTACAACACCTTGCGGTAAGAACGGTGAGATGTCCTTCAGGTCTTTCCCTGTAAAGAATTCCTTCGTATTCTTGTCGATGTCGTTGAATATCGCCGGCATCTGCATCCCAGATGGCGGGATCTTCTTGACGTACTTCAGCCAAAAACATCTATGGCATGTTCCCCACAAGAACGTCAGATCTGAGGGGCTAATGCGCCAGATTTCGTCGGGTGCTGCATTAAGAAAATGTGTTAAGCTACCCATTACACCGGAGTTATTGTGATGTTAAACTGATATGGTATTTGTGCCACTAGGGTGGCTAACGCTGTAATATCTTTCATTCCTATTGGATTTTCGGCCTGTAACTGAATCTCAACTATAGTTCTTTCTGCCTTATCAACAAACACGTCCAAGTGAAAGTCTTCATAATTATCCGCTGATGCACACTCAACTTCGTATATGAATCCATCAGGCAGTTCATTATCAGGAAGCGCACTTATACTTGTTACAGGTATCTTACTTCCTATAAATTGCTCCACCTTTGGTTCTAGCTCAAGCGCGGAGCCTCTTTTAAAATTCTCAGCATTCAGTTTTTTACGTCCAAAGTACGTCATTTTGTCTCCCTAAAGTTGATGTTTATTGTAAATTAATTCTGTCCAAAGACTACTGAGTTGCGTAATCGTCCCTTCGTCTTCTTTACCCAAGTAGTTCTTAGTGATCAGCTCGTAATACTCCGGATACTCGGTCTTGATGTCCAAGACCCATTCCTTATTCTTGTAGTCTTCTGATGCGAGAGCGTCGTCGGCGATATTGAAATACATTGACGATGTCCCTATAATGTCGTCGGAAAGGCTTACTACTTCCGGAGGGTACTCACCGATCTCCGTTTCAACCTTTTCCTGCACTTTTGCCGTCTGTCTTTCCATCGGCGGCAACTGATCTACTATTGGAATGAATTCTTGATCCGGTGTTTCATCTATAAGTTCATTGATCAATTCTTTTTTTCCACACAAATTAATCTCTTGTACTAGTACAATCTGTCTTGACACGTATTCTCCTATTTTAATGAAGATTTTTTAACAACAAAATCAGCGCTAATGTCTTCTGTATTCGCCATTAGTTCGTCTCTGAACTGTTTCCAAAAAACTTCCTTGTGCATTGGAAGTGAAGCCTCACCATTTTTTTCCGCTAAGTCTTCCATATCAACTAATTCATAGCCACACGCTTGAGTTAATTTTATATAATCTCTTCTTGGCATTCGTGTGTGATATGATGTTGTATATACCCAATATTCGTAACCGTTCTTTATGGCGTCCGTTCGTAAAACATTATTAATACGATCAATTTGTTCGTTACTTATATATGCATTCTTGTTTGATAAAAAGTCGGTTAACTTACTCACGATATCTCTCCTTGCTATTAAAGACGGGTTCTTGTAATCAGATATCTCTTTATCTGCTGCCTCTTGCGGTGGAGTCGCTTCATCAATATAGCGCTCTATCACGTTGAAGTACAGATCTCCGTATTTGTCCCTGATTTCGTCAAAGTACTGGCCTAAGCAGTGTTCAAATTCACTAGCATAGTCCTCAAAAGCTGCAAAGTCGGCGTTTTTAAAGTATTTCATCTCGGCGTGCGCTGAAAGTGTTTCCTACAGGTTTTCCAATATCCGATGATGTATCCTGATAATCTTTTACGGTTAAGTTCCCAAATTTGTCTCTCATGTCCTCGTTGTAGTCGTCGATAGCTTTTTCAACGGCCTCTTTTACTGAGTTACAGTTCTGCCAGTAGCGCTCGACGAGTGCGTCCCAATCATCAATGCCTTCCTCACATAAGGTTAGGTAGTCCATGTATTCACCGGGATTCTCTTCGTGAGATTCGTCTTCAAGACCGTCTTCGAACTGTTGTTGGAATTCTTCAAGGCTCATGGTCTCAACTAAATTTGCATGTAGTCTTCGGCGAGAAGCCGCTACTGACGTAGTCGCTTGAAGTTGTATACCCAACTTGTTCTTAAATTCGTTTGGGCTAGTAACCATAAAAGTCTCACCGTTGATCGTGCAGCTTAGTGTGTTCATCGCGTCTGTGGACGGTGTAAAGGTTACATTCACGGTCTTTCCACTCTTGTCACTCATTGTAAGTTGGTTATCTCCGGTTCTGCGAACAGAGTATCCATTAGCTGTTCCAACTTCTTGAACTGCGTTGTAGTAGTCCTGAAGCTGACCAGTATAAGCGTTCTTTCTCCCTTTAGCGTCTAGAAAAAAATCAGCCCTCGACGCGTTAGCGTTTGCCGGCTTTTCACCGGTAGGTGACTCTGCTGGCGGTGCGGGTGCTACGGGAGCCTCTGGTGCTGGCTGTGCAATCTCCGTAGTGTTAACTGCGGGTGAGATCGAGACGCCTTGACCTACGCCAAGCTTTTGTTGGAAGTCGTTTGACAGATTAAGGATCGCACTTTGTAGTCCCGAAAGTTGAGACACGAAGTTAGCCTTCTCTGTATCATCTAAGGTCCAGTTTGTCTCTAAGGCTTTTGCCTTAAGCTCCATCAACGAACCGAATGTCGCATTAATTGCGTCAAACATGTCGAAGATGTCCTTTTCCTTCACCATGGTCGGACTTGAGTCTTCAGGTTTTGGCGCTTCACCTTCTGCGGCGCTTAAGAGACCGGCTCTGTACATAGCCTTTGTCTTCATAACTTTGTTGTTAAAATCATTGTGATTCATTTTCTCTCCTTGTTATGTTGCTCTGATTAAATTTACGAGTTGGTTAAAATCGTCTTCTAGTTTATTATAGTAGTGAAACAGATCGTCCTGATCGCCGTATCGTTTATTTTCGTCTAAACCGGAGCTCATTATTATATCTTCACACAGTTTAATTGGTAGGTCCTTAATAAAATTTCCCAAATCCTCCAAAAACGCAGAATCAATAGCATTTGCACCCTTAAAGGGCATACCTGAAAATTTTTTTATTCCGACGTCTTGCAACCAATCAAAGACATCGGTGAATGCTGCTTGAGCCTCGGTTTTAAACCTTGAATAAGCAGATGAGCTCATCAGCCCCACTATCGTGGCGTTCCAGTTATATATGTCGTACAGCTTATCTTTAATTATGTTTTCATACTTAGCGTCGTCCAGATAAGGCGCCGCCTTAAGTCTACGGGAAGCGAAAAGATCTCGCAACCCCAACTCTTTACATATTTGATCATAGTTATTCATCCAAGCCGCCAGTAGTGTGCTGCAGAGTCTTTCGTCATAACCAAATTCATCTTCAATGTACACGGCTGCACCAAACATATTAGTTACGCCACTTTTCCGCAAGTCTTCTAGAAAACGATATACTTCTTTAACGTCGTCTTCGCTTATACCCGGAATAGAATAAGGATCTGTCGCCGCCTGTAGTTTTGCAAATTTAAAATATTTCATGTGTCTCCTTTACCATTGTATGATTGAAAATTGACGTCTATCTACTGGAAAACCTTCTAGTTCACTTGGATATACTGTTCCCATTTGGATTCTACTCAGATCGAACCTTGACGTTTTAGTGCGGTACTTAAATTTCGTACAAAGAGGTCTTCCCCAGTCGGATCTTTGCGGGTCTATTATCTTTTCTACATTGGGATCGTTATACCAGCGGTAGTAGATGTTTTGCGCTTTATTAGAAGTTGTTCCGTCAGAATCAGAGCCCATCCAACTACCGAGCTCAAAAGTGACGTAATCAAGGACGATGTTATACAGTAAGGCTCCGTAATTATCCAACCCTACTCCGTGTTCAACAGACCAACACTCACCAGCTTCGTAATCATAAAGATCTATGTCCGCGGCTAGTTTGAATACCTTTCTCGAACTTACAAACTCATAAAGTGCAAAATAGCAACGTTTACCCTCTCTATACAGTAAGACCCTTTTTTATCGTCAAAAGGTTCCATGGATGACTCTAAAAGGAATTGGAATAGACTCATATCTTATCTTTGAGATCCTCAGGAAGTTCTTCTAGTTTTCTAAGAGTAACTCCACTGTCGTTTGTCCAAGATTTTTTGCCGCACGTCATACAGCCGGCTGCTCTTATTTTATCTTTTGCGTCGTAGAGGTAACCCCACTCAATTTTGTCGCTGCCGCAATAAGGGCAATGTCCTAGTTTGTTTTCACGTTCTTTCATTATGCCACCATCTTATGCTCTATAAATTTAATTGGATTATAAACGTAACAGTCGGTGTTAAGCCCCCACTGGTGCATCATTTCTCGCCCAAACTGATCATATGGTCTGTGAGCCTTACTGTAGCGCATGAAGTATAATGCGGCTTCTTCTTTACTAATGCGCGTGTAGTCCCATAAATCATAGTTACTTAAAAACCCGCTATGTAAATGAACACCCGCTTTAAGTGGATAAAGTTTACCTATCTTTTGGCCCTCTTTAACATCGTAAATTCCAGAAACTCTTGTAATGTGTTGATACACATTAATGAAAGGCTTGTCGTCGAGGTAAGACTTTACAACTGCGTACTGCCCCATACTTCCAGTGCCTTTAGCGATAACTTCGCCATCCGCAATAGAGTATACATCTAAGAGCGCCCCACCTTTTGAAGGAATGTCGATGGCGCCATGCCAAGTACCATCTTCAATTCCGTCTAAATACGATGGAAAGTCTTGCGGATCGTACTTCTTCTTCCAAACCGCCAGCATTGTTACGCCGGGAATCAACTGACTGTTGGGGCCTAAACCGTATTTATCGTGTTTACCGCGGAAGCAATCTAGGTTGTATACAAGACCCGAGTGGGTGTTTGTTGTTAGGCTCAAATCTAATGGATATCTCAATTGTAACACTCCTCTATGTTTAAATAATTAGTTTCTAGTAAATAATAGGCGCAAGAAAGACTTTATAGGTGGTGCCGTTGTCTTCAGTACCGTCAACCTTGTAGCCCAAGAAATGATTCGCAGCCTGATCTATAATGTTTACCGCACCAGAATCGAATGCGCCTCTAACGGCCACGCGCACTTTACCACCATATAGTCCGTCCTTAGTACCAATATCGATGATGTCTATTCCCTTACCACGTAGATCTTCTTCTAGCTCATAAAGCTTATCCTCTTCAAGGCTCGCATCTAACTCACCTTTGTCTGCTAGTATTGGCGGATAAGGAGCGCTATTCATAAACTCGTCTAACGCATCATAGATTTCAAGCAATATAGATTCAGGATTTCCGTTAACCGCGACACGCTTCTTGATGAAGTTTAACACCTCGGCCGCACTATTTAAAGACGCGTCCACATTCTCATTTAGGAAGTTAGTTAGATTACTCATTATTGTCCATCCGCAAGTAAAATTTCTGGGCTATTAATATATTCCCCTAGTACACTTCTAAGACCTTCTTCGCTCACAAGCCTTTTAAAGGTCGCGTGTTTAACTGCTTCTATGAGTGCAAATTGATCGTCTCTATCAAGAACAGTTTTATCTGAGAAAACCAAGATCTCATCGATATATTCAGGAAGGTACTCAATGACGTCACCGATCAATCCGTTGATAAAGTCGTTAACGATCTTTTCCCCTGCCATAGTAGAACCTTCAATGTCACTAGGGTCTTCTTCGGTGGTGTACTTCTTATACAACCCTTCTAGCACGCCTTCGGCGGCATCAAAGCGACCTGCGTTCTTAAAATATTTCATTCTCTACTCCTTGTTTGACTGTAAAAGTAAAATCCAAACATTCCTTCTTGTTTAAAAGTAGCCAGATCGTGAATCAGGTCTGTTGCCTTCCCCACCAAGTCGGCTCTGCCTTCTAAAGAAAGGCTTCCTGCATATCCCAGTCTTCGCCCCGGAAGACTCGGCGAATACGATCCTAACGGATCGCACGATGTCACGATGTTGACGTTACCCTTCCACGCAAAGTAGTATCTACTGCGGTTGCTAAAGCGGCTTACCACAAGTTCCGGTTCCGGTTTTGCACCGATAAGACCGAGAAACTCCTTAAATTTGTCACCAAAATCAACGTCTTCTAAAACCCACTGCCTATATCCGTTCATCCTAGCTTCAGTTCCATGAACTTCTGGTGAGTCTCAATGTTTTCGTCACTCACGAAGTCTGGGTATTCAACATACATATAAGGGAACTCTGGCACTTTCAGAATGGCTGCGCGATCCTCTTCTGAGAGGACCACCCCAATGGGCTGTTCGCTTGAGTCTATGATTTTGTTGCCGAGTATAATCTTCACTAAAACCTCAATCCTATTCCGATTTTAAACTCGAAATCAGCAGGCTTGTTTTGTGTAGCAGGTGTAAACTCTATCCCAGCGCCCGATTGTAGCCAACTGAACAACTCCTTACCTATGATTCCGGTATGGTTGTTATTTGTGCCGTAATAGTACTCTGCAAACCACTTGGCAACATAAGGCTTTGGCTTCTCTGGAATCTTAACCGCTTCTTCAACTGAGATGATAAGGTCTGGTATATATGGTTGACCATTCTCGTCGTACACCTTTTGATAGTTTCCGTCTTTATCCGCAATAGCTACTTTAGGATCGGCAGAAGCGATTAAAAGCTTCCCGTCTTTGCCAAACGACCAAAAGATCTTTGCGGACTCGCTAGCCTTAAACCAGAATTCACCAGTACCGTCAGGATGAAGAATTAAAGTAACACCACCCCTGCGTTCACTGTTGAAGTACTTGTCGTCTCCCACTATAACCGGAGGCTTAGGGGGTTCGTGAACCTCAATGTACTTAATCTTTGTAACGATAACTTCTTTGACAGAGTCTTTTGCCAATTGAAGTTCCTTTTCTAATTCGGCAATTCGTTTAGCGTTTTGTTCTAATGTGATCTGATATCCCACTATAACACCGTTATCGTACGGTTCTTGGTGCATCGGCGGGAACAAAACATCATGAAGCCAAAAGACACTCAACGCCGCAATACCAAGAATGAGAACTCCTGTGTAAATCAAAACACCCTTAAGTGATACTTTCATCTAATATCCCCTTCTCCTCTTGCATTTAAATCGTCAATGTATTCTTGCAATTTACCAATAAGCGCCGCCAATATTGAGGCTTCAAACCTTTTATATTTAGTATCTTCACCAGAAGCTTGTTGTAATTCATGGATTAATGGGTTTAACTTTGATATTAGTGCTCTTAAGGCGAGGGATTTTTGTGGATTAGTTAAATCCTTATTACTAACATCCATCAATCTTGTTATATAGTCATCTACACTAATTGCTGCGTTTAAATTTAAATTCTTAAAATATTTCATTTTACTTGCTTTAATATCACTACCCGCCTCTTGCTCGCACTCATCCATTATTTTAAGAAACATCATTGCCCATTCCCTGATTTGTGCCGCCTTGGCCCCGGTATATGATTTAGCTAATGTTTCTGTTTTACTTTTCAATAAATCCCATTTGTTCATATTATCTCCTTATACTGATTTTAGTAAATGTTCTGCGACCCTTTTAAAGGCCTCGTCCAAAGACTGCTTGAACTGATCTCGTTCTATCTCACTGATCGTTTTGTAGTCGTCCTCCGAATAGCCTGCGTCCTGAATCGCATCTAAAAAGATCTCTTCAGGATCGGCACCGAACTCAACCTTAAAGGCTTGTGCGCCGTACGTCTTTACCGTACTCAAAAACCTAGCCCGCATTGAGTCGTCGTTGTAGTAGAACTGATCTCCGTCCAGCTCACTGATTAAGTATTGCTCTGCCCAAGCATCGTAGTTAAATGTGCTGTCGTCAACCTCGTATTTGATCTCTGCTTTATCATCTAACATACTGCGCGCCACCAGTCTTAAAGCCTCTGAGACCTCGTGGCTTAATTCTGCAAAGCGGTCGTCGCCGTTGAGAATCTCAATGTAGTCGGTAGCAAAGATGTCGTTAGTTATCGTCGCTAAGGCGCCATGAGTCATAGACTCTATGGTGGCGTTTTCTGACGTTTCGCAAACGTACCTCAGTCCGCTTTGTGCTATTCCGATTAGGTCAGCAGAGTCGTAGCCCTCTTTCGGGTTGCATACCTCTATCGCCCATGGAATGAAGGCGAAGCGGTTTTGCGTCATATTTTCAGTGCTAAATTCCCACATTTAACGTTTACTCGTCTCGTTAAGACGTTCTACATCTTGTTGTAAGAGACTAATTAAGTCATTAATCTCTTTTACGAGATCAGGTATCTGATCTTTCAAATCAGACCCCATAACCGTATTTATTAATTTGCTTGGGTGAAATTCTTCGAAAGCGTTACTCAGCACGTTTAGCAAATAGCCACTCTGCGACGCGTTTAAGTTCTTAAAGTATTTCATAAATCGCTCTCTTTCATATTTTCTATTGCCGTAAAAGCCTCAACGGCCCATACATCAAGTTGTTGCCGCGTTATGCCGTACACGCTACAAAAAGCGTTAATGACACTAGCAATATCTGATTCGGCGTCAACGGTACTCATATCATTCTCAACAAATTTATCAACCGCGATAAGCTCTGACTTTCTAGAATCAAATAGCTCGGATAAAAAATTATCAATTTCGTTCGAATCTGGGAACACACCATATATAGATTCATACAGATTATCAAATTTTAAATCGGATGCCGGGGCGCCGTTTTCTAACCATTCTTCCTTGTTCCACGGTTTTAGCCCGGAATCTCTAAGCCCCTCTTTTAACATCTCATACATTCGTATAGCAACGTCGGATGAGAATGCTTGTGATGCGTTTAGGGAATGTCTCGAAGCCTTTAAGTCCGTCTGACTGTCCAACAGGCTTACTGCCGCGTCAAAAGCGTCCATAATTCCTTTAGCGTCTGAACCCGCACCCTTAGTCTCGGCTACCAGATCATTGGTCTTAAGGTCGTATACTTCCATCTTGATTCCCATTTTTGTGAAAAGAACCGTAACAGAGAACATTCTGTCGTTGTAGGTTAAACCGAAACTGAATTCGGGAGGATTGTTCGCGGTTAAACGTCCGTCCTCTATGTCCAGACCCTCATACGGAAGGCCGAGTATGTCCAGATACTCCTTGAACATCTTAACTGCGTTTTCTTTTTCTGCTTCTAGGGGTATATTTTTAAAGTATTTCATGCCACTCTCCTGTATAAAACGTCTTCTGTTATTAAGTCTTCTAAAGTGCTCAAGAACTGCGCCATGTCGTTATCGTCGAAATTTCCCAATAAACGAATGACGGCGTCTCTATAATTCATTTTAAAGGTTGGGTCGTTCAGGTTAACTTTGTAACTGTCGATAAAGTCTTCTTCCATTCCCTTGTAACCGGTTAACTGATTGTTAACGTCTTGTATCAGACTGGTGTACAGACCGTTACCGATCTCGTTCGTCTCAAGGGCCAACAGAAATTCGTCGGCGAAGTTAATATCAGGGATTCGCTCGGAGACTATACTTGCGTAAGTTTCTTGAATCATGTTCTTAATCTCACCAAGTATGTCGGCCGTTAGTGTAGGCGCGGTTATTTCAAAGCCCACACCCTCCTTAACTGCGATGTCGTAACTCTCGTCAGTCAGTAACTCGATCTCGCTAGCCGCTGATCGGGAAAGATCTCTCAACTCATTATCCAGTAAGACTACCAGTTTCCCGTTTCTCAACTGATACGAGTTCCCAAGATCCACAACGATATTAGCGCTACGCGCCGCTGTTAGTTGATCTCCGAATAAGTACTGCTTTACGGCACGCACTAACTCAAGGCACTGATTGTAGTAGGCCGAAAATCGCTGACTCTGTTTCAGTGACGTCCCGAACTTGCCATCTGGGTCAAGAACGAGCGGCATCGTATTGTAGTAAATGTCGTTAGCGAAGTGAACTTCGTCGGAGTCCGCCTCTATAGTCCGCTTCTCTAACTCGAGTGTCTTGTCAATAAACTTTTCTAAGTCTAGATACGGAGACACGATCTTAGCCAGTTCGATGCGGAACCTTACTACGGCGTTATTTAGAACTTGGTCGTCCATTTCCCACCTCATCCCAAAATATTTGAGCTTGATTAGAAATCTCAGCACAAAGTCTGTCAGATGTTATTTCGTCGGTCGAGTCGTAGAGATTAAGGTAGTCTGTGATCAACCCGTCGATGTTCTTTTTCCCACCGTACTTCGCTTCGGCAATCTCTTGAAGTAGCACGTGTGGCTTGTCAACTACGGTACCGATGAATGATAGCATCAGTTCAAACTCCTCTTCGGAGAATTCTTGCTTCCACAGGTCTAGTATGTCTTGGGCTATGGTTTTAATCATTAATGTCCTTGTTGTGCGTGATACGCTTTTAGCGCGTCCTTCGCTTTTTCTTTAGAGTCATATACTGCTGGCCAAAGCTTACCAGTCTTGTGGGATTTAACTCTCCAATCCTCGCCTCGTTTAACGACCATGTGTTTCTTAGCGTCTAGGTCTCGGCGAGAAGCATTGGTGTTTTGCTTTTCATGCCTTAGGGCTAACTCACTATGAATAATGGGTTCTAGCCTATCCATTTCATATTTACAATCATCGAATGCTCTGGCAAACGATTCTAGATCACCGTCCTCTAAAATATTAGGAGCTTGAATGTGAGAAAGAATATCTGTTAGCTTAATTAGCAAACTAAAGGTTTCATTAGTAATAGATGATGCATTCAATCTGGTATGATTACCAAAGTATCTCATTTTACCCTCCTATATGCTGCTGTGGTACTCATCCGCCCCCACCTTTGTATTTGGAAGCCCAATATTAGGGACTTCTAATGCAAGATTTATTAAAGCCTCAATCCATCTTGCTGCTTCTGGGTTTGTGTCCTTGAAGTGGCTATAAAGTGTGTCAAGCTTTCCGTTCTCAGAAAGTCCTTGAACTCCCCAAATAATAGCCCTGAGCTGTTTCTCTGGAGTGTCATCTATACCTTCTCTATCAGTGAGATAATCCTCCATTGGATCTCCGGCGTTTAAAAATTGTGTTAATTTTCCCATTATTCCTCCTGTAAAAACATATTGTATAATTCTTCTATTGCGCTAGCCATGATACCCATGTTATACTCATTGGTTTCGTCGCTGTTAAGTGCTATACCTACCGAGGCGTTGAACAACTTGTCACCCGTGATGTAGATGTTAAAGTCGCCCTGCACGTCGTCGATAGCGCCCCAAAAGTCGTATTCCACCTGCACCTTAAGGCTACTTTGCTCACAAGCTTTAGTTAGGCTCGCCAGTCTATCCCTAAATCTCGAAGGTGGTATTTCGGGTACCACGAAACACGGCACTTCCCATAAATACTGAAGTTCGTTTTCCTTAGCATCGGTTGTAGCTGTCTTGCCGTCTAAAAGATCACGGAACTTTCTATTTAAAATGATCTCGATCTCAGGATTCAAGTCCTGAAGACACGTAGTCTTTGTTTCATTATCCCACATCATTTTCCTCCTTTTGTTCTTCTTTTATCCATCTTTTGTTATTTATGACAGCCCCAATTTGAGCTCGCGCAACGCTAAATATTTTAGCGAGAGTTCTTTGGCTAAAACATCCGGTGGAATACATTTTACGGATTAAATCTGCAACTTCTATTGTTAACTTAGCGCGGTAATGCTGTTCTCCATGAGACTTATTCCCTCTACCTTTATTATACATATCTCGCTGATTATCATTATTTGTGCCCAAAAACAGGTGTTCCGGATTCACGCAGGACGGGTTATCACAATGATGACAAACAAACATTCCTTCTGGAATTTCTCCGTTAGCTATCATCCAAGAAACACGATGTGGTTTTTCTACCTTACCATTATATCCAATCCTACCGTATCCTTTACCGTCTTTGTAACCAGTCCAAATCCAACAACTATCAGTTTTATGCACTTTTTCCCACAACCTTTCATCTATGGGTCTATACATACCATTATTATACCCTTTTCCGTTATGTCCACTGATGTATTTTGGTTCGGTGTATTTATGCCAAGATTTCCATCTAATACTCTCACCACAACCACACATGCAAATACTCATTTTACCACCTATCCAGCATCATTAGGTTTAGAATCGCAGTTAGGCATTATTTTGTTTTTCTCTATACCACTAAACTTAGAGGCACTTTTTCCGCCCACATATATACCAGCCACGAAAGTGATCCCCGTGATTGTTGTTTCTATATAATCCCCCACACCAAATAGAATAACCGACAGTAACCCCAGTGAAAAGATAAAGAGGATACTGAAAGCGGCCACGATAAAGCGAGAGGATTTAAACATAGTATCACCAAGCTCCAAAGGGATCGTCTCTAATAGGATCCACTATATCGGTTATAATGCACGTCCAAGTGCCTTTTGGATTTTCTTCAAAATCTGCTATTCTATAATCTGTTCCCTTTATTCCTTTTGTTATTCTTTTTATTATTTCGTTAGTAGAAGAATCTACTGAACATTGCACTGTTAATTTATAACCATTCTCGTCATTTTGCAAATTCACTGTAAAAACACTACCCAACGATTCTTGGATCCTATTTTTAATATCATCAGAGGTAATATTATGTTTATGAAAACCAAAAAAAGCGTTAAGCTGATACTCAGCCTTATACTTTAATACTTTCTTTTTCTGATATGCGTTCATATTATCTCCTTAGAAGTGGGATGTTATCTTGAATAGTGGTTTATTAGATCCTGCCGGTCCCGCCCCTAACGTTCCTCTCCCTAACTCAAACAGTTTTTGGAGTTCAAAAATTAGGCCACTAAGATCGGTGATGCGAATATCACCAGAGATTTTTTTAAGGATCTCTTTTATTTGAATGTCGGTGTCTGGCTGTTCAAAGTACGCATTCTTTAAATACTTCATACGTGAAATCCCTTCTCTGGTGAAAATTTATGTAGATTAAATGGTATAGGAACGATCTCTGAATCCTCCAACACCCATCCGCTCAGCGACTCGCCTTTTGAGACTAGGTAGTTGTCACTCACTTGCTCGTAAGGAACTGCCATCATCTTATCTACTGTGTACCAATCGGCATCCAAAATCTGTTCAACAGCGTCATAGAATTCTTGCTCCTCTTTGTCGAATTTAACACTCCCAATAGAGTCTAGGTATTGTTGCGCAAGGTCTACATCGTCGAGAGATGGAAGAAGGACTAAGTCTGAAATGTTCATTAAAAGTCTGAAGTCCAACTATCACTAATACTTATATCTTTAATCGTTACGCCGGGAGTAAACGACTCCGATTTCACCGATTGGATAAGTCTCCTAAGTTGTTCTAATATCTTATTTATGTCCGCCACGCTTACGCGATTTTTCTCTCTTTTATAAGACGTATCATATTCTATGTCAATATATAGATCACAGAACACCGTTCCGTTTACTACATTTTCTTTCTCCGCTTCTAGTTTTTTACCAAAGTATTTCATTTTTCTCCTAATCTACGTTGAAGTATTTCATACAAGTAGCGAGAAGTTCGTCATAATCTCCCGCCGTGGCTTCATTCATAAATTCGTCTATCTGCTCTTTAGACCAGCCCGCTTTGCGCGCTGCTCTCTGCGCAAGACCCAGTACGTTAAAAGCGTTGCCGTCTTGGTCTACTAAGGTTAGAGGTGGTTTATCGGTCGGAATCGCTGCATCTAATTTTTCACGCGAAGCTGCAATCTGGTCTGGTTCTAATACGATTGTCCATCCATCATACCCTTCGCCATGAACAATATTAATACAGTGATATCCAAACCCCAATAAAACACTGTCAACCCTGTTAACTGGATTAAGTATTGTTGGGTCAAGAGCTTCAGTTCCTTCTGGTTCATAAGGGTCTAAAACATCAATTAGTAAACCTCCGGACTCGTCTTCCCTTACTTGGCCCACATGCCAGCCATCCCGATTTAAGACGTCGGTAATTCGTTGTTTGATATCTCCTGCAGCCTCGAGCTTCTGTTTGGATGCACTTAAACTCTCATCTGGTCCTATAAGGATCTTCCACCCGCGCGCATCCGGTTCAATGTCTATAACCCCTTGACCGAATGGGCCGAGTTTTTCGTCTAACCCTGATTCTAAACCAACGATCTCGTCGTCGTCGGCATAGTCGAAACCGCTCTTGCCGCCTTCGTTGATTATCATTCCGAACTTACCAGAGTTGGGGAAAATTTGTTCCCACACTACCCTGTATCCAAGACCCTCAACGTAATCTTTTGCTACGTTTTCTGGATGGTCTAAAAGAGCGGCTTGGAGTTTACCGCGAGATGCGTTTTTAAAATATTTCATGGTTTCCCCTTTATTTGCTGTTAATTTATGTACTATTGATATTGTAAAGTCGCTGAAGATCCCTTCATCATCGGTGGTAACTACGTTTTCTACGTAGTAGCCTTTACCCATAATGTTTAGGGCTTTCTGAACCTCTTGTTTTACCCGGTCTGCGTGCCAAGCCGTATGGCAGCGCACGTTAAATAGACTGCCTTGAGTCGTCTCTGTGACGCTGTCCACGTTTATGCCGTTGAGCGCGAGTGCATTTGATATCTCGGTCGTCACTCCACCTTCTCCGATGAGAAAGTTAAAAAGCTTATTAGTTAGACTTGCTTTCAATGACTCTCCTTCCAGTGAGATCTTGTCAATCTCTTGCTGAAGCTCTCCTAAAATCTTTGTCAGAGAAACATTAAGCTTATCGTTCAGTTCTTTTCTGCCGTCAAAATCGAAAGAATCGTCGTCGTAGAATAGGTCGTTTGGTTTGATGTAGTCTATACTGCCTATAACCCGACACATCATTGTATCAAAGGTGTTGTTTTCGTTCTCCGGCCGATAGAAACAGACGTCTACGTCAACCCATGCACTTTCGTCTTCGTAAGTTATGGGAAAACGAGAGGAGATACCGTAGTCAAATTCGCCCTCTATGGCAAAAAAGTCCGGCGAAACTCCATCAGAAATGATGCCACAATGCTTTAGGAATTCTCGCGTAAGGGCTAGGTACTGATCTCTCTCAACATCAACTACTTTACTTTCGGCCATTTAGCTTGTCGTCCATACTATAGGCGTCGCCGCCGGTTTCGGTGACAAAGTCCTTGTCGTCAATCTGGTCTATGTCGTTAAACTTCTCATAGTTCTCAGAGTCGTCGGTGTTGGGCAGTTCGTTATCGTAGTCGTCCACGAACATCTTCAGTTTCGCATTAGCGGAACCGTCGTTGTCTGAGACTAACTCGTCCATTGTGGTTGCGAGATTCTCAATCGCGTAGTCCAACCCGGCAATGACACTGTTAAGAACATCTTCTTGATCCGTGCCACTAAAGACGGAAAGACCGTCAATGAGCTGATTTTGAAGGCTCGTCAATAAGTCGTATTTGTCACCCAAGTCGTAGCCGATCTGATCAAGTTGCTGATAGATGCTGCGGATCTTGGTTGAAGTGTTCTTAAGACTCATGTCCTCTGCTTGGGCATGAAGCATTTGCCAAAATTTATTGTTCATTATTCTCCTTTTTATGCGTGATAAAAACCATCTTCTACGGAAAATCTCTTAAGAGGTTGGTCAATTTTATATATCTCACCATTATCTGAAAACTTCTGTAGTTCTTCGGGTTCAAAATGCTCATATATGTCTGCCCAATCTGAATTTAACAAACCTATATTATCAGTGTAAGGTGTGAACAATTCCCCTGAATTTCCGAATTCATACCAATCTTGCTGCATAATTGCTTCAATATCTTTTTTAACTTCTTCGGTGGTAAAATTAGAGCCTACAAAATCCGGTATCCAAACCAACTTACCTGTATCAACAGGGTCTCCATTTTGATCTACATATTTACCGATTTCGGCTTCTAACTTATTCTTTGATGCGTTTCCCATCGGGTAATTCTCTATTTCATCTTCTGGGGAATTTTCCACGATCTGTCTGATTTGTTCGTCGCTAAAGAAACCGTCTATAACGCCATCGGTTACATCGTCGAACATTTTTAAAAACTGTTCCTCAAATTCGGGTGCGTTGTAAAACCGAATAACGTATTCCGGAAACGTTTCTTCACCGACCGGACCGTTGACCGTGATTTGTCCGTTAGAGATGTTGGTAATCTCCGAGTAGTCGCTAGGGCTGGCTGGACTTGACACCATATTCCCAACCTCGTACTGGCTAGGCTCGGTTTGCCAATCTATTGCAGCCTGAAGCTTAGACGCACTAATGTTTGTGCCGTTAATCAGATTAGAAACGATTTCCTTAACCTTATCGGCATTTTTTATGTATTGCATAGTATCTCCTTATTCAATGTAGTCTTCGCGCGCTTCATGCCCGTCGAAGTCGTCGGGCAGGTACTGAAGAGCCTCTTCTAAAATGTAGTTCCTGTTAACATACTCAAAGTAGCTAACTGCGTCTAGCCTACTTATATCTTCGTCGTCGTTCATTTTGCTAAAATTTTCTCAAAGGTAGCTGTGCCGGGGATAGAGCAATCAATGTCGTCAAGCACACTCTTAAACCGTTTATTGCCCGCATTAACTTGCTGCCACGCAAACTCTTCCTCGAGCTCGCCGATCTTAGCAATAAGACTTGTTGCCTGAAAACCTATCGTTCCGTAAGTCTGAACGACGTAGGTTCTTATCTTTTTAGCAATAGACCCAAAGGTCAGAATTGTAATCACATATAGCCACGCTTCTACATCAGGACTTGCCGCTATACTCGCTGCGTCGATGTCCTCATAGGGAACGTTGATTTTCGTATTCTTTCGTAAATATGAAATTATATCTGCGATTGATACGCCCCATCTTTGGGCGATGTCAAGCTTTGATTTAAGTAACTTAACATCTTGATTCGTAAATTTATCTGCCATATTAATCCTCCTGATACGATTGTATAATAGTTGTTATTTGCACTAATTAGTCTTTCTTTTTTTTCGCTCTGTTACTTCGGCTTTTACAAACTCGCAGGCGTATCCGCGCTCAATAAGCTCTTGCATAATCGCATTTCGTTCGTCTTCGGCAGGGCAAGTTACCATGAATTTATACGAAGCTTCATCGGTCGCTTGTTCGTTGTTGGCGCGATTCATTCGGTCCTGCTCTTCTTGTAGGGCTTTCTTCATCTCGTCTTCCGAATACTGCCAGCTGAGGTCAATTCCGTCAAGCACGTCTTGCGCTAAGACTTCGGCGTCGAGATCATAGTCCAGTTCACTAACCCGGTTATCGGCGTAGACTAATGAACGAGCCTTTCCACCTACGTCATCCTCTAGATTAAGGTCGGTCCTCTTTACTATCACTAGTTCGTGACCGTCAGTTTCTACGACCCTTACCTTAAGACCCATCTCGTTCGCTTTTTGCGCCGTCTTGTTTCCACAGAGGACTTCGTTGTTAACGTCTACCACAATACTTCTACCAGCACCAAGTTTGTGCAACGAATCGTCTAACACTTTGTTTCCACGTTCCGAACCCTTATTCGGATTCCTCCGCAGTAACTTAACGTCGTCAAGCGATTTGATTTCTTTACTCATGTTAACTCCTTAACACATTAAAGTACTTATATTTACTCGCTACCGTCAGTGCGGTATCGGTTTTTAACTTATTTAATACGGACTCTACGTCCGGTTTGATACTACTCAGGTCGTTCTCGTTCAAAAAGCTGGTCCACACTTCGTAACGCGGGGCCGAGTCTGTATGCAGAAAGCCTTGAATCTTGCAGCCGATCCTTCCGTATCTCATGTTAGTGGGACTGTCGGTCTTGTAGAAGAACAGCTTTACGATGACGGGCTTTGCAATCTCCACGTCAGCACTGACACCGTAGTTAGCGTTTTCCAACTGCGCGCCCTTCAACTCACTGATCAAACCACGTCGCCTAAAGACTGTCTGTATCGACTGTTGTAAAAGGACGGCCGCGTCCTCTAAGATAAAGCCTTGCTCGTCGCGATAAGAATTCAGAATAATGGTTGAGATGTAGTCTATGTTCGAGACCACGGCGTTTCGGTCGATCGTCTCCGGCGTTACGAAGACTTTAATACCGTACAGGGTCGCTCGGTACGTCACCGTCACGATTGCGTTTACGTAAATGCTTTGTATCGCACCCTGCAATTCCGTGAGAAAGGCATCCGCTCCGATTGAGGCTTCTGCCTCCGCTTTCGTGGTCGTTCCAACCCACACCTCAATCGTCATCGCGTCTTGAATGACGGGATGATTGCGGTAGAGATTAGATCGCTTTGAGACGTTGCGCGGCATTATTTCCTATACTAAGTTCATTTTAGCGTCTTCTAATAGAACGATGACGTCTTCGATCAAATCAACGATTCGTTCGTCTATGTCGTTACTTTCGATTATACCTTTTAAAAGGGTAATGGAGTCACTAACCTCATTATATGTCTGTGATTCTATACTTGGCGGTGGGCCATCAAACCCTGCGTTTTTAAAGTATTTCATTTTAACCTCTCACTGTGTTGTAGTAAATTTCTGCTGCTTGGTAGTTGTCACCGAAGCTGGTAACCTTTTCATAGTCTTCTTTCAACCAACGTAAAATCTCTTCTGGACTCAAATCGCCGTGCGCTGTCATACTAAAACCATTCGCATTACCCATCAATCTAGTTTCTTGCCACTTGTTTGAAAAGTCGGCGGGGCCGTTTCTCTCCATCTTTCCTAAACAGACGTCCGGTCCATCCTCAATCACGACATAAAAGACGGCGGGTCCGTCTAGCTCCGCCTCTAGTTTGGCGATCTTCTTGAACGAGTCGGTGAGTGATGCTGAGACAGACTCCATTGGTGTACTGAGATTGATCATAACGTCAGTGTCGTCGGTGAAGTGAATATATAATTGATCCCCACGGTTAGCCGCATAATCAAATTTCTGTAATATATTCTTCTCAACGACGTCTAAGCCGACGAGAAATCCGTTATAGGATATAATCTTTGTTGGATTTGTTTTGTGTAGTGCTCTAATATAATCAAGCACACTTTCTTTTGTATCTAACTTTCCCTTAATGTGACGGGCGGCGCTAATATTATGTTCTTCGATTAAGTTCAGTAAATCCACGGCAAATGTATATAGTGCTTCGTTAAATTCACCCTCTCCGAGGAATTCTGTGATTTTACTTGATTCTTGTTCATTTAAAATGATGAAACCCAAACCCAATCTAACCAAAACCTTGTTAGCAAAAGAAGCTAAACGCTTTGGGTCTCTTGCTCCTCCATCATAAAGTCTCTTAAATTCGTCGCTGAGAATATATGAGTTTTGAACTGAATCAAAAATTTTATCTATCCTTAATTTGTGAGTGCTATCATCCGCCGCCACACTAGCACCCAACACCCCATTTATCTTAGCGATAAAATGCCCGAACTGCTCTGCGAAGCTGGGGTTATGATAGTCAAAGGTGCTATTGAACTCAACCTTCGTAGCACACCTTACCGAAACTGCTCCACTAGGATCGTTTATGCCTACTGAGAACTCCGTCCCATCTTTTGTAACCGCCTTATAGAGGTTTACGAATGTTGTCATTCCGTTATAGTCTGTGCCAAGGTCGTCTACACCGGCACAGTACTTTTGTAGAATGGTAAAGACTGTGTCGTTAGTCTTTTTATCCGCCTGTAGAGACGCCGCAAAGTTCTGTCGTCTAAATCCCTTTATCTCAGTATCGGCCGATTCAAACGCGGTTAGGCCCGTATCGTGCCATTCCTTAATCATTGTGTCAAACATCGCGTCGTAGTGATTCTTGATAACGCGCAAGTAGTTCTGCTCTTGGATCCTTTTGATGAACTGAGCCTTGAAGGTCTCGAAGTCCCCGACTGGCCCATCCGGTAGCTGATCTTCCGACTCACTTGCTCCTCGATCGCTTAGAATGTCGCCAAAGTAGTAGGGGTCTTCATCTGCAAAGGCTTGAAGCTTTTTGCAAGCAGCGAACAAATTAAGTCTGGAAGCACTAGCTCGTGGCGTTAGTTCTTCTTTTAACCTGCGAGCAAAATGAGAAATAGTCGTTGCTTGAAGTGATATACTGGGCGTATTAGGTGTATCCGCCGTTAGATGACAATTTACAAATGTTTCCCATCCATCATAAGCGCTTTTTTCATTACCCGATCTGGAACTGCCCAAGAACAGGCTGATAATATATGACTTGCCATTAATTTCCACAAGACGTGACAATCCATTAGCGTTTCTGTGCTCAATATATTTACCACCTAATTCCTCAACCACCTTCTTGGCCGCATCATAATACTGTTGCTCAAGTTGTAGTTCTTCTTTTGATTTATAAGCGTTCAGATTTATATTTTTAAAATATTTCATAGGTCTCCTAAAACATGTCCGTAACATTTAATGGTTTAAAGTCGTTATTGATCGTGTTGTTCAGTTCCTCGTTTAAAACCTTTTCCGTCAGCATAACAAGGTTGTCGGTGTCGATGTTGTCAGGAATGATAATCGGCGATGTCTGTTGGAAGTCTGTAACCGCAGTTGGCCCGACGGTTGACTGCGCGATGAGATTGTTTTCAAAACTCGTCTTCAGCGCGGTAAGAAGGTCGTCTACCAGTTCGCTGTTGTCTTGATTCGCGTCATAAAGCGGCTGAATGGCGAGATCAAGATCGCCCTTATTGTCGGCGTCGAGAATGTGTTTAGCAGCATCGATGGAACCGTAAAGGCCGTTTTCTACATCATCCATTAATTCTAAAGAATCTTCCCACCTCAGAACGTAGTCATACTGTTCTCTATTTCTTCTCTGCAGTTCGCTCTTTAAGACGTCCCATTTATTCATGTTATTCCTCTGCACCCTGTTGAAAATTACTGAATTTATCGAGAATAAACGCTAATTGAACCGCCGCGTTTTTAGGGCCTATGTCCTCATTTTGTAATAAATCCCATAATTTCTCTAACTCATCATATACCTCGTCAAACAATCCCCAATCAGTCTTGTTTGCTTCTAGTTTAAAGTATCTCATTATATCCCCAATCCACTAAGGTCTATACCTTTGTAAGAGTGTCGATTAATTCTTTACAATACTTAATAGCAACGTTCCAATCATTAACAGCGTTGGTATACATTGCGTCGCCCGATTCGCCATAATAACTATCTTCGTCTGGCTCACTAAAATTAAGTACCTCTAAAATCAAGTTCAGTTTTTCAATATAACTTTGCGCCTTTATTGGGTCAAGGTTGGCGTTCTTAAAATATTTCATGTGATCTCCTTATGTTATTACTGTATCTTTAGGTATCCCAGTGAATGGCAAAGCCATATACTCCCTAACTTTGTCAATAGAATCTATTTTTGTATGTCCATAATCAATTAAATCAGGTCTTAAGTCGTGGCCGTCACCTGTTATATCACCAGTAGGACTTACATAACAATAGCCGCCAAAAAGAATTTTAAGGGGTAGAATAACAAAATGAGTTTCACTATTATATACCACTTCTGCTAATCTTTCCCGATGACTACTTGATTCACCTTTCCAGTCAGAAGAAACCCACCTTACGAACGTGGCGGTTCCTTGGTGTAACAGGTTTATTTGCTGGCCCTTTTTAATATCACCAACATAAGTGCCAATGGATGCGAATTTGAAATATTTCATATTTCCCCTAATCGTGTCCGTATCTAGAAAGCCCGAAACAATCTTCACTGCTGTTACCATAAGGCGGCTTAGCAATATAACTGTCGGGCGGATTCGTATAAAATTCTGTTGTTACTTTTCTTACTACTTCCCAAACTCGCTCTGGGTCGATGTTGCTCGCCTTCAATTCGGAACGTCTGGTTAAAAGAGTGTCACCTTCATAGCGAATGTGCGGGACAAAGATGGTCTCTACAAGTCCAAGCGGTTCTAAGGCTTTGTAAAGTCTTTCCCACAACGTATAGGCACCCAACTTCGTCAGTCCTTTAGGCATCAAGTTCGAGCCGAGTGCTAAGTAACTTATGGTAGCGTTACCGAATTCTGAGTTTAAGAATTGGCCGAGTTTATTCATCTTCACCGAAGTGTTCTCTAACCAAGTCTTCTTCCCAATTTTGTTTAGGGTCGTTAACAGAGATCTGAACTTTCCATTCTAGGCTGCCCCAATATCTGAACTTTACTAAGCCCCACATGCTTCCCATGAAACAGTGAATCAGTTCCGCCTGCATTTTGTCAGAGGTTAGAATGTCTTTCACGCGTACGAAGAATTCGAGATTAGAGTCGTCCATTTCTTTAAGATCGGAGGCTAGTTCAAACCCACCTTTTGATAGTAACTGATTTATCTTTTGACCGCTCATACTTGTGCTTGTCATATCGCGTAAAAATTCTGCACTAAGTATTTCCTTATGTGGCCTAAAATAAAGCAGCCATCTATCTAGATTCCAAACCGGTGTAGTATAAGGGCTGATATCAACAACGTCGATCCCATCCTCTATGAGTTGAGATTTTATATCTTCTACGATTACTCCCTCCGGGGCAGGGCCTTTGAAACCGAATTCACAGATAACCTCGTCCCCTGCGTTTCGCATACCGATAACTTCACCGCCGAAATCACGTATGATGAAGTCAACCTTAGTCTCATCTCCAACTCCCGCGGTAAATTTACCGTTTAAAAAATCGTTGAGTTTTCCCATTACAATACCTCATAAAAAAGTGCGCTGTCTGGCGATGTATCACCAGTTGCTATATAGTGTTTCTTACCGAGTAACCCAGCCTTCCAATCGCCGGCTGGCAACAGTCTTTTCAGCCCATTGACGATCTCGGCGAGATATATTTCATATGAATTTCCGGCGGGTGAATAATTAATATCCTCGTAAACTACCTGTCCCTCGTTGTATACGACTAATACGAATTCATTATCGGCTGCTGCATTTTTAAAGTATTTCATGGCTCTCCTTTAGCTTAGCTAAAATACGTTGCTCTCGTTCCTTGTGCTCCCACCAAACCAATAGCGCAACTGCGTCGGTTACGTGATCGGAAAGGCTCCCAAAACTCAAAATCTCTGGGTGAAGATTAACTACTCGGTTTGCGGTCCGTTCTTTATTCTCTGTAATCGGGCTCACACCGTTAACCTTTACAAGGTGTGGTGGTATACACAACATCTTAACCGATCTACCGATCAACAGCATTTGGATCTCCATGATCAGTTCGTACAGTTTCTTGATACTGGAGTCCATCATGTGCGGCGAGTACATGTTTCCCCGCGAGTGAGCGTAGAAGCTCGGCAACTCTACAACGACGAGATCGGGTCTGTGCTCGTCCAGTCTTTCGCCCAACCACTTAACTACCTGACGGATTTTGTCGCAATACTCTTTACCCTTTGGATCGAGCTGGTCTACGTGAGTTATGGTTCTGTCGTTCATAACTGCGAGACCGCAATGAGTACCGCCGGGGTCTAGTGCAAGGGTAATCATTTATTTTTTGAATACCATTGATCAAAGGCTTGGGTTATATTCATTGCAAGTTCATCTGTGTTATAACCTAGCATTCCTAAAACCATATCTACAATATCCCACTTATCGTTTGTATCATCTATTCTTAGACCGAAAAGATTTATTGCGTAATCGGGCTCTGAAAGAAGTTCTGGTTCACGATCTTTATCTTCTTTCCACTCATCTTCAAACTCACTTGTAATAGATATAATAACACTAGGGTCCGCAGCCGCGTTTAATCTCCCACTGACCAACTGTCTTACCTTATCTGCGTCTTTAATGTATTTCATTTCCTTAGCGGCGCCCAATTTGCCGAGTTTTTCCTCAGCTACGAGTGCGAGCATTCCCGCTAACTTATCCCCAGCATCCTCGCGCCCTTCCTCAAATTCATTTTCATCATCTGGCTCATCAGTAAACCAATCGGAAGAGAAGTCATTTCCAAATTCCTCCCATACCCAGTCGGGAATATTTCCTTTTACTATTTTTCGTAACGCACTTTTAAATTGAGCGTCACTAACTTCCCCGACACCTAACTCTTCCGCTAATGATTCTGTCAGTTTATTGTCTAAAAGCTCTTTAGCGTAATCATGAATATAATCTAAGTCTAGCATATTTTCCCCTTTAAAGACTTAATAACTGCATTATAGACCTCTTCCGGGTCTATGTAGGAACTGCACATCCCAAATCCGTACTCATCTGGGTACAGACAGACTTCTCGGTTACAGGGTTGGCAGTCTAATTCTTTGCCACCTACAATTGTAACATTTTCACCATAAAAATTTTTAATTAGGTTCTTATTCGGGACAACCGCGACTACCGGGATCCCTAAGGCTCGTCCCAAGTGGAGTAGGAAGCTGTCAAACGCCACAATGACGTCCGCGTTAGACAGTAGCGCAATAAGATCCGATACCTGTTCAGTTAGACCTCCGATAACGGCGGTTTTGTGCTCGTTGAGATTAAACTTGTAAGTCAGATCAACCCCTAGTTGAGTGGCTTCCGCCAAGTAGTAATAAGCCTGATCGAGGGATCCGACCATAAGACAGTTGGCTTCCTCCGTTACTCGGTCAGAGATCTCCAGCATCTTCACCGGAGGATAGGTCTTGCAAACAGAACTCGCCGCTAATTGCCAGATTACTAAAGGTTTGGTCGGGGTGTAAAAGTTGCACTCAAACCTTCGGCCTTCAATGACGTGGATTCGATTGCCGTTAAGCCAGTCTTTCCAGTATTCCTGAGTATTGGGGTTCGGATAGCAGACCAAATCGTTATCACCGTCATCTTTCATTTCGAAGTACTCTTTGTAATTATCCGCGCCCTCTTGTGGGATCTGCAAATAGACGCACTCCCAGTCCTCTAAAGCGTCTAGAAGAATCGGCGTCGCCCTAACTTCAATCGGGAGCCGGCATGCGTTGAGAACGTAAGAGCTGTTCTCCCCGGTTACGACCATGAACTTCTTAGTCGGATTGTCCTTGATCAACTGCCGTATCAACGGAGAGATCATTAGCGCGTCACCAAGCGAAAGGTCTACTATGATTGCAACCTTGTCCTTGCTGATCTCGTCCAACGAAGTACAGAACTGAAAATCTGCGTCGGTATCAATCACGTTGAAGATCTTCTTAAACCCAACATACTCACTTAACATTAAGTAAGGGATACTGTCCATAAATACACGTTTCCCGTGAGGTGTCTCAACGGGAGTATTGCTGCTGAATTTTACGATAAACACATTAACTCCTAAACGTTCATATTACACGATAAGCCATGCCACCCAAATTCGCCAGAGTATTTCTCTCCCGGCAAATAGAGTGACGCTGAAAACTTCTTAGCTAACTCAAGTGGCGCGAATTTAAATCCCATCCGCTCCAGTTTACTTCTTAATCTAACACAAATTATGTAGTCCTCGGGATGGTAGTAAGCAGGTTTAGAGACGTTGACAATTTCCGATAACGTCTCTTGAAGCTTCCTACTCCTGAGTGAGAATCCACCGTTACCGACTAAAAGCTCTGACGACCAGCTATTAACCGATGCGCCAATGTAGTCGTAGTCTAGAAACCTCTTGTCGTAAGAGTTCTTGTTAAGTACAAATCCGTCATACTGGGTCACTAAGACGAAGTCCTTCTCTATGTGTCTGTACAAGTCCGACATACAAAAGAACGAGTAGTTCTCTTTTGATATCAGCGGGTAAATCTCAACGTACTGTATTCCCTCTGGAAGGTCAGCCGGCCTAGGAAGGCTGGTTAGAAGTTTAACTTCCCCACACTCAACCTCTTCCATACTTCTCTTCAACGCCTTTACCGCACGAGCCGTGTTTAGACAATCAACAGCCACCATTGAGACGTTGGGTAGTTTAACTAAATGGCTATTCGGCTTCTCTATTTTAGCCACAACCCTATCTAGCCAAACAACATTATAGTCCATGCGGTTTTCGAAGACCTCGTTTATAAAACTAAAATCCCCGCACCTAGGGACACCAAAGGCATGTATGTGTTTTTTCCACACGTCCTCCCTCACTACGAAGCACATTGTGTCCACTCTATTTTTTTGTGGGCGGTTACCCCAAATCTGATCGGGCGGAAGCATAGCCTCCCCAACCGTGTCTTTGTCCGCTTCAACCCTAACCATTATAACGTGTGGATTCTTTTTGAACGCTACAAAAGACTTGAGCTCCTTGATAAAATCATCATCTACGATTTTGTTGTCGTCGTCAAGGATATATACGTATCTACCCGTCGCCCTATCTTTATTCAGTGATAAGCTTTTGTTCGCATCATGAAGACCGTCCCTGTGATTGTGTACAAAGACCTGTTCATAATCCCGATCGCTCTGTTTTTTAAGCGAGTCTATGTTCCTTAAAAGTAGTTCCGGCCTATCGCAACACCGAGTAACGACGGTAAGAAAAGGTTGCCCAGAGACGTTGTCTCCGACAAAGACCTTACTGCCTATTATCGATTTTACCTTGAGATACTCGGGTGTATCAAACATTATTTTTCCGGTGAAGGTAGACTACCGTGCCAGCCAAACTGGTCCGAGTAGGTGTCCACAGGTGTGTCAAGAAGCACGGCAAATTTGTCGGCTATTTTTGGAGGAGCGAATTTGATTCCGTTTGCCTCTAAAACTTTACGATACAATATACAGATCGCCATATCCTCATCGACGCTATTTATTACCTCTAAAGGAATAACCTTTTCTATAACCTCTAGCAGTTTTTTACTCCGTAATGAGAAGCCTCCGTTCCCAACTATTCTTTCTCCGAACTCCGCAGTATACCCGCTCCAACACCCACCACCGTGGTTTTTAGTTACCACTGGCCCAATGTAGTCGTATTGCAGGAATTCGTCACTCCAAGAATCCTGATTGAGAGCGTATCCGTCGTACTGTACGATCAAGAAATGTTTCGTGTCTATATAGTCATTTAAGTGTCTACTGCAGAACACCGAGTAGTCTTGTCTGCTGTTAACGGGGGTTATCTTTACAAACTCAATACTATCTTCAACATTGGCGGGCTTATCAAAATGTGTAAACAGTTTAACCTTGCCGCATTTTATTTCCTTTGCGGTTCTTCTAATGGCATAGAGGGCTCTGTCTAGGTTGAGACTGTCAACGCAAACCATTGTAACTGAGGGCAGTTCAAGTGGAGTCTTATTTAAGGACTTTAGTGTTGTTTTAACTTCACTATCCTTTACGTCCACAGGATCCCCTATTCCCCAAATTTGGCTCATTAGCTTAACATCGTAACTAAGAGACATCTTTAGGACCTGTTTGTCTAGGCCCCTATTAATCGAAAAAGCCTCTAGGTGGTATACTTTGCTCCAAGGGCAATACCAAACTTCAAATCCTTTTTCTATAGCGCGGTAACAATAGTCCCTGTCACCACAATAGATTTTGTACCTATCGTCAAAAACACCGATCTCTTTTCGGCAGTCTGATGTTATATACATGCAGGCACCGGTAACCCAAGTTTGTCGAGTCGGTTCTTCTAATCCAAACGTCTGGCCTAACATTCCCGTAACATGTGGCGACGTTATCAGCTCTGTTGTTCCACCGAATCTGACAGAATAAGTTCCCCTGTAATCACAGTGATCCAATAATTGTGCGCACATTACCCCAATCTGGGACCTTTTGTCTTTTAGCTTAAGGAAGCCGTCCAACCAATTGGGTAAGACTTCACAATCGCTTGATAGCCAAACAACGTCATTGTTCAAGGGGGTTTGTTTTAGCCCGTAGTTTAAGCCGCCTTGTACACCAAGATTCTCTTTGAGATACTTAACCTTCAACCACTTGAATCGTTTTTCAAACGATTTAAGGACGTCCACCGAACCATCAACGGATCCCTGTTCAATAATCAAGACTTCGGCTTCCCCGTCATCTAACTGATGAGTATAAGCCCAAAGACTTTCTAATAGCGGGGTTAGTAACTCCTTAGTGTTCCAGTTTAATACAATAATTGTAATCATCTATCCTCCAATAAACTAAACACGGTACTCTTTATCTTTTCAAAATCAATTCCACGCCAACAGGGGGCGAATTCGGTCTTTTCCTTAAAGGCGCAATTTTCAACTTGGTGTAGACGACACGGATAACACGGATAATCAGACACTATATTTGTAACACTGTTATTTTTAAGGAGTGTTGGCGGTATTACGCCTAGCCAAATTCCAACCGTCGGTATGTTTAATATGTTAGCGACGTGGATCGAAAGACTGTCGGAGCTCACAACTACGTCGGCCAAAGACAGTAAAGAAATAGCGTCGCTCAACCTTGGTGTATTAGGTAAAAGAAAATTAGTATTACCATTAATCATGTCCATCATTACGTCTTTTTGAATGTACTGATACACCTGATCGGGTGTTGCTAGTATAATCACATTAGCGTTCTTTTTTGCAATTGTGTCTAAGAACTGCAATAGAAAGTCAGGTGGATAAGTCTTCATCGGTTTTGATGACGATAGTTGAAAAACAATCGTTGGTAGGTTGGGATCGCAATGTTCAGCTTTCCATTGTGACCATTTCCCAACACTTACAACATCCAAATAAATATTAGGATTAGGAATATCATGTTTTGTCACATCGATCCCGGCAAAACTCGCGAAGTTTTCTATCGCATATCTATCGGGTAATGCGGAGAGTTCGGGAATTGAGTGGTAATCAAATACGAACCCGCCTAATAATTTGTCGTATGGAATAGGTAACGGATAAGCCTTTACAAAGGGATGCTTAGTGAAAAGATCCAAGTACTGTTTACTGTGTACAATGGCTATTTGCGCGTTAGGGAAACGATCCTTCATAAAGCACATCGTCGGCTCTATATTTAAAAGATCCCCCACCCCAGCACCGCTACGCATAAAAAAGATCTTACCATTATAACCATTAGGAATACTTTTGTAGGTCCTAATGAACTTAACGTCGGAACTTATCTTCAGGTCCTGTTTCCGGTTGTAAAGGTTAATAATATGGCCCACGTTATCTAACTGCCCAATGATGTTTAGTCCGTTTTGCAACTCGTGGTTCCGATAGTAGACGTCATCGGTTCTATCTACCAGTATAACTTCTGGTTTATCTTTGTACGAAAAACACATCCAAAAACTCATTTATCCACCTTTTCAAAAAATAAAGAATTCTTTCTAACACTAGGGGTAACGGCGAGTGATTTTATCTTCACAGAATCGTCAGTTAATAGGTTAAAACCGTACGAACTCACCAATTCGATCCAGTACTTTTCTTCCTGTTCATTAATGTGACCGATCCCACCCTGCCCCGGCGTTGCTCCACTAAACCACAAATAATATCCACAATGGTCTGTGATGTTCTGTATCAACTTATGCGTATCTTCCTTAGGGATATGTTCTATAACCTCTATACAAATAACTAAATCAAACTTCTTTTCTAAATTAAAAGGCTCTGAGGCATCAATAATAAGTTGTCTTTCTTTACAAAACGACAATTCTCCCATCTCGATCGGTTCAATACCCCACGCGTCAATTCCAAGTAGACTGGCCATTTTCGCAAAATAGTTTACTCCGCAGCCGATCTCCAACAGCGACTTTGGATGATATTTGTCTATAACATACATTAAGGCGTCCCCGGAGTACAGACCTCTCTTTATTGTAAAGAGGTGGTCTTCTGGCTTCCAAGGGCCGCCTTGTTCTGGCGAAAGACTGATGTTACTCACTAATCTCCACCAGCGTTTCGTTATTCCATACTGTTTGTCCGCAATTCAGACAAGATACCTGAATGTTGATCTTACTATACTCTGTTATCTCACAGTCTATGTACTTGGCTTCAGATCTTTGATGACAAGATGGACACTCATTAATTATAATCATATTATCCTCACAATAAGTCTTTGTAAAAGAAATTCCAAACACCTTTTGTTTCTTTGGGTAGGTTGTTTCCCCCTGCGTTCCAATAGGCCGTCTGCATTTCACGTTTAAGAAACGGTCCCTTCTTTGGTGACGCCGCATACTTTTGCGCAAATTCTTGTAAAGTCATATTAGCGTAGGGTAAAAGAAAAAACTTTAAAAACCCAACTCTTTCCGTGTACGATAATGGCTTTACTAGTTTGATCCTTTTAGCTATCTCTTGAGTTACCGCCTCAACTACACCTTCAACCAATGGTATAAAAAAACTCTGATTACTGTGGCCGAGTGAACTATGAATCAATTCGTGAAGGATCGAAGATTCGTATCCTTCTCTAACGTCGATCGTCATTGTTATACGGTTAAAAGCACCGGCGGCGTTACCTCTATACCGTTTACTGACCCATTCTGTTTCACTCAAAACCCGCACCGATATGAACGAGGGAGGAATACCAATGTAGTCGGTCACCGCTTTAACTAGCGACATTAAGTCTGTGCTTCTAGTTATATCACGATAAGCGTTGAGCATTAGTCTCCTCTTTGTGACAATCAGTACAAAGTGTAACGAAGTTTTCTACGTCACACTCTCCACCACCATCTTTTACCGCTAAAATGTGGTGTGCTTCCCAATGTAGGCCCTCTTGACGCGAGCTAACGCACTGTCTACCGCACTTTGAGCAGAGTCCTTTATCGCGCAAAAAAACAACAAAGCGTAAGTACTCGTTGTCGGCCTTAATAAGGTATTCTTCCCAGTACTTTTCTTTGAACGCTTTTTTACATTCCTCAGAACAGAAGTCTTTCTTGCGTCTGTCCTCTACTGGGTTAGCGCACATCAAACAAAGATAGCGTCCGCCAATAATGTAGCGGGTAAAACCCTTAAGCTTTAAGAAGTCGTTCCAACTGATATATCTATTCTTCATCCGAAATGTTTTCTAAAAACTCCGCAAGTTTGCTAGCCTTCTTGCGGCCCTTTCTCTTCTTTTTAACGTTATTCGCCGAGGTATAGGCCGTAGAAAAAGCCCGACCCTCATCACCATTATATTCATCGTAAGCACTATTGAAAGTTTCTAAGAAAGCTTTTTGCTCTCTTTTATTGTACTTCTCTTTAACGGAATCAGGTAAATCCGATACAGATTTGTAAGGCATAGTTTATCCTTATTATAAGAGATTAAAACTGATGTTAATTAGGTTCAGGAATATTTTTTATCAAAACGGGAGCGGAGGTGCATCATTACAAAGTTGTACCCTGTTTCGGGGTGGTGAGGAAGAAAGCACTCACTGCAATCTTTGAGACCGTTGTCTAGATTGTAGGTTCCGGGACATTCCCAGTTATACAACGCACATAGGCAAAACATGCAATTCATCTCGGTAACGCCTTCTGGGAGTTTATGACACGGGTAATGAGGACACGATTTATTACTAAAGAAGCGTTCACTCATCCCTATCACCACTACCTTCCGGGGCTACTTCCTTTTTATCACACGCGCACTCCGCACACTGACATTCGCCCTGCCCGTAGTTGTCCTTACGATCTTTAATAGCTTTTTGTAGGGCCATTCCTATGTCTAAGGCAAATTCCTCGTCGGAGCGAAGCAAATCCATGCGCCATGTGGTTTCGGTACCCGGCGATACATTATTAATATCGTCACCTAACGGACTAATGTTCATGCTCCCCATTCCTTCACAGGCTTTGTCAAATATATACATCAGGTCCTCATCGGACATATCGTCAATTTCGGGGATATCTCCCGTATCAATCTGCTCGTGGATAACCATTCTAATCGTTGCTGCGTTTAAAAACGTATTAAGTTTACTCATTTTTCTCACATCCTTATTTGCTGCCATTTTTTCATAACGTCCCTTTGCGTCATTAAGCTGTTGTTCGGTAAACATGGGGGTCTTGAGACTGTAGGAATAATAGACGGCGGGACTCATATCCTTCCAATCATAACCTTTCCTGCTTGGTAAGCGGGTGTGTTGTATGTTTGGATCGTTGAAGAACTTCTCCCAAAGACCCTGTGCCTCATCTGAAGTTGTCGAGGAGACATCTGATGCAATCCTCCCGAATACCTGCATTGCGATAAGGTACGCGAGTGCTCCGTAGCCGTGCACCCCGTAACCGCCCTGCACCGTCCAATAACCACCTTTGTGCCACAGAGTAACACGGGCAGCCCAATCTTCGCCACGCTCATGGATGCCGGGAGCGTAAAGATAAATCCTTTTCCATGAGCCCGAAGAACCTGCGTTATCGATATACAGGCCCACATCCTCAATGCGGGCCATACTTGCGTCTAGTCTCAAAACTTCCACCCCGATTCTAGGAGATCCTTTTGTAGTTGAGTGAAGCTTCTTAAAATACCAACGAAAGTAGATCGTAGTTCGTCGGACACGTTCTTGTGGATAGTCTCCAAAGTCAGCGCACAAGTCATCACGAAGCTAGCAAAGACTGAGGTGAATTCATTCATATTAAACTCTACGTCAACTCCGACATCGAACTCGCTAATGGCCTTCCTGTACAGTAGTTCTATCGCAGTGAATTGGCTCTTTAGATTCTCATAGTTACCACTGCTGGCTAGTTCGTTAAAACCGTTAATTATTGGCGGGCCGAAAGACTCAATAATGATCTTGGCGGTCTCTAGTTTGTCGAGATTTTCGGTCGGTGACGATTCTACCGTTTTGTCACCTGCACTCCATCCTAAGTCTACAACTTCTTGTCTGAAGGCGACGAAGTCTCCCATTTTACGCATTAACGAATGAGTCGCTGTAGTATCGGGAATCTGATTAAAGATACTCACGCATTTAGTCATCATCTCGGCGAAGTCTTCGTTAAACTGTCGACTGTTGAACTCTACGTCCACATTAACTCTAAGGTCTTGGAGAGCGGCCTGATAACTTTGTTCTGCGGATTCTATTTGTGGCAACAATCCGTTAAACCCACTGTTGGCCACTTCATGTAAAGCCTCAAAGGTCGGCGGCATGTACTTCTCTAGAATCTCGGCCATCTTCATTATCTTGTCCGCGTTTTGTGCGGCAGTCAGAAAGTCTGTTAGTTTACTCATTTTACTCCTAAAAGTTTTTCTATTGTTTGTCTTGTCTGTGGGTGAAGTTGTAACTTTGGACCGTGAACCTCATACCACCTCTTTGTGTTTGGCGTCCCTTGTACTCTACCTGCGCCTATCCAGTCTGCTACCATTTCCTTACATACGTTGAGCGGCATTTCGACTGTACTACAGGTCGGTCCGTTCTCGTCTTCGTCCAACGGTATGATCCAATACTGCCAGTGGTGATCATTGCGCTTCTGATGTAAGAACCAAGCATAATCGAAATTTGGATCTATAAGTGTGTCTTCACTCTTGTAATAACCGGTTGCCCCCCTCTTTACGTCGTTAAAGAAGTGCCTCGCATAAGGAATGAATTCGCTGGGGCGAAACTTAGAAAGATCGTGTGTGATTCCGCGCCACCAAATGCCTAACCTACAGCAAGCAAGAAATACGAACCACTTGTGTTTTAAAATATACTTCAAATTCTTTAGGTACATTCTACCCTCCTGCGTACTTATATTCAAAAAATTCAGTGGCCATATCGCTCATGAAAGTCTTCACGCCAGCACCATAATTTACTTTTTTTAGAATAATCCCTATCTTTTCAAGGGCCTGATTGCTTAAGCTATACATTGGCGCAGTGTTGATGATATTTTGATTAGTGGTATAGTAATAGTTAACACACTCACTACCTATATCTTCACCACGATCATGCGCTTGAATAACGGGGTTAAGCTTTTGACTGTCTTTTAAGAAGTGTTGCCAAACATTCAACGCGTCTTCATCTGTCTCGCCATCCATGTCTGAGGCTAGTCCCTTTCCTTTTGCTGTGGCGTCTTGCATTACAATGATGTAAAGGCTGGGACCCAATTTCTTTTTAGCGGCCGACTCTTCGACGGTATAGAACTTAGGCTTCCGCTCTATATTAAGAACGGCGCCGATTGTGTCTTGAAAATAACTTATGAAACCGTTATCCGTCTCAAACTCGTCGTCGGCTCGGTTAAGAACATCCTGAGCGTCGTATAGTATGAAGGTCTGGCTATAATCATCGTCCGGCCCGGTGTAAAGGCCTAACCCCTGCGGATTAGCCATCTTAGCTTCTAGACGGTTATAAGACAAATAAGACATAGATGCTTTAAAACGAGGGACATATCGTTCATCAAAGAAACCAAAGCCAACATCGACCAAATCTTTATTGCTGATAGTTTTAACATCATTTACTAAGGCTTGGCTGATTGAGATAACCTGTTGTTTCGCAGCATAAGCATAAGAGAGATAATCCCGGTCACTGTCTCTTATTTTAATAAGATTGAGAGGGCCATTACCATCTACGTTGTCATCGTAGAATCTCTTCCAAACTCTTTGCGCGGCGTCACTAGGCCAGTATGATGGAGCAAGCCCAACCGCTCCGGAGTCTTGAATAGCTATCATATATATAGAAGGGCCAAAGTCGTACTCCGCCCCTCCATCATCCACCATCCAGAATGTTTTATTATCATCATTCGTTACCTTAGATGTACTGACAAAACCACGCACAGAATCAACAAGAAATTTAGATATCATCGTATCATAGAGAATGTATTGTCTTTCCGATCCATGTTTAACGATTCGTAAAGCCAGTTTGCCTATGGACTTGAAATACGCGTTTAGCATTTAATCACCTTTACTTTTGGAACAATCCCTAATATGTATGCAATATCCATTCGGGTGTTTCCACTCATAACTCTAAACTGACCTTTTATGTCTAAGATCAACGGATAGGGAAGTGCAACACCAATCTTCATCTTATTTACCAAGTCGTCAACATCGCGCGGATGCCTGTAGTTAGAGGTTAGATCTTTGAGTTCATCTAATGTGCGGCAGCGGCTGCGATAACTTGTTTGTGAGTCTAAAGACTCGATCCAATCTACAACCGTTGCGGACTTTACTTGTTGTTTAAATTCGTCAAAGCCTTTAAACAGATCACCGAAGGCCGGTTGAACATGAGGTAGGTACTCCCAATCCCATTCTTGGCGGATTTGCTCGTCAGTGAGATCGCACCAATTAGATTGCGCAGCTCGCAGAAACATAGAGAGTTTATTTGCCGTTTTTTGCGTATTATATGGATTATTCATCCAATCCCTTCTTCTGACCCAACTACTAATTATATTATAATCTGAGCCAATAAAATCACGAGGAATTTCATGGCATGCTATCATTTTAATAGGGACAAACAGTTCACCATCAGTACCAACATATTTACTTTCTATTGAATTTAAAAACCTATCCCCTACAGGAATACCCTCAAACACTTGAATAAAACCCATTGAGTAGTTTAGGGAAAATAACATGATCTTATCATCCACGGTTAAATCAGAGGATGGTGCGTCCATATTATAACCGAACAATGTCTTAGGTGGAGTTGGGAGTTGCCAGCCATGATCTGTCTCTACCAATAAGTCAGCAATATCACCAAAGGCTAGTTCAGCTTCTTCTTTGGTTTTAAAAACATTAAATCCCCAAGGACCCGCTTCCCCGCCTAACTCCTCTTCCCAATCATAGTATGATTGTTCATCGGGGATGGGGTCTATGTCACAACGGATAAAAATCATTCTATTCCTCTTAAAAACGCGCTGAGTTTGTTGGCTGATAATTGCAAGTTATACACATGCCCCCAAACCAATTGACATTTATAATCTCCCGGATATAAGATATATTCCAATTCACTGCTACCAATTCCCTCTGAATTATCGATCCTCTCACACAAATGCATATGTTGCAGTTCTTCTTTAAACTCTTCGTATAAGGCACCCACATTAACAGCGATCTTGGATGGATCTATAATCGTCTTAATAATACATCCGTTTCCATCACTATCATCCACAAAAACCGCTGCCACTGTTTGTTCTTCTGTCCATGAAGTAAATCTATCGTCGTGGTACGTTAAAGTTGTATCTCCCGCTCTAATCCATCCACCAGAAGTTAAGTTTTCGTGTATATATTCTTTACTTAATTTTGGTGCGGTTAGGGAAATATTTGACTCCCACGTAGTTAATCCTCTATATAGACTTACATCACTAGTCAGCGTAAATCTCTTAGACAACTCAATAAGCTCCGGACTTATCTTGTACTCTATACCCTCTACCCAACGATAGAGAGATTCTAATGCGCTATTGGAGTCTATCATAATTATCACCTAAAAGAAATAGTCTCAGTTTTTCGGCCGCTAATTGGTCTTTGAGTGGATCTACTATGGATTGTATATACACTTTTAGGCCGTTTTGAATATAGTCAACCAATTCTTGTAGTGTTGAAAACCGTTCTTTCTTTTCTGCTAATTGTTTACCCCGACCGATATTAGAGTCCACATTCACTTCTAGATTATTTTCAACGAACACCTGAATATTGGGATACCATCTATCATGTGCAAGAGGTGAATTTACAAAGCCTAGCGCGAATCCGGGGGTCTTATTCCAATTCCGCTCAAGCTTACAATTAAACTGCTGTGCGAGGCTCTGGGCGGTCTCTTTAACGATCTTACTAAGATCCACTTCGTTAGTCCAGTTGCCCATTATATCCACTAGCTCAACAGGATAACTACCGGGTTTTAATATGTATTCATCTTGATCAAACTGTAAATAAGCTCTAACCGGAGCCGGTAGCTTTCCAATTGGGACCGCAATCATTTCGGGAGACACAGTTGTTTTAAATAACAGTCCTAAAGACCCCTCGTCTAAAATTGCTCCTCCAAATCCACCCATAAACCTTCCCATAAACTCCTTGGCAACATTTTGGGAAGAAGACCAAGACTGGTACTTTCCCGTCTCATAGACTGAGCGCTCACCAACCGTTGGTGTTAGTTTAAACTTGCGTAAGATTTGTCTCATTTGGACTATATCAAAGCCGAGTCCACGGTAGAGTATCGTAGGAGATGTTGGTAGAAAGGGCTTAAAGTACTCAGAAACACGAGTATCTAACATTCTCCCTGCCGATTGATTATAGCGCTTAATCTCATCTAGTACCCATATTGGAATACTTTGGACTTCCGGAGAAAGAACGGTTTCCCAATCTCCTACAAACTTTTCTAGTTTGTAAGTTCCTTTACTATAAAGTGCACTGATCAAATACTTGTCTTGAGAGTCATTAAATAATTGCTGTGTTTCCTGAGGAAGGTCACAAAGCGGGCAACAAAGGTATTGAATAGGATGTGTGATCGTTGTGCTGTAGAGAACGCCCAAGTACTTTCCTTGTGATATTCTTTGCCATCCGGCCATCGCCGCTTCTTCTGAAATGTACCAAACATCCCTATCGGGATTGTTGAGGAATGGCCATAATCGTTCCTCGGCATCTCCTATCTTATTGTTCTCTGTAAACTTTTTAGCTCTCTGAAATTCTTTAGGCTCTATATGATAAAGAGTCCGATCTTGAGTATAAGACATAAAATATTTGATAACTTCTTCGTCGTAAGGCTCAAAAAAACGTCTGTCGTTCCAATATTTCGCAGTGGACTTAAGCTTATCCTCGAAAGTCACGGTTTCGGCCTGCAAGAATCTAGTTAACGCCGCAGCCTTTTGTGTAAATGGATTTATTGAAAAAGTACCAGTTCTCGCCCAATCTATTAGAGCTGATGTTTTTAAAAAATTATCAGGTATTTTGTAGCAGTACAACATTTTAATTGGCACAAACAGCTCGCCGTCTGTCATTATAGATTTATCTACGATTGAGAAGTAAAGTGAGTCACCTACTGGGTATCCTTCCCAAACTTGTAGATAGCCACCCGGCTGAAAGTAGAAGTGTTCCATCGGTATATCAGCAACCCAACCAAATAAAGTATTTGGAGGCGTAGCTATTTGCCAACCCCTTTTTGTATGCACTATTAACTTTTCCAATAGCTCTGCGGTGGCTCTGGTCTTATTGGTAAAAGCCTCTATAAGCTCTTCTTTTGTTTCAAAATAATTAGCGGCGCTCCATAAACCCTCTTTACCTCCAATATAACTGGTCCAATCATAATAAGACTGTTTATCTGGTATAGGGTCTCTATCGCTGCGTAAAAATATCATTTCAACTCCATAAATCATTTAACAGTTTTGTCGCATCTGCCCAGTCGCTATTTATTAACTTCCTAGCAAATGATTGAACGCTCATCTTAGTCTTACTAAGATGTGCCAAAAAATCATTAACATTAGGGTCGTAATGATGGGAGGCTACTGCTAGCTCAATCTGCCCAGCTATATCTCTTGCGACTGCGTCAACCATACCTTCCACGCTTTCCCGATTAGGTCCTCCGAATAATACAGAATGTAATATCTCATGCAGCAAAGCATATGACTCGCCGTTATCATCTAGATCCTTCAATTTGATGTCATCAGTTACACAATTGTAAACACCTTTGGTCTCTAGATCCAGCCCCTCCTTATTTAGAACACTCCCCCATTTATCAGTGTTATAAATAGTCGTTTTTACATACTCAACTGATTTGCCTAAATATTGGGACACAACACCTATAAGGTATTGCATGGTGGGGCAAGTCTTTGGGACCACTTGTTTCCCTTTAGAAACAAAGTCTGCTAACAAGAATCTTGTGAGTGATGCGGCTTTTTGTGTGAACGGATTCACTGACCACTCCTTATTATTGTACCATTGTTCCATCGCTGCAAAACTATAGTCCCAAATATTGGCAATAATCTTATAGCAGTAAAGCATCTTGACCGGAATGAATAGATCTCCGTCTGTAAAGATGTTGTGGCTCTTAGTTAATATCTTCCCGTATATATCTCCAACGGGTACACCTTCCCAAATTTGTAGGTAGTTATTAGCGGATATAATATCGAAATCTATTAGATTAAAGCTTTCATCTGTATTGTACCCAAATAATGTCTTTGGTGGAGTGGCAAGTTGCCATCCTCTCTCGGTCTCCATAATCATTTGTTTTGCAATGGCCAATGGAACCTCATTAGAATAAAGAAAGTGTATAATTTCTATTTCCGTCTTAAAGAAATTATGAGAGTCATATAGCCCCTCCCCGCTATTTCTCCCACCAAGATAGGGGTGCCAATCATAATATGACTGCTTATCTGGAGTTTTGTCACGGTCTCCGCGTAAGAATTTCATCTTTGAAATTTCCTAACTTTCTCAATGGCGCTTATCTTTGAAGGGGATATTACCCCTCCGACCACTTGACGAATAAATTCCTGCATCGATAACCCTGTATACTGTTTGATTGCTTTTTTAGCTTGATTAGCTTCTTCAAAGTAAGTAAAATCGGCCGAGGGAATACCCTTATTCTTTCTTTGAATGTCTCTTGCCATAGCGTCTACAATTCCTTCATCATTGATATTAAATTGATTGAGGGTTGCATGACATAATTCGTGAAGTAGAGAGTAATATTCTTGGTTTCCTCTCAGGTCTTTGATACCTATTTGTTGATCAACTCCTATTGTGAAGCCTGCTGTATGTTTAGGGTCTAGCGACCACCTTTCACAAAGGTCACCCCATTTTTTATCATTGGCAATTTTAATTACGTAGTAGCTCGATACACCAGCATAGTCAGTGATCAATTCTAACAAATATTTAACTGCGGGACAGGTTTCGGGGACTATCTGATATCCTGTGGATTGAAAGTCGGCTAATAAAAACTCCTGTAATGACGCACTCTTTTGTGTTTTAGCCCACTCCCATGGCGGGATAGACAGGTCAGTTTTCTTCCAAGCTTCCCATTCATCCCAATTGGCGTCCTCTGGCTCGTACGTTCTCAGTGGCGGAATCTTCCAAGAGCGAAGTAGTCTGATCGGAATGAACAGATCCCCATCCCAAACAGAATCTCGCCGTAGTCGAGAATACTCGTCAATCCATGTTCCTTCCCACACTTGTAGGTAGCGACCAGCCTTATAGTAAGCTAAAATACTTAACGTATTCCATCCCTCAGGTCGCGTAGGATCTACACATTGGCCAAATAGAAAACCTTCTCCAGCCGGCAATCCCCACCCTATTTCCGTTTTAATGACGTGTTCTTCAATATACTGCTTGTGCCGATCTCCGTAGGTGTGGACTAAATTATCAATGGCGGAATCTCGGGTGGGCCAGCTACTTTGCCAGTTTTCCTCTTGACCCCAGCCGCGATCATCATAGTAGCTTTGGGTGTCCACCGTCTCGTCTTTGTCTATGCGGAGAAACTTCATCAGTCTGTTTTGCCTGTTAAAAAGTCACGTAATTTAGACGCACTCATTGATTGGTGCTGTCTGTCATACTGTCTCTTGTACTCTAAGCCCTCTTCTACCCAGTCAGGATTTTGTTCCTTAATACGCGCAATGTGTTTACAGTCTACACGGGGCATATGGCGCGTCCATGCGGGGCAAGAACAACCCCATACCCCTTGATCCGAAAGAGAAATCGTATAGTAGCGTTTTCCATCACTAGACTCTACTTCCCACTGCTTAACCCACGAACCAATAGGAGGCTCTGCGTTTAGTTGATAATCTTTTAAATCACCAATGGCTGCGTCCTCATTCCAAAACGGCTCACCACTCTCGTTTCTATATTCATATCCACACTTTGGGCATGTCCATACATAAATCCCCTCAATCTTCTCACCTTGAAAACTTATAGGATTATGGCATTTAGGGCAAGACCATCCTCCATCTATTCCCGGATGTAAAATAGGGTGTATACCATCATTCTTTTTCATTTTATCTCCTTAATTTTATAAAGTATAACTGTCTTGTTCTTTCGGATCGTCTCTTTGCCCACGATCTGTCTCTCCATAACCTTCCACTTCTTACTGAAGGCGAAAAAGTGTTTCCCAAGAGCGTAACCGGGTGAGTCGCGTTTAATCCAATAGTCTCCGTGAAAATCGCGGCGAATTTCGAAGCCTTTCTTGCTTTGATATGCAAGAGGCATCTCGTTAAAAGCGGCTTCTAGCTGCTTGCGAGTGTCGTCTAATATATTCATTTATTCTCCTTTAAACCATACAGGGAAATACTCTTGCTGCTCTCCCCACTGATTACATCGCATCACATTGAATTCGGGGAAAGCCTCAATAACCGCTTGGCACAATCCCGGATAGCGCTTTGGATTAAAGTCGTGTCCCGAGATAATACCTTTCACTTTCGGTAACCAAGCCTCGATTTCTCGTTTGGTAGGTTCGTACTCGTGTGAAGTATCAATAAACACAAAGTCTATCGACCGATCTGCGTACAACTTAGCGGCTTCGACGCTATCATAGCCGTCATAGATGTTTCGGATCACAGATTGAACGGGTTCTAGATTGGCCATGAAGTTTGAGCGCGGACATATATCAACAAGATCGAGAGTGATGCTTTTTCCCGAATTAATGATCTCTACACCTATAAATGCGGCAGACTGTCCGAACTGCACGCCTATTTCTACTCCATGGGCTTGCTGAGGTAGTTGTCTCACGAGCCACTCGTAGAATTGCGGAAAGGTGAAGTTACCTTTAATCTGCCGCCAGTAGTGTTCCATTATAATACCTTGATCAATATGATAGCAAGAATTACAACGATCAAGAATCCGATACCTATATACATTTTCACCTCATTTGTATGATTCCGTTTATCTAGTGATTCTTCCTACGATAAATCCTAGAATAAAAAATACGACTCCGATCAAAATATAAGTTTCCATAACGCCTCCTTATCCTGCACTCCATAGTTTTTCTGCAATTGAAAATATATATTCAGGTGAAAAAACTTCCTTTGTCAACATCCTTCTACCATTGTCTCTAGCCCTTATGATAATTTTATTTGTATTTACTTTCCACATTTCGACTGGGAATATTATCTTCTTTAGCCCAATATCCTCTCCTGTAACACCATACCTACTATTTGTAACATCATCATCTCTAAATACCAATACATAATCTCCATACCTTAAAGCATATTGTAAATCCTTGGTTACAAACGAAGCATATAATCGCAACTCTACGGCAGGCCATAATCCATTCCTAATGATACTCTGTGCGTTTTCTAATTTGCTCGTGCCGTGATACCAGTCGTTACCTTGGTGAGTATAAGCCTGTAACAGAAACTCGGTAAGTCTGGATTTAGACGCATTAAAAGGATTCACAGACCAAACGGCTTGGTTGAGCCAGCCTTTCAATCTATACATAAAATCATCCCATTCGTCAGAATATTCTTCAAACTTGTAGTTGGGGATTTTATAACAAGCTATCATCCGAACAGGGACGAACAAACTGCCAACACTTGTATCAAAATCAAAATCCTCATTCGCAATTTTTCCCTCAAATACTTGAAGATACATATTTGGGCGGATAAACAAGTCCAGCATTGTGAGAATATCTCCAGATTCAGATGAGTCATCATCGATAATATCGGTTAGAGAGATGCCAAACAACGACTTCGCTGGTGTTGCAAATTGCCAGCCATACCTCGTTTCGGTCAGTCTTTCGTTAATGGTCGCGTCATCAATGCCGGACTTCCGTAAATACTCAATGGCTTTTTCTTTATTACTAAAGGCATTAGGCACGCCCCAATTTCCTGAACCCGCATCACCAACATCGTAATAACTCTGATCGTCGGGGTTTGGATCTCTGTCTATTCGGAGAAAAATCATGCTTCCACTATCCTAAACTGTGTTTTGCGGCCAAAGTTTAACGCGTATACAAAGTCGTCAAGGTCGCGGATCATCTTAAAGTACTGGCCTTTGTACATAAAACCTACCCACTCCGCGTCCTCTGTGATCATTCTTTGTAACGTACTCTTTACGATTGGGGAGCTAAGCATCTCCTCAGCCTCGGGCGCGTTGCCACAAAACATACTAACCGTTCTAGAGTCTTTGCCCGATTGAGAAACCTCGCGGCCTGAATTGTCTATATAGAATGTCTTTGTACGATCTACGCCTCGGTTTTTATACTCCTCAGCCTTAAATACGGCGATAACGACACGGTCTATACCCAGTTGCCGTCTCACAATCCTGTAATCGTTGCCATTAGCAAATATTCCGTCAGCCTGTCCATAAGAAAAGGCATGGCTTATACCAAGGTTAACTCTCTTGTCGTTCGTGATAGCGTCTGCTTCTTCTTGCGACATGTAAAAACGGACCTCAACGTCGTAGTCCCGACCACCCGTCTTAAAGGGAAGCCGTTTCGTCACGAAGGCGTTAAGTAAGAATTGGAGTAGGCTCATATTACCTCATAAATATAAAGGCTAGTACGACTATTATAACAGCTGCCACGATAAAAATAACGTATCCCATTATTTCTCCTGATTAGATTCGCCAAGTTTAAAGTATATTGGCTTGATAGATTCGCCATTCTCATCTTTATCACAATGACAAACCATTGGCATAAAAGGTATCATCTCTTTCATGTCTTTTACTCCACAGCACTTACAACATTTATCGTTCATTCTCTCCTCCAATACAGAGTTGCCAAATCAAAGAAATTGGAACAATCAGGTGTTAGTTGGTCTGCTAGGTTGCGGTCAAATTGCCAACATTCAGAAACAGGGACATTTCCTAATGCCTTTATAACCGTTATATCTATATCTTGTGGGAGAATCATTCCAGATCGCATTTTACGGGTTTTAATATTTTCATCCAAATCCGCTATTTTAATAACAAATAAATATCCATATCTACCAAAGTTATTAATGGTTCTTGGAATGATTTTTTCAATAAAGTTTTTTGGTCTTTTAAATAAATCAACGTCATACGGATTAAAACAAAAGATAACAGGAATAAGTAGATCGTCATCCAAAAAGCTCATCAACCTTGCGCCCCCATAATCTTGACCCAAATAGCCGTCACTTATAATACTATCTGCATTTTCTTTGGTAGGAGTGCCGTGATAGAATTCAGAAGGAGAGCGTTGCCAAGCCAATAAAAAGTCGGTCAGTTTACTTGCACTCAACGACTCGAGCGCACTGAGATCCACATAGCTGATCTTCTCCCTCAGCGTCGGAAGGTCTACCCAAATGATCTGATCAACCTCTGGTAGGATGGTCTCGAGGTAGTCGAAATAACTGTGGCAAAACAGCGGCAAAGCCGTTATGTCTTCGAGTGCCTTTACGACGAACATCTTATAGTCTTTTCTCTTCGTGCCCCATTCAATCACAAGATCTGTCTTCTCATAACGAACCGTGCTCAAGTCTATGCCGGTTTCTTCCTCTAGCTCCCTGACTGCGGTATCCCACTCAGTCTCGTCGTTGTGGTGTTCACCCTTAGGAAACGACCAGCCATATTCCTCGCCCAAGTTTGTGGCGTGAACAATCAGGTACTTGCCGTTAGAGATCAGCAGTATCCCAAGCGAAAATGGTCTAGTCGCTTCCGCGCTCTTACGTCGGCGTCTGCGGCGTCGCTTCTGAACGATAAATTCGTTAGTTAGTTGTTCCATATCTCCGGCTTATCCCATCTCGCAGTAACATCTATGAAGCCCAAGTTTTGTACTATAATTTCATAAACACGATCTTCGCGAGTTTATGAAGATCCGACACTAGTAGTTGCCCGAACTGTTGCGGCGTCATACCTACTGTGTTTAAGATAAGATTCATTTGGTGACCTACAAGTGTGGGTTCTGTGGCTGTAAGTTGCAGCGATTTATTAACCCCTCCAATAGTGACGTTATTTTTAGTCGCTATATCCTCGGTAAAGAGGTGTGTCCATCCTTCTACATCAGGGGAATTATACATAAGCCATGGCATGCCGATTGTCTTATTCAGTAGTGCGTGAATAAACTCGTGAATAAGGGACTTTGTTACGGGGAATTGCTCAGGTCTGTATGATCCTATCCATAATCTATTGTCGTTGCTGGGCACACGAGTACCCAAAGTTCCACCACTTTCAGGGTCTAGGCCCTCCTTTATCCACTCCTCTTCTGTTGTTATAGTTTTCCAAATGTCGTCCTTAATATAGCCCGACAGATCAATCCCGAAGTACTCCTCTACCATGCGCTCAACCTCTAAGAAGCAGGCGCCATTAGTGGATAGCGTCATAATCTCTGCAAGTAAGAAGTCGGTTAATTTATTCAATTCCTAATTCCCTTTCGATCTTTAGTGCATTCTCAATCAGCGGATCCGCAATACAAGGACCGTTGATTTTATAAAAGTAGTTACGATAAGGCGTGGCTGGGTACTTCTTAGGTCGGATCGGCGTCATCCTAAATGTCCTGTCGTTCTGCGCTTGAGCGTAGAACCTACGCCAAACAGCTCTCGCCTCGTTGCTCAGGTCTCCCTTGTATTGGTCTGGACAAATTCCGTTAGGCATTAGCTTCATTGCTGCCGCATAGACGTAAGGACCGTAGCCGCCGCCGCCATACCGATTTAGATAAGCATACTTAACCTCACCGTAATCATCTGTTTCTAGAAAACCATTTTTGATCTCGTCTAGTAAAAGCATAAGAGTATGGGCGTTTATTGTGCTAAAAATACCCATTTCACCCTTGGTGATTTTGTTAAAGCAATCCAGTACAAGTATGAAGTTCGTTTCGTCAAGATGAAAAATAGCCGCGTTGGTCGGGTCACCAAGCGACGCGCTGAGCGGTTCGATCAGGAATTCGGTCAGCCGACTGGCAGTCTTCCAAGGCGGAGTCAGGTAGTCGGTTCCGTATTGCATCCAATCCATTATTTCTCCATAATAAACACGAAGGTTATCGGGTATTTCCCAACAAGCCAACATTTTGATCGGCATAAACAGGTCGCCGTCAGTTGGCTCGTCTTTCCTTAGTGGATTATAGTCGTTAAACCAAATGCCGTCCCAAACCTGCAGGTAGCGGCCGGGTTTCCAGTATTCGAATAATCCCGCTACGGCAGAAGTGAGACTCTCATTATTCCATCTAACTCCGAATAGTCCACCGGCTTTTAAACCCCAAATCGGCGTATCACCGTTGTATCCGGTTATCTCAATGTTTTTATCCAGCCATTCCAAGTCTTTACGATCCAACACGTAAGTGCGAGACAATGCGGCGTAAGCTTCGGACTTGGTCTTGAATCCCGAATAACCTGTTCCCGCATCGTAGTAACTGTGCGGGTCGGGAGTTGCATCTTTGTCAATACGGATGAAGATCATAATACCATTCTTAAAAAGTAATCTATAATGTACCATTTATTTAATGGCCAGCCTAAAGACTGTTCAAATTCTTTCCCATTAGCATAAGCAGCGGAGGTGTCTATTTCGTCGGTCTTCACTTGATACTTGAAGCGGATTGGATCTGTTGAATCAATTTTATCATATCGCACGTCTCGTATTTCTCTTATTATATTTGAAGACGGATTTAAGGAGTCGTCGTAAAAGCGCTGCCATACAGCCTTTGCGTCGGATGAGGAATAGCTATTACTTGACGAGAGCCAAAAGCCACTCTTCGTTAATTCCTGCATCGCAATGATGTAAAGCGGAGGCCCGTAACCGGACTCTGCGTACGACTCACCTACCGAATATCTGTTGCCGTCCGTCTTGCAGACCGTTATGGCCCCGACCACAGCACCACGGAGTGTCTCGTAAGCTTCAGGATATGGTACCTTAACCGGTCTCATTAGGCAGTAGGCGTAAACACCGTCTTCGATCTGAACAAACGTCTTGAACAACATCAAGTCGTTGATTGGTTTATAAGATGCGTTCAGAAATTGCGATAACTTACCCACCTATTCTAGAAACCTCCAAAAGTGTTCTTCATCTTTAACTATTTCGGACTGAAGTCTTTCGATGTCGGGTGACGGCGTTCTTACACTCACATAGATGTGGTCAGTAAGTTTGTGTCCTTGGTACCAGTTCGCGAACCCTTGGCCATAAAGGCCTTCCACGGTGCCCATCATCTCATTGTAGTGTCTCGCGCTCCAAAGCATAATCTGCCCATGGTCTATTTCGGATACCATCCATATTCCACCGTTATCCCAGTCATACCCGATGTCGCTAAGCCCGTGTAGGTTTAACCAAGCCTCAAGCTCTTGCCAAGATGCAGAGAGAAAAAACGCCAATCTGTTCATTGATCCTCCAATAAGATCCTATACATAATGTCTTCGTTGAATATAACCATATCATAATCAGCGGAGCGTTCGTCTTCTGGCATCACCCAAAAGACGGGGTTATCTTCTATAATAAAGTCTTCCGATAAAAAATCAAAAAGATCGTTCATTGTTTCCTTTACTAGCAGCGATTTGCTGCTCGTTTTTCCAGTATAGGGTAGCTATACTGAAGAAGTTGGAACAATCCCACTCTAACTCCTCCTGTTTCCTTCGGTCAATCTGCCAACATTCATTTACCGCGAGCGCATCGTTAGATTCGTAAGTGAGGTTATCAACTGGATACGGCGTCGGAATCAGCCGTTCTTGCGGCGGATAGAGAGTAAAGACGTAGCCGTAAGGGCCATAGTCCTGCATGTACCACGTTAAGTCCTGAATTTCGCCAGTCACCCAGTTTGTGCTACCGCACAACGCGAAGGAGACCGGCACCCTAATATCGTGCGCGGTGTAAAGCTTACCCTCATTGGGGATAACTTGGCCTTGTCTAATAATGGAGTCGGCCTTTTCTTTCGCAGGTGTCCCGTGGTAGAACTCGTCAGGAACACGGCGATAGCTTAGTAGGAAATTAAGAAGCTCGTGCATAGGTCTCTATAAAGGTTATGATATGTCTATAATAACGGTCTAAGGTAGATAACGCTTCTTCTGTTGAGTGGGCGTCATTTTCATGATCGTTGATTTGCACCCCACCATGCCCAGCCACGAGAGTGATTATAAAATCTGGAGCGTAGAAGTTAACCGTGATATCAAAATAAAATTCTCTACCCCTGTAATATAAGGTCTGTTGTAATCTAGTGCCATATAAAGATAGTGCGCCTTCGTCACGATCTTTCAAGAAAATATTTAACGCTTCCTGTATATCACCCAACTTTTTAACGACCTCGAGAGGCATTGCGTTAGCTTCTTCCCGTTGTGCGACCTCTACAGTATAAGTGCCACCTTTAAGTATACACTCACCTTCGTGAGTAAAACGGCTGTTACTATTGTAAAAACGCATATTGTACAACGGGGCTAAGATGTCGGACGGTTTAGCGGCAACCTTGTATATTATTCCAAGGTATTCATCATCGACTCTGCCAGTAAACCTAGATGCAGAATTCTCATCTATGGACCACGAGGTGGCTCTAGGAAAAGTTACAGTGCCTGTTATCCCTTTTACCAATTCTGTCAGTGAATTCACGCCGAACGACTTAGAAATAGTCAACAGCCCATTCTTGCCAGTGGTTTCTAAGATTATTTCACCACGATATAGGTTAATAGGTGAAGTAGGTAAGTACTGCGCAATTCTCTTTGCATCGTCGTCATCCCAAAATGACTCAATATCATAAGGGCTGTTTAGCCACCGTCTCAACTTGGCCATCCAATCTGAACTCGCTAAGAGTAAGAAGTTTTGCAGACTCATAACCGATTCTCTAACTCCTCAATAAACCGTCGTCCGTTCTCAATTAGAGGATCTGCGATACAGGGACCCTCTATTTTGTAGTAGAAGTTACGGAAAGGTTGTTCAGGGTAGAGCATAGGTTTAATCGCGGTCAGAACGATGTTGTTGTTGTGTTCAGACTCTTTGTAGAATCGTCTCCAAACCATTTCAGCGTCGTCGCTTAACTCTGTTTGATCGGGGCAAATGCCGTTAGGTTTGACTAACTTCATGGCTGCAGAATAAAGATAAGGTCCGTAATCGTCCATTGCGAAGCTAGAATTAACCTCACCGTCGCCACAATAAAGAGATCCTTTACAACCGTCTTCGTGTAATACAGTTATTAAAGAATCCTCAACAAAACTATCTTCTTTTATCGAAAAATTAACTATAGCCCGTATCATATCATCATCTATTGCTAATTTATCATAGATAAGAAAACCATGAGGAGAATGTTGTTCGACAATAATCATTCCATCGGGGTTACCTAACGCTGCTTCAGTAAGGAAATTGTTTAAGTTCATAGCACAACAAAGCCGCGCGATTCAAAAATCGTGCAGCTTATCTCTCTTAAGTCTGTAAGTTTCAATCGGTCTCCTTGCGAAGACCCCTTATACCATTTTCCTCAGCTCTGCGATAAATTCTCGTCCTCGTTCAACCATTTGATCCGACAAACAATCCCCATGAATCTTGTAGTAGAAATTGCGGTAAGGGGTTCTAGGGTAATACTTGTGTACCGTGGGTGTTAGTTCAATAGACCCACTTGCTGCTTCTTTGTAAAACCGTCTCCAAAGTCTTTTTGCGTGAACACTCAGGCTGCTTTGATCTGGACAGATACCGTGATCCACATGTTTCATTGCTGCGGTGTAGATGTAAGGCCCGTATCCCGACTTACTGTGGCTTAGGCAGACTTCACCGTAAGGGTAAGCCCTTACGAATCCAAAGTGACGCATAGGTTCGTTTTCATAAATCTCTTGATGAAAAACTTCCCGTATAACGTTATACGGCTTTCTGATTCCATTCAAGTTCGTCTTTGGAAATTGTTTGAAAAAGTACACCAAATCCAATAGATAGAACCGATGAAATCCTTCCTCAAAAAAGTTTACAACTACATGATTCTCGGGGTTTCCTAGTCCCATTTACGATCACCTCAGAATCATTTTAACACAAGTCTGTAAAAAGTCAAGCGTTTTTATATTACTTCGACCGGAGCGTTCGGGTCGTACTGGTCCACCATCTTTTGCAACTCTGCCATCAACTGATTGCCGGCTTCTATCAAACCGTCAGACCTTGAGGGACCGTTGTATTTGTAGTTGAAATTCATCCAAGGTCTGCCGGGGTCTACAGGGGGTGTTATGGGAATTAATGTCACGTCCTTTGCCTTAACGGCCTCGTCGTAGTACTTCTTCCAACTCTTAATCTTAGAGCCCCCACCCGGTCTCACGCCGGTCGGCAGTAGTTTAATAGCTGCTGCGTACATGTCCGCACTATCTTCACTGCCCGCGGCGTCGTACTTGATTAAACCGTCGTCCGAAAGGATCAAGAAGGACACGTCGCCTCTGGACTGTGTCATAAGGTAACGAAGCACACCCTGACTCTTGATGAGCGGATAGTAGTTAACCAAGTCGTCATAAAGTTGGTCAACGACGGTAGTAACGTCAAACATCTTAAAGAACCAGTCACCTACCGGTGTATGATAGTGACAGAGTGCGCGGATGCTTTTCTTTGATAAGAAACGAAATAGTTTTTTGCCCATAATTCTCCTTAAGGACAGTATATCACAGTTAGAAGATCTGTTTATTAGTTCTTGAAGACACTTTGCCAAAGTATCTCTTGGCCGTTGTGTTTGTAGGCGTTCGCAAGATACTGTCTGGCAAATTCTTGCACCGTCATGTTCACTCGGCTTAGGAAGTTGAGAGTGCTTTCGCCGTAATGAGGACTCTCAAGAACCTCAATGCCATTCTTTAGCGCAACGTCCTTGGCGACAGCGTCTACGAATCCTTCCCAATCAATCCTTTCCATAGTGGAGAAGCGAAGGCCGAAGATTGAGTGAAGGAACTCGTGTATTAAGACGTAGTACTCACCGTTTCCTTTCAGGTCCTTAAGGCCAATACCACTAAAGAAGTTGTGCACGCCCTTCGCATCAAAAGGAATTCCGCGCTCTCTACAAAGCTTCTTCCACTCCGTCGAGTTGTAGACTTGTGTTTCTACATACTGTACCGGCTGACCTAAATAGTCGGACAAGATCTGCATCAAGTACTGCATGGCAGGGCAGGACTCTGGGATCTCTTGATAGCCCTTAGAGCGGTAGTCGGCTAATAGGAAGTTCGTGAGCGAGGCGGACTTATTTGTTAATAGGCGTTCGAGATCTTCTTCTGGAAGGCATTGAGGATTAGGGGTAAACCAGCCGTTGAGTTCGGCTATCTTTTCAAACATACCAACAGCTCCGAATGGATTGCCGTCTTTTTGTGAAGCCACAATCATGTGATTGATAAATTTTTTACTGTATTTTCCCAGCATTCTTTGTGGCACAAAACAAAATTCTTCAAAATCTCCAGGCCAATTAACCATACTCTGGGTCGTCCTCTCGCTAAAACAATAAGTATAATCTTGTTCTTTTGCGTCGTTCCCTAACCAAACCTCTAAAAAACTAAATCCACGACGATCTGCCCAGTGTTTCCAACGCACAAAAGCACCAACTAACTCATATTCCTTTACCTTGGTTCCGCATATTATATTATTTCCAATTATCAAAGAGTATTTACCGCTTGAGTTTTTAGTGGCATATTGTAAGGCTTCTGCACCGTAAATATTAATGAATTCGCTTTTCGAATATCTACTATGATCATCTAAACTCCAATAACTCGGCGTTATGCTCCCAGTGCCGTCGTCCCACCTTAGCCAGATACTCATGATTGCCCCAATAAGAAGGAGGTTAGTTTACTGCGCGCTGCATACAGCGGGTTGTCAATGCCTTTCTTTTCACATGCCTCGTCAATCCATTCGATAAAGGCTTGTTGCCAAGCTTCAGCTTCCCCACCTCGGGGATCCATTCCCATACCAATTGGCATGTCGAGACCCTCAGGTATTTTCATACTGATAAGCAGTTTGATCGGGTAAAACAGGTCCCCATAAGTTTGAATGTCTGATACATTAACGCCAGCAACTTCATGGCGAAAGAACGGCTCATAAATATCTCCGACAGTGTTACCTTCCCATATCTGTAAGTAAAACCCGGGGTGGAAAAAGATCTTTAAACCGTCCAAAGCGTGTTCCGAATTGGTATCAAGTCCAAACAACGTCTTTGGTGGAGTAGGTAACTGCCAGCCAAACTCGGTTTTAACTAACAGTTTGTCGATTAAGTCTAATGGCATATTGTTTTTATAAAGAAAGGAGACTGCCTCCTCTTTTGATTTAAAAGCGTTAGGCAGTGCCCAATTCCCCCTCTGTTTAGAGGAGCTAAAGAAGTCGTAATAGCTCTGCTCGTCGGGGATGGGATCTTTATCTATTCTAAAGAATGTCATTTTCCTAATAGCTCCGGTTTCTCTTCGTCATTGTCAACGACGTCAACCTTATCAACTATGGCCGACAAAGTGTAGAAGGACTCGAGGATAGTCTGGTATTTGTAGCGGATAAGACTCTCAGGAACCGTTCTATCCCGCAGTTGATTTCTTTTAATCGAGTTTTCCAATGAGCAGCGCACAAAGACTAGGGTTACTTCGTATCCCGCAGCCTGTAGTTGGTGTACCCTCATCACCATTTTATCGGGGTTTGTTCCGGTACCGTCAAGGATGATATTGTCGCCCTGTTCTATAGATTCTCTAAACAATTGTTCTGCGATACCCTTGCTCCACTCGTGCAGCGGCGCGGGATTCTCAGGATCATATTCGGGATGAGACGCTTTAATCACATCCGCGTCAATGTATTTAAAGTCGCTCAATGAGAACTTCTGTTTAATATACGTAGACTTCCCCGCAGCAGGGAGACCCATCGTTAAGACTGCTGTCTTCTTTTGTGTGAAAGCGCAGTGCAATAAGAAATATTGAAGGTTCATTTTGATCCTTTGTTATAAGAAATAATCCACCAGTAAATAAATAGAACTAGACCGATAAGGCTTAGGCTTATCACGACATACTTGACGATGGAAAGAGGAATAAACATTATTTGCCCCGCGCACCTAATTCGCGCTTAGACGTAATTTGAGGAAAGAACCGGTTAGCCCAATCCCATATATCGTTAGCGGAAAGAAAACTTCTGATCAACTCTTGTTCTGTCATTCCGGCCGTATTGGCCATATCCCTAACCTCGCTGACTTCGTCCATATACGCGTCATTGCGTCTCCACCACCAGTGGTTAAGACGACAAATGTTATCTGCGGCCAACTCTGTAACCCCCTCAATCACGCTCAACATATCCTCGTAAGGTTCTGAGCGCATCGTACTATGGATCAGTTCGTGGATAACGTCGTTTTCGCGGCCCTTAACTACGTGAGCCTCTCTGGTATCGAAGTCAAACCTACCAACCGTTTCGTAACCCTCGTCCTCCTCACTAAACGTTTTTATGAGCCGTTTATCGGTCAGTACGTTAATCGCGCTAAAACGCGGTGTTAGACCGGTGTAGTCTTTGATCGCCTTGATGAGTGGTTGTAGGCCGACACAGTCTTTACAGACGGGAGCGGCTAAGAGGAAATTAGTTAACTTTGATGCTTGTGAATGTTGTGCGACATGCTCTTGGCGTTTCTTTTCATACTCTATGTTTTGTTGTTCATACCACTCTTTCATCCGCTGTTTAAATTCATCCTCCGAAATACAGATCGGGTTTGCAGTGTACCAACCGTTCCATTCAAGAAGATTGTCTATGGCCTTCCCTTTTAATTGTCGATGTATGAAATTGTAAGAATATTTACCTATAAACTGTTCAGGAACAAAGTTCATTCTTGCTGCAACATCATAAATAAAGTCTTTAAAAAGATAATCATCTTCGGTTGCTTTCCTACCCGTCCAAACCTCTAACCACTGCGCTCCTGATGTGTCTTTACAATAAGCAGACCAAACCATTAAATCTTTATACCATCTATATTCTGTGCATGCCATTATCTCTTCTAAAGGGTTTTTGCTAGTCGAATCTGCCCACCAGTCCTTTTCAACCTCTACACCGCTTAATATTTTTTCTCCATAAATTATCGTGTACTCCCCATTAGGAAGAAGAATAGAATACTTATCAAACGCTTCTTGGCTGAGGTTTCTTATAAACCATTCTTTACTAGAACCCATGCCTACGGGAAAATAATAGCTCGGCGATCTGTCACCCCTACCATCGTCCCATCTTAGCCAAACACTCATTTAGGCTCCAAGAGAAAGCGGGTTAGTTTTGATGCTGATATTTCATACTCTTTACCAAAAGGAGTATTAATCATCATTTCGTAATCAGTCTCATCATCAGTGGGTGGGGAAATAGGTGGAACCGGATTAGGGACACCTTGTTTTTTACAGTTGTCATCAATCCATTTCCAAAATCTATAAAACCAAATCTGTTCTTGAGAGCCACCATAACCCATCCCCATAACTGGGCACTCGGCAAAAGGATCGGAAGGGAGCAACAGACTGATCACTAGCTTTGCGGGATAAAACAAGACACCTGCCGTCTGAAACGCGTTGCCGCGAGATAAGTCGGTTTGATAAACATCACCCACCGGATTGCCCAGCCAAATTTGCAGATATTTATTTGGCTTTAAGAACGTTATAAGTGATTTCCCTAATGACTCATCTTGCCACCAAATTCCAAAAAGAGTCTTCGGTGGAGTTGCTACTTGCCAGCCATATTGCGTTTCAACTAAAAGATCACTGAGGTATTCTAAATCGAACTGTTTTAAATAATTAAGCCCATCTTCTCTCGTCTTAAAGGCGTTAGGAAGTTCCCAGTGTCCCATCACCGAACTGTCGGCGGACGACGGTTTCCATCCCTCATTGGGGCGAAAGTCATAATAAGATTGTTGATCAGGCGCAGGATTGTTGTCTATACGAAAATATAAATCGTCGTGTTCACCGTTAGCCCAATAAGGATTACCCTCTACAATAGGACTATCCCAATGAATCTCGCCGGGATTGCGATGAGTTGGTAAAGTCATTTTATGAGTAAATCTCCTCTATAAATGTATCATAAGTACCGGGCATTATTATGTATTCAAACTGTGTATTGGCAAAACGCTCCTCTGGTTCGTCAACGACGTTTTTAAGATCTTGCGGAAGTTCTGCAATAGGAATAAAAACGTCCTTGGCCTCAAACTGATGGCTCATTACATAACCTTGGTTCCCCATAGAGGACCATATTCTCGCTACTTCTTGGTGGCTTGTCCAGCTTGTAAAGACTTTCTCCGAGTAAGTGAGACTCATTCCCTCTTTAATCTTACCGTTAAATGGTTCTGTTTCCCACTCTTCGTTGTTGTTAATACCGCGGTACAACTTAACAGACGTAGGAATCCATTTCACAAAGAATTGACGAACAGATAATGGGAGGTTTTCTCTACTAGATGATACGGCTCCACCAAGCATTATCCAACTGCTCAGGTTGATCAGCACCTCGACAGGAATTTTGTACTTATCTGAAATGAGCTGCAGTTGTTTGTCGTGTTCTTCGTGATAACCAGCTCGCAGAAACTTTGTTAATTTATTCATTCTACCTCTTTGTGAGGACTACGTGAATATCCATAACTACATTCCAATAATGTTGGATTGCAAACAACCTTGCCTCTTCCGAACGGTTTACCCACTCAGGATAAAAGGCGTAGCCGTAGGTGAAGTCAAAGTCGGCAGTGATCGGATAATGGTCTAGTCCGTTGTTTACGCGCCACTCGCGGTTGTAGTAAATGAATGTCGTCTCACAGATCCCTCTTACGTGAGTCGGGTCTTGAACCGCCCTAATACTCGTATAGTAAGGGGATACGACGGTACATTTGGCTCCGGGCTTGAGTATGCGGTACAGTTCGTTGAAGAAGGACATCAAGTCGTGGACATGCTCAACGAAGTGTGAGATTACTATCTCATCCACAGAGTCGTTGTCGAACGGATAAGGATAGGTCTCAAGGTCGTGTACGATATCGACGGCGTCAGTCTTCACGCAGTCCACCCCGACAAATCCGTCAATGCGCTGCTTGCCGCAACCGAGATTGAGGCGGAGGGGTTGAGGCTCGGGCTGATGATCCTGCTTGTGAAACGTTCTAAACTTCTTTCTACTCTTTAACATGGTTTCTCCTTTTAAATTTCAACACCAAGTTCTTTTAGCCCACTCTTTTCAAGCAAAGCTACACTATAAGAATATTGATTAACAAATGCTTCATACTTTTCTTTAGCATCGTGTCTCCACCAACCTTTTACCTCTGAAAATTGCTGCTTACTCCAAAGCCAAAAATCAGGGGTAAAAGTTCCCTCTATTACTCTCCCATCAAACTCGTAGGTTATAGGAAAAGTGAATAATTCATAAGACCATTCTATACCTTGTGCGTCTAAATATTGGGCATATTTAGCTTCCCAAGTTGAACGGAACTTGGTGCCGGCGTATTCGGTAACTTTACCGTGTGCCGGTAATCTTCCTCTATGCCAATTAGCTATAGCCTCACGAGCTTTTTCGGTATGATGTCCCCCAAACCAAGGATTATTTTCCCCTCTTCGCCACTCACTCATTGATTTATGTTGGCATTCAGTACTACAATAGTGGCGCTTAAATTTTTTATTCTCCCCTTGTGTTATACTAATTAGCTTTCCGCAAAAATCACAGGGTATTTGTATGCTAGTGATTCTTGCGTTTCCACAGCATTGGGGGCTACAATATCTACCGGCGCCAAATTCTGATTTACTCTTTTTTATATAAAATGTTTTACCGCAATATTCGCAGATTCTTTTGATTTTACCACCATGCCAATTATGATGTTTCTCCCGTTGATGAGCTTTACCAAAGCACTCCACACTACAGTATTTATCAAGCCCTTTATCTACAAAACAAGGGTTTGATTCAAACACCTTGCCACAGGTGCCACATATCACTTGAACCCTTTTTCTTTTTGACATTCCATAACATTCTACACTACAGTATTTACCATTATCTCTTTTAATCTCAGAGTCTTTCATCTCAAATACCTTACCACAATATTGGCATGTCATTTGAGTTCTTTTTCTTCTAGCCATTCCATAACACTCCCTGCTACAATACCTTCCTCCGCCTGCTTTCACATAGGAGGCCCTTACTTTAAATTCTTTGTCACAATACTCGCATTTTCTTATCATGGATTACCAAACAAGATCATTAGTATAGTCTAAGTGGCCAACAAGAACGTTGGTGTTACAAGCGAATCGGTACCCCACCCGCCCCGCATTTTGATAGAACCATAAATCTTGGGTGAATGCCTTAGCTCCGATCCCGGGTTGGTACTCCTGTACTGTTTTAAACCAAGGACGTGGTATTCTCTCATCCTTAAACATTGAGATCTTAAAGAGGTTAAATCCCATCCCCAATCCGTTTGCCTCCTGTAAAGTATTCGGGATGGGTACTTGCGGGATAAAGTTTAGTGGTATCTCCTTGGGGTTTCCGTAGATCATCGGTTGGCCGGCAGGTTCATACTTGTCTCCGTTCATCATTCCACCTTTTGTCCAATACAAACCCGATACTACATCGTATTTATCCATTCCCTCATAAAGCCTCAAAAGCCCGTCCGGTGGTGGCATGTTATCTTCTTCTAACGTTAGAATGTACTTCCATGTTGATAGATCTGGATGATTTAAAATTGTCTCAATAGCGTTATTGTAAGCTTCGTCCACGGCCATACCAGTCATAAATATCCTAATACACTTATTGTTCATCGGCAGCATTAAACCGAGCCAGCTCTGCACTACCCTTGCTGGAATCATCCCCCTTGTTGGGACTACAATAATCGTTGATAGATCCTTATACGTGTTCCCCTGAATCAGTCGGTCACGCGCCTGTTCTAGATTACTATTGTTGATGCCGGCTGTGTTCTCAATTATAATTTGTGGCTTACCCATAATTAAACTCCGTCACTTTCTCCACTAAAGTCTTCAAGTCGTTAAACTCGTGCTCCCAAAGTACAAGGGTTTTAAAACCGTACTCTCTAAATGTATTAACTCTTTTTTGAGGGTTTTGTCCCTTGTGCCACCAGTCACCGTAGATTTCGATGATCTTTTGCCCGCTCATGTTGATGAAGTCCGGGCACTTACCCGCAATGATGACTTTGCCATTTCCGACGAATTTGTATTGGCCGAAAAATAGTAGGCGAAGTAAGGATTCAAAGACGAGTTCGAGATTGTTAGGACTGTTCATTGCGCTTCCAGTACAGCGTTGCTAGGTTAAAGAAATTGCTACAATCAGACTTTAATTCGCGCCATAGATTGCGGTTAAATTGCCAGCATTCATTTGGAATAAGAATTTGTTTACTCACTATTTCGGAATTTCTATCATCATACAGCCCATCTATCATTTCTGGATTTTTAATATATATAATAAATACATAACCATACTGTCCAAACTTTTCAATTGCTTGTTTACATCCTCTATCCCATTCATTATCAGGATGCCCATTAACATACCATCTTTGAAGAGCATAACTAGTAGCCACGTCTATATCTGGAGTTAAAAATATTAAAACATCTTCCATTCTGCCTATGCTTTGTTTTTCTATAATTTTATCTGCATTTACTTTGGTGGGAGTACCATGATAATACTCACCCCTTCGGCGTTGCCAAGCCATTAAAAAATTGGTTAGTTTAGTCATTGCGCCTCCAATACAGCGTCGCAAGATCAAAGAAGTTAGAGCCATCTTTTTGCAATTGTGGGCAAAGGTTACGGTCAAACTGCCAGCATTGCGACGGCATAACTGGCCCACCTTGAGAGACGTTAATCCCACCAACCTGTAAAATAGTGTCGAGCACGCCCTTATCTAACGTCTTAATCGCCTTCTTGCCTATGTGTGACAGAATGGCCTCGTCATTCATAAAGACCTTAACCTCATGCTTTTGGCGGGGGGTTAAGTTGTTCTCCGCCCAATTCAGCAACCTTATACCTAAGGACGTCTTATCCACTTTTGAGTAGTCGAAATCGTGATATACTTCCTTTCCATTTTTCTCCATATAAAAGTCCCAAACCATTTGACCAATACTGTCCTCGTCTGGTATCAAATCGTTGTTCAGGTCTTGTTGTCGAACCACAAAAAGATATGCAAATTGTCCATATTGTGGTATGAGAGAATCTGATAAATCACTACCAAGCATGTTTCCCCCAATAGCATATATTATGGCATAACTAAGTTCTTGGGTTAAATAGACCCGATCCTTAATTGGCGCGAAGTAGTTTTTACCCTGCTCTGGCCTGCCCTGCAATCCCTCCACAATAATCTCGTCTGCTAGTTTCTTCTCATCTGTACCGTGATAGTATTCGTCAGGGCTGCGTTGCCAAGCTAATAGGAAATTAGTTAAACTCATCCCGCGCTCCATAGTTTAATTGCGCATTTACTAAAAGACAGTTCGTCTTTCTCTGCAGTATGTGCTGCGGGATTCCAAAATAAAAATTTATCAAATTTCTTCTCGTAAAATTTCCATAATTCGACAGGAAAAATAATGTTAGATACTTTTACGATACTACCGTCACCTATTAATTTCATGGATGATGTTTGAATATCTTGATCGCGAAATACTAATACGAATGGTCCATAAGTTCTAGCCGCCAGACTTAAGACATGTGTCAAATAAGCGGTATAGGGTGCGTTAAAATCAGTTGGTCTTAGTCCGTTCCGCACAATACTTTGGGCATCTTCCAATTTAGGTGTACCGTGGTACCAGTCATCTGACTGATGCGCATAAGCACTAAGTAAGAATGACTGTAAACTCATATCTCAAACGTCCATACTAACTTAACCGCGGAAGCCGGAACCGGAACTGGATAATACCAAGATCCCTTATTCCCTTCTTCGTCACTACTCAACCCTGAATCCGATATAGCACCGTCGGTTAGCTTTACTTCCCACACATCCATCGAACAAGGTGGGTCGGTTCTTCCCATATACTCTGCGTACCACCGAGCCTGTTCTAAGTTGTCAAAGAAGTAGAATCCTTTCCCTGTTGACCATCTGTCGTACAAGGACTTAGAAGGATCGATTCCATAACGACCTATAGATTTTCGTGCTTCAATCGGAGCAACATGATATCCCGTTTTAATAGGATGGAAAACAGTAGCGGACTCGGTGGGCACCCATCTATCCTGTATGTCATAATAACCATTCTCTTTTTTGCGCTTCTCTTCAACCGCGACCAAGTCAACTTCCTCTGATGGCCCCTCTACCCAACGGTCGTACATGTCGTAGTAGCCGTCTTTACCAGAGGTTAAAAATTCCGTCAGTTTGTTCATAGTCTTAGTAAACCGCATTAAATATCATTCCTCCTACCTTAGTCCAAACTCGATCCCAATCCCAGTTCTTACCGGTGATCTGATCTATTTTTTGCATAAACTCCTTACCACGCTCATAAGGACCGGCAGTCTCTACGGCATCCCTTTTAAGTATATAGTAATAACCAAGTGGGTCTTTGTCGTCGTTATACCCACCAAGCGAGATTCTTAATACCTTAGATCCCTTAATACTATCGTTGTAAAAGTGTTGCCAAACAGCCCTTGCCCTACTAGACGTAGAGCCAGAATAATCAGCTCCTAATCCCATTCCTTCTTTACTAGCCTCTTGCATGGCAACCAAATAAAGAATAGGGCCAGCTCCGTCAATTCTAGAACCGGCATATTCCACTGAATAATAACCATCTCGTTCTTCTATCTCGATCATAGCGTTAGCTTGTTGATATATTTTTCTACACAGAACTTGAACGGGATCGCCGTCTTCAAGCCTATCGAAACGCGCATTTTTAATCGCGTTGTCAGGCCAGTAGAAAAGGCAATATCCATCGTAACCGTAGTTGTTATATTTAACAAGATACCCGCCGGTAATAGGGCGCCTATTGGCGATCAGTTCGTCGGAACCTAATAAAAAGTTAGTCAGTTCACTCATTAGTATTGTACCTCCACGGGTTTCACAAGTGGGTTAATATAGTTTATAAATTCGTCGCCCTTTTCTGCTTTGTAATATAGGGCGGTAGGCCGGACGCCGATGATGTTTGTATAAGCCCTTAGTAGGTCGGCATAGTTACTGAACGATGCGTTAGTTAGGAAAAGGACCCAAGCTCCGTCCATGTAGGCGGCTATCTGTCGGCCACCATGCCAAATAGAATCGTTCTCGTTGATCAGCAGATCATTGTTGAGATCGGTCCGTAAGAATGCGGTTAGTTTACTCATTATATAGAAGCCCTCAAATTCTCAAAATGAATTAATGGCACGAATTGGCCTAACACATGAGGCGTAGATAAATCAGACTGCCCAATATTTACAGGCGGTTCCGCACTAACTGCTGTATAGCGTCCTAAAAATGGTGACCAACCTAAAGAAGCATCTGTAACAGCTGCAACACCAATAGTACCAGACCTTTGATTAGATGCCGCATATTGCATTCCAATAAAACTAATGCCTTTTGCTTCACCGGAAGATGCCATTGCATAACCTATATAATATTCTGCTCCCTGACTTAATGATGGTGTAGTTGCTTGAGATGCTGAGTTTGAAAACTGGCTAGAGACAAAAGGTAAATAACGAATACCACCGAATACAGACCTCATATTATTATTATCAGCATTAGAACCAAATGTAGTTGAAACCCAATACATCATTTTTAACGATGTTGTATTAACTGCACTATAAAGTGCAAGCCAAGCACTATAAGTAAAAGCATTAGTATTTGCTACCTTATTTGTAAGGTCACAAGAAAAATTAAGATATGCTGATGAGATAGTTATATACCCCGGAAATCCACCAGCATTATGTGCACATAGAGGTAAAATCCCCCATGATTGATGAGTTGAACCCATTAGCCAATCATGTTCTGTCCCAATGTCCTCATCTATTAGTTTCCCAAAATTGAAGTTATAGTAACGACTGATCGTCTGACCGCCCGATACTATAACAGTAGATGCATTGTTTGAAATACTAATGTTGCCAGCACCAGAAATACTTATCTGTCCAGATGAGCCGTTTAAAGATTGTACAAAAAGATGATCATGTGTTGACTGACTATAAGACCCGGTTACAGTTGATCCGTTCGTACCCCATCCTAAGCCGTTCGAAGCGCTTAAAACAAATGCGGTTTGAGCCGGAACTGCAGGGACGGTATAAGATCCCACAATGGAGTTGTTCGTAATGTAGAAAAGTAATCCGTTGGAGTTACCAAATGTATAAGTGGAGGCCTGTAGCGAAGTATTGCTTCCAGAAATAGCGGGGTTTGTAAGAGTAGGAACCGTATAAGAGGCGGTCACCGTAGACCCGTTAGTTCCAAAACCTACACCGTTTGAGTTTGACAACACAAAAGCGGACTGATTGAATGTAGTTAAGTAGGCGGGGAGATCAACCGAGACTCCCGACGTATTTACTGTTATAGACCCGCCTGTGATTGCTCCATTAACACCAGCAAACGTATTCGCAGAGGTATAGAAGTAATTAGCGCGCTCTCCGGTTCTCATATATTCTAAAATGGAAGCATAAATTCCTTGGGTCCCCGTGCTAAAACTTACACCGTTAGAATCTGCAAAGTTTGCGGTTTGGAAAGTAAACGATCCATTACTTGCGCTTAACGCTTGATTTGATTGAGAGGAAATATAAGCCGGTAAGTCCACTGAAACACCAGAGGTATTTACCGTGATTGAACCTCCGGTTATTGCTCCATTAGTTCCAGCAAAGGGGTGTGCGTGAGTTGACTGTGAGTAGGAGCCTGTAACTGTTGAACCGTTTGTACCCCACCCTAAACCGTTTGATGCGCTGAGGACAAAGGCGGACTGATTAAAGGTTGTGAGATAAGCGGGTAGGTTAACAGAAACCCCACTTGTATTCACCGTAATAGAACCGCCCGTAATAGCGCCGTTAGTACCAGCAAAGTCGTGGCCGTGAGTAGACTGGCTAAATGAGGCCGTCACCGTGGACCCGTTGGTTCCGAACGTGAAGTTATTCGAATTACTCAAAACAAAAGCACTTTGACCGGTTAGATAGTTTCCAACTGACAAAGAAATTCCGTTACTAGCGCTTGTTATTGTTATATTTGTACCAGCAACGTCTGTTCCTGAGCCGTGAACATGGGTTAAGTTTGCAAACGTATTTGCGGAAGTATAGAAGTAGTTGGCACGCTCCCCGGTCAGCATATAATCGGGCAAGTCTATAGAGATTCCCGACGTATTTACAGTCATAGATCCGCCAGTGATCGCCCCGTTAGTACCCGCAAAATCGTGTGCGTGGGTAGACTGACTGAACGAGGCTGTAACGGTGGATCCGTTGGTCCCGAATGTAAAGCTATTTGAGTTGCTGAGGACAAAGGCAGATTGGTTAAACGTTGTTAGGTAGGCAGGTAACGCAATGGAGAGACCGTCTGATGAAGCGGTTATAGACCCACCCGTCATAGAGACGTTGGCACTGCCTATATAAGGGTGAGCGTGGGTAGATTGAGAATACGACCCTGTTATTGTAGAACCGTTCGTTCCCCATCCGAGTCCATTCGAAGCGCTTAAGACAAATGCTGTTTGCGCGGTAATGTATGCAGGGAGGTCCACAGACACACCAGAAGTGTTTACTGTAATGGAACCTCCTGTGATAGCTCCGTTAGTTCCTGCAAAACCGTGGCTATGCGTGGATTGACTGTAGGAAGCGGTCACCGTGGAGCCGTTAGTTCCCCATCCCACCCCATTCGAATCACTTAAGACAAAGGCCGACTGATTAAACGTAGTTAAGTAGGCGGGTAGGTTGACCGAAACACCTGAGGTGTTTACCGTAATCGAGCCGCCCGTTATCGCCCCGTTTGTTCCGGCGTAATCTCCCGTTGCCCCACTTGCTCCATTAATTGTAATGACGCTGAGGCTTTGGGATAGGGTTATGTTGGATCCGGCTACAATTGAAAGGCTTCCGGAAGAGCCGTTAATCTCTTTTACAAACGAGGACGGGGCGATTGCCCCATTATAGTTTATCGTTATTGTACTTTGACTTTGAGACAAGGATATACTGGACCCACCGACAAAGACGATGTCCCCTGATGAGCTGTTCAAAGAACGAACTGCCGGTTGGACCGATTGGTTGAAGGCGGAGATTGTTATCGTAGAAAGGTTTTGAGATAATGTGATGTTGTTTCCAGCTGCGAAGACTATTGCGCCAGTACTGCTGTTTAGAGACTGCACACCCGGTGCGACAGAGCCGGTCATTGTACTTCCGCTTAATCCGAATGACAGGTTATTGGAGTTCGAAAAGACTACCGTTCCACTAAGGATCGTGGACGCACTATCTGCTATTCTCACCCCTGCACCCGTACCGACTATGGCATCTACGTAAGACTTGTTAGCAGCATCCATGTCACTAACGCATAGATCAACGTTGACGATCCGATGACTGTTAGCATTAATATAGGAGCTTGACGAAGCGTCCGTGTTATATCTAACGACGGCGTCTCCGTCAAACAGATTGTGTAACGCTGATTGCTGCTTATCTAACATTAATCTCCGTTATCTGATAGATCTTGGAAGGATTGTAAATAAAGACCACACCGCCACCATCGTAGGCGTCGATACCTTCATCTATTATTCGTTTTGTATATTCTTGAGGCGACTCACCGAAATGAGAGTCTCTTTGGTCGTATTCGCCGGCTACGTTACCTCTGAACTTCAGTTGAAGCACGGCGTATTTCTCGGTGTTAAATGGTTTTCCCGGGTTAGTGAAATAATTGGTTGCGTTTTTAAGTGTGTGCATACAACTCACCGCGTAGTCGTTTACCCAACGCGGAGCTATCTTTGACAGCTGAAATCCGTTGGCCAGTATCGACTCAACGTTTTCCCTTTTTGTAGTGTGATAAAGGGTCAGCGTTTTTGTTTCAATTTCCGCCGTTAGAAAGTTAAATTTGCTCGCCGCCATATCATCTAGACGAACGTTACCTTCTGGTCTATAAGGTTTGAGCAGGTCTTCAAGGTTAGCAGTTTCAGAAAGTGCCAACCAAGCCTCTGTAACGACATTCCAAACAACGCTTTGTATAGTATTAAAAGTGAGACCAGTCGCATCTTCCTTTTCTTTTATGTTATTTACTGTAACATCTACTAACTTGCCGGTATCGTTCCAACTAAAAACTAACTGGGATGATTTTGTATTAAACCATTTTCTAATAAAGTCGGTCATAAAATTTTCCCCAGCCGTATTTAAAGCATATCCATTATAGTTACGCATTACACCGAAGAATAACGGGTCACCAATAAATGAAATAGCATGCATAACTTCAATACCTAAGACTAAATGGATAATTACATTTGTTGGTATATCATTCCAAGCACTCGCCCGATCACCAAAACTAGCGTTGGTTAAAAACTCTGTAAGTTTGTTCATATCTCCAATTGAGTCCCTTCCTTAACTTCTGTATTAGGAATAAATTCAGCTGTGCCTTCGCCCTTATAAGGCTCTGTATGTTGAAAATCTTCCTCTGGTATAAGGTGGTTAATCGCATCCGGAGTTGACTCCCATTCGTCAGGGTTAAACTTCGCATTAGGATCAATGTTATCAGATTGTATGATCTCTCGAACTAGTTCCTCATCTCCGTCGGCCAAGTCCAATAGGCCTTCGTAGTTAGAGGCGGCGTCCAATGGGTGTTTAGACGCACTGATGCGTTCGTCTATATCTGATTGAATCTTTGGAACCATTTCATCCCACGCTTTTATACCGACGCCCGTTAGCTCGTTCTCGATCTGCTTGATGTCTCTAAGATATTCGTGGTACTGATCGTTCAGGCCGGCCTCTTCAATGAGCTTAACAAAGATAGGATCATCGGTGAATGAGACTCTAACCTTTTGAATATTAGACATTGCCGGGCTTAGGTGGAAGCCGAGGAGGGGAAAGCCGGCTTCGGCCAAGTAGGCTGTAATCGCTTTCATAACTGCGTCTTCAAGTTTGTCGGTGTAGTGCAAGAATTCTCCCACACCCTCAGGATCCCAGTCTTCTTGGTCGTCAAAAAGAGGCTCTATATTGTAGGCCCGCGTAAAGTCGTCGGGTGTATCAATCCAAACCGAATTGATCCGCGCAGCATAGTTTCCGGACTCTAGAAACATCTCTAAGAAACTGAGTGCATCGTTGTTTATTGATGCGGTTAAAAATTCTGTAAGTTTACTCATGTTATCCTTTTAGGTATTAAAGATATATTCCGCTACCTGTTGAAATACTATATGGTAAGACTCGTTTAATAAAGCGAGCTCAAAATTACATTGTTTACTTATTCGCTCTATAAACTTTCGATTAGCTTCATAGGCCGAGCTAGTATCGATCTCGTCTGTTTTTGTTGTATAGCAATACCTCAATGAATCTTCCGGCCAGCTATGCCTATCACCAATTGGGTGAGCCTCTATGTTTGATGCAGGATTTAGACTGTCGTCATAGAAGCGATCCCATACTTCCCCCGCTTGAAAAGAGGTGTCCCCGTCAACGTCCGACGCTAAGCCGTATCCTTCTGACCCAGCCTCTTGCATTGCAATAATATACATAGGTGGCCCATATCCGTTTCCTCGTGTAAGAGCTAACTCAACTGTCTTAAACTCATCATAACTTTGTTCAACCACCAACATGGCGATTGACCTATAGTTAATAAAATCCGCCAAACTATCCACATCGTCGAATCTTTCGTCGGTAACTAATAAGTGTGGATCATAAAGGACATAACCTATATCATAATCATTAGGGCTAAAAGCTGCTAGTGCCAAGCCTTGTATGCTTTTATACGAAGCATCTAACAAAAACGACGTTAGTTTGTTCATTTATCTCCTATTATAAGTAACTTCGTACTTGCCCGGATAGACAATACACTCTTTTTCTAATTCAATTGCATTAAGAATTTTATCTAATTCCGAATCCTCGTATAGTTGCTCTAAAAATTCTTGGTCGACATCTTCATCAATACTATCCATTAGATATTGAGAGAAGGCATACACATCGAGAGCGTCGGCTTTAGGATATTTTTGAGCGTCTAGCTCTAGCACGTTGTTCCCAAAGCCCAAACCTTCTATACCGTCTCCATCCTGAGTCCATGAGGTAAACTTAGCAGAACAATCATACAATGTCTTTTGACCGTTTTGCGTGGGGATTGGAAAACAATAAGTCGTCAGTTCACCGTCGTCCACTGCTCTGTAGATGTTTGATTCTAAATCATAATGATATTTGCCGGCCCACTTCAACAGAAGATCGGTTGGCTTATCCTCACCACCTCTAACCCATGAACATAGGTCAACGAGAGCCTCTATAAATACGGAGGCTTTCTCCGCTAGTAAAAACGATGTTAGTTTGCTCATCCTTGATGATCCCTTAAGTAATCTTCTAATAATCTAGAAAGCTTAGGGTCTACGTACTTCTCGTAGTCCACGTGGTTCGGTGTAGTCATCATGTAGCCCCAATTCCCGCTGCCAACGTTGTATACGAAGTGTACATCTCTAACCTCTACACGCTTAACATAGGTGCCGCTGTCTGCGTACAACCTGTCCCAAACTGCTGTAGCGGCATCTCGTGTCGCCCCCCTATCGTCACTCGCAACCGGTAGTCCGTATTTGTTTGTAATATATTGGATTATCGCCAAATAAAGCCACGCTCCATAACCGTGCGGAGCAAAGGCGCTATTAACAAAGTAATAGCCGTCGGCCTTACAGCATTGAATATGGCCGATCTCGTTGTTTACGTTAAAGTCAGTAATCTTCATGCTTTTAGGAAACAACGTCATTGTAACGTAGTACTCCGACTCTCCAAGTGCCATCACCATGCCGTCCGGCGGTGTGAGCGCGGCGCTCAGCGGCCCTAGTAAGAACTCGGTCAGTTTGGAGGCGGCAAATGCAAAGCCTCGCTCCGGTTGTTTGGGGACCAAAGAGAAGTCTTGCGCCATCCCGTCGTTTACACTAATGACATCAAAATCGTCGCCTCGCGCCTCTACTAAGCCTTTCATGTCGTACAAGTACCACTTTGCGTTTTCACCCCAAATGATTGTTAGTTGATGGTGAAGGCGGCCCATTTGAATGGCTTCTTCCAAAAGCATGTCAGGTACGAAGTAGGAGCGTTCTTTCCATACCTTACCCGTATTGTCAGTCCACTGGCCCACCATATCGATAAAACCCCAGCCGTTAACCTCAAGATCCTTTTCAAGATCTTTCCAGTTATCAGAAGCGATACAGCAGAACTTTTCACCTGAATTGAAGTGCTGTAGAATACGGCCTACGGATCCAGCGTTAAGCCTCATACTTCCTCCAATTTAATATCAAGTAAGCTAAATAATTCATCCCAACTATCGGTCGCGTTGGCCCGCGTGCCACCTAGTTCATGGAAGCGGTTTATCACAAGGTTCTTAAGGGCGGCGTTTTGATCATTCACGTTAACCGTTGCTACATAGCGGTTAGCAAATTCTCTAACGCTCAACTCCATAGTTTGCAAAAATCCTTTCAGCTGCTCACGGCCTTTCCGATAGCCGCCTAGCGGCTTTAGATCGAGGCCGAGGTTCTCGCATATCTCAAACGCGACCGCGTCCGTTAAGAATTCCTCAATCTTGTTGTTCTCCGTTGCGTTCGGGTTTGAGCTCAGAACTCCGTGAACCATTTCGTGAAGGATCTCTTGGGGTAGGCTGTTCTCCTTTACACCGATCTCTTGAGTCTCCTCGATGTAGTAACCTTTTACGCGGTTAGTAAGTGTTTCCTCACCGTTCTTTTTATTGATTGCGTCGCTCTTATCTAACCATTCTTGATAGTTCATCATATCTATACTGGATATCTTCGGCTTGATTCCGCCAAAGTAGTCGGCGATTGCGTTGATTAGATCCTGAATAGCGGGACAGTTCAAAGGAACAGGCCGCGCATTAAGCAGAAACTCTGTCAACTTGCTGGCCGATTTCCTTTCGGCTTTCCACTGATTGTAGGTGTTCTTCGCATTCTCGATCTGATACTTAGTAAAGAACGGAGCCTTCATTGAGTAGGCGTACTTGAGCTGTATATCCACACCATAATCGGGAGCTGGTACCCAATCATTCCTTGATGAAATAGGAGTGTGTTCAATCCGCGGGTCGTTATAGAAGCGTTGCCAAAGATCTTGCGCGGCGCTTGATGTGTTTCCTTCACCTTCATCCGACGCTAAGTCTCCTAAGACCTGCATCGCGATAAGGTATGTAAGTGCGCCGTAGCCTCCTTCTGGTCCCCAACCGCCTTCAACAGAATAGTAGCCTTCACGCGGGTAAGCCTCAACAACACCTACTCTAGTGTGTAAGTCTGTGTAGAGTTCAAAGATCGTATATCCGTCGGAGCCTTCGTAGATACTTAGGCCGACCTCTTCAATCGAGGGCAGGGATGCGTTTAAGGTCGATCTACTCGCGGACACCCCATATTTCCATTCTTCATACTGGCTTTCCGCCATTTCAATTTCCTGTTCATCAAAAAACGGTGTTCTCATACTATAATAACATCTAAGCCATCGCGGTTGACTTGGATGCCAATCTTTCCTTTTCATTATAGGGGTATGCTTAATTCGTGGATCGTCATAAAACTTCTTCCATAACGCTTCTGCACTGGGAGAAGTATTACCTTCCTGTCTATCAGATGCGATCCCTCCACGTAGTTGCATGGCGAGTAAGTAACAGAGTGCACCGTAACCGTGTTTTCCTTCACTAGTTTCAACAGTACCGTAATCGCCTTCCCCATATACTTCTACTATAGCTATTTCTCTCATACTCTTCACGCCAAGCGCCGAATCATAAAGAGAGAAACGATAGTATTCTTGATCTGAATACCAGTCTAATCCTAAACCGTCTAATGATGCGAGGCTGGCGTTTAGTCTCATCTTAACACTCTCTTTTTCATTCTGTCAATTGCATCATCTATATCTGATTGGGGAATAATAGGTTGTTTTAAACTATAAGCATATTGTGTGGCTTCTATATAAGAATCATCATCGTTATAGTTGGCAGATTCCTCTAGCCAAGTTGGTATATCTCTGTCAGGTATCATGGTGTGTTCAATGCGAGGATCGTTATAGAACTTATTCCAAAGATCTTGTGCGGCTAAACTAGTTGTAGCATCGTTGTCTGACGCGATGGCCCCACAAATTTGCATTGCGATTAAATACAAGAGGGCGCCATAACCGTGTATACCTTCACTATTTTCAACAGTCCAATAGCCATCATGGTGTTTCAATCTCATGTCAGCAAAAGAATGAAGAGCTTCGTTGCGAAGGCTCATGTTTTTATGATCGTTACGATCATAAACATACAACAACAGTCCGTCCAACGAGGCCAATCCTGCATTAAGCAGAAATGAAGTTAGTCTATTCAAAGCCCCACTCCTTTGCCCTTTGAACCGCGTCGGCGATTTGTTGTTCGGTGAAGACCGGAGACTTCAGTGTGTAATAGTATTTGTAAACATCCGACGTACCATTCCGATCTATGGGCTTCTTGTGAATTCGCGGATCATTAATCATGTGCCTCCAAAGTTCAACAGCGTCACGTGATAAGACCCCACCGGGCGATAACCCACCAAGCATTTGCATCGCGATTAGGTAACAGAGCGCTCCGTAACCATGTTCACCCTCTGCCCTCTCAACTTCCCAATAGCCAAATTCGTCTGAAGCAATTATATAGGCGGTATCATGCAAACGGTCAACGTTCTTATTTTTGTAAATCTTAAACATCCCTCTATCCATCACCAAGGCAACCTCGTCGATAGACGCAATACCGGCACTTAAAAGGAAGTTAGTAAGCTTGCTCGCGGCTTTTGTCCAGCCGTTCTTCCAATTAATAAATGTACTCGTAGCTTCGTTGATTTGATCTATGGTGAAAAATGGTACTTTCATTTCGTATCTATATCTTAAATGTTCAACTTTCCAGCGCTTCCTCTCTGGTATAAGTATCTTATCGATACGCGGATCGTCGTAGAAGCGCTTCCAAAGAGTAGATGCGTTATCGGAAGAGTCTCTATCTTTGTCTGACGCTATACTTCCAACGCACTGCATCGCGATCAGATAACAGAGTGCCCCGTAACCGTGATCTCCATATCCACCTTCGACGGTCCAATATTCTTCACCCTCATTGTCTTCACCCTCGTTGTGTGCGCTCACACTCGCTCTATTCATTGATCTCATAGCCTCTTCTTTTGATGTAAACAACATAAATATCCTAGAGTATATACTGCCCGGATCAGCATATAGCCCCACGTCTTCGATTGAGGCTATACCAGCATTGAGTAGGAATGTCGTTAAATTATTCACTCCACTCCTTATACCTTGCGATTGCGTCATCAATCTGTTGTTGCGTGAAGAACGGTGTCTTCATCCAATAACGGTATTTAACCGCTCGGGTGTGATGATCCATACCTCTTGACCAACCTACCCGTCTCTCTTCGATTGGTTCATGCGCAATCCGTGGATCATTGTAGAACCGTTTCCAAAGGTCTTGCGCTGAACCTGACGTGGTTGCGTCTTCATCTGAGGCAAGTGAACCGCAGATCTGCATCGCAATTAGATAGCAGAGAGCCCCATAGCCGCCTTCAGGGCCCCAACCATCTTCTACGGTCCAGTAATTATCCTGAAGACGAACACCCGTCATGCCATTTGGATCTCTAGTTTTTACTCGTCTCTGAGTAGTGTATATTTCTATATATTTGTAGTTAGTTTCGTTCCCGTCGCCGTTTTTCACGGCTACACTCTCAATAGATGGTAGTCCTGCGTTCAAAAGGAACTCGGTTAATACGCTCATGTACCCTCCTAGTGTAGTCCGGTGCCATCACATATACTGCAGTCTTCCGACTCGTCGTCGGTGAGCCCGGATCCGAAACATGCTGGGCAAAGTCTAGCTAAAGTGTGTTTCTCACTCGCCAATGTGTCTCCCCATTTATGAAATGTATCGTTCATGTCCATCTGTACAAGATCGCCATCGTCGGTTTGTCTCCAAACCTTGGCCGTCCTGTTACCGGAGCGCATGATACAATCCCAAATCGCATCCTCAACTGCTGGATAGCTTTCTTCAATTGCTAGAATGACGTATTCCTGTGTCTCAGGGTTCCAAGTTATTACCTGTTTACCATCTACAAACACGTCGTTCCCGTCGTACACATAGTCGCCCGGTTCTGGGACTGGTTCTGCTAATAGGTCTGACGTCTCGTCAGTATAAGCAGCGTTTAAAAAGTCTGTAAGTCTCATAATATTCCTCCTTTTGTGTTAAATTCCTGTGCGCCAAAGACTGTCGTCAGCGTTCCAAGGAGATCCGTAAGGGTCCTCTATGTAGTCGTCATCGTCAAAAACTCTAATAGTTGTATCAACCGGTTTCGTCGGATCACCTGTCGGTAGATCGGATATCCTACCGCGGGCAAAACTACCCATCGGTCTTACAAACTCATCAGCCGTCCCATTCTGTCGCGCTTCATATAAGACTTGCGCGCTCTTTATTTCGTCTAACGGAATGAGTGGATGAAGCGCAGTTAGTTTATAGAGCATAGGATCGTCTTTGGCTAGCTCAAGTCTTTGAGCATCCTTAGCTCTTTCTTGAATAAGTTCCCGTTTAACTTCGGGGCTTTTGAACATTCTCAAGAATGCGTTCTTTGCAGGAAAAGCGAGTGCGTTGTCGCTGATGTCCATTGCTATTCCACCCTTATTCTGATAGAGCGTCAGTGCGACCCTAATTACGATGTCCACGTTTCCCGTGGCCCAGCCGATAATGAAGTGGTCCCCTTCTCGCGCTACTGCGATACCATCCTCTATTCTGCCTGAGCCGGCAGTTAGTAAGATGTACTCACCGATTCCAAAGTCTTTAAAGTGTAGGGCGAGTTCACCCCAAGTACCGAGCCCCTCACCTTTTGTTACTGGTGTTGACGGAGGTAGAGCTAGTGCGCCTGTTGGTTGTATCTTATAATCAGGAAACTTTGCGGCCGTTAGAAACTCGGTCAGTAGGGACGGCTTTACTTCGCTGTACAACTCCGCCGGTATGACGGATTTCCTTGCTACGTATTCTAAACTTCTCATAATACTCCTTAATGATAAAAAAAGTTCCGCGTTGCTGAACCAAATTTAACTATTATTTCACTCTCGGTATACCACTGTTTCAAGTAGTCAACGACCTGTTGGTGTAAGGCCTTCTCTGCCGAAACGTCTATTTCTGGTCTTTTGACCTTATACGCAACACTCAACCAAGGGCCTCCATCAATATAGCCGTCCCCGCCGCATCGTTCGCAATCTTCTTCGTCTCCGTCACAATCAGGACAAACCGTTTGTGGTGCGTCATATCTTTCTTCTCTTATTATATTTGAGTTAGGGTCTTGGCTATCTATAAGGAATCTGCGCCAAACTTCTGATGCTTCATCTGATGTTCTACCTGTTATATCAGAGGCTAACCCCTTCCCTCTCGCGGTACAATCTTGCATTGCCACAATATAAAGGGTAGGTCCGTAACCTTGCTCAGCATAAGAGTATTCTATTGTATCCTCTTGTCTGTCCTCTTGATTGTCTGAATAAACAATAAGCATCGCTATCCCATTGTTCTGAAGGATAGGCTCAAGATTTGCATGAGCCTTAAAAGCAGAATCGTAAGTGCCCGCCAAAATTGTGTCGGGATCGTACACAAAATAGAAGAACTCCTCTCCACCGTGGTAGGTGAATAGGGCGAGTCCTGTTATATCGCGTCGGCCTGCTTGCATTTATCCGCCAGTTGAAAAGAATTGGTTCATTGCGTCTAATAAAGCGCCTCTTATTTCGTCTTCGTCAAACCATTTCTTCAAATGAACGAAGACTTGTTCATTAAGAGTAGCTTCTGCGTCGACCTCAATGGTTGGGGTCTTGATCTTGTAATAGTGGTACTGCGGCTGTTCACTGTAAGGGTCTATAGTACCCCTACCGTCACAGTTGTCTCGATCAAAAGCCGTTATATTAGAGGTTGGGTCTTCACTGTCTTCAAGAAAACGGTACCAAACTCTCATAGCTTCACCTGAGGTCTGTCCTCTCTCGTCTGAGGCTAGGCCCTTACCCCTCGCCGTCGAGTCTTGCATTGCGAGGATATACATGGTCGGTCCGTAACCTTCTTTTGAGCGCGACAGCTTTATGGAATCGTAATTTCCACGATCAGTTGTGATTAGCATACCGATTCCGGCATGCATAAATGTGTTGCGCAAATCATTCCTAGAAAGACCGTAGAAGTTCTCACCAAAAAGGGAGGCGGATTCATAAGCATAATAGTAATAGTAACCGCCCGTTGCGTAGTAGAAGTAGGCGAAACCCTTTATCTCTTGGCGTACCGCGTTTAACATTAATAGAATCTCTCCGTCACATCATTAAACGTATCTGTTATCTCTTCAAGTGTAAACTGTTGACGTAGAAATTCCACTACTTTATTGTTATTTTTAATCTCAGTAGATACATCAACAATTTGTCTAGACACCATAAATGCAGCCGATGCCGATGGGGCTTTAATTATACCAGAACCAGCCTTTTGACTATCTCTTTCAAAATGATCCCAAACTGATTGAGCTTCTTCCGACGTTTCTCCGTCGTCATCAGAGGTAAGCCCAACCCCTCGTTTAGTGGCTTCTTGCATAGCAACGATATATAGAGTGGGCCCATAACCCTCTACCTCAGATCTTGCCCACTCTACAGACTCGTAGCCACCATGATCTTCTACACCTAACATTGCGCATCCAACTTCACTAAGTGCATCATAAAGGGTAGATGTGTCACCAATATCCTCAAGATTTAAATTTAATATTGGGTCTGGGTCGTATATATAATACCAAAAGTCATAGGTTTCTCCTATAAAAAGAGCCATACCCCTTATACTTCTTCTAGCTGCTTGCATATTACTCCTTTAAAAAATTACTCAAAGATGCTACCCTTCTTGGGCCACTGTAACTACGGCTAAACATTATATCCGCGAGAGACCACAAGAGATCCTCGTAGTTTAAGCTGGTACGTATAATGTAAGGCCCGTCTGTACCGTGGCAATTGGATATGTCGGTATTACCTTTCGCAGTCTGGTGGTTTGCGTAAGCTTGCGCGGTGTCAACCAGTTGGCGGTCGGTTTTAAACACGTAGTTAGCGCTCACAAAGACATTCTCTCTTCTTATATCCCTTTCCTTTGTGATACCAGAATTAGGGTCGTTTGAGATTTCGTAGAACTTGTCCCAAACCCTCACCGCGGAAGGTGACGGTTGGCCGTCAGATTCGATACCCTCTGGGCTTTCTTGCATTGCAATCATATACATCGTAGGTCCATAGCCTTCAGCGGCGACAGGACCGTGGATATTGTTGTCTTCCACTTCAATCTTCCCAAAAACCGGCCGTTTGATGTGAGACCTGAAGTCTCGCGCGTTGATGATGTCTTGGATGATTGTGTGATCGTACAATACATACAAAGATCCTGACGAAAAGAACGGTCGCTTACACAGGGCGAGATTAGATATATTGGTTTGTAACATTTCTCCACCATTTTACAAATTCGTCTCTTGATTGCCAATGGTTCGGTCGGTTAACCAACCCAACCCCATCGGGTATATCCTCTAGTCTATCCATCAACCCTTTGTCGGCAAAGTGAACCGATTTGCCGCGGCCAACTGATAAAGAGAGATACAAATCGTCGTTGAAGATCGCTTCACTGCGATACATCGGATTCTGTGCAATGAGACCAAGACTGACCTTGGCGAGCAGGTCCTTAGAAAGCATTACAAAGCGACCTTTGATTATCGGCACAAAACCCCACGCATCTAGTGCGGTGGAGTAAGGTTTGTCTCCAATAGAAAGGTTGCGGCCAAAGGCGCCAGTAAGAACGTCAGGGTGTCGTTGGTGCACTTCAAACGCGTCCTTAAGAAAGTCGTCGTCCTTAGGTAAGAGGTCGTCATCCATAAATACGATAGTCTGGTACTTGGAGAAGGGCGCTAAAACGATTCGCGCTAGACAACCCATATTCCAAGTTGAGTAGACGGTCTGATCTCCTTCAACCAAGTCGTCCTGTCGGTTATTGATGACTATTATCTCATTCTCTATAGTTTGCTGTCGCAGTTTGTCAATCAGTTTGCGCAACTGTGCGGGCCGACTATAGTTGAGAAGTATTATCGATATCATTTAATAAGAACCTCGTTAGTTTACTTGCTGCAATTGTCTCAGGAAGACCGTACTTCGTTCTAAAGTCTCGACAGGATCGTATTGCACTGTCAGATTGCATTTGTCCCATAAGCTCTAGAATCTTAGGAGTGCCGGCGAGGCGGATAACCTCAGGAATCTTCAGTTGATCTTCTTTTGTAGAATTAGGCTGTAAAGCCCACTTAGCGAATTGGTAGAATGTAAACCGGTTATAAACTATCAGCTTTGCCAAGGTCTGTGCGTTTAAATGGGAATAGATTATATATACTTTAGTGTCACCCATTGAACTTACACCGCCCGTATTCCAAATTCTGTCTGCGATATAGGGGGCGCTCCAATCTCGTACTGTCCAGATTTGCGGATTCATTTCTCCCGCTCTGATCCAGTCGTCTATACTAAGCGACTCCCACGGCAATGAGACTAGAGTCTCAGGATTGTTCAGGGCGATCTCTCGGGCAATTCGCTGACCGGTACTACCAATGTCTGTGCCCGGTGGTATATCCTTCATGTACTCTTCCGCAATCGGCAAGAACAACGCTCTCGCGTCCGAATTGTACTCGAGAATGTAGAAGAATTGGTACCAACGATCGGGTTTCTCCATCAACTTCGGTTTAACTCGCGCAAAGAACAGATTCCAGTCTATACCAAAGGCCTTAAGGATGTTAACCCAACTAGAACTCTCCAACCTATCCATCACGTCATTATATATTCGTTCATCTACCGTGCCTATCATCCCGATATGAGTGATGACGAACAGATCTTTTATATCCATGGACAATTGTGCCCAATTTGCGGTCGAAAGTACAGTCTTCAACTTAGTCACCCTTGCGTCATCTGGGGCTATAGGGCCACTGGTGTTAACGAGTATATTAAGTATTGTAGAAGGACTGAAGGTGTCTGCAATTCTCGGATTCAATGCCGTTACTCGTGCTAACCAGCTTGGGTCAAGCGCGCCTTCTGGAATAGTAACGCCCGCCAACATAAGGTTGGCATAACTTGCGCCCGAACGGCCCGCCATCATATATAGGATGTCTTGCGGAACCGTCTTGAGTATGTCGATCGTGGTTTGGGGTAACGTAGCGAAAGTCTCGGGTATAACCATTGTGAATAGTATCTTAATCCAATTAGGGTACTGAGTAATGACGTCTTTAACGTCCTGACCATCGTACTCTACCTCGGTTCGTCTGTCACCCCTCGACACACTCCTAAATGCGTCCGCGTAGTTAGCGAGGACGGGGTGAGTCTTCATAAGTGTGAGGTACTTCTTAAGCAAGTAGTACTTGGCGGGTGTAACCGTCTTACCCTCGAGCTTCGGAATAAGGTACTGACCCAACTTACGACCGCTGACTACGAGGGTGAAGATTTGATCACCGGTCAACTCAACGCCCTGTTGAGTTAATGAGGCCATGAAGGTCGTAAACTGTGTCTTATTCTTAATCGCATTGTCGGCTGCGTATAGGAAGTCGTCCATTGTACCAGCCTGTTGAATACTGCTCATTACGCGATCCATCATTTGATACTTAAGGGCTATGCTTAAGACGTAAGAGGAAGGTATCCTTCCGTTAGAAACCAAGTAGTCGAAGAGCTCTTTGGCTAAGTCGGCAATATCGGGTAAGGAGAACAGTTGGTCAAAGGTTCGGTTCCAATCGCTGATTCGGTTACGACCAATGGTTTCAAAGGCCGCGTTCTTATCTAAGAGGTTGGCCTGTACTAGGTATAAGATGTCCTTAGGCTCACTGACCAATATACCCAAGTAGTTGCGTAGCTCGCTATTCATACCTATCAATCTTGTTATACGATCAACCGTCATATTACTAATGATGAATGGGTATCCTGAGTTCTGAGCAAAGTCGATCATTGAAGGTTTACGTGCTAATAACGTATCTACTAGATCATCCTTACGATTTTGAATAGCCCATCTTACCAAATCTCTCTGTGCCCTCTCCTGCATTGAGTCAAAATAATTGATATCCATTCCTACAAGTAACCCTAGATCGTCTTTTGATAGGTTGTTATAATCGATTTGATCCTTAAAATAAGGATTCCCGCTAGTTAATTGCTGCACCATATAAGTCTGTGGAATCGTATAGTTTCCTACACCTTTTCGGTTAAGAATCTCCCATAGGAAGGCGCCGCGCTCTGGGGTAGAATATAAGAAAGAACCAATCGGTGTAGACGGATTCATATTGTCTATGCACAAGGGCATCCATTTCCTCATATCCGCGGTGATTAGTTCGTTCCACATACCCGGTCCTAACAGCTTTATGATCTCAGGGGTTGGTTCAATACTTCCATCTATTAGACCGGCGAGAGTCGCAGGGTCGATGTATGTAACGGTGTAACTCGTATTCCCCAAGGTCCAATGCGCTCTACGTTCAACATTACTATAGGCACGACTGAAGAGAGCCCCAGCCGCGTCCTTAAGTTTGTCGTTGGTTATATCGGGGTGTTCCGCTTGAAGGCTTTGCCCAAGAGCGAGGGCGGCGTCCATCGGTTCAATGATGGTAGTAATGTAGTAGACGTAGTCTTTAGGGTTGTCAGCCTGCATTGTGTCGTCGGTAACGCGTTGAGTCGCTTTAACGGGGGATCCGGGCTGCCGAGAGTCCAAGAGGAATCTCGCATAGACCGGTTCAGCGTCACCGGAGGTTGAACCAGAAGCATCTGATGCAATCCCCTTCCCGTCTTGCCACGCCCTTTGAGCACCACAGACATAGGCCGTTGGCCCGATTTCGAGCCGTTTGTTTCCGGCCGAGTTCTGCACTGTATAGTAGTCGCCGCGTTCGTTGTACGACAACCGTACGTACCCGACTGCATCTATACCGAAACGCTCCTCAGCGTTGTACCTCCATATAATAACGTAGATACTTCCAGCTAGACTCTGTCCAATGAACGACAGGGCAAATTCGTTACCTAGCGATCTTCTCGCTGCACTTAAACGATTCATATTTCCTCCATAAAAAAAAGAACGGTTATTTACCGTTCAATTATATCAAAAACCCTCGCTTAAATTAACAGGGTTCTATTATGTCGGAAATTATTTTACGCACCTTTTCTTCGGGATCGTCAGCGCCGTCGAATGACTTGCAGAATAAGAGGCCTTCCTTATCTTTACAGATCTCGTAGCAGAATTCGTAAAAAGAGCACTTAGGACAAAGATCATTCATTCAAACATCTCCCCTAATGACTTAAAGAATGCGCGAATCTTACTTCTTTTAGGAACCCACTCATAAGACAGATACGGCTCTAGAGAAAATTCACACACATAACCACCTCTGTGATGAGGGCAGGTGAAACAGTCCTTTTGAACAGAGGTACACCATTGAGGATTCGGTTTGTCAGAGTAGCCGCGCTTTTTTACGGGGCGAAAGATGATGTCTTCAAACTTACACTTATGCTTTATCAGGAAAGGACAGTCACAACTCTCTATTGATCCGTCATCATTATAAGTCGCAATACATCTCCATTTATTACAGAGTTTTTGATCAGGCAGCGCAAGCCAATTGATCTTATCCGTCAGAGGCTCGGCTTGACCAGTGATAATGTTCTTCAGCTTTTGATCACTGTAGTACTTGGCACCCTTTCGGCGGTATTTTTCGTAGGCCTCTTTCCATTCTTGTTCTTTAGCCGCGCGCTCTACGCCGGTATACTGACTGGTCGACGGGTATGTTGACCATTCGCCCGAGTTTTGTCCAATGGACATCCTATAACCCGGCATCTCTCCACTACATGCCATATTATTTCTCCTCGCAAGGTCTTTCCAATAGCCTTTTGGAAATACCCAATCCTGTAATTTGTGTTGATACCCCTTAGTTATTTGTATTGGGTGCATTATTCGTCGTAATCATCCTCGTCATCTATTTCTTGAAGATGTAAAATATCTTTAATCTTATCGCGCAAAACTTGACCCTTCTTCTGCTCACAGGCCAGCCGTTTTTGAGCTTGCTTAAGATCAAACTCTAACGAATTGATGTACCCCGCCATGTCAATAGCTTGGCACTTTTTAACCAAGTCTTTATCCGCAGATCCGAAGGACTTTAGAACTCCGCCTATCGCTTCCTCTAATGTAGCGCCCTCGTTAGCGAAGGTAACATCACATCCCCAATCACTGTGTGATGGGAACGTCTGGCGGCTCTCTTGCATATGCATACCATGTGGTAAACAACCCTGTTTAAACTGCCTAGAAGTATGTATTGTAATCGTAAACCTATCCATTTGCAGGCTCCTCTGTGTGTTCGCCGTTTTTGAAATAGTGTATCTTACCATCTGACTTTTCCGGAATGGACGCCTTAACGCAAGACTCCTCCGAGTAGTCTAAGTCTGCAGCCTTTGTAAACATTTCGCCCAACGCTTTTAAAGCCTCTTTGTCGGTAGTCACGTGAAACTCGTTCACTATGTTGCCGAAAGCGCTGCTCAAAATCGCGATGACAGGACCGTAACCCCGGTCTTGAATCTTGAACGTAACACCACTATTACTGATGTGTAAGTAAAGTGAGTCTAAGGTTTTAATTATTTTTGACATCTCTCTCCTCTGTTAACTGCTTAATAAAATCTATAATATCATTCAAACAACCAGTACTAAAGACGGCGCCGCCAATTGGAAGGAAGCAGTACTGTCGCCATGGAGCATACCATCTGACGTTGCCTAAATCCGACCCGCTGTTACTGGTGCAGGACCAGATCGTGGTCTTACCCGTGTCTTGGATCAGTTCAAAGTTGATATACTCGTAAAGAGTCTTCATTCTTCTATGCCTTCATTCTCATCCAACTCTTCCGGCATAAATTCTTTCAAAGTGTTTTGCAATTCATAAATAGTCTTGTTTTGCTCATTGACAATCTTTTGGTAATCTATAATCTGATCGCGCAAACGAGAGATTTCTTCTCTCAATTTCCTCTCATTAATCATACCCTCAACACCGACATAAGGCAGGGTGAGGCCGTTAATACTGTCACCCAAAGCCGCAACCGCAGACTCCATCGTATCCCCTCTGGCATGAACCTGTAAACAGTACTCAGGAACAAGGGTTTGGTCCCCATGCACCACTGTTAAGTCAAGGTATATCATTTCCACCATCCTAAAATAGCAAACAAAGCAAAGATGAATGTATAACCGTAAAAGGAATAAACTGCAACTGTCGTCGTAAAAATGAGCCATAGTGGAGCGCCCTTGTTTTCTAATATGTCATACAGTCTACGGTTCTTTTCTGTCCTGTATTTCACCCATGTGTAAAACCAAAAGCCACATGCAAGTGCTGCGAGGATATACATAATTATAGAGTAGTACGCAAGAGGATTCATGGGGTTCATTCTTCCACCATCAGTCTCTTAGTAGGATCGTCCGTCTTAGACAGATCGTTAATCAGGGGCGTTAACGACTTCAGTGCATCGAGAAACCCGCGCTGATAAGCTTTTTGTTCGTTATCTAAGGTAGGGAGTTTCAAGGTAACCGTCTCAATTAACTCTGTAATAACCTTGAGAGAGGTGAGTATAACTCCGCCCATATCTCCTGCGCCTTTCCAATAAAACTTATTCTGAGTATCCGCGAATAACTGAGATGCAGTTGGTAGTAGGTTAGCAGCAATTCTTTCTTGCCCTGAGTCCTTGGGCTCAGTTCCTTCCTTCGGCTCTTCGCCCGTTCCTGCTGGTAAATCTTTCATTGAAACAACCCCTTATTAATTGGCTTCCCGCCGGTAGGCCCTCTTTTAACATTTGTCGCGCTATTGCACAGGCTTCGTTTTGTCGTTTAATGTATATCTCGCGCTGTTTTTCGGTCAGTTTTTCAGATATAGCGCAGACTTCCGTAACCGTCTTATAAGACGGATCTAGTCTGCGCGGTAGCCACTTTTCACCCTCAAGACAGTTTTTAATGATGTCCGCCAGCAAACATATTTCACCATCGGTTAAATCCATTACTCTACCTTCAGTTTGCCAATCTCATTTTCTAAGTGTTGAACACTAAACTCATATTCTACCCTCTCAGTTTCGATATCAGTTTGTAACTTACCGATGAGTTCTTCATAAGCAATATCGATGGCCTCGTCAAAACTGAGCGCCTTAACTTGTATTACCTCACCGTCGTCAATCTGAGACCAAAGATGCTCGCGGTACCCAGATATGTGTTTTCCTACATACACACAAACACTATCTATATCGAACCTTCCCAACACCGGTTTAGTGGAGTCCGGATTCGCCTTAACTTGGTAACCAGCCTTTAAAAGGATGTCGATCTTCTTCATTTACTTTCCTTATACTTAACAATTTTTTGATATCCTAGTCCCAAGTACGCATACTCATCCCAAATGCCTGTTGCGGGATCGAACGGGCCGTCGGGATCATTGCCGGGTCCATTGTCCAGCCAAACACCTTTTTTATCTACTTTTAAGATGTTTTTCTCTGCATAAGTTTTTATCCCAAAGGCGTCATATATCAGAGTTATAGTCTCTCCTGCCGACCAATCCGTCACAGAAGCGGTTGATTCTTTTTTCTTCTTACTCATAATTCCACAGCCTCCATTCTGAATGAAAGATCGAGTAGTAAATTGCGCCTTGCGTATGCCATCAACCCGCTAAAGGCATCATCCCATGTTTTATAGCAATCATCACTATGGCGCAAATCATTGGTATAAAACCAATAGGTTCTTTCGTAGGGGTCAAGATGTGATTCGCAAGATACGATGTAACTCCCCTTGTCGGCTAACGCCTTAATAAGCTCTACTGTCTGATCTGCTGTTATCTTCATCATTCCTCCCCTTGTTCCTGTGTCAGTTCGGATCGGCGGGCTGCTAGGTCAATAGCCATGATAGTTTTGAACTCATACCCGCCACGAATAAGAACTCTATCGCCAGCATGAACTAATTCTTGAATATGGTCATACTGCCAACCCTTCCAAATCACTCCATCATCAGCAATAATCGTCCAACTAGAATAATCATCGCTATAAATCACTATGCTGTTCACAGTTACCCATTGCTCGGGGACAGGTTGCCCACACCCCACTATCAGCACCGCAGCCAGCAAGAGTCGGGTCATGGCGTGACCTCGTCATCATCGGGTATATCCTGCCCAGCAGGTAAATAGGTTTGCATGACATTGATGGCGGCTGTCGTTGCCTTTGGTAATGGGCAAGTGTTAAAAGCCATCGGAATTGCAATTTCTCCTTTTTGTTCCGGGTTGACACAAACGGCACTAGCCATTTCTGGCTTGCAGCAATGCGGACACTTGCCATTGCACTCATAGAAAATCATTACTACTAGCCTTGCGTTGGCATAGTGATAATGCCGTGCTTTCTTTACTGCTTCGTTTAATGCGTCCACCTTACTCCTCCTCAAGTGTGAATTCGTTCAGTTTGCCCGATCCGAGACAGCGCGGGCAGGGAACAATCTTATCGTATTTAAGTTGCCCTCTATCTGTCCATCGTCCTGTTTTGATTTCACCTTTGCCATGACAGTCCAGGCAATCCACCTTGCGAATAGCCGTCAGGGGGATGGCGAGATATTCGGTGGCGGGAAGGCAGGCGGCTAATGTCCCGTTACTACCTATAAGGCAATCAGGCGGGCTGCCTTTTCTTTTACTGCGGTCGCCACATTCCTCTGCGGGTTTTTCCATCCAGTGATTGAATCTGAAACATCTCCACAACCTAACTGCCATCACTCACCATCCTTGCCCGTCAAGAGGGCGGCGAGCTTGTCCAGGATAAAGCCGAGTTGGTGATAATGGGCAGCTTGCATACCACTAGCGTCACAATTAAATGGTGTCCCCTTGCGAATATCAACCACAGCATCTATGGCTTTCGTTATCCCCTGCTCCAACTCCTTGACCCTTTGCTCCAGCTTCTCCTTGTCCACCCGGGCGGCTTGGGCGGCGCGGAGGGCGTTGTCAACCCTATTCCTAACAACCATGATGGCGGCTATTGGAATCAATCCAGTTGTATGCTCTAGCCATTCATCAATCTTTGCCAATGACTGCTGCAAATAAGCCCGTTCCAACTCACTCTCCCCTTGTGCTACCCGCGATTCGTAGGTGTCAGGCATGGCTACCTCACCATCCCTTTGAACCCACCCGAATTATCAAATGCAATAACACAGGTTCTGAATATGTCCATTGCCGAATAAAGTAACTCCATAGCGTTCTTGAAGGTATCTGCCCCCTGCAATATGCTATCGCAAGCCTTATTCAGCACATCTTGTTGATATGGTGTTTGTTCCATAATCTCTCCCTTTCCCAAAGGCGGGGGTTAGCCCCGCTTGATTTTACCAACCATCAAACTCTGGTTTATTGTCAAATTCAGATTGCGTCATCTCTACTTGGTTGACAATATAGCCTTTGCCCAAATATCCATTCGTGTCATCGGCTTCTCTATTGCAATCTCACCCTTCCCCCCGCACTCCGGGCACTCCACCTTGCGAATAGCGGAGAGGGGGATGAATATGCCCTCGGTGAGCGTATGCTTCATAATACCTCTTGGGTTAGGCTTGTTACGGCGAAACATAATATCGCCATCCGCGTATGTCATCTTCCACAACCTAACTGCCATTGGATTCTCCTTTGGGGGTGATGAGATGGTCAAGGTGGATAGCAAGGGCAATGGCACTTGATACATTTTCTTCCATTTCCCTTAATCCCTGCGCGAAAACAATCCGCATTGCTTCTTCCTGATGTTGCTTTTCAAGATAATCTCGCACTCCCTCAATATACTTTATTGCCTCGTTATACCGCTTTTCCCATAGGTCAACCTCGCCTTGCTTGGCTTGGAATTGACGGTGCATACTTAACGGCTCAAACTCCAATTCATGCACTCGTGCCTCCAACTCCTTGACCCTTTGCTCCAGCTTCTCCTTGTCCACCTGGGCGGCTTGGGCGGCGCGGAGGGCGGCGAAGGCAAGTTTAACCTCGGCGGATAAACCAGCTACTAGCCCGCAAACATTCTCACAATTCTTTGCTACCCAATGCGGACAAGCCTCACAATCCGCCTTATTGTAGATGGCTATTTTCTCCAGCGCCTCCCTTATCCTCTCCTGCGGGTTATCCATGAATGACTGCCAGGTGAGGAGAGTGGGGAGGAGTTTATCAATGCAATCCGATTCTATTGTCTTTATAGCGTCAGACTGCTCTTGACGAAGCCTTGAATCTGGGCTTTTGCCGTAACATTCAGCCGCTATTTTCGCGCACTCTTGTCGGCGTGCTATGACTACTATCAGCTCCGCCAAATCTGCTGCTGTGCTAGGTAACATTAGTCCACCTCAATTCCGAGTGCGGTTAGGGAAGCGAGGAGCCAATTCGCAAGGTCTTTAGTTTCTATCCTTGCCGATTCTGGGCAGCATGGACTACATGCAGTTATAAGGGGTGATGACATGTGGCATTCCACCTTATCAGGGCAATCGTGACAAGAACCAATCCCCTTATGCTTCTTCTTCCATTCCTTCAACTTCTCTACAACCTGTTCCCGTAGTGTTGTCATGGCTAACCTATCCTTTGGGGTTTGGGTTGCCAGTGCTTCGGCACTTTACCAGTTAAATCATAATCACCTGGTTGTATTCCAAAGTGATACATGTGCCATGCGTAAATTGGGGAAGGATTGCTTTTCCCATCTCCAGCAGCGCAACTACCGTAAGTATCCCCACTATTATCAATCTGCTCTTGGGTCGGAATAACAACACAAGCAGCATAGGGATTGAGTCGTTTAAACTCTTTCAGCACCGCCATCGTCAATTCGTTTATCTCTTCCATCTCATTCATCCTTTGATAGTGGCTTCGGTTGAGGACGCACAGGATTATGCTTGTCACAACATCCCTCATATCCATCACGATATTTGCCACAATAGTTTTCACCATAATCACCTTCAAGGCGGCAATTACAATTATTGTTATAGCAAGGTCTAACCCTCATCACTCCATCCTTTTATTGGGTTCTAACGATTTCCGTCTTGATACCCGGCCGCGTAAGACTTAAAGATCAGTTGATACGTTTGCTCGTCTGGTTTGGAGTTACTAATACAACGCTCTGGGTTGAAGTCTTGATGCGCTTTGCCGTCTTTGTAACCACAGTCATAGTACCAGTCGTGCGCAGTTGCACAACTTAACATCAGAACTGCGATAATAATAAGAAATATTTTCATGTTATCCTTCTTCTAGGTATTCTCCGCCTATTATATTCAATAGTGTCTCTAGTGCACATGCACCCTCGGAGTGATTATCATTCTTTAGGTAGTTTATAATCATCTTAATCTTATTTACCGTAAGGTCCTCTGGCAAAGACGGTCGCCGCTTAGCTGCGGCTTCTGCGCTCTCTCGGATTGCGTAGTACGTATCACCGGAAGTGGGGCAGTTGTCGCATTTCCAAGCCCACTTAGTCTTGCTACCGGTGCCCACCGAGTAGATCCTTATTGCCGGTTCACCACAATGAACGCATACTATCGGTATCTCGTCATTATAAGCATAACACTTTAATCCCCATCCACCAATTGTGGCTGTACATTCGTGACCGTTAACGTTTGTTTGACTACAATCCCCAATATGTGGGCACTCATCGTTAATACATCTTCTTGCCATAGTACGCTCCTTTTCTTTTATCCATTTTATATACTGCGGGCAGTTTTCTGGAACACCGATACAATCTGCGTATTTAGGATCTAATCCAACATCTGTAAATAGTTTATTATGCCAACAATCCGGTCTGTCTCTAAATGGGCATAACATCTATATCTCCTTCATAATAGAGCTGTAACCTTTACAGCCATCCTTTTCTTGAACACAATGTCCCGGTGCTGCATACATTCCACTCCAACCTTCACATTCCTCAGTAGCGCAAGGTGCACCGGGTCTGTATTTTTCTTTTTGGTATAAGACCCACATCAAGTCGTTATAGTTCCCATCGTCAAACAGTCTTTGCTCAATAGACTCACTTTCGAGACTGTCGCAGAAGGCGTAGTTACATATTGCCATTATCCCTTTGAGCTTAAAGATCAGCGCAATTTGAAATGGTGTCAGGTCGGCAAAGGCGCCCATAATATCAAAGTTAGCAAGGGCGTTTTCGTTCCCGGCATAGTCCTTACCCTTAGTCTGCATAAGCTCTTGTCGCTCTTTGGTGAAGGCTTCGGCCATACTTAGGTACAGTTCGAACCGCTCCTTAGTAAGGCCGATCATTTCCGCCAAACTGTCGATCATAGACTGCAAATGTTGGTGCCGCTTTTCGGTAAAGTCGGCACACTTCTCGTTAAGTTGTTTGCGATTCATTGATCTTTAATATCTCCTTGAGTCTGTTTATTTTCTCAACATATGGTTTTATAAAATATTCTTCCGATTTTATTCTTTCTTTAATTTGCGTCAAAATTTTTTCATTCCGGCCTATGTTCGTTTAGTCTACAATCCCAATGAATCTCTGTAAGCGGGTTTGGGAGATCCGCGCCCATATCACTGCAATAATGATGTCCCGGTATACAAATCAAGTCTTCTTCTGTGCCAAGTTCTAGTTCTTTCCAACGGATGTACTTGCACTGAATACAAAAGACTACAGGGTGTCCGTCAAACTTCATTTTTTGGCCTAAGAATGAGTTTAATTGGTATTTTCCCTTCGCCCTCTTTTTTACGTAACTGCTTAGATCGTTCTTCTTCCCAATACTTTACTCGCTCAGCAGCCCACTTAAACTTCTCTTCGGTTTCAGGGCGGACTCTCTTGACTGAATAGCGGTTTGTGATCCAACCGGTAAAATCGTTCCACAGCTCACTTATGAAGTTCATATTTCTCCCTCAAGTTTTTATTAAACGAAGGTCGGTAGTCTACACCTACCGGAACTTTGTCGCTCATACACCAAAAACCGCACTCACAATCCATTTCCGCGTAGACCTCAAAGACGGTGTCTTTGTACACTACGACGTCGTTGTCTCTACCGCAGGCTGGGCAGATCATTTAAACACCAATACACAGAGGCCTGCGACGATAAGTCCTGCAATAAACCCATAAAACAAAATCCACCTTACAAAACTCCAGAATGATTTCCCCACGATGTTAACTAGAGTAAAAGATGGTGGACATGGAAGCTGATTCATTGTGAGTCCTCCGGCAGTAGACTAACCATATGTTTCTTGGCCTCTTGGATAGCCGCTTTTATTTTGATCTGTTCCATTTCCTTCTCCGAGATCTTTGGTGATTTCTTCGGTGGCTTATATATCTCAGATTGACTGTAGTCGAAGTCCGACTCATAAGTATGTATTATCTCTACTTCACACTTCTTGCATTTCATTATCACAGAGATGTAGGCGGAAAGACTGTATTCGTCAATTTCATGGTCTCTATTTTTCTCACTCAGTTCGCCGCCGCAGATGGGGCAGTTTTTTGCCCTATCCGACATTTTTATGTAGTCGCCTTCGTTATAGTCGCCTTCACGATATTCCATTTTGGAACCTTACCATTGGAGGAACCCAACCCGGAGGAGGTGGAAATCTAGTCTCTTTACCATCCTCAACAACGATGGTGGAACCGTCGCCACAACCGATGTACGAGATAGAGTGCCTTACATCACTGAATGGATCTTTCTCGGGCAGAGGCTTTTCGTCCGGTTCTACCCAGCAATAACAGAGATTTGGCTGCGTCTCGGCTGTACATTTTTCATCAACTAGAAGCTCACAGCCTTTACATGCGTCACATACCTTGGGTCGTTTCATTTTATCCTCCTATTTCGGCGATCAAGGAGTTGAACCGAGATTTCACGCTCATCGGGCGTGAGTTCTACCATTGAACTAATCGCCGATACTTACCTACCCTCTATTATACAGTTGATGTTATAGGCTATTCCCCTTACCATAAAGTACAATAAGGCTATCCCGATCGCATCAGCCACGAGATAAAAGAATAAATTCAGTATCACGTTTCCAAAGTCTATCATAATTCACCTCACTCTATCACACTTTTTTGAAAAGTCAAGCTCTTTTTATGGCTAGAAGGACTTGAACCCTCACGCCCGGGTTCGTAGCCCGGTGCTCTTTCCAATTGAGCTATAGCCACATAAGACGGGGTTAGATCCCGTCAGTAATCTTAAACCATTCCACGAGATACAACTTACGACCAGTGGTGGCTCCCGCTTGATAAGACACTATACGACTAGTTTCCTCAAGCTCTATCATATCGACGATGTATCCGTTTTTCTTCAGTGCGCGCTTAAATTTCTTTGCGACATCTTCAGAATAAAAATCGGTGCGACTATACTCTAACATATTACCTCCTTAAAGTTCTCGTTCTATTTCTATAACTGTTTTAGTACTGCTTTCCGTTCTTCATCCTTAAAAGCCAGCCAATATACCATGAACTCAGTTGAAAATTCTTTAACATCTATCTGGTCCTCTGGAATTTTTTTTGAGATCAACCATTCTACAAATCTCTCCGCTAGTTTTTGGCTAGCGAAACGCGCACCCTCTTGCGACGGAAGTTCTACTTTATCTATATAAGTCTGTTTCTTCGGTGGTTCCTTTACTTTCCTACTACCAAACATATTATCCCTCCTCTATTCTAATTATACCTTCTCTTACTAGGTTATCGCAGACCCTAATACACATATCAATGTTGATGTGCAGTTTATCCATAAGCTCATCGTAATAGACTGTGTCGCGGTGGGCCATGTAATTCGTTATAAGCTTTTTTGCTTCTACATAGGTTATACTCTCGTCTATGTAGGTGATACCGGGTGCCCTTATGATTATCACCACAAGGAAGCCTGCAACCCAACCCAGCAACATGTCGACAATGTAGACCCACTCTCCGTGTTGAGTGAGAGTCCACAATAATCCTAGTGCAGCCAGAATACCAATGGCCGCGATTAGCGCCAGTTTAAGTATCGTGTTCATGCTCCTCCTAACAAATTAAGGTCTTTTTTGTCCCTTAACTATTGTAAATTGCTGGTATTTTACAGTTTTCCAGCGCCCAATGCACCCAGAAATCCAACCAAATCAGCCGCGCGAGAACTCCGTCTAGGTCTTCATGAGGAAGACCATCACCCTTAATCGGTTTAGCACATTCGTCACAATCACACCAGCCCGGTTTTGCGTCAGGATGATTCACTTTGTAGAAGTTCAGCGCTCTCCGTATCTTATTGGCGTGTTTCTTTGTTAAGAGGAAGCACCCCGGATGCTGTGACATTATTCCCGTGTCCTTCTTGAAAAACAGATCGTGGAGAGTCATTGCCCTGACGGCTTCGTCCCACTGTAGATAGCCGGGATACCGACTATTACTATTTCCCGTCATCGAGTCACCGCGAAAAACGGGCGCCCCCTCTAACTCTAAGCTATGAACCGCGACCTTAAGTTCAGTGCCGTATTCATCAGCCTCTTCCTCTGCGTAGTGTTTATCTACAACAGCTTCTCCGATATGTATATTGAAGCTCATTTATCCTCCTATGGCATCAAAACAGATTTTATGGGCAAAGAACCAATTCGTATAATACTCTAGCTGCGTTATAGGCGTCGTCCCCGCCTCTGTGGGCCTGACCTTCGAAGTCAAGGTCGTAATAGGCCAGCGCGTCGGCCTCGGAATAAGACTCTTCCTTACCGTTGAAAAGCGAGAACAAGTACTTGATATTCAAGTGAGTCCGCCCAAACGGATACTGAACGTTTTCCCGCCTGCACTGACGTTCGAACTGCACTCGGTCGTAATCACCGTAGCTCGCCCACGTGTAGTCCCTGTAGTTCGCCTTAATCCAATCACACAGACCGCGGAAGGTTAGGTTGCTACCATAGACTTCCTCATCCGTCAGATTGGTCAGCGACTTGCAGAAATCAGACAGTGGATAAGTGAGAGCCGGCTTTACGATTCGGCTTCCCTTTTCCTTTTCACCCGTTCTGATATCTAACAGGCAGTAGCCAAACTCGATTATCTCGCTTTGGTCGATGTTCTTTGACGGCTCCCAGCAAGTACTCTCGATATCGACTACTAGGATCTTATTGAAGTTTTTGATTTTTCTCATGATCTCATGTCTATTGTTATGGTTTCCCTGCGAGGGCCGAAAGGTCCCTTTGGACCTCTCTTTTTTCGTGTGTAGTCATAGTTTACAAAATACATCTCAAAGTCTTTGAGTGTAATGTAGGAATAACAGGGACTAGTGTAGAATCTCTTAAGCCCATAATTTCTTATCTTCTCGTGTACACACTGCCGAGAAAGACCCACTAAGCGCGGTATATCGGCAACCCTGACGCCCCTGATCTCCATAAAGTCTATCGTTAACTTATTCATCGTTCCTCCCACATGCGTTGCAGTCAACTTCTGTGCTGTAGCTTCTATCGATCTTCTCGTAAGCTGCCCTGATTTCTGCGTCATTGATAAACTCAAGCAAGAGTTCGTCTGCGGACTCGTGAGAGTCTTCACTAAACCTATTCTTTGAGAGCCTTTTGAACTCTTTTATCAAATCCTCTTTAGTGATAGAAGGATTTATGTATATCTTCTTGGTGGCGTATTCAATTACGTAATTCACGCCATTTATTGTGGCGAAATCCCAAAAGCCCTCGCCCCAATTATACAAGGTGTAAGACCCGTCTGTCGCAAGATGAGTGATCTTGAGCCTCTCCACCATCGTGTCAGAGAAGTTCACTTCATCGAAGTGCTCTATACTGAATTCCTCACTTGCGTCGACTAACTTGTCTTTATTGATATACATTTCGTCTCCTTTCAATTATATTCTAACATAAAAATTAGAAAAGTCAAGCATTTTCTTTCAAAAACACTAACTTTCCTAAGAATTTTGAGGCCTAAAGTTGACTATTTTATTATTGTGTGGGACTTAATCCAATATCCCTGTTTTGGTTTTTCTATACCTAATTTCTTACATCTTTTTGCTATAGCTTTTCCGGTAACTCCGAATAACTCTCCAATTTTTGTAAGTGGCATTTTCCAAACCAACTCCTCAAGTTCTTCTCTAGTGGGGTTAAATTTTCTACTAGCAACATATTTACATTTTGATGAACAATACATTGTTTTACTGCTTGTAGGTTTAAATATTTTATGACACTGCGGACACTTTATATCTTCTAACACTATAGGTGTAGTATTGTGTATATGGTGATAATGTAGTTTGGAATGTTCACTATTGCTCATAATCATTAAGTTGCTAATCTCATTATTAAGCGTATTTCCGTCAATATGATGTACATGCTCACTCTTAGCGAGGTATCTTCCTAAATGTAGCTCCATAACCAGCCGATGAAGATAGACCGTGCTGTCACTTGCAAATGGATGATCTGGTATATAGACAATAAGATATTCTTTTCCCTTCATAATACGGGAACAAATACCTTTGTTAGATATATCGTGAATTTCATCAAAATTGAGAACAACTCTATTTTCCCGTTTATCTTTCATTGTTTTGCGGCGGGATTCCATCATCTTACTAACTCTCTTATCTGCCGATGTAAGGCCTTTATTCCAAGCATTACCTTGTTGTTTAACAAAATTTGTTAAATTATCAAACGATCTACGGTTAGGGTTTAACTTACAGCGCAGTTCGTGCTGAATAAGGCTATTTTTGTTTTTACATTCCTTCTCACAAAATTTACAATTCATTATTTCCTTCCTAATATTGAGGCCGCCGGAACTCGGATCCGGAATATCCGCCTTAAAAGGGCGGTGCTTTATCCAATTTAGCTACGGCCTCATGCGAGAGAGGTGGGACTCGGACCCACATGCACCAAGTTAACGGCTTGGGGCTGTATCCAATTCAGCTACTCTCCCATTATTTGTAAATATACGCTATTCTTTCCTCCAAGTTATCCACCTTAGCCATGATCTGCTTGATATACTTCAGCTCTTCGTCTACTACGGCCTTGGTGTACTCCGGGTTCTTATCCGGATATATAACCTCAGCAAAAGAGGCGGTCTGCTGAAATAGCCATTTCTTCTCGCTCTCAAAAAACCATTCAAAGTAGTCATCAAACCATTTCCATTTTGCCATTTCCGCCTTGGCGCCTTCGACGCCTAATTCCTTATATAGGTGATTCTTGCGATAGCGAATTTCATCATACGTCGCTTGTTCTTTTCTGAGCCTCAGAATCGTGGCTATAATACAGTCAAGATCGAGGCATTTTCCTATGTCGTTTTCGTCGTATTCCATTCTGACCCTGTTGGTCTTGCACCAACCTCACCTATCCACCGCGGGTAAATAGGTACGCTCTATACGCTAGAGTCAATATTGGGCACAGAAAGACTCGAACTTTCAGCTTACTGGGTGTAAACCAGTTACTCTACCAATTGAGTTATGCGCCCTCTAGCAGACCGCTCGCTTCCCACCCCGGTTTACGTTATTTTTAAAGGGAGTGACATTATACAGATAATTCTCCCACCGACTACGGGCCAAAGCCTCGTCCGTCTGCTATTTTGCTGTACAGCTATATGTATGCCGTTTCCGGCATAAACCAATAAGACACCAGTAACGCTACGCCTATTCCCCAAAGAATCCAGCCCCACCACCATCGTGGTGACGATGGTGAATGCGTCCATGTAGGAATCAGCCATGTGCCTATAGCCGCGAGTAGAAACGCGTCAGCTATGAAAGTGCTCAGTATTCGAATTGTCATTTTTCACCCAACCCCGTGGAAAATCCCAATCCCATTTAAAATGTAAATCAACCTTTTCAACTCGGATGTTCATAACACCCATACCGTAATGCTCGTCATAAAACTCAACCAGTTCTCTAGCGGTGAATATAAATGATTCATGAATATCATAATCCCGACGATATTCTGGGTATTGTTCCCAATAATGAACACTCTTTTCTGTGGCGGTTAATATATACCTTGGCCCCTTCCCTGAAATATCATTACACTTGATTTGTATATTCCAATCATCAAGAGTAAGATTGGCGATAGCATAGCCAAGCATTAGATAACCGCTGTACTTTGCGTCCATTTCATTTCCTTTCGTTTCATTCTCAACATAATATAACATAGATCGTCCAAAAAGTCAAGCAAAAAATTAAGGGGCTAATTAGCCCCTTTAAATTCTTCCTCGATATCAAGAAAAGGGGGCGCGACAATTTCCACGCGTTTGAAATTGAAGCTGTCAAATTCTCCTAAGACGGGAAGTTCAATTTGCTTAGCCATTCTTTCACAGACTTCACGCCATTCTTCTGCACTAAGTCCACGGTCAGCCTTAAGACGGTTAGCCCAGTGGCTTTCGACGTTGGGCTCAAAGGCAATCATAACGACAGATGAGACACCGTGTTCTTGGGCAATCTTCAACCATGATCTACGGTGTAGTCTGTTGAGGTTTGTTTCGTCGACGTACACGCTGAACCCTGCCTTTAGCCAGATCTCAACCAAAGCGTCAACGCTCTTGAAGATGCAGCTCTCGTAGTTCTGCGGGCTAAAACCGTAGTCTCCAGCCTTAATCATAGTGCGGAGATCATCGGGGCAAATCACCACGAGATCGCGATATTGGTCGGCAAGACGCCGCGCCAAAGTACTCTTACCGCTGCCGGGTATTCCGACCGGGAGGTAGAGTGTTTGTTCTTTATGAAACTTTATCCATTTATCCATTTGGAGTGGGGGGAATCGGACCCCCGGCCACACGCTCCCAAAGCGCGTGCTCTACCAAGCTGAGCTACACTCCAATATTAGAGAGAGCAAGAGTTGAACTTGCAAAATCTCGCGTCCGAGGCGAGTGCTTTGATCCAATTAAGCTACCCCTCTGTTTTAGGGATGATAGGGTTCGAACCTACATCTTCCGCCTAGGGCCCTAGACGGCTACGTCTTCCATTTGCGCCACACCCCTATTTATTGTACAATGTCGTTCTTTCCGGCACTTTTTCGTACCAATACACTAATCTCCAAAGAAAGGTTATGAAACGACGACCTCTCCGATAAAAAACTTTCACCTGCCCCGGTTCGCCCGGATGATGGAATCTGTAATCACAAAGATCCCACGATTCGTACAACTTCGTGTAGGCGCCACCATCAGGAACATCGGCGCAATTTCTGACTGCTCTATTGGCGAATCTTTTTCCCAACTTGTTACTAATACTTCTCCCTAGTGAATAGGGTGCTTTGTAACTTCTACTCATGGTTTTCTCCTTTAGTGTCGTTAATGACACGTGAGAAAACCAGACCTCCCTATGAATTTGTGCATTTTATCTCCTAGTTCATTATTGTGTACTCACTCGAGTCTTTGATCCCGCCGCAACTTCCACTCGGTTGACAGAACCCCATAACTGTGAGTTCGTACTGAGCCTTAACATACTTCTTCACGTTAGGATCTTCGCGCAAAACCTTAATCTCTTCCTCTAATTCACGTTTCCTTTTATACCAATCTTCTCGATCGTCCATCATTTATCCCCTTTTAAATTCTTCCAACTCTTTTTAAAAGCACTATTCAAATTTCTCTTAAAAGCGTCTACCCTGCCATGCTCCGCCATTTCTTGAAGTATTCTATCAGCATCACACTCTTGGCGGATAGCGTCACTAAACAAGTAATACACCGCTGACTTCATTTGAGACTCAGAACATGAACCTATAAGGCTTAGATAATTAGATAGGCTTCCCGTAAACTTGCTGCGGCCTCGTTCAAAGTAACGAGGAATGTGATCTATATTATCACCCATGTTGTGCACTAAAACTGCCCAACAGCCTATTGCGTATTCGATAAGATCGTCCTTATTCCAAGTCACCATAACATAGTTCCTTCTAAAAGTCAAGCAGTTTCATAATGAGCGGGTAATGAGGCTCGAACTCATACCTTCACCTTGGCAAGGTGAGATGCTGCCATTATAACATACCCGCAATTTATTCCTCCATCACACCAACAGCCGTGGACTGATATTCCCCAGACTCTTGGCGCTTTAACAAAGGAGCTGACTCAAACTCCATTACGTCCTCAACCTCAGACCATTCTATCATGAGCTCGGAAATCGTTATATCAACAATAGGAACTCTTGCGCGTAACTTTTCAAGGAACTTTAGCTGGTGTTCCTTCGTCTTAAAGACGTACCAGTGATAAACAAGCTCTCTTCGTACTTTCACATTTCCTCCTTAGAAAGGTATCTCGTCTTCCCTGAGTAAGCGAAACTTTCCACCATCTATCATCTCTTGAAATTCAGCATCGATCTTGCGTTGTTTTTCTTCCCTTTCACCTGCGATGTTGGCGATCATATAGCGCACTGCGTCAGCTTCCCAAACTCCACAACAGCAGGTAGCTCTTGTCTTTTCAAATTCAAGCTTAATCTCACACTTAACTTTATTCTTTTTGCAATAATAACTCCTGAATGTATCCATACTAAAGATCTCGCAAACCGGGCATTGATGTTGAATGTACTTTTTAACAAATAATTCATCGTTAGGCTGTAGACCGTGGTACAAACGACTGAGCTCGTTACAGCCTCGGCATCTCGGAGGCAACCCAGTTACACTGTTTACCTCGTCACCACAATAAGTACATTTCATTTTATCTCCTTATTTGCGGAGGAGGGGGGATTTGAACCCTCACGTCCTTTCGGACGGCGGTTTAGCGAACCGCTGCCATTCCAGTTAGGCGACTCCTCCAAGCCCTACGCTACCGGCCTTGCGGCCTTTACGTCGCAATCCTCATCCTTATCATCATATCCGTGATTCTTTAGATAACTACACTTCAATGTCTCGCTATTGAAGTCAGTGCACTTTGCGGCGCAGCCGTTAGGAAAATATCGGCAAACAACATCATGCTTGTCATAGAATTTCATTTATTCTCCTTTGTGGTATACTATCATAAGTGGTCTCAAAAGTCAAGCACTTTTTATACGTCATAATTCCGTACACTGAGGACCAAATAGACCAAGACGCCCGCAAACGCGATCAACAGCCAAGTTGGGACCAACACAAGTCCCCATGGTAAGCACTCAAAGACTGCTAGCTTTAAAAATATCATACCGCCCTGTATAAGCCCGAAGTACCATAAAAAATTTATCTTAAGTAGTAATCTTCTCATCTTCCCCACCTTATTGGAAGTTCACAATCATCAGGAAGTTCAACCAAATTATAATGCCAATTACTTGAGTATGGTCTTACACCGTCAGGATCTTCCATTGTGCATCCAATACCTAGGAAAGCACAATAAACACAGGTGTTATTGGTAATTAGCCGTGTCTCCCGACAATAATGCCTAATATTCCTTGATTCTCGATCGGTTAAGTATCTCACTTTTTGTCCTTAACAGCCTTTCCGCCACTTGCATAAGAGATATAGAATGCTCTTTACGGTGGCAGTCTACGCAAAGAAGTGTCAGATTATCGTGGCTAAAGGCGTCACCACCGTCTTCTATCGGGACTATGTGATGAATGTTGTATAGATCGCTGTACTCTGCAGCCGCAAGACACCACCAGTCATATTCTGTGCCGCCCACCTCTAAGAACTCCTTGGACGGATGATATCCGTCTACAAACTTGTGCCCGCACTTCTGACAGGTCCCTCGATCGCGCCGAAAGATAAATCTCCTGATCGTCTTCCAATCGCACTCTACTCTAAAACGTTCAACTAACGCATCGACGCACGCGTCAGAACAGTAAGCCCATCTTCTCGGTGTTAGGATCGGTTGGCCGCAATTATAACATATGTAACGGCCGTTTTCTTTCTTTTTGTGAATACCTTCTCTTTGTTTCCATGTTCCGAAGTCCATGGAGGAAGTCTTTCGTTTAGTGCGCATACATTTTAAAATCTTGAAGTTGATGCGGCGTCACAACCGTCAGTTCGTAACGACGATTGTTCTGCAGGTTAAGCACCTTATACACGTAAGTCTTTTCCTCTCGAAAATCCGTTACGTAGAGCAGTCGGTACTTAACCGGTGAACCGTCTTCATCCTTAACAAAGGCTCTGAACTTAGTGCCTTCTCCGACAGTTATCTCAAACTGACCGTTAAAGGCCCCGTCATCACACCAAACAATACTTACGAGTTCGGGCTCTACCAATAGGACGTCGGCTGTCTCTTCATAAAAAGAAACAGATAGCGCGCTCACGAATAAAAATAGGATTAATAATTTCATTTATTATCGAGTTTACCCAACACTAGTACTATTTGATTATCTGGAGTGATGTAGAGATGTTCATCTCCCATAGAAATCAAACCAAAATGCCATTTCATTCTCATGTGTGGCAATTTAGCTCGTTCCTCCTCAGTTAATTCCCGCAAATATTGTGTTACGAAGGTGATTTCCGAATAAGGCTTTGCGCCTTCTGTAAAGCTAGTTGCCATCCTTCTCCTCCTCCGCTAAAAGCGCAGCATACTCTTCTGGATGCTCAACTTGCCATTTTTCGTATTCTGTAAACATACGATTCATTTCTTCTAGCGGCTTAAATATAGTCATAATCGCTAAATCCATTATTCCTCCTAAGTGTAGTACTTTAAGAATATCACCCTTCTCTTTATTCCTCAATGCTATCATTCTACCATCCGGGAACTGAACAACGTCACAAAGATCACCATAATCTCGTCGCAATCCCCAAAGTTCTTCACCCGACACGGTCTCACCCGTAGTGGTTAAACCGCCGGGCACGTCTGTGAATCGATATGGCGCTATATCTCTTCCTTCTTGCACTTATCTTCCTTTTCGTCTAAGTATTCAAAGTACTTATACATATCGATGAATCCCGTACTCAAACAAAGCGTGCACTCTTGTCTCATTCCTTGACAAGCGGCACAGGGCACAACTGTCTCGTCGTGAGCTAGATGGTAGTTATCGAGATAATCGTGCCACTGTTGCGTTCTTCTGCTCAGATAATCATTCATTTATCGGCTTAAAGGGTAGTTTAAAGTCTAATGGGACTAAAACGTTACCGTTCCAATCATACTCAAGGGGAAGCTTATTAAAGCAGTTTTTAAATCCACAGTGTATTTCATCACCATTCTTGCGAGAATATGGCATCAATTTACAATCAATGCAACAAGACCAATGCCTATGAAAAGTACAATACCATTTGATCTGCATAGCCTCCCACTTAGACAATAGTCTAAGTTTAGGGCGCGGGTCGTTTCCACCGTGCCCCCACCATTTATCCAAGAAGCCTTCCTCTGATCTCTTCTAGAGACTCTTCGCGGACTAACTCACCGTCGATGAATACGTCTTCCAGTAGGTCGTCCAATACCGCCGCTCTAGTCCCGGGGAACATACCATCTATACAACGAGTCTGGCCTTCGAAGTCTCTCACGACGACCATTCCGCAATGACTCTTTTTAAACTTACCAGTGTCGGTTACGGGATCCTTAAACAGCTTTTTCTCTTCTCCACCAAAGACACCAAATGTCGTCTTGAGCGCGAAACCGAAAGTATCGCGGGTGTTGTATTGGTAAGTGAAGGACCCGATCCCATAAACCATGTTCGTCGAAGCAAACTTGTTTTCCAAAAGCCGTTGACAAATCTCTTCGCATCTCAAAAGCGTAATAGCGTCACCGTAAATACAACCGATATGTGAGTCGAGCTGTCGGTAGCCCTTCTCGGTTATAGTTCCACCAAAGATTTCCCAAAGGATCTGAAGAACACCTTTGCGCTCATTCTCGTCATCCGAGTTGGGGTCGCCGCAAATAATTGTAACTGGGTCGCCTGAGTCGGGGCGAATAACTACGCGCCCTTCTCGCGCCATAATGACGTCCTTCAAGGGACGGATAACTTCGTTCAAGACTTTCCACAGGTTCCACGTATCAGAGACGATAGAAACGAAACCCTTAGGATAGACCTCGGTGATGAGCCTTTTATAAGACTCGAACTCGTTCTGGCCATAGGCTTCCATAACACTATGTTCTGTTGCCGGTATTGAGGTGCCTACAAGGCTCTTCTCAATGTCAGCGCCGTAAAACTCTTCGAGATACATAATAGCCGGAATCGTGTCGGTCCCTGTGAACGAAAGAAGGTGCCCTGCGCCACTAGACTTACTTGCCTCAAGGCAAGACATACCTCTCATTGAAAAGTCGTGGCCTTGGAACTTTACAAACTCCATGTCCCCACCAGTTGAATCTGCATAGAAGTCTAACAGCTTCCGGTATTCGTATGCGATGGTCGCCGAAGTTGTAGGCTGCCAAAGCTCACAAGACATTAACGTCTCGATGTAGTTAGTCAGCCAGAAAAACTCAGGCTTAGTATTCTCGATCGTTAGGATAGGAATTCCAATAGGGATCCGGCTACCTTCCTTAACCGCTCTGATTCGCAACGGCAAGTACCCGAGATCGTGCAGCGCCTCAATATGATCGGTTCGGGGGTTTCCGCCAAGAGTGTTTTGAATAACTCTCCTATGTTCCCCCACCACTTCAGCCTTGGGACGACTAAAGAAATTCTCGTTAAAATAATCCATAAGGAACTTCTTGATGAAGGCCTGAAACCCAAAAGCTACAACCTTATCCACGTTTTTTAAACGGGAAATACGAGGAGTCCACGTAGAATAAATCATCTCTGTGTTCTTGGGATACTGCTCAAAATGGGACTGTTTGTAAAAGTCCGTTAGTAATGTAGGTGTAGTCACGACACGCTCCTTTTAGTTATTGCTCTTTATTAGGCTGCATACTTTGATTTTATCATGTGGTATAGTTAGTATACTATCTGTCGTAAATATCTTCGTTATTAGGTCTGATTCCAAAAGCTTACCCTGATGGACCGAGTCTTCACAGTGGCCGACAATCAAGTAAATCTTGTCAGCGCCAAGAGCCTTAAGCTTTTCTGCGCCTAGTAAAAACGTAAATCCCTTAGATGCCAAGTCGTCTACCATTACGACATTAAACACTTCTGGCGGCTCAGCGTCCCCGCCCACAATTGTTAAACTAGTAATCTTTCCGGTGGCAAAGTCTCGGTGTTTGAATCCGACAAGGTGTCGAAAACCGGGAAACAACTTGGCGTATCGTTTCTCTGCGCTAGCATCCGGAAAGTAAATGAAGTCTCGCTCGTTGTTAAACTCAAATTCACCTTTTTCGCGCATATCGTGGAAAACCCCCTCAACTAATCCCTTAACTCGACAATTATTTAGCAGCGCTACGCACACATCAGAGTGGGGCTCATTCACGGTAACCTCTTCAAACCCCAGTGAGTTGATCAGCTCACAAACATACTTGAGCGTAAAAGCGAAGCCCGCCTCAGCTCTATCTAAACGTGAGTAGGGCATATAAAGAATATTGAGAATGATAGCGTATCCTTTAAAGACTTGGTCTATATACTTTTTCAAAAACATCAAATGAATAAGGTCGGAGTCGTCCTCGTATTTTAGGGTGAACTCGATGACTTTAACCAACATACGATACTCATCAAAATCTAAGGGAAGATCTTCAACTCTAAAGAACAGTTCGCCGTTCGGATACTTTTGGAAATTCATCTTCTTACCGTTTAGTAGGATCATCATTTCTCTTTTCGTTGAATAATTAGTTCACTACCACAATGAGGACACCATTTCCATATCGCATCAAAGTCAGGAGGATATGTAAATACCATAGCTAACATTTGAGAATATGCACGCCTCCCCAACAATTTCAAAGCCGCTCTTATTGGCATCAAGCATCCATTAGGACAAACCGCCTCACACTTATCTCGCAATTCTACATCATGAATATCCTCGTCATTCTTAATCCTTAGATTATAATCCACTATTTCTCCAGTATCAAGTGTTTAGTATCCTCAATCTTATCTAGAATATGTTGAGCTAATTCTTTCACGTAGTCTATAGCTTGGTGAGCCGTTTTATTATGCCACTGCGAATTATAGAAGTTAGGATTCCTGATGAGAAAGTTGCGTATTAGAGTCTTAACATGACGATAAAATTCCTCTTCACACTGGGTAGTGGAATTCTTACGCCGGTTAGTTTCTTTATAGTGCGCTTTTCTCCATTTATTAATCATTTTAGTGGGAGGGCAACCTCCATCATAGAGTTTCCAACGGCTGTCCGGATTAGCGCAAGGAACCTTCTCTTCCGCATTATAAGGTGCATGAGCGCGGCAGCGCCTACACTTCTCTTCCCTACTAATCATTCCCATTGAGTCTCTCCTTGATTATGGTACCTATCGTTTCCACGTTTTTTGTGTAGTAGGTTTTCATATTCGAAATAACGTTGTTCGTTTTATCGTAGAAACAAACTTTCCGTTCCCCCACTGTCACAAAATGATTGCTTTTCTTAAACCGCTGTCTACCGTTAAGGTTCGTTTCGGTATCGTTCCTTATCACTTTCGAGGTGACCGCGGGTGTCTCGCCATCTGGCTCATAGCCATGTTGGAGAACTAAACTAACTACTTCATTTATTTTATCCATTTTATATTTCACCCTCGACACTTAATTGTTCTGTCAGTTGATATTCTATAAAAGCCCTTTTGCGCCTTTCTATTCTATTGCTATTTCTATTTTTACTTTTGTACGTGGGCAATTGAGCGTCACAATTAGGGCAAACTAGTCTTAAATTATCAAGAGACCAATTAGAACCGTTACCGTTAATATGATCCAAAACTAACGGAGTTGGTTGACCCATCCACTCTGTTAATCCACAGACTTCACATTTATGGCCGCGTTTATAGATTAAATATTTTCTAACTGGATGGCTGTTTGAACCGCAATTAAGCCATGGAAAACCATTGTTAGCCTCAATCTTCTCACAATTTAATTTCCATTGATTATCTTTGTGGCACTTATTACTACAATACTTAGTATCATATCTCTCCAACTCAGTGCCACAGACTATACAATATCTCTTACCTTTTGTTTTATTGTTGATCTCTCTTTTACTATTATTAAATGTCGCGGAACAATGATGATCACAAAACTTATTCCTTCTCTTGTTAAACGGTAAAGTCTTGCCGCATTGCAAACATACAGGCGGATTTTTTATGTAAGCTTCATACACTTTTTCAAATCTTGATTTAATAAAATCATCAAGATGAGCTTTTTGATATCCTAATTTACCTGCTTCTGAATGCGTCATAACCATAATAATTTCTCCTATGAGCCGGGGGTGGGATTCGAACCCACGTGACGATTTCTCGTAACCCGCTTACAAGGCGGGCCCAATCAACCAACTATGGGACCCCGGCATATTCTAATACTCTGCTAAAAAGAATCCCACTTGCTCGTTCCAGTCCCCCGCGCCCATCTCTAAAGGATAACTCTCAGGATCGTGACTGTTTTCCGCAAGCCAGTACTTCTCGAAAGCGTTTAAGGCTGCGCGTTGCTCAGCTAAATATTCGTCAAGTTTCATACTATCCCCCACTCCCTAGCCTCGTCAGCGGTGATACTTACGACCTCGTCCTCACTCATTAGGCCTTCGTTGCGTGCCCACACGTTAATGCCGTAGGCCTCGCAATACTCATCCCAAGCGCCATGATTGCAAATGTTTTGCACACTTACCCGGACCATTACGACTTCAGGTTCTTCAGGACGCTCTCCACCCTTATCATAAGCATCACTTTCGTCTTTGGCCCGGTGACATCGTTCCCGGTTTTCGTGCTTAGCGCGTTCCTCAGCCTCTTTGCGCGCGATCTCTCGCTGTCTCCTGCACTCAGCGTCGCGTTTGATGGACTCTTGGCGTTCCTCTTGCTCACGCTCAAATTGCGCAATCTCCTCTAGAGCGCTCTCTATTGAGATGTTCCAACCAAGGCCCAAACAATTTTCTGGATTCATAATGCCTCCTATCCTAGAGAATTAAGAAATGCTATTGGGCTAGTCCCATTTTTATAGGCATCCCAAAGTTTATTAGTGCTTATGTGCCGCTCATTTATCACGTTAGTCAAGTCTTCTCCCACAACTGAAAGAGCGTAATCCATATCAGATATCCAGTTGGAGAAATCATGATCCTCTCTCATTAATGTAGATAATAGACTCATAATACCTCCTTATCGTAGTGTGCGAACATACTCCTGTAATTCTTTTAACTCCTCGACCTTCTTGCGAAAGCTCGGTATGCACTGTAGATATCGCTCGTAATATTCTTTGCCGTGTTCGTCTTTCATGTCCTTAAGATAGCGGCAATGTTCGCCAAACATATGTGCGAAAATATCCCAATAACGATATGACTCCAGAGTTCTGTTCATCTTACAGAACCGTGCTGTCACCTTTTCTAGTTCCGCAATATATTCTTCTTTGTAGCTCATTAGAATTTTCCCAAGGTCGCAAGTATGGTGAATAGACCGAAAAAGCCCGCCATAACATACCATAGTCCTCTAGTGAACGAGTTTCTTCGGCAAGTATTTCCTGCTATCGCGCACAGAACCATCATTAAAAAGAAGTAGTTATCCTGTGGCATCAGCGGTCTCCTTTGCGGCTTCTTCCTTCTTATAGTTGCGCGATTCTGCCTGAGAAATCAAGAGAGCCATCATATTCATAATCGCGTCGTGTGTACATTCCAGCTCAGAGATACGAACGGCTAGTTCTTTGTTGTTTTCCCTGAATTTCCGCTCAGTCTGAATTTCAATAGCCGTCTTCAGTATTCTCTTGCGCTCTCTGATATGAGTAAAGAACTCACCCCAGAACAGGTCGAGAGTTATCTGCAGTCTATCTTCGAGTGGTAATTTCGCGAGCCTTTCCAGTATCAATAATGTCGATGTGCCTTCCATTTTTCCTCACTTTCGTTAATAATATAACATAAGACAAAGGAAAAGTCAAGCGTTATTTTACCATAAAAAATCTGGCGGGAAAGGAATCGCACCCTTATTTCGAGGTTCAAAGCCTCGCGTCTTACTATTGGACGACCCGCCAATGTTACTTATTATATCATAACTTTATTCAAAAGTCAAGCACTTTAAAATCTGTACCTCTCGTAACAGCCGAATTCGTGCCAATCGCGATAATTCCTTATGTTACAGGCGGACCTACAGCCTTGGCAAGACAGGTTGTACTCTCCGATCTTCTTTACCACAATATTGTGCATGTCCGTCACAAAGGCCAAGTCCAATAGTACGCCCAGCTTCTCGGCGTTCGGTACCCTGAACAGATGGGCGGTCGCTGGGATAAGACAGTTGTAAACGTTTTTACTGTTCATTATTCCTCCAATCTGTTATTGCTTGAGGATATTCCCTGTCAGCTTGGGTGTATCCTGCCTTGCCCCAAAAGGGGATGCCCTTGCAGGTTGCCATTTTTTTAAGATATGCCCGAATATCTAAACTTACGGGTCTTTTGCCACTACCCGTTTCTGCCCCTGCTACAATCCAGTGTAATTCACTCACATCACCTAGAACATGTTCCAGCAACGGCTCGCACATCACCCACGGGTGCGCGGGGTTCGCCTCTAACAACAGAGGTACCCTTTCGTCCCAGCGCGCTTGATTCTCGGCGGTTACACCAAGCCAGATGTTTGGCAGATCAAAGATGTAGGATTGCATAAGCATTTCCTCTTTAAATTCCGCCAACCGTTCTGCACGCTTGGTCAGTATCAAGTAGATGTTCTGTTTGTGCAGATTCATCTCATAGAAGGTACGCCAAATCTGCTCGTGAGTTACGGCCTCGTGGAACAGGTCGTTCCAGATCGAGATGATGCGCGGCTTACCCTTACCAAAGCGCGCCAATTGCTTTTCGTCAAAGCGCGGAGTGAAGTCTTTATGCCACCTACGCGTATCGGCTTCACTCCAACAGTGAACACACCCCTCTGAAACTGGGGTGCATCCCGGAACCAACATGATACCGTCGTCCCACATCTTACCTGCCATTTTATCTCCCGTTCAAAACATTAGTAACTTGCGTATCGTATGATGTCTCACATTCACAGCTTACCTCTTTTTTAACCACGTCGGCAATCTTGAACCATTCGACCTTAAACTTACCCTTGATATATTCAGTTACATCCGCGTCAAAACCTGCTTCTTTTAGTGCTTGTTTGTATGCGTTTGCCACCACTGATGATTTAAATTCATGGCTACCGCACTCACTACTCTTCTCTTGACCTTTATTAAACCACTCTACTTCGTATAAATAAAATTCTTCTTCATGAAATTTACACTTGTCAGGTGCTATATCGGCGAAGAATCCTGCTTGATTCAACTTTTGCATAAACTCTTGTGCGAGATGTTGAGAATAAAAACATTTACTACCTATCTCCCTTAAGTTATTCATTATTTATCACCACCTTAGGATAAACTTTTCCTCTGTTCCAAAGCGACTTAACTATCGCATAATCAATCCTAGACTGAACCTCTACTGTCCTAGCGCCGCAGTCTTTGCAATAAAGCCAGAGATATTCGTCACATCTTACATCAAGGACGAAACCTTCTCCGTCGTATACTCCGTACTCATGGCCGTCGTTACCGTAGGCCGGCTTTTTGCGGCTATGGCATACGGGACAGCGCTTGAAGGGCTTCTGCTTTTCAATAGCCCTAATCTCAGCGCTCGTTAAGTCTCTGCTTTTTAAGAACTTCTTATAGCGTTCCGAGAACTTTTTCATTACCTCTCCTTATTTTCAGCAAACTCCGAACATTCCCAAACCGGCGTTACCATACCCGTCAAGACACAGAAGTTGTAAAGAAGCCGCGCACGTGGACAATTCTCACTCATATCTTCTGGCTTAGGGTGAAACTTGAGGCAACTAAAGCAAAGGCAGTGCTCGCGATGCTGACCCTTAAGATCCTCGCGCACAAAGTTGATACTACCGTAATGATCGTATGACACGAACTTCATTTAAGTCTCCCTTGTATTCTAAATTAGCATGCCCTACTGTATACGTGGCTATCTGTTTCACAGCGCTAAGCTCCAAACCTGATAAAGCACCCAACAAGATCCAAAAATCATACCTAGCAGAAAGGCCACCATTGCTAGTAGGCCGAGAACTGCTAGTATCCTAATAAGAAGAAGTTCCCACCACTTAAAGTCGCTCATAATTCCTCCGTGATTGGAATGCGTTCGTCCGGTTCGTAGTTGTTACAAACCGATACTTTGCCAATTAGCCGATCAAGATCACAATCTGAATCCTTGTTGTATCGTGGATTTTTTTTACAGTCGTAGCATTGTTCGTTTACCATAGTCTTTGTCTAAAGAGAAGGCCTCCTGCCTATCCTCTACGCTTCCACGGGCTCGTGCCAGTCCAAAACGGCTGGCTCACCAACTACGCCTTTAGAATCACAATTGTAAACCTCGATGTGTTTGTCGCGGATAAACACGATCCACTCCTTGTTTTCGGGCTCGATCCACCCCACCCAATCAATTCCTTCCGGGTAGGCCTGATATCTCCCAACATCGAGGCGCGGTAACTTAGACATTAATCCACCCCCTTCGGTATATACTTAAATTCGATTATAGCTTGAACGATAGGTTTAATCCATTCTACACAATAACCTACTATCTGATAAAAAGTGCCAGACGACTTACTTATCGGTGTTACCTCAGAGATAAAACCCTTAGACTCTAGGTTTCTCGCGTAAATCTCGGCGATTCTCTTACTGTGGAAACTTCTCTTGCCTAACAGTATCTTGTCGCTTACCGGCGGTTTGTCTACTTTGTTAAATGTGTTCCATCCTTCCTGTGCTTCTCGAAAGGAATGATAGAATATATACGGATAAGTATGACATTTATTGCACTTAGGAAGATAAGTATCAGATCCAACCCAACTTACCGTTTCAATACGTATATCGTCGCTACCGCAGAGCTTGCACGGTCTTAAGATGGGGTGTTGATCCTCGGTCCACGCATAATAAGAGTCGTAGGGTTCATCGGTGCGTACGTCGTCTTCTGGCCGCCATCCCTTTTTGAATGGGCGCAATCCGTTTCTCTCTAATCGACAAATACACCGGAATGGATCTCCCTCATTACAATGGAATATACAGTCATCAATGGGATTGTTCTTGTTCTTACACACACATTCATAGATTTTATTATACCAACCATCTTTCCAACTATTCAATTGATTCACCCCTCTTTAAAACAAACACAAACGTCGTTGGGATTCATATAATCATAATCGTCGTCAACAATAACCCAACAAATCTTTCTGTCACCCTGCGCGATCTCATCTGTTCCAAATGGGCCATGCCCTCTTCCCCAATGATAACACTTTGCACAACAAGCATCCGTCTGTATTAATATGTTTAATTGTTCAACTAGAACAGGCAGCTCATTGGCGGGCATAGATAAAAATCTAGGCTTATTTCCTATCATAGATCTCCTTTGATGGGTGAGCGATGGGAGTCGAACCCACAAAATTACTCGGGTCACAGCCGAGCGCTTTAACCAATTTAGCTACGCTCACCATAAACCAGAACAGAATTGCAGAGACAGTTTTTCGGCAGGATTCGAACCTGCGACCTTCGGATGGACTCCGCTGCTCTAACCAACTGAGCTACGATTCAAATGGCTGAATGTAATCCCTACAGCATTTCTGGTATACTACATATTATCACAAGTCAGTTTAAAAGTCAAGCACTATTTATCGAGATAAATCGCTTGAACAACCCACGGTTTCTCGGGTGCGCATATAGAATTTTCTTGATTATAGTTAGCAAAAAATCCCATCGTCTTTATACCAATACTTTTCATTTCTTTTGTCGCAAATTTAATATAACATTTTACTGCTTCTTCATTTACAAAATACTCAGTGTCGATTCGCATTCTTCCTCCTTTTTAATATAATCAATATGTAGCTGCATATTTTCCCGCGACATGCCTTGCGGATATTCACAATACGTAGTCAGCTCCGGGTCCATACCGGCAATATCCTTTATGTTCTTTTCTGTAAGGATTACACCAACTGGCTGATCCTCAGAACTATAGATTCGATTCCCCACTACTACTTTCATATTTCTATCTCTCCTTTTAAATACTTTTCAAAATTCTCATCACATTCAAAATGTGGATTAGGAGCTTCACTTAAAATTAAGTTTTGCTGTAGAATGATGACTCTCTTCTGACTAAATCTGTCGTTACCACCGTATCGTTGGATATGCCACGAAGTTGCTTTCGGACAAATGGCAGCCACAAATAGTTCAGCTTTGGCTGCGCTACTAAAAATAAATGATTGCACTATATTTTTATTCATAGCGTTATCATAAATAAAGACTACAGTCTGTTTACCGTTCCAACAGTCCCCTACTAGTTTTTTGAATTCATCGGTACCATAATCTATCTTAAGTCTACCGTCTTTAGTCTTGGGATAAACAAGATCTTCAACATCTAAACCCGACCATTTTTGGCACTTTTTAGCATAACTAAAGAACTCATCTGTAGTGGAAAGATTAACATCTGGAAAAATAACCCGATTTAGATGCGCCATTACTAAGGATTCCTTAGTCTTCGCTTTGATATTATACTCAGCCGCATACTCAATATAATCTTCGTATATAGATTGCCTCTCACTGTCGAATGATGCCTTATATATTAAATAAGCCACAAATTCGTGTAGGAAATCGTTTTTCATCTTTTCTATTTTTTCTAGCGAATCACTGTTAAACCCCATATTGTGCTTTTTATCGTACCATTGGTATTCATACACTCGTGATAGCGGGTAAAATCCTTCCCCGCCACATAATGGTTGTTTACCATCAAGATTGTCTGTCTGAGTGATTACAAACATTTAATTCTCCTCTACCCAACACGACATTGTGTTGTTGGTTAAAATTATAGGCTTTAGGTCGTAAAAACGGCCTACATACCGAATAGGACTAGGCTCTTCTGGAAGCATTTTTGTAATCAAAAAAGTATCTGTATGAAAGACGATGGGGTTGCCGTCATCCTTCATGGGTTTAATATAACCCAGCCGTTGAAGAATGTCGTCCAATTCATTGATGTTATCGCAGATCACGTTATGCACAAATCTATACATTTTTCCGTCTAGAGTGAGCGCAAGATGAAGATCAAAAGGTCGTGTAAATTTTGATTTAAATATCCACTTACCCGTTTCAACTTCATACTCTTTACAATAATGATTAACATTTTGTCCCATTACAGGAACAACGTCTCGACGATCAATTATCATTATCCCCGCCTATCCGAGACTAATGCCACCGAGTAGATAGCCTGTTTATCTCTTTTTCTTAATGTGGCTTTAGCATTAGTGAAAATAGATATGATCTTATCTAGTTCTCTATAATTAAAATCTATCCTACACCCGCGCTCTTTTTTATCAGCATTATAAAACGGCATAATTTCCATTTAACCCTCCTCTAAAAATCCAAATAAGTATCCTGCGTCCTCGAATTCCTCGATCTTCTCCGCAGAAAGGCCTCTAACATCCATAGTAACGTGAATCTTCCCTACTGGCACCCAAACGACGGGTCTAGTCTTTTCTACCGTGGCCTCTGTAAACCGAATGATGGTACCGTCCTCAAAGGCGACATATCCTTCATCTCCACCGTGGCCACAACAAGCCGCCCGAACACCGGGAAGATGACCAAGACACGCATCCTCTCCACCCTCTAGGCCTTTTCTGCCGCAGCGAATACAGGCCGGTTCCGCGTCTATTTCTTCACCGTCTTTGGTGTACCACTTAACACCAAAGTTAGTGTAGATTTCTTGACCCCTCTTGAACATCACACCGGTCCCTCCTTGGACCACAATTGTGTCACTCATACCGGATCATCGAGACTGAATTCTTTACCCGCGCCTTTGCACCAAACATAGGAATCAAGTTGTGCCGGTGTTAGCCCAACCCTGTCCGCCTCTTTGATAAAAGCGTCCTCCAACTCCTTATACTTCTTGCCGGCTGGCGGCGTCGTTCTTGGCGCGTCATAGCCCATCTCTTTTAAGAAGCGTAGTATGTGAACATCAAGGGCTGCACACCTTACGTCGGGTCTGGTCCATAGCATAAAGAATCTCGCCGTCTTTGGACCTATTCCACTTATACTCTCCAGATCCTCGATCGTGCAAGTCTCAAGGTTGAAGTCTTTTTCGACAATTTCCCTTATAGCCTTTTCAATCTTGGTGTAGTTACCAGTTCGCGCCTCTTTAACTTTTTGACCGACAATATCGTCGTGCACCCAAGATTTTATCTCATTCTCAATATTACCGTTAGGGAACAACTTTGCCATAACATTATAAGCGAAGTCTGCGTTCTTCCCTGCGACGATCACACTGTAAATCAACTTATACAGCAGGTTATTTTCCACTACCAAATCCTACAGATCTTATTTCTTTACAATAATCCAGATTATTAATCGCAAACGCTAGGTCCTCACTGCATACTACATCACGCTTATTTTTGTCTGAGTTAATAATAGCGGAGTGAGCTACTTCTTTAACAAGTGCCCCTGAGAACAACTTTCTACCCCTTATTTTACTGACAGCATCTTTCACTTCGCCAATATCAATCTGATGATCTCCAAGATTCTTATTTAAAATGCTTACCATATGCTCTCCTGATGGTGGTGGCATTTGTATAACCTTATCAAACCGGCCCGGCCTTTGGCTTAATGCATGCTCAATTACGTCCAGTCTGTTTGTTGAAGCCACCAAGACGTAGTTGTTATGCTTTACGGTACCGTCAAGATGGTTGAGTAAGTCGTGCATTGCCGCGGGAGAGCAACCTCCAGAGTCCCTATCTGCGCCCACAAGATCAATGTCATCCCAAATTACTAGAACCGGGGACAGATAGTCTATCACCTCAAAAACAGATCTTACGTCAAAATTAGGATAAGGGGCAACTACTAAAACCCTCAGTCCCTTTTCTTTTGCTTTGTATATAATAGATCCTATCAACATACTCTTTCCGTTACCGGGGTCTCCATGTAGTAGGATTTTACGGCCGTTAGTTATACCGCGCTTAGCCAGTCTTTCACTGTTGATTAAGAAGTACATTGAATTATCAAATATGACTTCCTTAACATCTTTAGGGCAAAAAACATCTTCGTCAGATATACTTTTAACCTCTAAGAATTTAAGTGGTCGGTGTGAGTTACCCTCTATCTCCAAAACGGAATCCCATATACTATTCTTTCCTATGTAAGTCTGGAGTTCGTCCATCAGCTTTTGTACATTCGCAGTGTCGCGATTGTAATATATTTCCGTAACCAAATAACCATCATCAATGTAAGTACATATAATGTAGGTATTATCCTCAAATTGTACCTGATGGCAACCACCGATAAAGAATTCTTTTCCACCAATAAAATTCTTACTCTTATTATACAGATAGTTAATGGTGGAATTCTGCTTATCAATCTCAAGACCACAATATTTTTTTACAATGTCGTTAATCGCCACAATAGTTAGGTTAAACATTTGAGGACAAGTAGAGTAGTTGTGTCTATCTATAGTATCAACATTATCAAAAAATCCCATCGCCACAAAATCAGCTTTAGCTTTATCACGTATACTTTTTTCGTGCTCACGGTTCCAGATTGCAGATATCACGGTAGCTAAAAGCTTCGTGCCATACTGATCGTCAGTTGGAAACTCCACATCCGGCATTTTACCATATTTATCAAAATGTGACGGGTCTTCCATTCCCTTCACGGCTATTGGGGGTCTTGGGGGTCTGTCATCAAAACTCATTTTATTCCTCCGATTGAGTAACTACACCAATTTCCAGATACTAATTCTTTCAGCCTATCCGTAACTATGATATTCCCCTTTAAAATCATTCCATCAAAGCTCAAATCTGTTGCTTCACCAAGCACTTCCTTTACATCGCCGTTTTTGTCGTAAATAACGACCGGTAACGATGTGGGTGTTTCTGTTAAAATGATAGGCGTATCAAATACCTTAATTTCAAATTTCACTTTTTAACCTTTTCATAGTCCCAACCGGGATCATTCGGGAAGATAGGAATATCTCCCACACCTTTCATATATATGAAGTAGACGTACTTACAGCCTATATCTTTACTATGTTGGCAGTCGGTACAGTCATTAAAAGACACACAGTCGTTACTGATAATGGAAGCTTCGTCTTTATTCATTCATATCCTTTAACATGTTATTGATAGGGTATGTCCCATTATTTTGGGCCATAGTACATCAAAAATAGACAAATATCAACGTCTTTAGCAATCTTAATCAGCTTATTTTCAACTTCACTGAACATCTCATTTAAGATCGTCTGTTTGTTAATAACATTCTGGTCTAAACTTTTGTTAGACTTGTTATCTTGCCGTATTCTAGTGATAGAATCAGTAAGCTCCTTAAGAGATTCTCTTGCGCTTACGGCTTTCTTATATAATTCGTCTGGGCTCATGATAGCCATTTTATTTTCCTTCATCTGTTTTAGTTTGTGACACTGTATCCGTTTCATCATCGATTTTTTGCATAGGATGTTCTAATCTTACCGCTTGAAATTTATGCCCGGCTAAAAGACCTACCATAAACCACGCATACCACATTGGCATACAGGGATCTTGAATTATAACACCATCTTTTACTGATATATAATATTGTGCCACTCCCCATGCCAATACACTGTATACAAAATTATCTATTGGAGCGCCGACATTAACAGCACGAAAACTGTTATAAGATATTTCCGCACCCATTTCTTCCTTGAGAAAACGTATTAAATCGCTCAGGCTTTCATTCTCTAAATACTCATCAGCATGTCCTATAAAAACATATGCGTCATGCTCAATTTTAATAGGTTCTCTAGAATGCTGAAACTCGGATAAATATTTTGTGATTACATCTTCACCAATATCCATTTTATTCTCCTTTATGTTTTTGAACTATTTTAAACAACCTGTCATACAACCGATGATTGTATTCACTTGTTAATTCTTTTTCATATACACCTAACTGACGTAGAACGTAACTGGTAAACTCAGCGATGTAGTCTTCACCGTCATCGCCTTCTTCTACTAGGTATTCATAGTAGTCTTCCCATTCATCATAGCCGTCGCTCATATACCGTTCTGAACTTATGTGAAAGGTGACATCGTACTCCCTACTCATTTGTACTAGCTTCTCTGCTATCTTTCTATATTTTACCATTCTATTTTGAATAATTCTGTTCAGCTCCGCCATGAGGCCGGGGAATTTTTCTCTTTCTATATCCTCAAGTTGCTTTTGCCACTTTTCATGCTCTACTTGATCCCGCATACTTCGTCTGCCCATCATTGCACCAAAGTCAGTTTCAAGGCCGGCATTTACAAAATGTCCAATAGAGTCTAAAAACATCTTTTCCGGTTGCATATTAGGATCATCAGCGTAGGGGTCCCCGTTTGCAAAAGGATCGTCGCCAATTGTTTTACGCATTATTTTTCCTTTCAAATAAACCACAAGTTGAGACGCCTTCTATGACGGTCTCATGTTGTACACAATAATTTTTCTCGCAAAACAGACAGTCAACGCAGGTATCCGCAGGTCTAATCTGTCTTGCACGGGCTGGCGACCACATTATCCATCCGTAAACCGAAAGACCGATATACACTATCCACATCAGCGTGTAGGCGTACTCTTGCGCCATAAAAGTGAGAACTACCAGAATACCGTTCGATATTATCCAAACAATAAAGCACGCTCTTAGTTTGAATATGTTCAAAAAGTAAGCCCCTATGCTTCCCAGTGATGCTATCCAACTTAAAAGTATTAGCAATTTGACCTCTTGTTTTTGTAGCGAAGTGATCTTGCCTCAAGAACCATTTCCTCGATCGTGCTCGTTGTTTTAGAGATGGTCTGCATTAGTATCATACTGTTGGCAAATTTACAAAAAGATTCAAAGTCGTATATTATCTTTAGATCCGGTCGGTAGAGATTCGCATAAGACTCTATGATGTCCCGGTATTGAGCGTCGGGTTCCATCCCGATTACCGTCGGCTTTCTAAAAACGCAGGTGTGCCCAAAAAACATGAGGGAGTCCACATTAGGGGTGGTCTTCCCGAACCAACAGAAGATAAGCGACGCCTTGTTGAAACAGTAAGACTCCCACTTTACATGTTCTAGCATATCCTCCGTCGTGTGATCCTGAATTATCTTCTCATTGTAGTTGTTGTAGAAGACGGACTTCCATTGAAAGTCTTTTATGCGCTCATACAACTGGTCCTGCCAATGACTCTCATCTATTGACCCCAGTGCGAGTGTCATCATTGGGTAGGATCTCCTACTCAGCCGTCTACTTATGTCTGGGGAGTGAATGTTTAACATTACTTCACCTGCAAAGCACCGGAAGCGGTCCTAGTTAAGAGCCATTCCCTGCTATCACTCTTAATCACTAGGGCTGGATGCTCTCCTAAGATCGCCTTGATCATTCCATTGTTGAGTTCGTAGTTCTTTTTAATATCGTTGAATCCTTTCATTTCCGCGCTCAACAATTCGCGCCTCTCCATAACCTCAATATGTTCCGGAGCTTGGCTGACTGACGGCTTACCCTCAGTGAATTCTTGTGGATGACAGCAGTGAAAGTAACTGCAGGTTGCGCAGGTCTGCCAAGTCTCGTGACGTTTCGGTGGATCTTCATTAAGGATATGCGCAATAACCGTTTTGGCCTTTTCGTTTATCTTGCGATACTCATCGGGCACAAATGGAATCAACAAGTCTTTCGGTGTGAACTGTAAGGGGTTGAAGTATACAATCGCGGTCTCATACATAAAGTCGTCGCGTTGTTTTGGTAGATCAAATTCCTTAGTCAAGATCGACCTGAAGTCCACATCAGTCATTGCACCCATGTAAGACTGCATTTGAAAGAAGTAGCACTGACTCCAAAATTCTTCCGCAGTTAAGAGATCGTCGCAGCTCTTTGGTGCGCTCATACTCGTGACCTTAGAGTCCATAGGCTTGTCGTCCCACGGATCTTCTCTGAAGCGATAGCCGTCTATCTCACAAGTGAGACAGTCCGTCTCAAAACGATAGTGACGCGCCACGACTCGCCAACCTAAAGTCTCCAATAGATCCAGCACGACCGGCTCCATAACTCTGCCGCGATAGAATATAACCTTTGTATCGTCGCTGTGTTGAGGAACCGTACCGTTGTTAGAGTAGTACAGATACCGCATACACGGATGGCCAACGCTGCTCGCGTGAATAAGAGGTTTTCCTGCGACCATTCTTGCGATATCTTTTGCGCGTCTTTCTTCGCTGTCCTTAACGTATTGCGTCAAGACGAAGTTCTTGAATTGTTCTTGTACTAAATCCATTTAGGCTCCTATTGCTATTTTAGATTTAAGACTATGGTACCGCTTCGTAAATTCGGTGTATACCTGCTCAAATGTGTATCCTATTTTAACGACCCTGTCAACCAAATCCTTACCACCGTTGTCGTGGGCCCTCTCTAAACATTGCTCCCAAGCCTTCAGTGAATCTCTTACGCACAGCCAAACGTCCTGATTGTAGACGTTACTCCACTCTTTAAACAGGATCTTCTCGGAACGCCACAAGATTTTGTCTTGCTTGTGAATCAATTCCCAGTCGGCATTGCCGTTTATGTGTAAGGTGTCAAAGACGCCGATGTTGATTTTCTTTTGCAACTTCTTGTAGTCTGGTAGCAAGACTTTCACCGGCGAAGGTATGTCCGCAATAACGAACTCGTCGCCATCGTGAAACAGAGCGCCCATCCTTGTGGCAAAGGGGTTGAACGGCCCGCCCAACAACATCTCACTGAGTATGTCTTCCATCACCACAGAATGAAGTCCCGTACTATAGAACGGGCTCATATGCCCGGCACACCGTGGCATATTACATAGAGAAAAAATCATATCCGAGATTGTGATCTTCGGTTTCTCCGCTTGCGGATAAAAACGGTGGCCGCTTACAGTTCTGATGTAGATGTTATTTTTATCCATTAGAGCATGCAGTAGTTATCTAAACGCCCCTCAACATGGGAAAGCCTTGCATCCAAATTTAATAGGAGTTTTGGGATGATATCTTCACTTAATAACCTAGGGTTACAGTCTAGACCGGAATCTAAAAGCTTGGTATATTCTTCAAGTTTCTCCCACAACTTTTCCATTAAGTATTCTTCACCACTCTCATTGATTCTTATTTGCTCCTCTAAAAGGCAAAGAATTATATCTGCTTGTTCAAAATTATCGTCATTAATAAGTCGGCGAACGTGATCACTCAAGGTACATTTATATTCTTCTATGCTCTTAAGCCGTTCCTCTAGTCCTTGCTTATCCATTTTACTTCCCTTATCTCCCCATTAGCTATGAAGTATGTCGCCGGGCATATACCTCCGCAACCTCTATAATCAAGTTTAAATTGCGGCTCTGGTATCTGTTCAAAGTCATAAAAGCATGTTAAGCATACGATGCCTCGTGCAGGATCATTATAGACTTTCACATAATCAGCATTAACTAGCCTGCTTAATTTAATAAAAGACAGAACTGCTTCTGATAAACTTTCTCTCGATACCAACTCACCGATCTCCGGTTTAGTTTCACGCAACAGATGACGCAGTCTTTGTATATCGGCCTTTGTAAGAAGACATTCGTCATATTCTATAGCACAATCCCCGCTCATGCGGGATAACATAACGTCGGTAACATTCCTGTCTTCTTCATCTCTTACAACACCGATAGAGAGAATAGTTCCTTCCTCTGTTCGGCCATAGGTGTGACACATTTGTAACATTGTTACTCCTTCTTTTCTCTTGGTATACGGCGACGTGGCTCCATTAAGATTAGTCCGCCACGAAATTGTTCATAAAGTGCATCGAATACATCGCGCAATTCTTCGATTTCTTCTTCCTTTTTGGCGAGTTTTTCGCGGCACGCTGCAAGTTCTACAGGTAGACTAATTTGCTCAAGGTCGGGCACTGATATTGTAGTTAAGGTTCTTAGTGCATCTTCAATCGTTTCAGCGAGATCGGTACCAACTCTAGTTGTATGGTACCCTATTTCACGTTTCATAAATTGTTGCGGCGGGCAAGTAATCTGAATACTTACAGAAAAGTCGTCGCGAGTCGGATATTGTACGTCTTCTTCCATAATTCCTCCTAAGGAATTTGATAATTTGAAATGTTGATAAAATTAGTCATCATGAAATGGCTTCCGCCTCCCATTTCCACATAACGATATCGTGGCTCCGCGACTGGGATTACATCTACAGGCTTAATGTCTTGTAACCGTGATAGAGTGATATTATCCGCCACCATCATCACGATTCTCATACTTCCGCAGTAAGCACACTTATCATCTACGATATCTCCTGCGCCGCAACTTGGGCACTTGGGAGGGTCGTAAACTTTGGGCGTCGTCTTATTTTTCTGTGGTGTGTGCATTGTTATCCTTTATTTCTCTTAATAAATAGCGCAGTCTTTTTATATCTTCTTCGGAAAACATATATAATTCAAAATCATTAAAATCGTCTTTGTTGTTTAATTCTAATGTTACATATTCAACATCACTGTCTTCTTTATCACGAACTACACCAATATATAATTGACGATCACCGCGATGCTTTTTAGCTTCAGTATCGCCACTAGTATTGCCACCAACAACTTCCATTTGATCCATCTTAAATCTTCTTCCCGTGCCGATAAGGGCGCGTTTTGTTGTAGTCCATTTTAAGCCTCAAGGCCTCTTCTAACTTGATGCCGTTCACCATACAATACCCGTCCACGACCTTAACAATCATCATTAGGAAGTAGGCGTTAAAAACGGCTAAATTCGAAATCTTCTTATGTAGCTCTTTGCATAGTGCAGAGAAGGTTGGAGGGATGGGTGCAAGAATGGTCTTCTTTATTAACGGTCTCTCCACGAAAGAGTACAGCAATCCCGGGTTGTCTTTGTAGATATCCCCCAAAAGATCGAATATTCTAACAAGTAGGTCCGCAAGTTCGACAGGGATTCCCTCGGGCTTCGGATTGTCATCTTTGTAATAAACCAAGTCTAAGGGCTTGTGAGCGCGATACTCTTCAAAGGCTTCAGAAACCTCACTATGAAAAAGACAGATCAATTCGTCTTCTGCGCGAGGCTCGTCCCACCATCCATGCTCGACTGCGGTTTGGTGGCACTCACTAATTAGTTGCTTATAGTCCATACTTCTCCTCATAAGACTTAATGGTCTTTTTTGCTTCCTCTAGCTCGTTGTAAAGGCGATTAAGTTCTTGAATCGCCTTATTACCGTCGCGATACCAGCTGCGATCTTCCGGCTCAGTTAAGACACACTCCCAGCCGTCTGGTCCTTTTAATATAGAATATTCACTGAAATACTCAGGATCACCATCAGCGATATAATATGCTTGTTCCATACTTCCTCCTAATATCCTACTACACGGTTATCCGAGCTCTTGAGCTCTCGTAGTGCGTTACGCACTTCTTCTACTTTGATCTTTTTGTTGTTATGCTTAATACTGTCGATGATGGCGGTATGTGCTACTTCTCTCACCATGGCTCCAGAGAGCTTAGTTTCTCTCATTATCTCTTCAGACACCTTCTCTAACTCTTCTGGAGACAGATCGAAATTGCGCAAATTCTTAAGTAGTATGTACTTAACACCTTCAAGATCTGGCTTGTTTATCTTGATCACACGGTCAAAGCGGCCCGGTCTCTGGCTGAGAGCGGATTCGATAAGCTCCAGTCTGTTAGTAGACGCAACTAGTGTATAGTCGGAATGTCTTCTAGCGCCATCCAGCTCCCCAAGAAGTTTACCTAAAATCGTGCTTCCAACATTTATATCACGGTCCAACATTATCATGTCGGCGTCGTCCCAAACTACAAGAACGGGAGAGAGGATATCTATAATTTCAAAGATAGCATCAATATCCACTCTGCTGCCTCGTGGATATATAACTAGAGTCTTAATGTTCTCGTCGTACGCGCTCTTGATAAGGTACTTTACCGTCATCGTTTTTCCGTTGCCGGGATCCCCATACATCAAGATCTTACGTCCATTGTCGATACCCTTTTTCTTACACTTCTCACGGTTTTTAAGGAAGAATATCGTATTGCTGTAAATCATATCCATGGTCTTCTTGCTTATGTACAGGGCGTCCTTGTCAATGAGTTGAACCTTGTCCATAAACTCAAGAGGGCTAGCGTACCCGCCGCCAAACGAAAGAACCGCGTTCCATATGGGGTTCTTTCCATAAAACTTCTTGATTTCCTCAAGCAGTTCTAAAGCGTCTACCGTGCTATCAGAAAAAATAATAACTTCCAAATCTCCGTCGCTATTAATTAACGTGCCGAGAACAAACAGCTTCTTGTTCCACTTTATTTTATTCAAAGTGAACGCCTTGAAGATGTGTCCCCCTGCAACCTCGTCACTGCCGGAAAAATCCAGTGATAATAGAGTGTCCGAGACTCTAGCGTCCTCGTGTTCTACAGTTTCTAAGAAGTCTTGTAAAGCTACCAAGAATAGATGATGGCAATATGCTGAGATTTCTTCGTTGTAATATTCGTATTCATGGTCTTTCTCTAGAAAACCGTGCTCTTGAAGCATTTCTATACAACGGTCTTCCCAGCGCGGACGTGGAGGTTTTGTTTGCCCCCATGTCTCATAAATAACTGCCTTAAAATACTCAGCAGCGTATTTAATCAAATTCTCAATGTTTGGTTGTGGTGGCATTTCTGGGTACAAAGATTCATCCACAACTTCTAACTCTTCTTCGTCGTAGTCATCTCTAGTTGGTCTTCTCGACATAAGTTTCTTCAACCCCTTCGGTTTGTTGGGCGTACAATTAAGCTTCATTTTTAAGTGTCTCCGCTCTAGCTATCGATTTAAGATCGTCATAGGCGATTCTAAAATCATCGTTCACTATTATATAGTTGCACTTCTGTGAATACTCAAGCTCTTGTTCTACTGCCTTAAGGCGATTTTCAACTATATTATCAGTGTCGCCCCGTTTTTTCATTCTACTTCGCAAAGCCTCAGTGGTTGGTGTCCTAACAAAAACCGACACCGCTCTCTGTATTTGCTCCACATACTTTGGCGCACCTTGTGTGTCCCTCACGATAATGGCTGGTGCAGCAACTTCTAAATCGGACTTTAATGTGCCGTAGTAGTTATTCGCGTAAAGCATCCATTCAAAAAACAGATCGATATTTTGTTTGAAGTCTTCAGGTAAGATGAACCTGTACTCGCTCCGATCGTCCACTCTTGGCTCTCTTGTCGTTATGCTTTTTGGATTGCACCAAACCGGGTGCTCCAATAGAAACCGTCTCACGAGAGTCGTCTTGCCGCTACCACTACAACCCGTTACCACGATGAGGGGGCTGTTACGTCTTAGCATGAGGATTATCAAATTCTTCCGCGGTGCAAATCTCATGCTCCACTGCGTAATCCCTAAAAGCTTTTTGTGCGTCTTCCTCTAAACCGGAATCTTGTAGGTGTTTCAGTATTGTTCTAAATATTATCAAAGTTTCAAGCCGTATAACGGCTTCTATACCAACAACATACTGATTAACAACGTCTTCAAAATACCTATAGCTCATCGCATAAGACTGTCCATCATCGAGAAACAGTTGAACTATCAGGTCCCTCGTTTTGTTCTCTAAAGGTACGTCGCTAACTACTACTTGCATTTTGAATCCCCATCAAACATACGGGTTTTAAAATTTAAACACTTCTCAATTTCCTTCTCTGTTCCGATTCTATGATCTAAAATATATACCCTAAACGTTTCGTACGCTATGTCCACCCTATTAAAATGAGTACTTCTTAGATATGCCATAATCAATCCGCTTAGATGCATAATCGTCACATTCTTAAGGGCCTTAATCTTCTTTTTATCATCTTCACCAGCTGTCGAGTATATACCACCTAACTGGTATTTAAAGCTATTTTCAGACACCTCAAGACTCACTATAAGCCTCTTGTCTTTGCCCTTCTTTGAGTCTGTGACCACTACCCGCATTAGTCTCTCTTTATGTTGAACGGAACATAGTCTATGCAGTACTCGGTGTCCCAAATGTGGCCCTTAGAACACGATGGAAGTAAGAAAGCATTATCGTCAGTGTCTAAGATTCGTTGCGTGCATAAATTACAGTAAGACTTTTCAATCTCTTTCTCCTCGAGCCCGGGAACCGACTCCCCATCCCTAACCCGTGCCATAACATAGTCGGATATAGCCACACAGATATTTTGTGCTGTCTCTTCTGGTGTCCTTCCGTGAGTGTGTAGCTCCTCAATGCCGGGAACATAAGCTCGGTATTCCGCCTTACCTCCGTTTTCCACTATAATGGCGTTGATGTTAAATAAATAGGCTTTCAAAATAGTTTTCCTTGTTTTTTATAAGGTTCTAATCTCTTGTTAATAATCTCAATATACTCAGGGTTGAGTTCGTAGCCGAGGTAGGATCTACCCAGTAGTAACGCCGTTAACGCACTAGTACCTGCACCCATGAAAGGATCAAACACTATACCGCGGCGTATTTCTCCGTTGCATTCGCAGGTCGGTCTGAATCCTACCGTCACGTGCTTAGTCGCAAAAGGCTTAGGCCCGGTTGCGTTATCATCATCGCCGTACAATCCGTCTTGCGCACTGTTGTACAGCTCTTCGGCCTCTCTCTTAACGATCCTCACATGAGGCGCGCCGCAAACTGCACAAACGTTCTCGGGACAGGTCGCCAAGATACATGGGGCGATCAACTCAATTGGGTAGGTGGCAAAGTGTGAACCCTCAAAGTTAGCCGTAGCAACATTCCACACGTCCGCCTTATTGGTTGAACTCATTCCTAAAATCTCGTACATGAAATTGAGGAATCTTGTCAACCCCTCGTCTCCACCGGGAAAAGATCCGTCAGCAAAGTATCTTAGTATCTTAGTCTGTAAATCGGTTGTAGACCAAACTGACCACTTGTTGTGGCCAGAAGGATTCTCAGCTTTAATCAGGCTAGTCTTTCCAGTATTACGAGACACTGGCAACGTACCCTCGCCATCAACCCTTATCGCTTCGCTGTCAAAGTAATAGTCGTGACCTTCCCAAAGATTGAAGCGTTTCCATTCCTTAACTCTTACGCCGCAACTTTCCACGTAAGAAGTTTTCCAATCTGCCGGTTCCTCTTTACTCTCGTATCCGTTTGCGCTAATCCAGACATACTCAGGTTCTTGCTGTCTGTAGGTCCCCAGCTTGTCTCTGTGCGTGTAGAACAACGGCGTGCCTGCATGTTTCGTAAACTGAAAAATGTACTCGTGAGACTTTGTACATCTGTTAGTTACGCTTTCCGGCATCGGGGTGATCTTGCTCCAAATAACGTCACTTCTCAACCACCAACCCTGTCGGAAAATCTCATGTCCCGCCGCTTGTTCACACTCGGGGCAAATTAGTCTGCCGTCTGGGTACTTACCCCACTTCATTTGGTGGGCCACATTTCCACAACCTACGCATCTAAGAAAAGGTTGCTGAAGCGCTAATGCGAGTCTCCACGGAACACCGCAAAGATCTCCCTTTTTAAGGCCGGGGGTCTCGACGGGGTGAGTTCTACCCTCTAATGTCGTTCCCTGCCCATACTGACAAATCCTATTCGTATCTGTGCGGCCAACTACGTTGTTTCCAGCATAGGTATCCCCGATGTTTAACCAAAAGACGCCGTCTTTTCGAAGTATGCGCCAACACTCACTAAAGACTTGGACCATGTGATGCACGTACTCTTCGGGAGTGTGCTCAAGACCGAGTTGTTCATCAACTCTCTTGGCGCCACACTTGGGGCAAACAAACAACGCGCCTACGCCTATCGACCCAATGTTACCAGATTGAATCGGTGACATCTTTTCTGGATCGTACAGACTGGTCTTATGTATACAGTTAGGGTCTCCACCTTCCCAAGTTGCAGTCCCGTAGTCCCGCAAGCTCCAGTAGGGTGGTGAAGTAACGATACAGTTTACAGTCTCGTCTGGAATATCTCCGAATCCGTTCAAAACGTTACCTTGAAAAACTTTGTTAGTCTCCAATTTACCTCGCAGTCCATGCGTCACAAATATAATAAATATCCCCGTTTAATTCTAAGTCTCTTCCTATTCTAGGAACGCGGCATTGTATAGTGGTGTCCAACTCACAGGTCCACGGAGGGACCTCGGTCTTACCCTGTTTTACGTCCTCGTCCCAACCCTCACGAACAACCCAATGTCCGCAGTTTCCGCAGTGCTCAAGTTTTACATAGCGATAGTTGTGCATACTCTCTATAACAAAATTTACTCACCCGTGTCCCCTACCCAACGGCCATTCTCGTCTTTAACTTCTACTTTAATCTTAGTCATCTGTTCGTCAACTTCTTTTTCAATGTCTTTCAGAGTACCCATTCGTCTTGAGGCTTCGACTCTCAACCAAGCCTTGAAGGCCGGAGTCTGTGCCATTCGTTTGAAGGCGAGTCTCCTATTCTGCATCTGAGTTCGCTCGTCCTCAGCCTGTCCGCTCGCACCGCTGGGTTCGTGAATACAAACAACAGCGGTCTCAACTTTGTTTCTGTTTTGACCGCCGGCTCCGGATCCGCGTTTAAATTCCCACTTACAATCTTTTTGGGTAACACTAAATAAAAGCTCTTTACTCAAAATATGCTCCTTGCAATGAAGGGATGATTAGTTCAGGCTCTATCATATTAACCCACGGTTCGTCATTATTTTCAATTATTATATCGGCAAATTCTCTTTGCTTGAAGAAAATTTCACGAGCTAGCCATTCCCAAAAAGGTCTTTGATTGAATGGTATGAACAGCTTACCATCGTCTTTCTCTTCTATAACTTTCCTAAAAGGAAAACCCATCCAATATACATCATGTTTTCGTAAATCCATTGGTATGTAAACGATCTTATCGTAATGCGATATTCTTATACCATGTTCAAAACGCATGTGATCCTCATAAGTGGAGATAGTTGGCTTATGATCGAATAAAGCGAATATCTCGCCATAAACATACCACATCCACAGCCAATCCTTAATTATATTTAGTTTTCGCCCGGTGCTAAGTTCCATTAGTCCAACACATACTTCCAAGCGGCAGCCCAAGACTTTCTATGAGCCTCGTCAATTTCCTTAAACTTTTCGTCGAGTTGCTCATGCATGTAGTCGTGAAACGCCTGAACCTTTTCGGGTGTGTCTAAAATACCCTCTGCTTTTTCAAACTTATGGGTGACAATTAATTTTCTTTGTGTTTTCATATTTTTACCTCGTATATTTTAAGCCCAAGTTTTTGAGCAGTTAATAACATGTGTGCGCTTCCTCTACTGACACCGTTCCAAACTAAAATAAGGGCCTCGGCATAATGCGCCATTTCTACATTTCTTATCAGGCCCGCCGCACGACCGAATTTGGCCCAATCAGCAGGGAACTCCTTAACCGGAATGCTGGCATCTATAGCCCATTTTCTACCTAGTTTGTCAACGCCTTCGGCCATGCCGCAGACTACCTCGGTGATTTCGAAACCAGATTTGAGGGTCGCATTACAAACTACGCCAAAGTCCTTAATTGTGCGACTGCCTGCGATGATCGTTTTCATACTCTTCCTCGTTCATATACGTCATTAATCCACCACATTATATGATTCATAGACTTCTCAAAACACTCGGGCGACGCGTCTAAACCGTGAAAGTCTACCCAGATAGTTCGCTGAATGTGGGGTTTGTCAAATTCATAGTGAATCTGTACCTTCCAAACACCATCTGAAAACAGAGAGGGAATATTTTTAATCGCTATTTTCAACAGCCTCGGTGAAAATCCTAAGCATAGGTGGCCATGACAGGATTCGGGTAGCGAACCAACCCTACCGTAGGTATCACCCTTCTTATGCCCAGTACACGATCCCATCGAAACTACCCCGTCGTAGCTGTTGATTTTAATCAGCCAAGGGATGAGCTCTTCGTCCAATGAGTACGTTGCTTTCGCTTTGAGCTCTTTAGCTTGTGGAATGTCTTCTTCTAATCTTTTCTTTAACAGCCGTTGTAGCCATTTTGGTATCGCACCTGATTTAGTATAACTTTTCATCCGGTAATCCTCTCAACTTCTTCTTTACCTAACATTAGCCCATCAGAGGATTCGAACCCCCACAAACTGAGTACGGATCAGTTATTCTACCATTAAATTAGACGGGCGACTATCTATTCTCCAATAATACCTACCGTTTTCTTCCCAGTGAATCAAATAAAGATTGCGAACAAGATGATATGTTCGTAAAATTTTTGCCTCAATCATTTCCCTTTTGTCTAACAACAATATGTTCCCCAATCAATCTCAATAAACTTATTCAAATAAAATTTAAACGGTGCTGTTGTTAAGTATTGAACTAGCATTTCATTGATATTTATTGTTATAATCATTTCTTCGGTAGTTTTATCTATCCATTTATAAGCAATTTCTCCGCCTAATCTTAAGATCTCACCATTAACTAAACAACAATTATCAAACCCTACATATACAACACATTGTCTTTTCATCTCCCACTTATGCGGAAGACAAAACCAATTAAACTGCTCTTGTGATGTAAACATTTGTCGGCCCCCAGAATCGCACTGAGATCTTCTGTGCTTCAGACAGATGTTCTTCTGTTGAACCAGACCGACTAATTGTCAGAGGCGGGATTTGAACCCGCACGCCCTTTCGAGCGACAGAACCTCAGTCTGTTGCGGCTGCCATTACGCCACTCTGACATTGGACACCAACAGGACTTTCACCTGCAATTGCTATTACTATGGCTCGCTCTCGCGTTTTACCATGTGTTCATAGTCGGAGCATTTACTTGACCCCGTGTTTTATATTTTCACCATGGTGTCCTAAAGCACTGGCAAGGATTCGCACCTCACATAGACTAATTTTCATGTCGTCCTTCGTTATGCTTTCTGTCCGCTGGCTCATAGCTCCAGCCGCGTGAGCGCCGACCATACTTGCATGCTAAGTCGTCTACCTATTCCGCCACAGTGCTTTTAAAACTATGCGTCTTCTTCAAACAGGTCGCTTCCAAGATAAGTTTCTGCCATTTCGTAGTCTAGCCCGTTTAACAACATACTGTTTTCTGTAGTAACTAAATCAATGATCTCATATCTCGCGAATTCTTTATCAACTAAACCGTACTTATCCCATCTTGGGCGATAATAATAAAAATAAACGTTACCACTCCTGCTTATGTGTGCGTAAAGATCATAACAATATGGGCTAGTGCAAATCACATTTGGGTTGTCGTCGTTCATACGCTCATCCGTACCGCCTATGTTGCGCGGACATTTGTAAATGCATGGGTCTTTGAACCTGTTAATCACGACCTTCTTTCTATCATCTGTCAATAGAATAGTAGGTATCGGTCGCTCTGACGGCTTTGATTCTATACGGCCGCCCTCAATCATTCCACCAACGTGCTGAGTTGCGGTATAAGACCCGCCTAAACTACGAGTTCCATACTCGTTCTGTGGGGACATCTGTTTCACCTCTCTTTCATTTTGCGCCCCGAGAGAATTGAACTCTCAACCTCCCGCTTAAGAGGCGGGTGCTCTATCCAATTGAGCTAGAAGCGCTTACTTTTCTACTCCATACACATTTCTTAAAGCTTCAAAGAATTCTTCTTGATGCTGCTCATTCCAACTTAACACATCTTCTCTCAGTTGTTGAGCGCAAATCATTGTTGCTAAAAATCCTTTGAAGTCTGCAAAACTTTTCGGAGTATTCCCTTTTTGTTCGCAGAACTTCTTATAGTCCTCGTGCATCGGTTCTGCTATTTTCATTCTATCTAAAAATTCAGGATAGGACATCATAACTATCCTTTCATTTCATCGTACTTATTTTTCAAATCGCCCAACTTTTTATTCAATTGGTTAATCTCCTCTTCTCGGACAGCCACACGGAGTAGTTTAGTGAGTTTTTGAACCCATTCTCCGTTATGAAACTCAATCACATTAAATGCACGGCTATCACAACTATACCAATGAGTTGAAATTTCTCTCGCCTCGAGTAGTTTTTTATCACCCTGAGTAACAATGACACCGTCCGCTTTTTCGATAAGAAGCCCATCAATCTCAAGGGGATAATCAGCGCGAATAAAACGCAGGGACTCGAATATTACTTTTGCAATCCACTTCCCTCTTTCGCGTAAATTATCAACTCTTGTCTCTTCTCGATCAACTTTCCACTTTTTGACAGTTAGTGGAAGATTCCTGATCGCGTTAACTATTAGTTCAATCATTATTCACTCCCTCTTTCTTAGTCCCGATGTAAACACCTTTAGCAATCCGATGTACAATATAATCCCCAAGCTCTGTTTCGTCTTCCGTAAAAACTTCGCCATCCTTTTTGCGAATCGGTAGCCGCTGCTCGCGCATTCTTTTAAGGTGGGTCCATAGCGCGTGTATCTTATCCATGAAGTCTTGCTCACATTCCATGCTTGACGGCTTATCACTATTTTTCCGAGTTCGCAAAACATCATCAATTCCATTATACACAATCAGCCATCGCCAGTTTGTGGATAGGTCAAGATCGAGCTCTTGAATCTGAGTACTGTCTGGGTCGAACCCAAGAACTCCACGTACCCGCATGGCTTTTCAAGTTAACTTCCAAACGAACAGTCATTTCTTCTAATTTCCAAATCAACCAAATATGGCCCAGACAATCCGGTGTAATCATCGTTGGCTCTGGACAAAGTGAGCCAAGCCAGTTAAGCTTTTCCTCAAGCCAATCCAACCCTTCGGCAGAAAGTGCTTTTTGTCGTTCACTCTCTTCTGGAAATGTCCATCCGTCTTTTAGTGCCCGTAACTCGTCAATCCGATCTTTTATCATATCACTCCTAGTTATCGAACCAAAAAACGATTCTAACGTCTTCCGGTTTACCCAAGGCTTGTAGTCTTGGGATACATCTGCGATGAAAATGCTCTGTCTCTTTATAATAGGTTGTTTCCCAAAACACTTGCGTATAGTAATGACTTTCCTTGGGCGGGTTTTCGAGTAGCTTATCCATCTCTTCGTTACTGACCTTAACGACGGCACCACCAACGTCGCCTGCATAAGTCTGAGGCGCCCTACCCCATTTGAACCGCTTATATTCCTCTAAATCGACAAAGCCGCATAGTGTGGCTTTTTGCTGCCAGTCAAAGGCCATCAGTTCTCTCAGGTACAAGAAGCTGTGTGAATGGCCGTCAATACCGTAACGATCCGACAGTCGCTTTACTCCCGCCGTGACGTCTTCAGGGAGGTCTCTTGGCACCGAGATGGGCCAGAAGACCCTTCTTTCTTCTCCGTAAGGGCCTCGCTCGTTTCTCACGCCGGCAAGTATAGCAAAGAGATTGTAGTTTCTTTCGCAATAAGGCTCGTCTATGTAGAACTCGCTCCAGTCGTACTGTGGCAAATACATGTCGTTCTCGAACCGCTTACCGGCCTTAACCCATTTTCCATTACGTATGTACTCAGCGTACGCGTGTATATCGCAACCCATTTTAGTCTCCTTTTATAACATAGTTTTCAGAAAAGTCAAGCTCTATTTTTGGGATCTTAGGGACAAACTCTATCCAGTTATTCTCCGTCTCGTCACAATCTTTCAGCACCAGCACTCGGTTTCTATTAACTACCTCCACAATCATCGGTTCCTCAACCTCACCACAGATCTCTTTCCAAGCTTTTTGGGCTAATTTGATGGCGCGCTTTTTGTCTCTCGCAGCCACTAGGAAGCCTTGATTGTTCGGCTCTGGTGGATCCAACAGATCGCCGGCCGTTTCGCTCTCGAACCATATCTCATAGAGAATCATTTAATAACCTTTCTCTGCTCTACTTTGCCGCAAATCTTACATTTTTCTATCATGAGTTTTCATCTCCAATATCTTCCTCAGTTATATCTAATGACACTATAGTAACTATTTTGCCGGGGATATATTTCATTTTCTCACAAGCTAATCTAACATCGCCGCCATCAGCATTTACTATGATTCTATTTCCCCCAATTCTTAGAGTGTAATCCGTCTTTCCAATGTCGTTAAAATATTTTTCTACAGTTTCTTCGATACCAATAAAATAATCTGGTATTGTTAATACTAAATTCTTCGCACAATAAAGTCCATGAATAATGACAGACCAACCGTTCTTGTCCTTTTTATTTAAAAACAAATGATAACGCCCCCAAAATTCCCCACAACCACTTTTGATACACTCATGGTTATACTGGCATTCGATTACGGCACAACCTTTTTTGGGGTCAAAGTTATCTATACGGTGCCCATAATTATGTTTACAATTCATTTGTCGAGGGAGGGAATCGAACCCTCACGCCCGAAGGCTTCGGTTTTTAAGACCGAAACGGCTGCCAATTACGTCACCCCGACAATTTAATATAACTTATATTCTGTTCACTAAAATACAACTCGGTTAGCGAAATTATGTTAAAATTCTTATTTTGCTTTATACAAACAACCACTTGTTCTTTTAAGAATTCATGGAGCTTACTATGTGCACTTCTTGTTACCACCAATAGATTACCAGTAATGTTATTTGTATTATCACCATCTATATGATGGACCACTTCTCCGGTTTTAAGTTTCCTTCCTAAAATAGACTCTGCAAGTTCTCTATGCGCATATCTATTACTCTTGCCACCATGATCATTTTTAAGCCAGCCCATATACTCATAATTATTATCACAATTATTAGAGATTGATTTTCTTAGAACATTACATTCTTGACATAATCTTGATCCTTTACGCTGGGAGATATAATTATCACCACATGCAGCACATTGTTTATGATATATTGTATGCCCTTTTTCTAGGTATCTCTGTTTCGCCCTTTCCCTTGCATCTTTCTTATGACAATCACAGCACACTCTTCTACCGAGAGCTCTAGGCCCTCCACATTTAGTACATATTAAGTCCAATTATCTTTCCTTATCTCTACAAATCGAGTCTAGTAGGTAAATTCCGTGATATTGCATCCTTCTCGCAGTTATGAGTGCTTGGCGAACAGCATTGGCAAATTCTTCAAGCTGCGACTCTTCACCTTCTGGTGAAGAGCACTCTTGACGCCAAATCCCGAAGAGGTGGCCAATAACATCAGGATAATTAAGAAGATTATTCCCTATCCTATGGAATTCTTCTCGAAGATCATCAAACCGCTTAGATATTTCCCTAGTTCTAGGTGTGTCGGGAAAAATATCCGGAGTAAGATCATAACCGGAATGACAAAAGTACCCGTCACTGACTTCTACAATCCTGTTATCTTTAATCTCACGGATCTCTTGTAGCTTAGCATCACAAAAAACCTTGTCACCAACACTGTAGCTCATTTCTATCTCCTTTATTCTATTTATTTCTCCCCTATAATCCCAAATAAAATGGTGTAGTTTTTCCACCCGGATACAATTGATCCTTGTCTGTCTTCCAGTGCCTTAGACATTCAGTCATCATACTCATGGCGGAAAATGCAATCATACCTTTCTCATGTTCCGAAGCCGCGTCATAAATATCCTTACCATCTAGCCAATTATTCGGAAGTTGCGGCCATCCAGCATAACCCTTGGCACTCTCAAAGTATCTTATAACACTACGCATCCACTCTTGAAATGCATCATAGTGTCTAAGTTCAATACCATTGAGGATGGTTTTGTTTAGCCCGTTATAATAGTTGTAATAACAAAGCTCTTCTGCTTTATATTCCTTTACATTATGTGGCAAATTCATTTTGTCCCCTTACTTTATTAGCCATACCTTACAGTTCCTAAACCCTTCCGGCTGATTGTCACCCAGTAAAAGGATGGTACCTCCTAGTGGATGATAGCCACGAGCTGTGTAAACCGCGATTGATCCGTCCGGAAACTCTACCAATAGCTCTGCTCCAACCCAAATATCACGGCTGCAGACCAAACACGAATTCGGCCGTGTAAACATCTTCATCTGAAACTCGTCCCATATTTCGGTGATGTTGGAGTCCTTCGTATACATCAAGTAGTCCGTAATGCCGGGAAGCAGTTTGTATTTGTCGCCCCACGTTACGATCTTATCCTCAACCTTAAGGGGTGTGCGAGTTTCGCTCTTAACTTCCAGAGATGACATAACAAGAGACAGAAACATTATCGTTAGGCACCCTATAAAAGTGAGACCTATCACGAACCCGTAAATGAACGAGTCTCGTTCTTGTGCGGTTTTCCTATCATGTAGGAGCATTAAAAATCCGACTCCTGCTATTACAAACCCGACAAGACCAAGTATAAAAAAGTATAGTCCCACGTCTCCTCCTATGTTCGTTTCTGTCCGTACAATTCGAACAGAATATCACCGATTAGTTTGTCGATCTTTCCCATGTCGTGCTCTGCTGGCAACGTGGACTTCTCGTGAGCCAGAACGATCTCATTCTCAAGATCTTCTTTCATCACAAAGATTTGGTCCAGAGTATACTCGCCGTTTTTGATTGCGATCAGTTGCTCGGCGTCGATACCCCGACGATCCACATTAATGACTCCGGTCTTGAGGGCTTCAATGCCTTGTCTCAACATCAGCACGAGGTAGCAGGCGTTTTTACTATTGCCATGAATAGCTGGCCGTCCATTATTACGCGTAATTAACGTACCATTAGGAACATCGAAGCAAACAATTCTATGGTCAGAAACTAGTTTTTCCTTTATATTGTAGCCCGCTTTCTTGCCGCGGGAATCATATTTTATTTCTGCGTTATGCGGCAAAAAGTTACGTTTATAAATACAATGAAAACCCTTTGTGATATTAGACTTCATAACCTGATACATAGTCGTATCACCATAGGGGCCACCCTTTGTGTCATAACCACCATATACTACACAAGGAATACCAGCTATAATCATAATCGCTTGCAAATCATCGGCTAATCGTTTATAACTTGTATAAATTATATCATTCTGCTTTTTTCTTGTGCCATCTCCGGCCATCCAAGCATCCCACAGTATCATGGATTGGCGTGCAGATAAATTAAAACACCATAATGGGACATGTTTATAATTTGAGCCGTTATCCCTATTACATCCACAATCTTCTAAAATTTGTTTAGCTATTTTCCCATGTAATACCCAAACGGCGCATTTCTCATAATTATAACTTTTAATTGGAAACACACTCATGAGATTATCTATTATCTTGCGGTATTCTCCGCATTTCTTTTGGGTAAAAGAAACACACTTAAATTGTCCGTTTTCACGAAATTGAGCAGACCCATCTGATAAATATAAACCAACTAGTTGTATGTATTCATCAGATATGTCGTATTCTTTCTGCTTAATATTCGGTATCGTTCTAATATGAAAGCAATCATCTCTTGATTTCATAAGATTTTCTAATGATATTAATTCCCAATTAGCAGTGCTCTCATTATAAATAATAGAGTGATTATTAGACTTTTGACGATGCGCGTGGGCTAATAGTAACCTATGGTTAGGTGTTACAATCGCGCGTGAGCTATGGGTATCTATTTGATACATAAAGCCGCTATATAATTGGTCCGTTTTACTATTATAATGTTGAAATTCTAGCTCCCCATTACTAATATTGAGTGTGGCTAATCTTGTATTGGGATTTATTTCGTCAAATTTTTTCCACCCTGAATCGGTTAGAAATTCGGTTGTTACCTCTTCGTAACAGTCGTAGCCGTATTTCTCCTCGTATTCTTTTCTTACTCTTCCGCGCTCACCTTGTCTCAACTTACCGATCAGCTTTTGGTACTGATTATAGGCAAAGCCTCTGAAAGTACCGAACAGCTTCTTAGTGATGAACAAGTCTCTATTTTCCATCAGCCTTTCCCAGATCTCGTGCTTATAAGACACGAACTCATCAGGAAAGAATAGAGTATTCAGGATGCTCGGATTCGAATTGCTCAAGAGCTTCACGTACTTTTGGATCTCATAGATTAGAACGTCGTAGTCGTCTCGTTGAATTTCTACTTGTTCCCATCTGTTAAGTTCCCAAAAGTCTTTCGGATCAAGGTAAGACACACCAAAGACGTCAGTATCGTGATGTGAAGTCTTAATGCCAAACACATCACTACCGCGATAACTCAGGAACAATGGTGTCCTGAGCGCTTCAATCTCAAATGGAATCTCTAGTTTCATAGTCTTATTCTATCACATTTCTTAGAAAAGTCAAGCGTTTTTATAGACTCAGTATCGTAAAGGGTGGCTTAACATAACAGTCGTGTTCAACCGCGGCTTCTAGGGCCTCAATCAGTCTTTCCTCTGGTGTCATCCCAAGTACTTTGGCGGTCGTAAAAAGGGACCCTATGGAATAAAACGCTCCCGATCCTATGGCCGCATACTCCCTTGTAGACTGTACAGCTGATCCATCCTTACCCATCCAAAATAACTTTCCTTGAGTCCCTATCAGTAGTTCAACACCAAGTTCGTCGTCGTCTTTAAATTCGTGTTCCGCTAGACATTTTCGCATAGCTGCAGAGAAACTTGAGCACATGTACGAATCCAGATCCTTCTTTACTTTTGGCGGAACAAACGCGTGCCGTATAATTTGAGAAAATCTCAACAAACCTGCACAACCAATTATAAAATCACCCTTAACACAGATCTTGGGCACATTTGTTAGGGAATAAAAACCGTCCTCCCTAGAAATCATACCGTCTGTGCCCAAATAAACTTTACCTTCACTAATGATACCTGCTATTGCTGTCACTTATCTCCTAGTCATAAAAGTAGTTTCCGTCGAATAGGGTGGGGTTCTTGTCGGACTCGCTGACGTACCCACCCGTTTCAGGGTCAAACTTGTATATGTGAGTCTTCTCGTCACCATAAGTCGCACTATAGGTAGAATCACTATAACCGCCGCCGTAACCGCCGCCGTAACCACTCCAGCCCCCGTAAATACGGCTTTTGTAACCAAGGCTAACGGCTGCGCACATGTTATCCCAGAACTTCTTTGTAGCGTTCTTCATGTTAGCCAGACTACCCTTGAGTGAAGCCGAAGAGAAAGCGTCCAAAGAGTTGTAAATATTTCTTGACTTCATCGCGCAAGAGTACTCAGCCATCGTCATCACGGTATCGTCTGAAATATCAGTCATGGTATTCTTATCCAAAGAGAGACCGTAGTCGTATCTTGGATAAGTATACGCAGGATATGCGGGATACGATTGCTTCTTTTGCTTCTTTATTTTCTTCGCTCTGATTCTAGAGCGTATTTTCTTTCCTCGTCTTTTTCGGCTCATTATAAGCTCCTCCTCTGTAAGCTCGTCGTCAAGTCCCTCGATTAGCCAATCTACCTCGTGCGCACCATTCCCACCGTCGTCCTCACCGTCGTCCTCATAATAAAGAAGGTCGCCCGGTCTCAGTATATCGCAAGACATACAAGCCCGTCGATAGCCTTTCTCGGTTAGGATAATGTCGTAGCTCTCAACCCACGTATCGCATTGAGGGCACCGTTCTACACCCATATCAGAGGCAATGAACTCCAGCTCGAAGAGTTCCATTCCGAGCGCGTCGGCTTCCTCGAAACCCAAGTCCTGAGTTCCGATTAAAGCCCAAACAACATCCTCAGCTTGCTCCCTCATCTTCTGTGTTATTACTGTCATCGCCATCTTTTCCCTTTCTACTACAATATAACATAGAACGAGTAAAAAGTCAAGCGTTATTTTTCAACAATTTTGCAGCACCACATATCGGCCCAGTGCAAAAGTAAAGTCATGGGTTGCTCTTTTTGAGCATAAGAAGCGTTGTCGGGAACGTAAAGCCCATCATGGGCCCGAATCGCTTGAACCTCGTCAACATTTAGATCCACCTTTCCAGCCAACAGATGAAGGCTTCGTGTCGGGGTATCTATGTACGTCAGCGCGGCGTTTACTCTGTGTGCCTTCCCGTCCCACAAATACAGAGGCTTGCCCGGTTCGCCCACCTTCCCGAGGTCGTGAAACAGTCCGCAAATAACACAGGACTCGTCGGTTATTTCGGGTCTCATCAGGTTCTTAAGTTTTAACACGGTCTCTGTCACGTTAAGAGAATGGACTATAAGCCCGCCCGGTTGGCAACAATGGAATTTCGTGGATGCGGGAGCTGTCTTCCAAACAGTGTTTTGGTTCAACCAATTTAGGAAGTTTACGACCTGCTCTTTGCGCGGGCCCAACATCTCAACTAACTGTTCGATATGCATTTTTCTCCTTCATAGAGTTCTATTGTTATTCTTACTTTACGATCACCGTTAATGATCTCAAATACACGCGGTCCCTCGGTCATAATTTTCCAGCCTTCGTATCCTAAAGCCGTCACGCCGTTGGGGTAACGAAAACTGTCGCCAATAAGGATTTCTCCGATACATTCATCAATCTCGCGCCTTACATTCCAAATTTGCTTTACTGCGTCACTATTATTCGCAAGTAACTTATACTTCTCTGGTACCTTTACATCGTAGGTAAATTCACCCATCTTAATCACCTCCAAAACAAAAAACAGCCGTGCGGCTGTCTTTATGGGTTGTGTAAAATTTAGTTTATGCCGCTATCACCTATAACAATATTATAAGTGAAATATCCCATCAAAGTCCTTTCTTGATCTCCACTGAAGGAGCGCTCTCATTAACATGTTTTCCTTAGATTTGGTGTACTCACTGATCGTCGTTAGATCGCCTATCCGGCTTGCTAAGTCGGCTAGGGCTTTTTGATAAGCTGAAGCCTTAGGGTTGTCGGTCCTAATGAGTACCATGTTTTCCAGTATCTCAGCCCTATTTAGCTGCCACATTAACAGTATAATTCTGCCCACGAGGTATTCTTCAAACGCGTTTTCGGCCACATAGACCGTTCTTACCGCATTCGCAAAATCCTTAAACATCCTCTCATCCTCTACATCAGGCAACACGACATTGTGTGGTACAAATAACTTAATTCTCGGCTTGTTACGCGACCGTGCTACAGGACCATTGATCGCGTTTCGTATATCTTCGGCGGTTGCTTTTTGTGCTTCTTGAATCTCTTGAGGTTGAGAAGGGACAAGGTCTTTACTCTCTTGTTCTTCTTCGGACATAACACACAGTCTAAGTTATAAACACATTTAAAGTCGACACGGTTAATCTTCTTCATTTTCTTCAGAAATTTCTGCAGAATCTTCATGTCTAAGTTGTTCACAGGTTTTTGGAATAACAAATGCTTCAAAACGATATCCCTTGCCTGTCTCTGGCCTATGAGATATTGCGGTTCGCAATTTTCCATTATTAACAGCTATGGGTATTCCGAGTCCACCAATGACGGCGGTCTTATCGGCGTCAACATAACACCAAGATCGCTTACATTTGCAGTAGACTTTTTCTTTTCCACTGATGGCGCGAACATCTTCGCAATCAGGGCAATACAGTAGTTTCATAATTAACCTTCTATTTTCGGTTTTCTTGTGTATTTTCTCTTCTTAACCGCTTCCACGGGTACTTCGGTTTTTTCAGGCTCAATCTCTCTATTTCCAACGACCTTGGGTCTACAGAAGTTGAGCTTATTTTTTTCATGGCTACAGCGGCCGGTTTCGTCCATATAGAACTGGCATGCCGGTCGTCTATGCGGTTTGGTTGAAGAGATAACTTCTGGATTTTCACCAATAGCCTCTAGAAAATCACAGTGATACACGAATAGATAATTGTTAAACATAGTCTTCCTCCTACACGGTTACGTATCTTCACGATACACTAAATTCTTCTCTTTATAATAGAAATATCATTTGTATAAACAGGGTGTATTTCACCTGTACTAGTTGCCCATATAATATCACAGTAATAATACCCCGGTGATACATTTGTTTCGGTAGGTGTGAGATTAAATATGGCTACACCCTGACTACCTCTGGTAGTGACGTCAGCATTTTTAGTTAAAATAATATTAAAATAAAGACCATTGTTGATAAATGGGTATAAAAATACACCCTTTTTAGAGGGTGTATTATATCATCGGGGAAAACTGTTTTTAATTAGTTTTTAATTGCTCTATTCGCTTCCTCAGCTGCCGCACCATGTTACCAACCTTGATGCGTTCCATCGTGCTGATTCTCTCAAGCATCGTTATTCCGTTAAGGTGGTCAACTTCATGATACGCAATACGCGCTTCAAACTCTGTAAACTCGGTTTGAACCCTGTTACCACTGATGTCGTTAAACTCAACCGTCAGTTTGGTGGGTCGCTGCACTGTTATGTAAAGGTCGGGAAAACTAAGGCATCCCTCGTAGTCCCTGATCTTTATTCCGTCTTCACTGATGATTGTCGGATTTGTCAGTGTGGCGTACCCGACAACCTCGTAGCTGTCTTTAACCGGCTTTACTCTGGCCACGATGCACATTTGTTTGTTTATGCCGATCTGATTCGCAGCTAGCCCCATCGCTTTCTTTTCAAGAAAGACACTGACCAGCTCTTTTTCAAGTTCAGCCACGGTCTCGTCAAAGGCCTCAATTGGCTGACAGACTTCTTTTAGGATAGGATCTCCAAAGTACCTAAGTGGCATTTTTACCCTTTCTGTTTTCGTATCGGTTTCCACACCCGACTCCGCTCAGAAGTGTGTGTACTTCGTCGCACATATGGATATTGGTAGTATAAAATGAATTGCAGCTCATTCTATAGTACCTCACAACATATTTCAACCAAAGCCCTGCAAGGCTCACGAAAACAGTCTAATACTATCATAAACTTGTGCAAAAGTCAAGCGTTATTTTAAACCTCAACCCCGTAAACGTCGCTCCAGTCGTCCATTGTCAAGACTGGTGTACAAATTCCGTTTGCGTCGGGTGCGATTTCAATCTCATCATCAAGGAATATGTCGGCCCGGTTAATGATTTTTCCAGCACTGATGGTGAACAAGCTTTGTGATGCCCCAGAACCGGATCTCATTTGACCTACTGAAAACGGAGAGGCTCCAACGAAGGACCCGTTAACTATCCACTTACCGTAACCGGACTTTCCGCCTTCTGACGGTCTGTGGAAATGGCCTATCTTGGTGTACTTCGGTGGTCTTCCTGTGAGCTCAGCAAACTGTCCGATTGCTCTATCAAGGCCGTAATAAGGGAACTGCAGGTGGGAACGGATACTGTCACCATGGAAGATAAGGTGTCTCTTGCCCGGGAACTCAGGTATCTCGTAGATCAGACCTTCGCCGGTAGAGACATAGATGTTTACCCCTTCACACGGCTTAGACCCTCGCCAAGGCAGAAACATACGTTGAAGATTTCTGTAAACGGCGTAGTCAAAGTTGCTGCGTTTGTGATGATTCTTGTTCGTCCTTCCGTGGTTTCCATAGACGCAAAAGATGTCTATTGGAATATCCGGGTAGCGCTCAGCAACAGACCCAATGACGCGCGCCAGCTCGTCGCAAGCCATATACATTGCGTCAAAAGGCTCGAGATCTAAGTACCGTTGTTGGCCGGGATAGATGTCTATACCTTCAATGAAGTCGCCGAGTAAGTCAATGACAATTCTAGACGGCATATAGCCGGTATCGAGCGCGTCTTGAATCTTGTGGAAGTGCTCGATCCATCGGTCAACTTTTTGCGGAATGATCTTTGAGTTGTATTCCCACATTCCCAAAACGTCGCCAGACTTGAAACATTCACCAATTTGCCAATCACCCAAGAGACAGTTCGTGACAAACTTGCCGTCTGTGTGTCGTGTCTCTTTGCGCTTAATTCTTAAACGTGACGGTCTTCGCAACGACGCTCGAAGGATGGCGTCATCAAATCTAGCCCACCAATTCACGAGTTCATCGTTCTTTTTACGAAGTCTTTCAATTTCGTCCCAATAAGGGCGTAGGCCCTCGTCGTCTTCGTAACCGATGTCTCGCGCTTTCTCTCTCAGGCTGTTTAAAGACCTGCCGTAAAAACCTTCTTCAAATATTTGCTTACACTTGTCATTAATTGATCCTGAAATAGAGTTAAGCTTTCCCCTAAACTCTTCTTCTTGTTCGTCAGTCCACGTCAACCCCGCATAGTTGTCGTTTTCAAAGTCGTTTCCAATACCTAATACCGCGATGCGCTTTTCAATCGACTTATACGACCGATCTAATACTCCTGAATTAGCTAGGTTGATACATTTTTCAGTCTTCGTTCTTCCTGTTACGGTTGGATAATGCTCTTTTAATAAACAATCTTCTTCTTCGGTCCATAAATTCACTATAAAACTCCTTGTATAGGTTATACTCTACTTAACACGATCTAAGTAAATTAGTCCCAAATTATATACGGTAAAGCTAAATTGTATTTTAATACGTTATCTACGTAAACATCGATCTCGCACTTACTGTTTGGAACAGTAACATCTTGAGACGCACCGGAATGAGCCTTTAAGACGAATTTTAAAGTCTTATAGTCCTCAAACACCGTGCTATCTTCCTCGGCCGCCGTGATGTAGATTTCAATCTTCGAGTCCACGTCGGAGGAGTTCATCATCTTAACATGTAGCACAGTAGTCTTGTCGCTATTGTAAGACGGGGACAAAGAAATATACTCTGCGAATGTAAACGAGAATAACAACAATAGAATGGCTAGTATCTTCATATTATCACTTCCTTTTGCGGAGAACGCAGGACTTGAACCTGCAAGGCGCAGTTGAATACGCCGGTGGACTTCCAATCCACTGCCTTACCAATTAGACTAGTTCTCCTATCCGAAACTTTCTTGCTCAACCAGATCTCTTAGTTTCTTTTTCAGCGCTATGGCGTCCGTGGTGAGCTTGTCGTCATCTTCTTTGGCATATTCAAACCAAATAAGACAAAAGTCTTGTTGAAACTCAAACCACGCCGTTATCATGTCTTTATGATGTCCAATGATGCCGCAATGAGGATACTCGCAAATCCACAAATCGTTTTCCTTGTACATTTTCACTAAAATCGGTTCATAAAAATAAAGCCTAACAGTGTTATCCGTCACCATTGATATTTCATTATCGCCGCTTTTTATAACTTCCTTAACTACTTCAACTTCAGGTTCATCCATCCATAATTTCTCCATGTTTAGCCCTAAATGGCGCGACATACGAAAAGCAAACTCAGATTGTATATTAGGAACTACACCTTCCGCGTCTAACTCATAGTCTTTCCACCAATCCGGCAAAACATATTCAAGTAGCCATTCCTTAGTATAACCGGCTTTAGATAAACAATCGTACATTTTTTGTAATTCTATCATAATACGGGCTCCGCTTTTTCTTCTCCTGTAATTATATACTTAAACGGATATTCTTCTTTTGGTTCAACATAAACAAAGGTCTTTTCTGTGTCAGAAAACACCCAACCTCCGCATTTACTACAGTCTCTTGCGGGATTCCAGCAATTACAACTCATATGAACTCCTTTAAAAATAGTTAGGTGGTGTGCTAACCTGCGACCTCTTTCAGCTAACATCTTCTCCTAAATCTTACGGCGGCTGGACATGATGGTGAATCTCTTTTGGCCAATCCCGAACGCTCAGTCCTTTTGGAATGCACTGTGAATCTTACCTAGGCAATTCACAGGAGAGCCATCGTTCCGTAACCATTGCGGAGGAAGAGGGATTTGAACCCCCAAGCCCTTGCGGGCGGCAGATTTCAAGTCTGCTGCGTTACCGTTACGCTATTCCTCCAGAACTCTATGGAATATCTCTTGTTCTATTTCCCATTATTCCTCCTGTGATCTAACTTCTGATACTGCCGTTATCTGTAGGTCGTACTTGAGTGTAACAACAAGCCCGTCTTCCGATAGTTTACACTCATCATTAGGACAGAAGAACGGAAACTCATCTTCACCCCATAGATTGTTGGGCTCTTGATCTTCAATCTCTATTCTTATTTCGGTGCCGCATTTAGGGCACTTAACGATTAAGTCGTAAGGTGTGTCTAAATACTTCACTCTGTCCATATCGATTTTGCGGTCTGTGCGAATTATAGTAGTTATCGGTTTTGCAATACAATCATGAGTTGGTTGGTTGATAGTGCACCCACCGCATTCCATCATATTAGTGCAATTATAGACCGCGTATAATCCTGCAAACTCACCCATGTAAGGGCACTTATACTTTATTTCTTCCATTAGATCTCCTTTCGGAAGACGCTGGATTTGAACCAACATGGCCTTGCGGCCGCCGCTGTTCGGGAGCGGTGTCTTACCGTTAGACTAGTCTTCCTTATTCTTCTCGCTCATCAACGATCTCCAATATCTTCTTCATAACTTCAGATCCCACCGTTAGTGGTGTCTCCCACCACAGGCTTGGGGTACGGCAAGTACCGTACTTAAACCAAAGCGGAGCGGCTTGCCAAGCTGGTATCTCACTTATTATCTCAAGCCTTTCCTTAGTCGTTACATTCATCAGCTCTTTGTGAGACAATTGCGAACTGGCAAACATGCTTATTGCGTTCTTAATCGCATCGCGGCTTCGCCAAACGAAGTAGTTACCTACGTCCTCAGTCGGTACGTTAAAAACTCTAGCATCAAATGTTGCATTACTGACTGGGCTTAAAGCACCATCCACCACTTTAAGTATCTCACTGTTAAAAGCCGCAGTTACAATAGATGCGGTAACAGAGGCTATTTTCTGAGTCCTACCAGCGAACCAATTTTCACTTTCGAATGTTCGGTAGTTCTTCACGAAGATAGATATCTCATCTGACTGTATGAACGCAATTTCTGCACCCATAATACTCTGCATGGCGCTCTTCGCTGCTTCACAAAGAGCCTCGTGTATTCTTAAATCATACGGGTGTTGAAACCTCTTACAATAAGTGTGGAAACACCTACCATCAACACGAATCATTACGGGAGTGCGCGGCATAAGAACGCCGTCGGCACTCTTCTCGTACGCCTTCATCCTGTCAGATAGTTCCATGGTCCCCTCCTAGTAGTTCCAACATTCTTTTGTTTCCGGTTTTCTTGCACTCTTCTATAATATGTTTCATAATCGCCTCACGAAGATCCTTTTCATACTTCCATTCTGCTTTCCGGCCTAATGAACACCCGATAGTCTCGGTGAAGAATGAAGGATGATCGTAACGCACATGCGGGCAGTCTTCACAATAAGGAGTACAAGCAATGTATTTGTTGAAAGGCGGCTTAAAGATCGCATCCCGCACCTCTTGTATTGTTCTGTACACCTCGTCTAGCTTCGCGCCGCAAAAAGGACAGTAGTTCAGTATGAATGCTTCGGTAGCGACGTTACCATATTCGACTCTAGTTGCGAATACGCGGCACTTCCTACCCTTGCTGTCTTTAAAATCGTCATCTCTGATGTGCCCTGCAAGCATCATCATCGTCATACCTTCACAACAGTTTTCCATTTTTACTCCTTTAATTGCCGGAGGCGAGAGTCGAACTCGCACGCCCTTGCGGGCACTTGCTTCTAAGGCAAGCGGGTCTGCCTAAGTTCCCCCACTCCGGCATTTCTTTCCAGCGCCACTATTATTGGGTTCTAATGCGTGGCAATTTGGGCATAAAATTTCTAAATTTTCCAATCTATTATCACTAGCTACACCATTTTTATGATGTATTTCCAGTGGAATATTTCTTCCCATCCAGTTATCTAATCCACATAATTCGCATTTTCTTTCTTTTAATCCGTCCTCAAAAAGTTTGTTTTTAAGTTTATAAGAGCTAACACAACTAGATGTTTCTATATAACATAACGCACTCATTTTATGGGGAGACGTATACCCTTTATGCCCCATATTCCCGGCATAAACTATTCCAAGTCTTTTAAGATGAGAATTTAAAGTAATTGGTCTACAATTAAATTCCACACACATAGACGCCTTACTTCTATTCTCTGCTACCCACTGTTTTATTTCGTCTGCTCTTTCTAAAATATCAGTTCTCAAATATCTATTCCTTTTTAAGCTTGCCATCCACAAGTCTCCCTAACTCTGCGGCCACCGCTAAGTCGTCCGATTTAACATACATATTCATAATGTCGCGGATCCTAATCGCGTCTTCCTTCCGTACAATCAGTTCGTAATCAACCATATGGTACTTGCGGTGATTCCACACGTATTTGATGGCTTCCCAAATTCTTTTAAAAACTCCGTCGTTCTCAATCGTTTGCATCCTAACGATTGGCTCGTCAACAACTTGCCAACCACTCTCATAGGCTTTCTTCTCGTATTCTATGATCATTGCATGGCCTGTATCATAACAAGCACACCAAATCGTCTCGCGCACATACTCGGTCTCACCCGGAGATTCTGGTGTTCCGTCCGACAACAGGCCGTTAGGTTCAGTTCTTATTTCCACGACTCTCCCTTATTTTTTCTACTCTCGCTATAACTTCATCGTATTCGTCATCTTCAAATAAACTCATAATGCGATTCCATTCTGCAATACTGACGCCGAGCCGCTCAAGTGTGTCCTCTAACATGGCCCTCATCTCGTCTTTTTCTTTCCTAGTAAAACAACTCATTTTACTACTCTAACATCGCCTAAACGATCTCCGCCATGTTCATAAATCTGGAATCTTCCCTCGATATGAGATCCGACCGGTGCTCTCTCGATAACCCTGTCGTCGTACATCTCATAGTTACCGACCGTAGTCTTAATGTACCCACAATTAGTGCGATTAAAAAGTCCACCAGTATTCCAACTGAAGCGGGCCTCTAACACCGTACCTAAGTCTCGCCATTCATATACTGGCTCGGGCATGTTGCAGCCACCACTTAAAGCAAAGATCCAAAGGCCGACGAATACAACCAATATAAGGATCGCAAATGCAACATTAAACACTTCGTCTAACATAGTCATCCTTTCCAACTCGTAAGGATTACTTACAAGTTCAAAAACTAGTGTTGGTCAAGCTTTGGAAGCGCCGGGTACTGCCCCCGGGTCCGATAAAAGGCTCCTACAAAATTCACTCACAAGCTTAGCATCTACCTGATGCAAGGTACTAACTTTTTTGTTTTGCCACTTAATTTCGCAACAAGACCGTGGCCTTCTCATTGCTAGATTGTTTTCCGAGCGTTACTCCTGCCAACAATCAATTTCGGGTAACGCCCTAGTTTCAAGAACTAGGAAGTAGTTTTTAGGCTGCTTTTATTGTTCTGTCGGTTCTTTAACGACCACTCCAACAGAAAGGTCGGCTTGCATTCTGTATCTCCATTCTACCGTCGAATCTGAGTCGCTCCCTTTTTAATTCTATAGATAGTTTATCACACTTCTACGCAAAAGTCAAGCGTTATTTTCATTTAAAACAGAGTTTAATATCACAGTATTTTGAAATAAATATTCAAATTGCTCCTCTTTACCATAAGTTTTAAGATGGCATTCTCTACATAATGTAATTCCATTGTTAACATCAAGTCTTAAATATGGATATTGAGTAAACCCCTTGATGTGATGTACCTGTATTTTTTTATTTGAGTAACATGATTGACAAATATAATAATCTCTCTTTCTAATCCAATATTGCCATCGCTGATATTCAAAACTTTTTCTAATTTGTTTTTCTTCTGGCGTAATACCACCTTTCCAATTATGGTGATTTTTACCAGAATGTTTTTCTTTAACCCTCGAATCCATCCATGATTCTCTAACCCCATTTCTTGCATTTTCTATTTGTTCTTTTGTTAAAATCCTCCCTTTTAATGTATCACTTATTCTTTTACGAGTTTCTTCAGAAACTATTCTATCCTTTGCTATTTTACCAATCTTTTCGCGGGTTTCTGGTGTATGTTTTCTGCCCAAATGCCATTCTCTATTCTTTTGTTTTGTTTCTGGCGATTGATGTTTACCCCTATTACTATGCCCATTAATAAATCTTCTCCCGGGTTTTGCATCTTCTCCACACCCGCATTCGCACTTCATTTATACATTGCCCTTATGGTTCCCAGAGTTGTTGTTTCTATATTAGAATTACCCGCATTGGTTATTAAGGCGCGAGCAGTTCCTTTTCCATAATTAGGATGCTCCCAACCATCCCCTATATTTGCCCAATCATAAGGGCCGAAACCGGTATTATCCACACCAAAAGCATCACAGTTTGGATAATCATACAAGAAACAAATGCCAATTAAAAATTTCCCAGAACATCCTATGGTTAAATTAAACTGAGGTTCAATAACTTGTGTAATCCAATTACCACCAATATTTGGATTGTATATCAACTGTCCATTAATTGGCCAAATTATATCTGTAGGCACATTATTAATTACATTCCAACAACCAACGCTAAAGCCCTGATAAGTGCTGTCGGGCCAACCCTGTGACCAAACATAATACTTGATGCCCTCAAGATACCAATTGGGAATTTCGTCTTCAACTGGTGGAACATCATATTGGTCGCCAACATATGAATTACTACCAACCATCGGGAACCAAGCATTGGCAATATTACCGTTATCTCGCGATAATTCACCTTCGATTAAATATCCAAAACTTAATCCAATTATCATTAGTACTAATATTATAATCTTTTTCATTCTCTCTCCTTAATATTCATCTTCGTCCTTCTTGTTTCTTTCTCTCCACTCACCGTATTCAGATTGTGAAATCATCGCCCCTGTAACCAGAAGCACACCTAAGAACCACAATGAATCCCAACCCACCGAAAAATGAACACATCCTATACCAGTCCACAAAACGATTGAGTTGATAACTACCCACCACCAACGTTTCATCTTTCCTCCTTTTTTGCCCCGAAGGGAGTTGAACCCTTATGCCCGAAGGCACTGCGTTTTGAGCGCAGCACGTCTTCCAATTTCGTCACAGGGCACTAAACTAGAATTATTCTAAAATGTTCTATCGCATGCTTAGCGAATACGTTGGCCGCCTTTACCACATGGCTTCCAAAAGGGACCGCTATGTCGATATTCGCGTCATAGATCAGCCATCCTACCATCAATGCGACGATTATGGCCGCTAAAGCGATAAGTCTTTTCACTTTTCCTCTTTCTCGATGCGATCCATTATGGTCAGCACATTCTTATAGGCGTCTTCGCTGTCTGATTGAAGGAAGGACTTATCCCAAAATTTTATCGATGATGTCTCTCCTATCAGCTTTTTCAACTCATCCCTCAATGCTGTCCACTTATCCATAGTTATCACCTCAAAGAGATTGTAACATACTTATCCTAAAAGTCAAGCGTTTTCTTCTCGGCTGTCCATTATCGTCAGTTCCGCGTCCACGGCGCTACACCCTTTGCATTGGTATTCTTTCTTAACGGCGGGGTTTGGATGCTCGTCACTCAAGGCGCACGGGACCTTCAGTACGTACTGGTGGAACCCCAGTCTCTCGCAGTAATGATTTTTTATTTTTCTCAGTTGCATTTGCTATATCCGCAATCAAGACATCGCCAGCATCCAGAATCACTTTGCATCTTTTTACCGCATTCTGGACAGACTTCACCCTGACCGATCTCTTCCCTCTCTACTTCAAGATCGAGATGCTCAACAATGAGCCTTCCTATCGCGTCAGGGCAGCTTAAAATCTGCTTACCTTCGTACCAACAAGGCTTCGGACAGATCAGCCCCAAACTCATATTGGCGATTTCTTTCGGTGAGACCCCCGCTCGGATGGCAGTCGAGATGATTCGTCCGCCCCATTCCAAGAACGTCTTGATACAGTCGCCGGACTTCCCGAGTTGGGCGAATACCTCACACAGACCTTGCTCGTCGGAGTTCATTGTAACGTACAGATTTCCGCAAGCCGTTGTGACTTTTGGTGTAACACCGACAAGGACATCAGGTCGAGGTCGTGGCATAAAACCGTTGGCCGACATAACGACGGACTTCTCCTCTGCACCCTTACCTAAAGTGAGTACTTGTTCGAGCCTACTTCCGTCACGATAGACGGTTATACCTTTGCACCCCGACTTAAAAGCGGTTAGGTACGCGTTGTAAACATCGTCTCGTGTAGCCTCGTTAGGAAAGTTGATCGTCTTAGAAACGGCGTTGTGCGTATACAATTGAAAGGCCGCTTGCATCTTAATGTGCCACTCGTAGTCAACGTCAAACGTCGTAAGGAACACAGCCTTAACGTCCTCTGGGATCCCTTCAATGTCTTTAAGACTGCCTTTCCTCTTTACTTCTTCAATCATTTCTTCAGAATAGAATCCCCGCTCCTTAGCTACTTGTTCAAAGAACGGATTAACAATCGTAAACGTCCTGTCAAGGATATGTCTGTCGTACGCCAAGGAGAAGTACGGCTCAATTCCAGAGGAGCAGCCCATAATCGTGCTGATCGTACCGGTTGGGGCAATCGTAGTTAAGGTTGCGTTTCTCATGGGAATATCGTAAGTACTATTATCATAATTCATTTGGTTAATTTCAAAATAAATAGACTTATCCCAGTTCTCAAAACATCCTTTCTTTTCGGCTATCTCGGAGCTCTTCTTACTGGCCATGTCTGTAATCCGCTCCATTAAATTCTTAGCCAGACTGACCGCCTGTTCGCTATTATACGGAATCCCGAGCTTAACTAACATATCGGCCCAGCCCATTACGCCAAGACCGATCTTACGGTTAGCTACCGTTTTTTCCTCTATTGCGGGCAATGGGTAGTGGTTCGCATCAATAACATTATCTAGGAAGCAAACTGATAGTTCAACGACCTGCTTAAGTCTGTTCCAATCAACCGTTCCGTTAGACACGAAGTTAGAAAGGTTGATGCTGCCAAGGTTACATGACTCATGGGGTAGGAGAGGCTGTTCGCCGCAAGGATTTGTTGCTTCTATTCTTCCTAACGAAATCAGTGGGTTAGAGTTGTTAATTGTGTCAATAAATACAACGCCCGGCTCCCCATTGTTCCAAGCTGAGTCAACGATCATATCGAACAACTTGCGTGCGGGTATACTTCCGCACTCCTGCCCGTTTCTGGGATTTATGAAATTCCACTCTAAGTCGTCCTCAACGCACTTCATAAAATGATCCGATATTGCGACCGAGATGTTGAAATTTTTAAACGATCCTTCTTCTTTTTTACAATTTATGAATTCTACAATGTTCGGGTGAGAGACGTTGAGAATACCCATGCACGCTCCGCGTCTACTTCCGCCCTGTTTTACGACGTCAGTGGCGGCGTCAAACACTTTCATGAATGAGATCGGCCCTGAGCTTACTCCCTTCGTACTGCTGACCACGTCGCTGCTGGGACGAAGTCTCGAAAAGGAGAAACCAGTTCCACCACCCGCCTTTTGAATAAGAGATGAGTCTTTCACGGCGTCAAAGATGCTTTCCATGTTATCTTCTACTGGTAATACGAAGCATGCCGAAAGCATACCGTTTCTCTTACCGGCGTTAAAAAGGGTGGGTGAGTTCGGGCAGAAGTCTCCGTCGCTCATTATCTCATAGAACCGATCCTCTAGTTCTTTAATTTCCTCTTCGGTTGCATCGTACTCCGACTCTACCGCCGCGATTGCGCGCGCAACTCTTCGCCACATCTCGGATGGTGTCTCAATGAGATTACCGTGCTCGTCCTTTCGCAGGTACCGTTTGTTGAGGATAGTGAGTGATGTTTGATCTAAAACAAGTTTATCCATTTAAAAATCCTTTATCCAATCTATAGGAATAGGGTTAAATTCGTTGTAATGAAAAATATGTATGTTTTCTATATACCAAAAACGCTGTGAGTCTTCATTCTGGCTTACTAACATTATGTTCAGTCGCATAACGACGTCGTTGTTGGTGTTGTTTTTAAGGCTCCATTCGTCATACTCTGCTATCGCTTCGTATCCACTCAAATTAAGATCAGCATAAACACCATCTCCCCTTACTTCAACTACGTTTAATTCACCTATCTCTGTCTCTACTATCTTTTCTAATTCGTAACGTGTGTAAATTATCTTCGCCATCACAAAATCCGCATCGTAGTTATTAACGGCTTCTATAAGCCGCTCCTCATACTCTGCACCACGGAATTTATATACGACAGTCATTAACGGTGAAATACATTAGGACTATAAAGATATACCGACTCTGGATAATGTATAGTCTTACTACCCGTTTCGTCAGTTACGATCTTTGTGCTAATAATTAATCTAGCTTCGGATACCTTGGTAAAATTGAAACTCTCAACAAGGTTTATTTCGGCGTATATGATGTTATTCTCTACATACAAAGACGTAACATGCCCAACATCGTCGTATTTAAAATCACAATCATCCAAACTAACAAAGACGGCCTTAATAGCTAAGACGTTAAAGTTACTGACCGCGGTTAAGAACGTACCTCTCGATAGTATAGGTATGTCATCTAAGTTACAGACCTTAAAAATCATTACGCCTCCATTAAGAAGATAAAATCAATATAATCTATTATGTTTCCCTCGTGCGTCGCCTTAAGTAGTTTGTAAGTGAAGTGAGCAACCTTTAAGTTCTCACTCTTCATCTTATTAAAGGCAGTATCGTTCACATCAAGTGTAACATACACTCTAACGTCTACAGTCCTAATATTACTAACTACACCAAAAAATGATGCTCGCTTTTCTTTGTCTTGATAAAAGACGGGAATGTTATACAACTTCAGCTCGGAATTCTCGATAGCCTGCTTAAACGCGGCATCCTCGTCCGTCAAGACGCCCAATTGAAATTCTTTAATAAGAGCCATATTCCACCTCAATGTTTGGTATAACCCACATTCCCCATTCGAACTGCTCGTTAGGGAAGACAAACTCTAGTGTGTCTTTCATTGCTAGCGCGTTTTTAGACCACTCGTTAATTGGGATCGGTATTCGAGTGGCCGTATCATCAAGAGGAAAGGTCTGGATAAACCCAATATACCTTTCACCGTTTGTGTCCTGCATACAATTAACCGGTATCTGTATGATACCGCTGTCGATTATCTCTCTCATTGTGAGAGTCGTTCTTGCACCAAAGACTACACTGCAATTAATGTTGATTATCATGCAGCTTTTTCTATCATTGGACCATCAACGACGAAGTTCGTTTGTGAAGTGTTGGGCAGGTCGTAAATCCAATTCACAAGGACCCTCTCAAGTATTGATCTCAAACCACGTGCTCCTGTGTTTCGTTCAACTGCTTCCTCTGCAATCATTTGCAGTGCTTTGTCTCTAAATTCCAGCTTTTTACCCTCACTAGCAAATAGCCATTGATACTGCTTGACCAATGCGTTCTTAGGTTCGGTCAAGATTTGTATCAACTCATCGCGGCTTAGTTTGTTAGTCGAGGTTATAATCGGAAGCCGGCCTATCAACTCCGGTATAAGTCCGAAGCTATGAAGATCGTCCGGCTCCAGTTGAGTTATAAGCTCATTAAAGTCGTCGCCTTTCTTGGGCGCGAGTTTGGAACCGAACCCGATAACCGTTTCTTTGCAGACTCGTTTTTTAATGACGTCTTCAATCCCTTCAAAACTGCCGCCGCAGATAAACAAGATCTTGCTGGTGTCGATCTGAATACACTCTTGTTGTGGGTGTTTACGCCCACCTTGAGGTGGAACACTTGCAATCGTCCCCTCTAATATCTTTAACAACGCCTGCTGCACACCTTCCCCTGAAACATCACGAGTAATAGAGGCGTTTTCCCCTTTGCGACCGATCTTGTCAATTTCGTCTATGTAGATGATTCCCTTCTCTGCCCGATCAATGTCATAATCGGCGTTCTGGATAAGTCTGACTAGAACGTTTTCAACGTCGTCACCAACGTAGCCCGCCTCAGTAAGGGTCGTAGCGTCGGCGATTGCGAAAGGAACGTTCAATTTCTTTGCGAGGCACTGAGCTATCAGAGTCTTGCCTGTCCCTGTAGGACCAGTGATTAAGACGTTGGATTTTTCACATTCGATATCCTCAAACCCTTCAACTACGGGAGAGAGAATGTGTTTGTAGTGTTTGAATACGGCGACGGCCACATCTCGCTTTGCTCTTTCTTGACCGATAACGTACTGATTGAGGTACTCATGAATAGCGCGAGGAGTAAAGTCGTCACCTATCTCAATAGTAGTCTCGTCTTTCTTGGTGAATCTCTTTCTTAATTCCACTTCACCTAAAACCATCATGTCATTAAAACAATGTCCACAATAAAGGCCTAGGGGTGTAGACACTTCTACTGGCTCTTGGTTGCAAATACTGCATAAAATTTTTTCGCTCACACAACCTCCTAAGTTGCTATTATCTTACAGTTCATTTTAATACATTGGATTATTTCGCCCGATGTATTAAACTCGCTATTCTCATTCTCATACATTGTAACATAAAAACCTAAGGAAGTCAAGCGCGAAATTAGGTCTTTTCCGTGTCTTCTTAAATGATCATTCTGCACTAAAAGGTTGGCCTTCTCGTCTTCTGTTGCATTTTCTCTTTCAATAGTATGGTCAATCAATGGCGGTAACTGTAACAAAAGAACCCCATCATGTCTCAAGACTCTAAAGATCTCCGTCAGTGCCACATCGTCATCTTTCACATGCTCTAAGACATGGCTGCAAATAACTATATCAAAAGTGTCAGATGCGCATGTAAGGTACTCTAAATCCATTACAAAGTCTAACCCCTTGTACTTCCTCACATCAACAGAGATAACTTCTATGTTTGTCATTGCCCTGATATTTTGGAGAAGCGGAATGAACGGCGCAATGTGAAGTACAGTAAAGTGTCTCTTCTTTGATAGACCTTGCAAAAACAACCATAAAAGCCGTTGTCTTTCTAGTGAGCCACAATGAGGACAGCGAGCATTAGGCCTAGCGCCCTGCTCCAACCACTTGTCCACTTTCTCGTTACAAATTGGACACTTCATCATTCTTAACTTTCGTAAACTTTTGCCACTTCAGGTCGGGGAACTTCATGCCATGCCCGTCGCAAAGTACGGCTTGGCTAACCGAAGCATCGTACCACTTTGCAGCTTCCTCACCTTCAAGAATCAGGATGGTCCCGTCTTCGAAATCAAGTTGAACTCTAACGGTTTTAGCGTTCATTTTATCTCCTCTATATCGGTTAACTGGATTCCTCGAAAACGTTCTTCGGTTAAAACTTTTCCTTTATAGTGATGCCCAACAATGATATGATTTAAGATCTGTTTATCATCCCTACCGTACATAACCTCATAATTACCCGAGGTGGTGATAATTGTATAGGTATATTCAGATGTTGAGATTTGCAATACCGTCCCAATGTCTTGCCATTTCCCCAATGTAGAGTTAAGCGGATGGCCTTCACACCCTATCAGAAGATTAGTGGCCATAAACATATAGAGGCCAGCTAAGAATATTGGAACGATTTTAAAGCCTTTCATTTTAGCTCCTTATAACTGGGAATTATACCGTCACTCTTTGCAAATAGCAATATCTGTTCTATGCGATTTCTGATTTGAGATTCAAAATCAACACTGTTATCGAGGACACCCCACCCATCAATATAGGGGACAAAGTTTTTACCTCCGCCACCATTTTTAGGTGTCCATACCCCATCAACCCACCAATCGCCACCTCTTTTTGTATAATCGTATATGGTGATTCTAAAAGCATCATCACTGTTTATTATAATACCATCATCAGACACCAAACTGCACGACATTACCGCGGATACACACGGATAGTAGGCATCAGATTTTAAGTGATAGGACGGTTTATCGCCAAAAATGGACTTAACTAAATCATAAATCTCTTGTAACTTATTCATTTTATCTCCTTTTGGTATATCGTTTCATCGTAACGCACTTGATAGCGACAGGATGGGTACCAAACATTCAATGATGGAGCCTTAACGGCCTCTGTCACGTTAACGCCGACACCAGTTAACACCCTAGTAGCTACATCAAGAAAGTCTTGATGTCCCGTTTTTCCCTCTTTAGTACATGAGCCGGGCGAAATACTGAATGCGACGGATTGTTCACTGGTGGGGAATATATACAGGCAGCCAGCCTTCTTAAGGGTATCTACTACTAACCTAGTTGTAGTATTCATTTGCACCTTTCAAATTAGTTGTGGAAGAAGGATTCACACCTTCACCATTCCCATGGAATATTCTAATTAAACTATTCCACAACCTCTATTCGTCTTTTTCCTTAAGCAAGAACTGGTTAGAAATCGCCTTGAAGCTCTTCTTGCTGAACGAGCAATCTACGTCGTTCTGGTTTCTGAACACAAGTCCCTCTCTCCGGCCGGCTGGGTAAATCACGGAATTCCCGTCAGCCATACTCAAGAGGTTGCCAATTATAGATCCGCGAGACTGATTGAATCTAGCTATGAGATCCTTGTCAATCTCAGCGCGGTCTATGACGGCTTTTCGTTCCTGAGTAGCCTTGATCAAGTCTGCGCAAGCATCCTTAAATTCTGGTCTAGCCGAAATCACAAAGTCAGTTTCAATTACAGGAACAAACTCAAGTCCCAATTCCGCAACAACAGACTTCATTTCGTCAAGGCTCAAGAACTTTTGAGTACTTATGTTGAAGACGTTGAACACGAACAACTTCTGTCCAGCAATCTTGTACTTGTTACCCTGAATTCCTTCGCCCACGATTTCACCCTGAATAGCGAAGTCGAAGCCGTTCTTTTCCCTGTAAGCCCGCATCTTCTCTTCTATATCATTCCAAAGAGCGACCTTCCAGTAGACGTTGTTTTCCTTCTTGCGAGGCTTGTAGCCCGTCACCTTATTCCAAATGGATCTAATCCAAGAAATCTTCTCCGGAAGATCCATCCGCTTCCAAGCGAGGTTTCTACTGCACACATCAAACATGTCCTTATGCAACATGAATGTGACAGAAGTTCCATCTAACTTCTCGGTGATGTAGAATCTCTCATCTATGAGGCCTTCGATTTCGCGGCCAAGATTCTGAATTCGCTCTTCGTCGGTCTTAGGCACACAACCGGGGAACAAACCTTTCGCATCTCCCCCGAGGCTTGCTGAAACCTTCGGCTCATAGAGCACAATGCCCAAGGCGTCAGTAACATCGTCGTCCTCGTTCCACTTACCCTTCGGCAAGATGGAAAGAGGAAAGCAAATACCCTGTGAAATTTGGCCGCGCAATTTTATGCTCTTAATACGAAACTTGCGATCCCTCAAGAACTCAAACTCTGGCTTCTCAGGAAAGACGGAATCAATTTCGCAAAATATGATTTTATCTCCCGCCTTATAAGCTTCGGACTTAAGAACAACGACGGCCCATCCTCCAACACGAACACCCTCTATAGAGTCGGCTCCCTCAATTGGGAATACCTCGTCCACTCGTCTAATTGTAGCTAATTTACGCATTTTAAGCTCTCCTTATGATGCTTCTCAATGACTTTTCCAATAATCAGTGACGTTTGGCATTTCTCCACGTTTAGCCTTTTCGACAGCCGGGAGTTCATACTTAATAAGCATTTCAAGTTCTCTTACAACAGAATCAAAATCAATGTCACTACTTATAGGGTGATCTTCTGGCCATCTTTTCCTATAATCCTCTGTGCAAGGGTTAACAGCGAAGAATTTTTCTGCTGTTTGCCATACACCAAACCCCTTTTCGGTAGGAAGAATGTAAAATCCTAACTCAAGAGCCTGCTTAATTATTTTGGCCTGTCTATTAAACATTTTTCCTCCTATTTTCAAGTCATAATATCATAGGTCGTTACAAAAGTCAAGCACTTTTTTCGGAATTAGTTCTAGAAAGTTTCCCATATGTTATACTGTAAGCGAAGATTTAGCTTGACTTTTTGGCCATCTTATGTTATATTGTATTCATAGAAAGGAAGTTATGGATTCTAAAACACAGAAAAACGAACTACAATTTGAGCTGGCACCTGAGGCTATAGCGCTTATACAGAGTGCTCAAGACTTCCTGAACCAGTTTAACCAATCATCCGAAGAGTTTAATCAGCTCTCAAGTTCTACAATTGCGAGTATAGCTAATCGGTTGAAGATTTTCAGAATGAACCCCACTGAAGATCAGCAGATAGCTCTTCTTAATAATCTGTTAGACATATTCAGTGAGATTGAGACTAACTACAATGACGCGATATTGAACTTCGCCAACTACGTAGGCAACGCTTCGCTAGAATTGGCAGGTAGGTTTATGGGCAAGGATCATGGACCGATACCGGGTAAACTCAAGGTAGTTTTCTCACCAAAAATGTCTGCTACAAATCCGGGGGCTTATTCCCCATCAGCAGGTAAACCGGCCAAGGCCGTAAACGACTGGCTGTCAATACCAGACATTGCTAAGTACATCACGGTCGTTGAACCACAAGCTGCAACGCCAGAAGAAATATCAGGCGCCCATAATCAGTTCTACGTTTATGGAATCCTGAATAGGGTTATCGCGAACGGATTTGGTAACTATAACGCCGAAGTCGCAGCTTCACTACCTTATACAAGTGGCGCAATGATAACGGCAGCGTTGATCGCTCTAGAGGATAAGACAGCAGTTTGCGCACCAACTTCTGGGTTTCATCATGCAACTTACAGTGGTGGTGGAGGCTTCTGCACATTCAACGGATTAATGGTTGCAGCAGTTGAACTCCTGAAAGAGGGTCTAGTAAAAAAGGTGGGTATCCTCGATTGTGATGAGCATTACGGAAACGGAACGGATAACATCATTAGAAAGCTTGACCTTGGTGGTAAGATAATGCACTTCACAATGGGCGATCTTTTCACAAACGCCGCACAAGCAAAGTACTTCTTGTCGGTTCTACCGGAGATAGTGGAGCACATGGCTCAGAACTGCGACATCATCTTCTATCAAGCCGGCGCGGATCCTCACATCAACGACCCACTTGGTGGTTGGCTAACAGACGAACAGCTTCAAGAGAGAGATAGAATCGTATTCACTACGGTTAAGAAATATAACACGCCTCTCGTGTGGAACTTAGCCGGTGGATATCAGGTCGGTGTTAACGGAGATCTCGAAAAGGTCCTTAGGATTCACCGCAATACAATTAAGGAAGCTATCAACGCTTACGCTTCATAAAAAAGTCCTCTAGTTTATCTAGAGGATTTTTTTTGCCCAAAAGCTTTTAAAACTTCGTCAGCTATCATTCTCGGCGTTATTTCTTGCCAACATCTTCCATAACCGTATTCGTCCGGGTGCTGGCAAGGTTCGTCCCATTTTTTCCAACAAGGTATACACGGCAGTTGGGACGACTCCAAGATTCTAACGCGGGGATGATACTTTGTTCTTGCATAAGAGGATGAAGGCCCAAACAGACCGACGGTCGGTGTTTGAAAAGCGGCACCCAAATGAAGGGCTGCGCTATCACAAGAAACAATCACATCGGCTAAACTAATGAGCGCAACAAAGTCGTCTATGGTTGGGGTTATTCCAGTCATAACTCTCGTCTTGTAGCCCTTAAGCCAATTGAAGTCAGCTACATTAGGGTCTTCGTTCAACGACATTATTTGATCCGGATAACCAATCATAAGACAGTTGGCCGTCTGTGCGATTATCTCAGCCGCCTCTAGAAGCTGTCGCGGAGGATAGGTCCTCAATAACGAACTCGCAGCTAACTGCCAAATCACTAAAGGCCTGTTATCCCAGTGAGATGTGTAGAAGTTATTATGTATTCCTAGAGTCTTCCCCTTAAACCACGATATGTACTTTGAGACGTTTTCTTCTTTTGGATAACACTCTAAAGTATGGTCCGTCAGTTCTAACCCAAACTGTTGAGCTATAACATCAATACCATCCCCACTGAAATCATGTAGAAGTCCATGATCCATAACTACGAGGTTTTTACCCAGTAGTAGATCCTTCTTGATGGGGAACAGCCAAATGTTTTCTAGGTTAGGATTATTTTGCAGAACGGTCGCACCATAGGAGGAGACCAGACTGACCTTCTTGCCAAGGGCCCTAAGTGTTGGAGTAAACATTAGTGCGTCCCCAATTGCAAGCTGCATAGCAATAACGACGTCGTTAAGACCCGTCGTTTGTTGCCAATCTAGAAGGTTAATACCTTCCCAATCATCCTCTATTGTTTCTCCGGGAGCGCAATCTTTGAAGTTATACGGTGTTAAGTATACGTCTTGGCCACAGCGAGAAAACGTAAATAAACTCATAGTTCAAAATGAGCAGAAAATACTTTGCGAATTCTCTCTTGAACGGTTTGCTCTGAGAAATTAGAGTTAACAACCGTTATGCGTTCCGGGTTACTGTATGCAAGACTTTGGTATCCGCATTGAATGTTGAACAGTGAATTAGAGAGCGACTCTCTGTCATCCGTCCCAGCCTCGTCTCTCTTCTCAATACGCTCTATAGCTTTATCAACCTCAATGTCTAACAGGATGGTGAGACTAGGTTTAATTGTGTAGAACCGTTCGTACAAGTCGTTATAGTAGTTAAGCCCAGCGCCGTAAATTTGGTAGGCGTAGAAGCTGTCAAAGTAGCGGTCTATTATAACAAATCCTTTTCTTCGCCCAGTGAGAAGTGGTTCGATCTGGTTGGTAAGGTTGTGTAGGTCTGCCAAATAAAGAAGAGCCTTAGTGTCTTGGTCGTAGTCCTTCATCGTCAGATCCTTAATATCCTTAACATAAGGAGCTTTCAGCGCCATAGCTTGGTGACCGTTTTCTTTCAACCACTGAGCTAACAGGGCAGACTGGTACGTCTTACCCGAACCGTCAATTCCTTCTAATGTAATGAGCTTCACGTAGTCACCTTATTTGCTATTTTTTCTCTAACCTTTGCTTCGATCTCGTCGGAAATGTCTGGGTGTTCCTCTAACCATTCCTTGGTTTTTTCAATCCCATGGCCTATTCTCGTTTCCCCGTAACTGTACCACGTTCCTGATTTGTCCACAATCTTATATTCAACACCAAGCTCTATGATCTCCCCTAACTTACTGATACCTTTTCCATACACGATATCGAACTCCGTCGTTTGAAACGGAATGGCTAGCTTGTTCTTTGCGATCTTAACTTTGGTCCTTCCGCCGGAAATTGTGTCTCCCGTAGTTATCTGCCCTGTTCTACGAATATCAATACGGACAGATGCATAGAACTTAAGTGCGCGCCCTCCTGTCGTTACGGTTGGATCACCATACATGACGCCGATCTTCTCGCGCAATTGGTTAATGAAGATACAGCAGGTATTTGTCTTACTGATAACGAACGTGAGTTTCCTTAAGGCCTGAGACATAAGTCTTGCATGAAGGCCCATGTGTGAGTCACCGAAGTCTCCCTCAATCTCAGCCTTAGGAACCAAAGCTGCTACCGAGTCAATAACAATAACATCAAAGGACTTGGATTTAATCAAAGACTCCACAATACCTAAAGCTTGCTCTCCAGAGTCAGGTTGAGACACGTAAAGCTTAGTAACGTCAACCCCTAGAGCTTGAGCATAGGGAATCGAAAGCGCATTTTCTACGTCGATGAAGGCTGCGTATCCACCATTTTTTTGAGCGTTAGCAATGATGTGAAGGCTTAGAGTCGTCTTACCTGATGCGTCAGGCCCGAATATTTCAACTATTCTTCCCCTAGGGACGCCACCTATGCCTAAGGCGTTATCCAGACCAATACTGCCGGTACTGATAACATCGACGTCTTTGGTTACTTGAGACTCACCCATATACATAACAGAGCCTTTACCATAATTCTTTTCTAATGCTTCAATTGCGTCTTGTATTGCTTTAAATTTTTCACTGTCTTCCATTTTTATTCTCCTATTTTTATATGCGGTCCAAATATATATCTGTGCCGGGATACTTGTTTCTTAGTTCTTCGTCCTTCTCCCACCAATATTCTTCGTAAAACTTATCTTCAATTTCTCTTTCTTTTTCCCACTCTTTTTCATCCCATTCTTTTCTGTCTTCCTCGTCATTTGCATATCTTATATTTAGCTCAATGTGTCCGCACTCTGGATCACTATGTAGACTGATCTCAATTTTTCTAACGCCGAAGTATTCCTTAATCTTCTCTATAACGGGCTTCAGGTCGTCCACCAGACCTCTGCGCATCATCAGGTACTCTACAAGCTCTTCTTTTGTCATAACAATCCAACATGACTCTGGCGGAACGATTTTGTCACTTAAGAACTCGCGAACCTTAGCTAGTTCCTTTTTACTGTTCTCGAGTATTTCACTATCTTCGTCAGACTTTACAGAATAGAACATTCTCTCAAAAACGCTTAGGCGATACTCATCCCAAGTCATGTCATAACGCCCAAAATCTATTTCTTTGATATGATTAAACTCATCCTCATCACACAAGTCGTCAGATGATTGCCCCCAAAGAACGTATTCACCATCTTCATCCTTCATGTAAAAAAGTTCACACAACTCTACATCACCGGATAAGTGCTGTACAAAGGCATACATCCAATGATGCTCTAGTTCACGGAACTCACTGGCATTATGCAGTAGGTCTCTCTCGTCATAAACCTTAATAAAAACGCTCATGTTTTCTCCGTATCTGTTAAGTCTTTATTCTCTTCCTCTAACTTCCTCCAAGAACCATGCATATGCTCTCTTAAATTCAGGAAGGGATTTTCGTTATCTCCGCTACCCCAACATTTATCACAGATACAAGGTCTTATAACATTATAGAACGCCGTCCAAATACTATTATTAAAATAGTATAATTCTCCCATACCGTTACATTTTAGACAAGTCATTTGGTGCCCAACAAAATGCTACGTGAGTATTCTTAACGTGGAAGATCTCAAGGTTTTGGCTTAGGAGGTTTACCGCTCGGGTCACACCGTCGATCTCAGTGTAGTCGTGCCAAATAATCAGCCCATCCTTAGGCCTTAATGATTGTAACGCTAGCACAGAATCCACAAGGCATTGCTCATAACTGTGGCCACCGTCTACCAATACAACGGCCTGCAAAATCATATCATAGAGTCGTGAAGAATCGCACCAAAGTTGGCGTATATTGGGCGCGGTGTACAGTTTGTTCTCGCGATTAGGGTAGCTATCCCCGGGACTAAACGGTATTAACGGTTTAACGTCGGACGGAATGTCAGTCGTGAGAATGTGAACTTCTGGAAAATTGATAGCTATATTTTGCGCGGTGATTCCACGAAAAGTCCCTATCTCGAGAAGGCGCTTCAGATCCTTAACTTTACTCAGGAGCGTGAGCACAACCAGTAAATCGTTTCCCGGCATATCTCCGCTAATGGGCTCAAATTCAACCGTCTTAAATTCTCCCACTTCAATTTCAGTTTCTTTTACCATTATTCCTCTTTCATATCTCCCATAAAGTCTTGTGCCATCTCATGAACGATAAGTCTTCGCTCATGAAGAACGATCTCTGATTGGAATATAGAGCTATATGTCTTACCCACGACCTGCTTGATAACCTCGTCTATCAGATTACTCAGTTGCTTGCCTGAGGAGATGTTCTTCTCAAACCAATCTACCTCTAGGGAATAGCAGTGCACCATAAAGTTTCCGTCTTGCATCCAAATATCAAAACGGAAACCGTTATCCTCCATAACTTTTTTGTTATGCGCGGTCCACTTATTGAGGTTCTTTAGCCCCTGTTCTATCGATTGCATAGCTCTCCTTGTAGTAACAAACTTTCACAATCTTCGTCCCATATAATTCAAAAATAATTACCACCAATATGAGGGCTATCTTGGCTAGATTAACTAGCCTTGATACCCTCTTACTGTAGGGTGGTGACGGGTGAAGCTTCATACAGGACTTTGTATAATAGCCGTTCGTGGGTCTGAGTAAGTGCAGCCCATCATAACGCACACCATAATTATAGCAAACGCCGCAAAAAGGATCGGCACAAGCGAGTCATGCCAGATTTTATCATCTACTGGGTGGGCGATAATACAAGCAAAGAACTTGGCGAGAGTGAATAATCCACCCGCGATAATGATCATAATAACTAACGACACTAGTGTTGATATCATCTGCCACCTACCATTTGAAGTATTTAGTATTCTTGTCGGCCATTTCCAATGTAATTTCTGTATGCTTCCACCTAGCTGATAGCATTATTGTCCACAATGCCACTTGCGGTATCATTGAATATATGAACACTATTATATTGGTTGGGGATGGTAAAACCCAAACTATCCAAATGTTAATTAATGCCGCTACTACTGGTATCACTATCTGCCACCAATAACGACTGTCCCTAATATAAGGGAAGTCTGTTATACTCCTTCGCCCGCTATCAGCTATTCCACTCATGATAAAGCCATTCATGTATCCCCTTAAGTAAAAGTGCGGCGGGGTTGCCCCCGCCGCTCATATCTTATGTTCTTATGCCGCTAAACCCGCTATCAGGTTTCCGCCAAGTCTCTGAAGAACTAGCATCCTGTTTTGGCTCTCAACTTCCTCGGACTTACGTGTAACTGCATTGACTAGGTTGAAAACTGTTATGTTACTGTGACCCTCGTTTTGAGCCTCGTTGTTTATTCTCGTTTTGAAGTCCTCTAATTCCTTTCGCCCAATGAATCCGCGAAGGATGAAGCGATCAAGAACTCTATCAAGGTCACTGATCGATGTTGCCTTAGCCCAAATGATTCGTTCTGCGAGATAACCGTCTGCGTTGAACGCTTTGCTAATCGCCACTATCATATTGTCGTAGATGATCTCGGTCGGTACCCCGCGGTGCCACTGATGATACTGATACTCCTCGGCCTGAAATCCAAAAATCATTCCGTTGGAGCAGATTGACCTGTAGTAGAATGGAACCACCGAGACTGCGTGGTCACCAATTTCGGAGTTGGCAATCAGAACTCCACCCTTAAACGTCTCTCCTGCGATTTCTTTGGTGTTTGGTGTGAGAAGTTTAAAGTAAAACTTGTCTGGGCTGTATGTAACTGAGAAAGGAACGACACCCACGTTTGGGAGGACTCGGTCGAGAGCTTCTAACATAGGCTTGTTATCCATAATTGAATAACCCCCAGACAGAACCGCGCGCACACCTTCGTTGTCTGTTCTGAACAAAAGGTCCGCTCTGTTGCGTTCCATATTCCTGTAGACGTAGTTAAAGATGTCCGACTGAAGATTCACTGGAAGTCTACCGACAAACTTTGATTGCTTACAACCCGCCTTGAAGCAGAGTTGCGTAAAGGCGTGATCCGTAAAGCCGTAAGTACCACTGTCTAAACCCTGAACAGCCAAGCTTGTGCCATCACCCAAAAAGGTGAGCTGGTCTCCTTGCTGCCTGATGTCCTGATAGCCCCGATGGGACTCGTCCATGAGAGTTACTAACTCTGATGGGTTAAACGTTCTTGTTTTTAGACTCATTTTCATCTCCTTTAACGACACTGTAACATATACAAAACAAAAAGTCAAGCATTATTTTACGCTCCATAAATCCTGTAGATTTGTAGTATACTCCCGTGTTCCGCATATATCGCACTCGAGATAAGGATCGTGTCTTTTCCATTCCTGATACCAATAAGCAGGGATCATAAATACCTGCTCGCTGCCGCAGTTGGGACAACTTTTACCCGGGTAATACTGAACAACTTTTTTCTTCTTCCCAAATATACTCATTTAGTCTCCTTTAGACGTGCCATTCTCCAATATTATTCATGGCTTTAGTTATTTCGTCATCATCAACATACTGTAATAGAACCCGGCAAGCCCTCTCATGCTGTTTGCTACCATCACGGACATAACTATTCAACTTCTCCATAAGTATTTCTTTATCCCTACTTTTATCTTTGGGTGGATTAAAATCAATTTGCAAGATACCACCCCAAAGAAAAGCATTTGCCACAAAAAAAGCGGTAAGTAAATCACCCATTATAGCTAGTACACCAAAACATGTCGCGGAATACAATAACTGTTTTAAAACAGAATACCATACTTCACTCATTTCTTCCCCCTTTCGTTCATTTTTACCCTATTTTATAAATGCATAATATCCTTATATATCATCATTGCTAATACAACAGAGTGGCCCATTATCCGGCTACTGTCCTCAACTACCTCTTCAAAAGATAAGTCCCCAATATCGTATCCGTCAAAATCAAATAAACAGACGTCTTGTTCTTGCACAAGCTTTTGGAGTTGTTTAAAGGCCTCAGTTTCTTTTGCGGCCTTTACGTACAAAGGAATATAAATCCGTCGGCGCGCTGTGATGTAGCCTAGTTTCTCCCCATCCCAATAAGAGTAAAGGGGCTTAACGCCTTTGCCCATTGTGTAACGAACCGCTCGCGGGTTACTCCATCCTTTTTGTGCCCATTCAAAATACTTTTGGGTAGGATCTCCATTTTCGTCTGCGAATTGAGGATAGACCTTACAGTATTGCCAAGCATTTTCCATCGTCTCTGACACGCGTCCGCCATAAAGCTCAACAGGCCCTAGAAGAAAAGGACTAAGTTGCCGCATACAATCCGTAGCATGAGACGTAACATCTATAACCCTAAAACCCTCCGGTACTTTGTCGCGTGGGCCGATGATTTTAATCATTTTCGTTAACATTCTCTACAAAGTTGATTCTATCTATGTCGACCGACACGAGCTTAGGTGTCATCTTACCATGTAGATGTTGACCCGGCTTTATGTTAATGGCGTCCCAGTAACCGATTGCATAGTTGCCCTTTGACGTTATCAGTACCATACAGCCTTTCGCCGGATACAACCCAGCCGCTATACCGAGATCGGTTCTAGATGGAGTAACCGTTTGGCTTGCGCAACCTAGCGCTAAGAGTAAGATAAGTAATAGTTTTTTCATTCTGTGACCTCTTTTTCTTCAATTGTTTCAAGTGGGCAATCTTCTATTTCCCTATAGTATCCACCTTCAAAGTCGCATTCAATTCCTTGACCTTTCCTTGTGGGGTAACTACATTTACATTCATAACTATCATCACCATAAAATGGACATTTCTTAAACCCTTCATATCTACAATCAGGGTCAGCAACGTCATCACTATAGTGATCTTTAATTTCCTTCACATCAAAAATATATTCATTACCGTCAATCACGGTACGCTTAATTATGACGTTATAACATTCAAAAAGTAGTCTAACGCCCTCATCCGGTACAGCTTCAAAGACTTGATTATTATATTGAAATCTCTGACGCTTTTGAGTTTTATTCGCCCTCCATTGTGCCCATTGTTTTGAATAAGATACGCCGCAACCACGAGGGGATAAAAGATCAAATTCTTCTATCCTATCCTCTGCTATTTTAAAAACACGTTCAAATATATCATTCTCGGTTGGCCGGTTGCACTGTGGACACTTCTCACCATTAGTCTCTGCTGTATACCCGCAAAAACTACATACGTATATTGTCTTTTCTTTCACCTAACATCTCCCACTACGTTCTTGGTCTCGTTGTAATAGACTTCATAGGTCTTACCGGGCACCAACTTGACATAGGCGCTATTACGAATGAAGTAGCCTCGCTCCGAGAAGGTTACGGCATGCTCCGTTGAGTAGGTGAGGTTAAGCTCTGCCGGGTTTCTCAACTCACCATTATCCTTCAGATAGGTGCCGGCGTAAACCCAAGAGCACTTATCATTTGTCTGTTTGTGACCGCAACTAATCAGACAAAGTATCAGTAGTATTACGCATAGGTACTTCATTTTGATCCTCCAAAGGTTGAAAGTGCCCGTCATATTCCTCAACTAAGTGGTTAATTTTGTATCTGAGACGCTCGCGTTCTGCGATAAGTTTAGGGTCTTCTTCTAAGGATTTAACCCAAGGCCCATCGTGAAATTCCTGTAATTCACAACTATAATTAGGTTCCACAACTATACGCATAGGACATTTGTATATGCGCGCACTTAACAATAAGGTTCCACTCCTACTTTTAATACGGAGTATCCAATCATCCTCATTGTATTTTCTGTTATTTTCACGACTTATGATAACAGGCCAAATATTCGAAAGCTCCACCTTATTATACCCATTAGCTTGTAGTATATTCGCCGCTTTCTTAGCGACGAGCAACCCCTTGGCTTTAATCTCTTTGTTTCTCGCCTCGAGCTTATCAACTTCCTCTTTGAGTTCCTCTAACATTATCCCTCACTTTACTATGTATTCGTCTCCGGAACCGAATTTCTGAAGCTCTCTCACTAATGAAGAGCTCACATGATTAAGATCGTTATCGCAGAAGAAGTAGACTGGATTCGTGACGCCATTTCTACAAAGGTAGTCGCTCATATTCTTCTCCGCCTGTAGGTCGGAAATGTTGCGCAGCCCTCGAATCAACCGATAGGTGATTCCGGTGCCACGAGCGTCAAGCTTAAGTTTGTCCATAAAATCAACTAACAGGCCGTCAAATTCGGTACAGTAGTGTTGGCTCTTGACCTTCTCGGGTGGAAACGGAAACTGCTGGTCTTCCTTTGCCCTAACTACCATAACCTCGTCAAATACGTCACTGGCTTGCTCAAGTATGTTGAGATGGCCGATGTGGAACGGATTGAACGATCCCACGTAAACACCTACGTTCTTAGGCCGAATTATGTAAGATGCTTGCGCTATAATCCCTTCACATATCTTGGTCTGCATCGTGGGGTTAAATTTTTCCCAACCCTTATCAACACTCAGCCTGTTGTACAATCCGTCCAAGAACTGTATTCTAGCCTTCCAATATTCGTCGTACCTTACGTCTAGATGCTCAGCTCTGATATTCTGCTCGGTGATGTAAAAGGTGTGTTCAGTAAAACCGATAAGATCGTAAAGACAGATCACATACATGATCGTCTGGTCTTCTGGATTCTCCGTGTAACAAGGTAGCGCGCTTGGCGTGTGTTCTTGAGTTGCCAGAATACATCTGACTGCCGATTTCACAACAGGATCATCAAAGTCTTTGGCGTGTTCCAAGAGAAACGCCGCGGATTTAATTTCCGCTTCCGCACCAATTATAACGTCGTGAAAGAGAATAGCCAAACGCAGAGCTTCGTCTTCCTTTTCCATAACAGGAAACGCCATATTGATGTGAGTCTCAAGCATGTGAGCTATGTGATTATTGTTGTGGTATACCCTACCCGGAGCCTTGTATAAGTCCACAAGGTCGCTCCAACTAATATTGGTATACTTTTTTAGTATATCGTAGGTCTTTTCATTTTCTTGAAAATTCATTATAGCCCCCATATCCAAGGTCTGATAACAAACCACCAAAGAGAAAAGAAGGCCCAGAAGAAAATAGCCCCACTTATAATATATGCTATCCATTGTTTCCAAGTCCAGCCCATTTTATCCTCCTAAAGTCAGTCTAACACACTCCATCCCAAAAGTCAAGCGTTTTTACCATTCACTACATTCGGATTCAGGTATGTCAGGATTCAAATCGGGGTCAAGGATAGCGCTAATAATTTCCGTTAGTGGCTCGGTAAAGTAGCAAAACGAGGGGTAGTCCTCTTTAGTTTGTCTATCCTCTTTGCACAGTTCATGAATAATGCATTTATCACAACCCTTACCATCAACCCATGCTACGGCGTTATCCAGTCTTGCCAAGACCTCTTGTTTTGTAAATAGTTTTTCCATTTTATCTCCTAAGTTAAGCAAAAAAATGGGGGCCCGTTAAGAGCCCCCAATGCTTTAGCGGCCTTCGCCCCAGATAAAGTCGTAGCTTACGTTGAAGTAGTTAGCCAAAGTGATGGCAGTCGTTACGCGGGGCTTATGCTTGTTTTGCTCTATTCTGTAAAGAGCGCTGCAATCTATACCGATTTCCTTTGACAGTCGGTTGATTGTAATACCTTTTGCGCGCCGTAGTCCCCAAAGAATGTCGCCTACGGTGAGTTTGCTTGATGGCTTTGGAACACACATACCGTTAGCAATGCTATTCGGTTCCAAATTGAAGAACCTCGCCAGTTTTTGAGCAACTTGGCTACGTGGTTTCTTGGTCTTTCCTCTTTCAATTGCACTTACATGCTCTTGGGAAATACCAATCATCTCCGCCAACCGCTCCTGAGACATTTTGGTCTCTTTCCGATAGCCACGAACGACCTGTCCTAATTTCATACTACTCTCCTTTTGGTTGCCTAGCCATTTTCCAAACGAGCATATTCTCGTCTGGCTCTATCATTTTCCAAATAGCCTTATCATAAGGCCTATTATCTAACATTAAGAAGGCGAGAGCTCTGTAAGGGCTGTCCGCCATGTAAGCTGCGAATTCTTTTCGAGATTGAGCTTGAGTCTTACCGAGCTTAAATTCGTATTTCTCAAACAGTTCCTTCGCCGCCGTCTCGATTTCGTTGTACTTGGCTTGAAAGTCGTCGATCAGTTTCTTAATAACTTCATACTGCTCGTCCGGCATTCTCTCAAGCAGATCGTCCCTATGCTCTCCAGCCATCATCCATTCCCAAATTCGCTTCGTGGTGACTGAGAACATACACTTATGCAGAGTCAGATAGTCCTCGAACTTAACTTTAACACGCAAACCGTCCGGGAATCTGATTACGAAGCCTTCCTCGTTCGGCGTATTGAGGCCTTTGAGTTCGTCGATACTGGTTACACCGTCAAGCCGTTCAACAACCGGGAAGCCCGCATCGTTGTTGGCCAACATCTCGTCATAGGTCAATTCCCGACCAGACTTGGTTTCGAACATGGTTATAAGGAACAGATCCTCAGTCTTCCCGTAGTCAAGTACTACTCGGTTTTCAGGGTAGATGATTTCAAAGAGATACGAGTAGTTCGGATTGAGCTTAGACGCGTCGTAACGCTTTATCATCTCATTAGCCTTAACCGCTCGCTCGCCGTCAAAACAACCACGAGTAGCTATGTAGGGCTTTCCATCCAAGAAGTAGAGCGTTCCGAGAGAACCGTCCATCTTCTTGGTGATTTCAAAGTCTATCTTATTAGATACCTGCCGTATGAAGGACAGTCTTTGAGTAAGAGGTGGATTTTGAGACGCCATCTCCTCTATATTGAAGAATTTTTCGACGCATCTGGACACTATGTTGAAGTTCTTATCCACAATTAAGCCGCGGCAAGCTAAGGTAACTTCGTTCCAAACGCGGTCAAACTGAGTATCCGCAGTATAATTGAGGATCCACAGCTCGGCGGTCGGGTGCTTACGTTTAATCACGTACCCTTTCCGCATCATTTCGTTTAGAAGATTAATGTCCATATTGTAATCCTATCATACTTTCCCAGAAAGTCAAGCTTTATTTTGGTAAAGTTCCAAACTTCAATTCCGTAATTAAGGCTTTAACCATAATTACCTTATTATCGCCCTGACGGTCAACTCCTTGTATGGTGATTTCAACTACATCAGTTGAGTTGGCCGTTTGGATCAAGTTAATTGCTTCGTCGAAATTGAATGGCTTACGAATTCTGTCGGTTGCACCAGATGGAACTCGTCCAATAACAACTCTTTCGACACGATCTCCATTACCATCATGAGTATCAAGAAATATTTCTTCTGTTGACATCTCAACCCTTTCTACTATCAAGCTTTATTTACGATAATTATCTTATCCTCAAGGTAAGTGTCAAGGATCTCCTTCACCGCGTTCCAGTCAAGGTTTCCAAGACCACAACCCAGCTTCGGAGAGCAGATAAACGGTTTAATCCCAAGCCAAGACTTTGTGATCCGCTGAAGTTCTTGCGCACTTCTATGAATCAGCGGATACTCCGAGTCGTTCTTCCAGTGATTCTTAGTCGGAAAGGTTATGACCCGTTGCTTTGGAAATACGTAGACTTGGTTGCCATCATGAGCTAGCGCGTTTCCTAGCATCATTCGTATTTCTGGAAACTTTATTGCCGCTTGAAGTGCCACGCCCGCACCCATTACGGCGCGGCCGTCTCGATCTGTATTTCCGTTAGTCGGGACCACGACCCAGTAACCCATGGCGTGAAGGTCCCAAATGTCTCCGTTAATCTCTTCCATTACTTCACATCTCCAATAACCGATTCAAATCTCGGTTTGTTGTTTAGGATCTTTTTAGCGATTTCTGTATGACTCTCTTGTTCATCGTCAACCACCGTCGCCAATATGTTCATGTCGGCCATACTAAAATAGTCCGGGCGGAAGTAGTGATACCAGTTGGCCCGGATAAAACTTGAATGGTCGGGGTTGTATTGCTGAATGTATCCAGCTATCACAAACATGTAGTACAATTTGAACATGATCCTGTGATATCTGTGTTGTACTCTCACTTGTCTACTCTTCATAAACATGCGCTGAATGGCACGTCTGAAGAGCGAGGTCTTAAACTCAACTCCACCGAAAGCGCTGGAATACAACTGATACCTCTTGCTGTATTCTTCGCTTTCTTTTAACTTATCTTCCAATCCAAACCATTCTTTCCTGTAGGCATCTGCTTGAGCCGACAGCTCGAGAATAGCGGTTGGAAGGTCAAACTCATCCAACGACACACTTTTACTAATGGATTTAATTATCTTGTTAACGTTCATACCTTTCCTTTGTTTGTCAGCATTTTCTATACCTTAACATACTCTTTTAGAAAAGTCAAGCACTTTTTACGCGAGATGGACGTTGACTGCCCCAAAGGTGTCGCAAATCCTATCTATCAGATCCCAATTAGCCTCAATGCGGTGGTTTGCGCTAGTCCTTATGAGTCTGTCCCCCATTCTCAAGTACAGGTCTAGACCTAAGGACTTTCCACTTGAACTGTTTTTCAAGAACTCCATATTGTCATCAGTCTGATTCTCATCGTTAATCTCTATGGTGATTTTTTGGAAATTGCGGCCTCTGTATTCGTTTAATTCGTATACTTGATTGGCGATAATCTTCGGCAACTGCATACCTAGACTACTGGAACCAATCACGATAACAGGGTTATTAACCTTAAGTTTTCCAGACTGCTTCTTAAACAAGTCGGCAAAGACGATCATCTCAAACTCACCGGTCTTATCCTTGGCCTTTATGAAGGCCATTCGATTCCCCTTCTTGTCAATATGATCTCTCACGACTGTGATTATGCCACCAACTATAACCGGCCTTTTCTCTTCGTAGGACGTCATGTCGGAAGCGAAGTCTTGAGTAAACAGGGACAGCCTCTCAATCTTTTCATTGAGCGGATTTCCACTAAGATAAAAACCTAGCGCGTCTTTCTCATGTTCTAGTTGTTCGTCGTCGCTCCACAGAGCGGGAATCGCCGAAAAGACGTCTTCAGTTTCGTCGCTCCAGAAGCCTACGGCCCCCTTCTTCTTTTCGGAATGTTTAGACTTCGAGATGCTTTCAACAATAGACATATACTCCGCACGGCTATGGCCAAACTTATCGAAACAGCCGGCTTTTATCAAAGACTCGATTACTTTCTTATTCACCGTGTTGAGGTTTACCTTGTTACAAAAGTCGGTAAGGCTTACAAAGGCGCCCTTGGAGTCCCTAGTTTCTTCGATGTGTTTTGCGGCACCAATACCAACGTTCTTGAGCGCAGCCAAGCCGTAGAGAATAGAACCGTCTCTTATTGTAAAGTTAGCCTTACTCTCGTTGACATCGGGCAAAAGAAAGTTTATCTTATCTTTACGGCAAACCGTTATGTACTCGGAAATCTTCTCTGGATCGTTTGACTCAGAAGTTAAGCAAGAAGCCCAAAATTCTAGAGGATAGTGGTACTTCAGATAAGCCGTCTGATAAGCAAGAACCGCATAGGCCGTAGCATGAGGCTTGTTAAAACAGTAGTCAGCAAATGGAATGATGATGTTCAAAATCTGTTCTGCGACCGCCGTATCTACACCGTTAGCCTTGGCGCCTTCTAAGAAGCGCGGCTTAATCTTGTCTAGGGCCGCGTAGTCACCTTTGGACATGATCTTTCGCAGTATATCACCCTCTGCAAGAGTGAACCCCGCAAGGGCTTGTGCCATCTGCATGATCTGTTCTTGGTAGAGGAACACGCCGTAAGTGTCTTTAAGGATGGGTTCGAGCTTCGGGTGAATATAGGTTATTTCCTTACTGTGAACCTTTGAGTTGATCCAACCATCCACCATACCACTACCTAACGGGCCGGGGCGATACAGGGCGTTGATAGCCATAAGGTCCTCTATGCAAGAGACTTTCCCTCGTTGACACAAATCCCTCATGCCGTCGGTTTCAAATTGAAAGACACCTTCACCCTTACCCGCTGCAATCATAGCAAAGACGGCTGGGTCGTCCAACTCCCTCATCCTAACCCTAGCTTCTTTGTCAACTAAGGAAAGCGTGTCTTCAATTAGGGTTAAGGTCTTTAGCCCTAGAATGTCAATCTTCAACAGGCCTACGTCGGTCACGGAATTCATGTCGTAGCCAACCATGAGTTCATTCTTAGATCTACACATAGGAGCGTAGTCGGAAATATCACCCGGGGAGACTACCAACCCCGCTGCATGCATACCTATATTTCGGATCACACCCTCAAGTGGCAGACCTTTGTCTATTATATCGTGGCACTGGAAGTCTTCATCATACAGTTTACGCAGATCGGGAGAAACCCTCAAAGCCTCGTTCAAGTCTTTTGCGGTTTCTGGGATCGCTTTAGCCAGCTTGTCGGTAAGGGAGTAGTCTACACCCAACACCCGGCCTACATCTCTAACGACACTTCTTGCACCCAGAGAGCCAAAGGTGATAATCTGGCTAACGGCGTTTTCTCCCCATCTAGTCTTAATGTAGTCTACGACTTCTCCCCTGCGAGAATCTTGGAAGTCAGTATCTATGTCGGGAGGTGAAATACGATCGGCGGTTAAGAACCGTTCAAACAGGAGGTTGAACCGCATTGGGTCTACGTTAGTGATTCCGAGACAGTAACTAACTATAGCCCCACTAGCAGACCCTCGCCCGGGACTTACCGCTATACCTTGACTAACTGCGTATTTGATGATGTCCCACACAATCAGGAAATAACCGGAGAAGCCGGTCTTCTCAATGACTGAGAGCTCGTATTCTATTCTCTCTCTGATCTTATCGTCGTATTCGCCATAGTTCTTTGTGGCGCCTTCTCTTACGAGTGACGCGAGGTACTCATACTCGGAACCGAACTCACTCGGAACATTGTATGAAGGGAGTCGGTTCACACCTAACTCAATATTAATGTCACATTGTTCTGCCACTTCCAGCGTATTCGTCAAGTACTCTTCGTCAAACTTTTCTCGCATCTCGTCAAAGTCTTTGAACCACATTTGATCTGAGGAAAATTTGAAGCGCTTCTCGTCGGACAGCTTAGATCCGGTTTGTATGCATAATAAGATCTCATGGGAGACAGCATCTCTGGCGTTAACATAGTGTGAGTCGTTCGTTGCCACAACCTTAACACCCATCGTCTTGGCCAGTTCTATGAGCATTGGCATAACACGAATTTCGTCGTCAATGTTATGATCTTGAACCTCTACAAAAACCGACTCAGAGCCGTAGATTTGACGGTAGAAGTCCAACTCGGTTTTAGCTCCGTCAAGGTCCCCTCTTAATAAGAGCTGCGGAATCTTACCCTGTAGGCAGCCCGTCAGACAGACTAGTCCACTGTTCCACTGTTCTAATTCTGAGTGCGAGACACGGGGCTTATAGTAGAAGCCGTCCTTGTTGGCAAACGAGACTAACTTTAGGAGATTGTGGTACCCCTCTTCGTTCTTGGCAAGAAGGATCAAGTGATTAAGCTTGTCGTCCTTATCTTTACGGCCTAAGTCGTCAGCCATGTAAAGCTCGGTACCGATGATCGGCTTAACGCCTACATGTTGGCATGCTTTGTAAAAAGCGATCGCGCCCGAGACGTTTCCGTGATCTGTTATTGCTACAGCCGGCATTTTAAGAGAGACGATCTTATCAAAGAACAAGGTCTTCTCTTTATTATCCTTAGGCACACGACACATACCATCCAAAACGGAAAAATCCGTGTGTACATGGAGATGTACGAAATTCTTTTCTGTCATTCTATCTTATAACCTAAGGTCTCTCTCAATTGCATCTCTGTTAAGATCTGGGCGTTTTGTTGGTACTCTTTAACCGCGAGGTGGTAAAAACGGCAGAACTCGATCAAGTCTTGCTCTGACTCAAATTCCCAACTAAATGATCCACTAAACTTTGCCGGTATCATAACACGATACGAGGCCCATTTGTCCCATACACTTACATTAGCTGTTATCTCTTGCATCAAAACTCCAGACTTGTTGTAAATCTTCCAACGTATATTCCCCTTCAACGGCTCCGTTGTCGTCAAGTCCGAAATAGGTGCCAACATTCATATAGGGGTTTTGCCCGTACCAATACTGCAGATTAAGAGCGGGAGGTGCCTTAATATCGGGATTCCAATTATTCCAATCAATTAGCCTTGTAGTCCTGTGTATCATCGCACCTTTGGCGTGTTTAGGAACATGAGCCAAAACTGCGATTGTTTCAAGGGTTAATTCACCGCGCACTGGGGGAGGAGGGTTAATGATGCGTGTTAAAAATTCGGCCGTTATCTCTTGCATTATTCTCCTTTAAAATGTCCACTGGCAACTCATACAACAACTATGCTCAAGTTCCCTGCCACACCAAGGGCAATATTCCTTTGGTCTATGAATCCAGCACGGCGTAGAACACGGACAGTCGCCCTCTATGTCGCATTGGATTAATTCTCCACGCCCAAGTGATTCGGCATAGGAAGTTGATGTCATTTGATAATTATATCTATAAGTAACATTTCCATTTTTATCTCTATGCCTTACACCATTATCAGACATAGAAGGTGGGCCACAAAAACTCATTCTAATTCATCCTTATATCGTCCCGGTATGATAACACCGGAAGTTTCGCAAGTCCAACACTGCTCCTGTTTGGGTTCTCCAATCGGTTCGCTATTACAGAAATCACTTGGTTCCCCCTAGCTCCTTCTGCAGTACATCTTCTACCTTCCCATACTGTTCTACTAAACCTGTACAAACGCACTCAAGCGCAACCAAAAAACGGAGTCCGTCCGTCTGTGCTTCTGCAAGTTTATGGAATGATTCCCTTGCGTTTTCGGTCAATTCCTTACCGGCCGAATTACAGGAACGTTGAGCCGCATCAATTAATGCGCTGGCGAGACAGTCAACCAACTTGTCGCTCTCGATCCAAAGACCCTTCTTGCCGTCTTGTTCTAATTCCTTAATCATTTATTTCTCCTATCACCAATACGAGCGTCTTGACCCCGTCAACTTCGTGGACCTTAAGTCGTTTGTCAACATTATCCAACTCGTCAAAGTAAATTGTGTATTTTGTGTAAGGTTTTATCGGTGTGTTGTATACAATATCCCGATGTACGGGATGAGCATAAACACCCTCCAATTGTTCTAAATCCCGAAATTCACTCATTTTTATTCACCTTTCTCGGAAACACAACGACTTCGCCTTCTCCGCCGCAAGTCTGACATTTATTACGAGGTTTACTGTTGACCGGAAGAACGACCTTCATACTCCCGATACGTCGGATATTGGACTTCCCCTCACCCCCACAATCGGGACATTTTATGATCTTCGTTTCATCCTTAGTAACGAAGTATCCCTCAGTAGTGCTGCAGCCCCACTGTCCCATCGGCGTATTACAACAATTAGACTGTCCCGGATGGCACTTGGTGCAATGGCTTTCGCAATCATCAAGGTTTTCAAAGTAGTCGTATTTTTTATCACTGCGCCAAAGCCCTTCAGGGTCTTCGCATCTCCATAATTCAGTGGCCATTATTTACCCCCATTGTACTTGGTGTTTAACGATCGTGTCTCCACAAATACTCCATTAAAAAATGAGTAGGTTATGTCGATACCATCTTTGACTACTTCTGGTAAGTTCCTTAATAATTCTTCGATAAATTTTCGAACGGTTTGTTCTGGTGTATCACCCATTATATTAAAAGCACTCCTCTCTTTCTGTTTTAACGCCATTAAGTACGTCAATGCAGTCTTGTTCACTGTCGTACCCTTTGGTCGTAAAGCCGCAGTCGTGGCAGATCATTCCAAATGAACAACAGAAAGTCCTCATCGTCCCTCGCAATGTACGAACTACCGTTGCAAGTGATCCGAAACCGGTCTTTAGCTTCCATTTTCTATCTCCATTCTATCAGTAATAGCCATCTGTTTTGATGTAACAGGAAGGACAACCGTTAGAATCTCTAATGGCGCCCAACATTCAGGACAGTTTGTCATTGGGCACGGTCTCATTGGTGGGGGATAATCATAAGGAACCCCATCTTTCCACCAGCCTACCTTAACCTTGTGTTTCTTATCCGCAGAACACACGGCCTTACCCAAGGTTATAGTTCGCTTAATTCCTATTGCTGTTATTTTCATTTACGCTCCTTAAATATCAATGTGATCGGCAACGAAGTATACTAAACACGCCACAATGACGACCCCGATAAACGTACCAATCATTTGGCAGATAATATTAATCATGGCTTTCCTTGATCTTCTTGACATACTCTAAAATTGCGTTGACTCCGTCGAGGGTCTTTCCGTCATCATCCACACTCTCAGCCACGTTTCTGTCGATATCGATCCATGGCATAATAAACATTGCGCGCTGCCAAAGCGCCCACTTCCGGGCATCTTCTAAACACGTCTTAAGTGCATCTTGCGGTCCAATGCGCCGCTTCAAATATTCGTCTTGTATCTCTTTTATCGTGGCCGCTTGATTTCGGCGCTCACGAATTTCTTGGCAAGTCTCACATTCTCCGTAAATCCCGATCTGATAACCGTCGTATACTTCCTTGCCGCAACTTCCACAAAGATAGACATAGCGCTTATCATCGTGAATCAGCGTGTCGACTGTTTGCTCAAGTTCCTTAATTCTCTTCGCTTTTAGCCCGAACATAATCCTCCCATAGTTTAGAAAAGTGTCCTTCCCATTTTGTTGATTCAAAGACGGGTCCTGATTTCCTATTAAAAAGATTTGGATTGGCCGCCTCAACTTCACAACGCATTAGATACTGCATGTCGTCACAAAACCTCAGTATATCGTAGTATAGTTTAGGCCATTTTATTCCCCTGATTTTATCGTTCATTCACATACCTTTGTCTTTAGCCATTGATCCTTCAATGGTCTTTTATCTGTTTCTTCTGAATCCTTATTGCACACTTTACATCTCAAGAATGAGTCGAAATGTAAATGAGCCCCATCGAGAGTACCATAATAAAAATTAGCTGGGATTATAAAAATATTTTCGCTACCGCAATTAGGGCACTCATGTCCAGACACGGGGTTACCCAGTTTTGGATCGTATAGATATGGCATTAAAATCCTTTCGTTAAACTTCTTAGAGTTTTTCCTTATCGAACTTTTCTTGTCGCTCTTTTTGGAATCTAGTAAGCCCGTCCAATAGATTCACACAAGCGCCCAGTGCGGTTGTGCCGGTACCCGGTCTCACGTCGCGAAAGTCCTGATCCTGTCTTTCTAGCTCAGTCTGCCACCGCTCGGCGCTCGCGCCCAATGGCGGAAAAAAGGTCAGTACGACAAACCTGTTGAGCTTTTTGGCGATATAGGCCATAGCCTCTGGTGCTGTCTCGAAATTACTCAACCTCATCACCTACTATTTTAGTCCACTCTAGTGTGTATGTATAACTAGGGCACTCTATACGATAAGGATAAGGTCCCGGTTTTGTGTTTCTGTTTATACCATAAGCGTCGGCAAGACCTTTTTGCTTTAGCAGCTTACCGGTCTCGTCCGCGGCCTCGTGAGTCTTAAATTCTTGTTCGTGTCGTTCTATTTTCATTTTATCCCTTTGTTAAGTCTAGAAGAGTCTGCGCGGATTGAGTATCGTTAGTTGAGTCCTCAATCCGGCGAATGAGTTGCTTTTTAATCTCAGCAATAGCGGCTGGGCAAACGTCGGACAGCCTGTCTTTAGTAAGTTCAACCTCAATGCCGTTGTTTTTCACCAAACAGTAAATACCGTAGGTCACCTTTTTTGACCTATATGATCCACTAGGGAAACGCCATAAAGAATGACGATCATGTGTTTTTGTGAACCCTTCCCCAGTCGCAATAGTGATCTGAACTACGTCACAAATATCCTCCAACAACTCTAGTTCTTTTTCCATCGTCTCTCCTTAGTGAAAGAGTATGTACAGTATAATGATTAAAAGGATGATCTCCATTTATTTCTCCTTTAAATTTCTTTCGTATTCTGCTACTGCTTTTTTAATGTCGTCCAAATTTGGTCTACCCTCGTCCATCTTGTCAACTATTAGTTTAACTTGAGCGTCGCTCATTCGATGAGTTCTGTAAGCCCAATAGATCTTCCCGCCGCCCTCTTTTCCGAATACGCTCCTCAAATACACTAGAGAATACTTCATCGGATCTTTGGTTTGCTTTCCCCACTCACTTAAACACCGGGACATCTCGGCCATGTCGCGCTCATACCTACGGTCAGAAGAACTATAGAGATTGAACATTATCTCCCCTTAAAGTGATTTTAAGAAACTAACGATTCCAACCATAGACGTACGGAACGCTTCTTCGCCACAATCCATTCCTTGAAACGTTATCTCAAATTTTTCGGTGTAGCGGCGCAACGTACAATCCCACTCATATCGCATAAAAATACGGGTTGCACTGTTTAGTATAGTCATCCTGTCCATCGTCTCATAGAATCTTTTAGACTTCTCTTCGTTCAAGAACAACAGCAGATAACCCATCGCGCGCAAAGAACAACCGGTATCACCGTGGTGTCCCACGCAAGACATTACGGTCGCCACACCCTCAAGACCGTTTATCTCAATAAGGTACGGAACGATCTCTTTGTCTAAACGCTGCGGTTCGGATGCGAGTATTTCGTTGAACTCGTCCTTAATTTCTTTCTCGCGCTCTGGTGTTAAATACCTCACTGCTCTACCTTTCTTTGCGGAATAAATATATACCACGTCAAATACGTTGGGTAACTAGTGCGGTAGTCCGGTTGCCACATTTTAATCTTGATCTCCGAACCGTCGTATTCGTAACCGTTGTGTACGCATCTTAACAGACCGAACTTTTCGTCCAAATCCCTAATGTTATCGGCTATCCACTTAGCTATGTCTTTAAAGTCTATGTCCCAAATCTGAACCTTCTTGCGCTCCAAAAGCCTTACTTCGACAATTTGGGCAGTCAGATCAATATTTTGATCCCGTATAACTTTGTAGTCTAACGACTCTAGATACGCAAAGATGATCTTTTCAAAGTGGTCGTAACCGACTAAGGCATAGCCGGAATAGACACTTACATCTTCAATTATATTCATAGTTCCTCGTTTCCAATAATAATTTTTGTCCCACAAAATGGGCAAAAAGAGATCTGCTCCCGTCTTCTCGTCTCAAGGAAACTTGTAATTAAAAAAGAGTGTCTGTATTGATCCCAATGGTACTGTATTATTCCTTCTGATACAGCCATTTGTATTTTATCACAACACCATTTAATATCAGTCATTAGTGATCCCTTCAACGGCTTTTAAAAGAATGGCTATGAAAGCAAAAGTACAAATTCCTATTGCTGCCGGAAAAACGTTGTCCCAGAACCAGCCGCTCAACTCGCTGTATAGTCCGTTAAAGGCCTTGTACGTTAGCCCCGCAATACAGCCACCACAAGTCGTCAGGAATGAGACGATGAAAATTACTACCGCTACTTCCATTACTCCCCAATGCTTCATTTACCATCCTATCTCTTTAGATATCTCAGGAGTCATACCGCCTAATTCATGAAAGCGATCTCTGAAATATACATATAACGGTAAATCACCGTTAAAATATGGGTGTCCCGGTGGAGCAAACCGCCATAGACGCGCTAATTCAATTTGTGACATACTATCTATGACAGCCTTCTCTTGCTCAATCTCTTGATCGGTCATTTAGTTCTCCTTTTCCGGATACACTTCTTCGTATCTATCTGATAATAGTTTCCCATTATACAACCAGTATGCAGTTCCTCTTACTCCCATTTTTACGTCTAAAAGCTTAGTGGATAGCGCGGAAAGAGTCGTTTCCTCGCCGTTATAACTAACCTTATTCTTATCGTTTACAACAGTAACGGTTATGTCATTATCTTTGATGAAATTCAAAGTTGACCCAATCGGTATGCCTAACTTCTCGAAAGTCATTTGCGGACGATTCACTCTTAATTTGTTTCTTACTTCAGTCGGCGTTAGACCTGAGTCAAGAGCTTTCTCAACTTCTGGCGTAACGTTTTCCACACTCACTAATTCTAAAACGGCAATTATCTTGTCGGGATCTATTTTAAAAAATTCCCTCTGATGATTTACTCTAACAGATTCAAAAGCAAAATGAATGGTAGCCTCAACCCTTCTTGCGTCATTAACTCGGCAAGCATATTCACAAGTAAACGGATAAGGAAGAGCGGATGTGTAAAGTTCCCTCATTCTCTCGTTGATGGATTTCTTTTCGGTAAACCCTATTTTGATTAATTCCGGCATTGCGGGATTGCTCAAAATGTATACAACACCCTCTTTATCTTCCATTGTTTATCCAATCGTTTTTATATAGTGTGCGGGCTATCATTTAAATCCTCTTATCCATGAATCTCGTCCCTAATTTCTCTGAAACTTTTATTCTTGTTGTGTGCTCCAATTCCAACTATGTTAATTATGTCATTCCTATACCTATTTAACAGAGCGTTAACTAACTTCAAATTGTGTCCATTTACATACATTGTTTCGCCTCTTATTTCAATACAATCTCCATCTTTCATTTCTGAGGGTATTTTAAGTATGTCCTCTATCATGTCTGCCAAATTAAATCCTTTGTTTCTTCTATCTTCAGATTCTTTTTCTAGACTCTTAATTCTTTCTCGGTTAGCATTCATTTCCTGATTTAATTTTTTACAACATGATATTTGATTATCCATTTTATTTATTAGTCTTTCTTCCATTCTATTTTTAAAATTTTTTATTAACTTATTTTTACATTTTACAGGAATAAACCAAATATTTTTAAACATCCTATTTAAATCATTATCCCATATTATCAATCGTTTATCCCATTGTTCATCATTAACAACATCACCCTTATTTTCTTTCGTAACCACATTGTTATATCTATTACTATTAACGGTATCCTTACACCACTTCACTACATCCATTCTAATAGTGTATATAAAAAATAAATCTCTTAATATAACATACATTACGAATGTTGCAATTAAATAAATAACTGGAATATAAATAGGAATTAAAAGTGCTGTAGCAAAATGTAATCCTGCCCAAGAAATAGTTGTTAACGTTATACCATAGAATCCATTAAAATGAGTTAAAATATCATTTTTGGCACGCGGAAGATTACCCCAAATTCTTTCTATTGATTCACCGCAATTACCATAATGTTTAACATGAATAGTGAGAAAGCCATAAACAGTCAATGCGCCTCCCAAAAGAGCAAATATTAACCAAGCCAAATCCAATGTAATCATTTTTCTCCCTAAAATAGTTCTTCCGGTTTATCTTCTATCTCAACCTTCTGCACAATTACAAAATCCCAATAGTGTATAGCGTTCAGCAACTTACTCAATTTCCCTTTTAACCAAGCCCGCAGTTCCTTATCTCTGCCCCAGTTTTTCTCATCTCTGGTTCTGATGGCTTCCTGAATTTCGCTCACTGTGCTGTCCAAGCAGGGTTCTTCTTTATATTTATTTAGAACTGCTTCAACTGCCCTTGTTTGTTCTGGGGTGCCAAAGCGAAGTCTACGGTGGATGCCTACGAATCCCACCCAATTGTTAGTATAATTATGATTGCTTTCTCCTAAAAGATTCCATAAAATCAAGTAGGTTAGAATCAATTGGCACTCTTTATTATTAAAATCTCGCGGCATATGAGTATATGCCTCATTAAATTGTAGAGGTGTTGCAACAGGCACAGTTAGTCTAGGATTAGCACTAATAGTTGACCAAAGTGAATAAATTAATTCTGAAGGAAATCCATTAAAACTAATGTCCGCCTTCACATTAGCAGGAATAACTCGCGATCCTCCGCCTTTTGGTTTACAATGAAACATTGGCGGTTGCGGCACATTAAAAACCTCTTTATGTGCGACACACAACTCACCCTCAATACCATCCCGTTGATCGTATCTCCAACCGTCTTTTAAAAAGAATCCTTCTTGAAGTTCAACTGTTTTATCATAGCAATCAAACTTGAGGTCTAAATGATTAGTTGAACCGCCAAATTTCCACAAAGTGAGAGCAATAGGTTTGTCCCCAGAAACTTCGTTAAAGTCATCGCCTGAAAGAATCAGACCTTCAAGAAAAGTAAAGTTAGAGAGCAACTCTTTTAAAAGTTTATTGTATCTACGCCGCCCCAAAAAAATTCCCGCAGGGCAATAAAAAGCAAGATAACCACTACCCAAAATTTTCATCATCTCAACGGTTTGTCCAATAGTAGGTAGTATAAGGTCGCCTCGCCCATATTGCAAAAGTTCATCTCTGTAATTTATTGCGATTTTGCGACTAACATCCACACCATCATCAACTAATGTATTGGTCGCCACAGTTCCAAACGGCGGATTAAAATAAAACAGATTCTCCCCAGATAATCCCCACTTTCTAATCAGTTCTGCCGCCGTTACACTTATACAGTCTATGTTGTCAAAGACCGCATCATAACCTTCAAATTGTAACTTTGCAATCGCAATCGCATTAGGGTCAATATCGTTGCCTATTATCTTTACACCTTCTGCGGCAAACGGCACTAATAAAGAACCTGTCCCGGAATAAGGATCCACAATAACGGAAGGGTTAATGTGTTTGAGGATAAGGTCGTGAACCTTTGCTGTCGTGTGAGGCTTGGTATAAAACTGACCCAGACTTCTCCTCTTGCTTATTTCCTCGTATTCGTCCAAGTGGTCAGACAGTTCAGTTATATCGTGAGGTGTGATTCGTAACGACTTGACAAAATGCTCGTCTTCCGGCTTGATTCTTTTACTCGCCACAACAGAACCGTCCACCGTATCAACAATCCCGCCTGATTTGATTAAAGCGATTTCGCCCTTATTGATATAGACATCGGCAATCTTACTTATCAGTTCCTTGATGTTAATATCGTATCGTTCCAGCCGGGTTATCACATAAAAAATATTTTTCGGCGAAATAAAGATGTAGGGAACAGTAAAGTCCAGAGGCGAGTCGTAATTATTAGTGCAAAATGGCGCACCTAAAATTTCACGTGCTTTTCTATTTAATTCAGCATTTCCAACTAATGAAGGTGAAACCGTAGAATCAATACTGTTATAAAAGTCTTTAAGCACAGAGTAAGGCGGAACTTTATAGAACTGAATTTCTGAAGCCGTTGCCAATCCAAAGACCTGAGGTATAAAGTCATATTCATTTCCACCAAAGGTTCTAAATGCTCCATACAATAATTGACATGCCGCAAAATGAGAAGGCTTCACTTCTATGTAAATGTTGTTGAACGCGTCAATCACGTCGCAAAAGTAGTTAGCCGGCGCAACTTGGAAATTAAAATCTCCAGTTGAAAGTTTGCGCGCTATCTTACGTTGCAAGTCTCTCTCGTCAGCAAAATTAATCATTCGTTATCCTATCACACCTTTTCGCAAAAGTCAAGCATTATTCTTGTTCTATGATATCGGTAATTTTATTCCCATCTGCAACAATTTTATACACCTTACCGATTTTCATGTTAAGGATTTTATCTTCGATGGCGGGGTCGTAATGAGCATACACACTGGCCACCCCGTTATAGTTAAACATAACCTCGTCATAAGATGAGTGAATATCTATATCCTTAAGTGTAATGATACTAGTATCCACCTCATAACTTGACTGACACGCAATTGCAAGTGCAAAGACTACACCTACAACCAGAATAGTTAACCACTTATTCATGTCACATCTCCTTTAACATCTTGTACACGTCTGTAAACAACGGGACCGTTGATGGATCTTTCCGATAATCCATGTAGTAAACATCACAGTGATCAAATCCGGCATGTGTTACGTTAACACCGTCAGGCACGATTATGTTAAAACGGTCCACTCCGCAGCAGCGATCTGGTATAATGAAGTCTTCCGTCGCGATGTACCAGCTCCAATTGAAGTCGTAGTCGCGAGTATGAGTCACCTTGCCGCCGCGCTCTAAATAGCCTTTGAGCCACAGCGCATAGTCTGCGGCGGTAGCCCGCTTCAGGGTGGACATTAGGTCTGGTTTCCCTAAGACGCCGCCTCTGTATACATAGCCTGCAGGTTTCAAGATCTTTTTAGCCTCCTCAATAAGGTCTGGGTTTTTGATACTTCTCAGCGCCTTTAAAATGTGCGCTTCTCTAAAACCATGTCCCTCGATTTTACTCTCAACCTCAAACTCCACTTGCTTGAAGTACACACGGTCGAAAGTGTCATCAAGGTATTGAATTATTTTATCGTCCATCTTTCTCCTAAAAGTATTTACAATTAGACATATCGAAGGTATGATACTCTTCTATGTGCTCTTCCATAAGGTCGGCGATTTTCTGCAAATGAGAATATGGATAGCAAGTATCGGCCTGAAGCGTATGGCAACCCTGCAATGTTCGCAATGCTCGCTTTAGTCTGAGAAACGAGTATCCTCTTTTGGTCAGATCTCTTGCCCAGCTGTCAGGAAAGAAATCGGGATAATCGGACTCGACGGTTGCGACAAGGTCTTCAAGGTTCATTCTTTTTAAGTTCTTAATCGGACAGTCGTCAGAAAGCCCACTCAAAGGACACATGAGACACTCGCACACACTCGTGTAAATATCGTCGTGATACTGTGTGCACATTTCGAAGAGCTTTAGTATTCCGTCTTTAAATTCCATTTGCGCCCCTAATCTTCTGGTACGGATTGTCTCGGAAGGTCCTCGTCTGACGGAATCTCACCGTGCGTAATGGTAACTGGATGGATATTGCACTTATGCGCCAATCTGTCGCCATATTCGTCTTTGGCAGGGAAGATACAGATTTTGAAGAGGTACTTCCCTTCGATCATAAGTGTGTCGTCAACTTCACACAAAGGGATACAGTGTTCACATATAGGTGGAATAGGCTTGCCTAGACAGTCTTTCCTTCCGTTTACGTATCCTAAATGTAAACAGAACCATTTGTTTTGAGTTCTATCGCTCATCTCTCCTCCTGACGACATACTAACACAGTCTCTAGGAAAAGTCAAGCGTTATTTTTACTTTTTAAAGTCCTTACATTGGTGAAGTTTCTGTCTCCTCCAGCGCTTTTTGTCGTCAGCTTTACAAAGCACCTTCCACTCACTCGTTTTAGTTTCATGGTCGAGACTACCAAGTTCGTCTAAACAATGTCTGCATTTCCCACAAAGCGATTCTGGTTCCATGTATGACATCTCTACTCCTTTAGTTTATTGTCCATTGTATCTCAGCCAAATTTGATCGGTACCTTCTTTTACGACGTATTGGATCATCTCGTCGTTCGTCTTGCCTAGACTACGCAGTTCGTTCATCATCTTACAAGCATCAAATGCCACCAACACTACGGTAAGATCCTGCTCTAACTGCTCTTTAGTCATCGTGATTGTGTCTGCCATCTTATTCACCTCGTTTTGTAAAAGTACCATCTATGGCGTCGCATTGAGGAGCTTCGCTAAATCGCAAGACTAGGTCAATGCGACATTTCCCATCAACAAACTCACTGCAGTCTTCTCGCTTTACAAACCATCGCTCTTGGTGCCCGCACCAAACTATATTTTCGGGGGGTAACATACTAACACACTCTCTAACCCACCTCTAATGGCGTCTTCCAACTCGTATTCATGTATATCATCTGTGGTAACCATTTCTATTCTTTTCATTGCGGACGTAATTATTCTTCCGTTCTCCACAACAAATGAAAGTACATCCGCATCCTCATCCACAGCTAGTGCTGCGGATCTCATAGCCCATACAACTAATCCATCCTCAGTTCTATCTTCACCACTTAGCCAATTATTAGCCCATTTACTCCAGACTTCATCCTTGTAAACCAACTTAACCAATCGAATGATAGTCTCCACTTGCTCGGTTGTTAGTCTTGGTAATTCCACCTTAGCACCCAGCTTAAGTCTTCTTGCGCCGCATTTCATTCCGTCCTCCAACACATCGCCGTCCGTCTCACACGCAAAACAGAGGGGACTAGATATATTGGCGTGATAAGGGTTCATCAACACTGCGATGTATTTGTTGGGGTAGTAGTGCAACCAACCTTTATTACAAAGGCTGCTGCTCCAGTTTGATTTTTTACCTTTTGGTTCCTGCCACTTTCCAACTTTCCACTTATAGTTGCCGTGGGTAGTCATGTCCTGTCTTAGAAGCTTTACCATTTTATCTCCTTGGTGTTATTGCTGCTGCACTAATATACTCGGCTATGAAGGTCCAATAATCAGGTTGGTGAGCGGGAAACCCAAGACTGTCATTCTCGCCCTGCTGCTCTATGAAGTCGTCAGACGCCGCCTTCATTATCGCGGCAAACTCGGACTTAGGAATCCAAACGCCTTCAGTTGTAACACATTCTTTTCCGTCCCACTCTATACAGTCATCGCCGCCGCATCCACAACAAAGACATAGTTCGTCGTGATCAGGGCGATACTGTCTAACGTCCATTTCTATATTAATTGCTGCCATTTTCTTCCTCGCTTTCCATTTGGCAAATATCCATTATTCTGTCGGGATGGAAACAATGTGTTTCCCCGAAAGTGTAGTCTGGCTTGCACATCTTACAATCCTCGGCCATCTCGTATTCTAAACCTGTTAATGGACAGATCATTTATCTACCTCTTTCATCAGTTCCTCACGACGCGCTTTGCCGTCTCGGTAGCCGGTGTCATAACTTGATTTATCGGAATCCAAAGGACCGAGTGGATTCGCCATGTATTCATATCTACTACATAAATCTACATATCCATCAATATATCCTTGCCTATAATCTTGGTCGTATTGCTTGATGCTCTTGTCAACACACCCCGCCATGAGCAGGGCCATAAGGCAGAACAAAATATACTTTGCCATTTTACTCCTCACTCCGGTTCATAGGGACTGTTGGGATCGTCAAACTTAACTTTGCCCGATTCTAGGTAGTCAGCAATTCTATCCAAAGAATCGTAGTTATCGCCGATAAATCTATAAACTTGGGAAGCAACGCCCTCACCCATTGAATAACCCCCGTTGCTATAAACACGCAACAATTCAGCGACTACTTCTTTATCGTCTTCAAAAATAGGATATGACATTTTACTCCTCGCTTTCAGGATAAAGATGTTCAAACAACGCTAAAAACGCATACTGTTTTCCACGTGCAAAATCGGAGTCTGCGGCTTTTTTACCGTATTGCTCCCGGAGATACGCTCTGGTCTCTATACATTCCCGCGCCAGCGCGACACAGTTATCCACGCTGCCAAACTCGTTATTGATGGCAGTGAGTTGCCGTTTGCTTTCTCTTAACGAATCAAGACATGAATCGGCGATGAAGTTGCATGGCAACTTAACTTCTTCCCCACATATTACACAAAGGTTTTTGGCCGTCCTCACTTTTCCTCCTTATCCATCGAAACAAGCGCGGCTTGGAGTTCCACCTTGAGCATATCCATTGTTGAAAATGGAGAGCCTTGGATGAATGCCATCTGCAGCGCCTTATCTATTGCCTTCATAATTTCTTTCACCGTATATCTCGGCTTATCTAATGAGGCGCGGATCTCAATGAGCGTGGGGAGGTACGGTTTCAACACACCTCTCGACATAGACTTGATGGCGGGGTCTGATATAAATGTTATAAGCTCGTTCAGATCGTCCTGTGCTTTACTCATTAGTGTCTCCTTTTAATGTGTCGATCAAGAACCCTAGTTGATGAAAATAAGCGCATGTTATGGCATTATAGGGTATCTCTGATTGCAGAGTGACACGAAGTTCACCGATAAACTTTAGCGCATCGCCCACTCGCTTCTGACTCTCGGCAAGCTGACCACCTGCTACGGCTGCGACGGAGCGAAGAGTGCAAATGATAAAAGCAATATCCTCGAGAGTCACGACCATTCCCGTAACGCCTTCGGTTGCGAATTTAAAGCGCTCTTCCAAGTAGTCGGCCAGCTTAATACACTCACCGCTTGCGATGCGGGCTGTAACGTCGTCCATTATGTTCATTTCATCTCCAATTTCTTTGCCAGCTCGGAACGCTGCGGTTCGGGGAGGGGGGAGAGTAGTGCGGTTAGGGCTTTATTAAATGCCTCGACCAATCCAGACATGCTACAACCCCAGCCTTTTACCTCATCATTATTTTTTTGATATATTTGGAATGCAAACGGCATTGTAATACATGATTCTGTTTCAGGCAGACGGGGAATTGGTTGAAATCCCTCATTAAGCAATATTTCTATCCTCTTCACCATCTTCGCGCTCTCGGCGGCTTTGGCAAGCTCAGCTTGTGCCGCTGTAAGTTTATCTTCGCGCTCAAACCATTTCTTGTCAAAGACACTTCTGATAAACAGTGCGCCGAGAGCCAATAGCGACGCTAACGCACCTACAATAAATAGTCCCATAGCTATACTACAGAACAACGGTACTGTCATAGTACTTCCTACTGCACCGTGATGAGTAGTTATGGGAACAACATACGGCATTGGTACTAACATTTAATTTCCTTCCACTGTAAAGTCCTTAGGGACTTTGGGAGATTTCCAACCTTCACATTGAGGTATACAATCGTTATTAGCTAATGGGCATAAGTTCTGATTGCATGGCAAATTAAACGCCCTATCCATAAAAAAGCAGTATGTGGACGGCGAGGTTCTTTTACAATACCCCTTTACATACCCCTCTTCAAATATCGTCATATGCCGCAAGGTCTGCGCATACTCCCAATCTGCGTATGAAGGATACGGTTTACCGTCTTCGTCACAAGGAACGTCCTTGAGCGATCCCCAACACCGAGGTATACGATTCCTATATGGAAACGAACAGCGAATCACTGGCATATACTTACAACTACAATGCCCTTCGGAATGGTTTTTATCGCACTCTGCCATAAACTCTCGCCAGCCATAGAGCTCGTCGTATTCGGGGCAAAGATGAGCAAGACGCGCGAAGAATTCATCCCAATTTGTAGATGGGGAGTAAACGTCTGAAAACATTATACCCTTTTCAATGGCTATGTCAATTAATTTATGCTTTTGCTCCACAGTCAGTCTTGCCACTATTCCTCCAATTCCGAAAGATCATAGACCTTAGTTAAATCGCCAAAATCAAAAAAGCTGGGGCTAAAGGTTGCTAATACATCAGACGAACCCATGGGTTCATGCTGACATTCCAAAATAATATCGTCCCTCAGACAATTAGGGGCGGAAAATCGGGCATACTTATAGCCCAGTTTTTTGGCAGACAAAAGCATGTTGGTCTTAAAATTCTTAGTCACAGATATATGGCTTCTGGCGGTAGTGATTACCGCCAACGAGCCGGTTATGCCCATAATGAGCACAAGTAACAATAGTAATTCTCCCATTTCATTCCTCCACTGGTTTAAAGTATATCCATTTTTTACCGGTTGATTCCTCCACAACCATCACCGGTGCGCCACAGCTACAGTTAAATATCGTAAACAGCTCTCTGCCCTTTCCCTCTAGCCCGGTGATAATCTCACAAGGTATCCAAGGTGTGGTCCTTTTGTTCCATGCCTCCACCTTAATCATATGGGTGGGGTCCTTACTACATTGGGCAATATAGCTCATCTGCGATCCTCGCTATCTATAGCCATTTACGATCCTCATATCTATATCCATCAACTAGGCGCTCCGCATATAGCGACTTCATATAGTGCTCTAAGTGAGAATGCCCGCCCCTGTCTTTTCGCTTAGGTGGATTATTGGGGTCCCTAGGCTCACTACAGCTTACGCCGTATGCGCCGTAATATTGGCGAGAGGTCCATTCACAACGCTCACCATTTGCCTCACAGCCATCTGCGTTGGGACACCAACGCCACCTCTCGTCACCAAGAGCGATTATCCTGTACTTGTCTTCGAGGTTTCCACCCAGTCCTGCAAGAGCGAGCCCTAATAGCAGTCCCACAAAGAAAATAGCAAAAGTAATCGTGTCGTCGTGTGTAGGGTTGGGTAGTGACGAAAAGGCGTATGAGCCTATAGCACCAAAGATGATGAAGATCCATCCAACAACGGCCGTATAACCCCAAAACTGTCGCCAAAAATAATACCATTTGTAAGATTTCATTAGTCTTCCATTTCACCCTTTACTAAGGTCCACACCATCATTGATACCATGGCGATACCGACCAACAAGTCTCCCAGCCACCAAAGGCTCGGGTCACCCTTTACCATTGCGACGGCGAGAAAGGCCAACAGGAAGTGTCCGAAGCTCCAAAGGTTCATCCAGAGTCTAATCATTAAGCCACTCCTCCCAAGTGCTGCAGAACAGTGCGAGGGCAAACATAAAAAAGATTATACCCATCGGAATAGCAACCCACTCAGTCAGCCCCGCGTTGAATAGCAGGATGGGTATCGCAATAGACCCGATGAAACAAGCGGCGTAAAACAACATCACAAACATTACACGAATGTAACCCCAAAAATCTTCCATTATTCCCCTTCGGTAGCGCCTGAGGGTTTGATTTCTAATAAATCATAAGCACCACAGCCGCGATGTTGTTGTATAAGTATCCAATCACCTTGTTTAACCCAAGCATGCATATAGTTCGGGGTATAGTTACCTTCCCAAAAGCCGCCGTCAACATCACGGACAGCCCACAGTTTACCGTCTATGTGGATACTATCAACATGAACCCATGTCGGTTTAGCGTCACAACATATCAGCGTCATCATCAATAGTAAGGAAACCTTCATCATGTTTTTAACTTTCATTATTATCCTCCATCAACAATCTATCATAGGTCTATTCTGAAGTCAAGCGATATTTTAGAGATACGCTATCCAGTTAATTAACGGATAGATAGCGACTAATACTAAGATCCCAACTGCAATAATGAGCGCCCAGAATAAAGTCTGTATAGCTCGATCCATCTTCAAGGAACCTTGCATACGCTTCCGCCAAAACTCCACGCGTTTCCTGTATATCTCCCTTTGAGGAGAGTCGAGCAGTATGCTATACATATGATAGCTGTGAGCTTCTGCCCAGCTCGGGAACTTGAATATAGTAGCAACGACGCTGAGTGTGACGACTAGCAGTGTTATAATGGGAATCAGTATCATTATTCCTCCTTAAGAACTTTCTCAATAGTCTCGTCCAGTGCCTTACTGAGTTCCACCAAGAAGTCAGTACGCACCAGATCAAACGCTTCCGCACCTTCATAATCTTCTTTGTCTGTATAAGTTCTGCGATGTGTTTCGAACAACCGAGATGTCGTCTGAAGTGCCCTGTTTCTAACACGCATCAATTTTTCACAAAGGGTTATGTAGGTGACCGCGTCTTTGCGCGTTTTAAAGCCACCCTCGTCTGCACAGGAGCCGGAACATTCGATTATCCATTCATCTTCATCATAGCATCCGGTTTCACTTTTGTATATACTTAAAGTTCCGGCGCATTTTGGGCATCTAAAAGTTTTCTCCATTACTCTCCTTTTCGGTTATGCCGAGTTTATCGAGAACTTCCATAATCATCTCTATCACCATATTCACAAGACTGGCGTTACCCATTCCCGGGCCGACGATTGCACAGACTTTCTCTCGCAGATTCTCGATCTGTCCTGCGAATAAGTACTCATCCTTAAAACTCGCCGCCACTCTTTCGGCCATGTTTGCGCGCTCATCCTGCCTGATTCGCTCATCATGTTCTTTTTGATAATTTTCTTTCCAGATAACGAGTTCATCGGTTAAGCGAGTGATTTCCGCATAACAGTCCTTCACGTGACCCCACTTATGCGATTCACTGGTGTGACAGTTCCAATCGTTTATATCTATTCGCTCAAACATATTCTTCTCCATCGATGTTTAATTTAGTCATCACATAAAGCACCCGAATACCCAGTGGTATCCCGATGATACTCACGAAACACACAATGGCCACTAAGAACAGAACAAGATAAGCCATAACTTTGAGTATGAATATCATTTTTTGCTTCTTATCCTCGCCAGCTCTGATGCATAGAAGTCCTTATAGCTTTGTTCTAATGCATTAAGCTGGCGGCCTGCTGATATTGCTGCTATCATGAGTGCGATAAACATCGCTAACCCAACTCCAATAATTATCCAAAGAAATGTAGAATCCATTACTCCTCCAAACTATAGTAGGATGCCTTAACGGCGTTGATTATAGAGGACAAAACCATAATGAGCGCGGCCACAAACATCATGATTATAACCCATACACCCACATGATATCCAAAGTTTTGCACAGGATTATCACCCATCATTTTCACACCCAGACACGATAGACCGAATAAGACTGGCGCGAGAATGATCTGATATATCGCCATCAACAAGTGACGAACTACTTTATCCATTTTGTTTCTCCAAGTATCGTTTCAACTGAAGTAACGACCTTTCTACACCGTCTATTACTTCGTCCGTGAATGTCGCAAGGTTTGCCCAAAACTCTTTCCCCTCTTCTGATACTTGACTGAAGGCTTCGGGAAATTCACCTGCCACGCTTTTTCGCGCCATCATAACTAAAAGGCGCATGCCTTCGGAGAAACTTAGTTCGTCCATTTAATCCTCGTCTCTGTAGAAATGGCTACTAAGAACATCATAGAGTTCGTTAACTTGGCCGATGCCTTGTGTTGCCTCCTCTAATCTAGCAACACGCCTCTCTAGCACCGGAATTTCGTATTGCTTTGCAACCGCTTCTATCCTTCTCACGGCACTAGAGACAGCATCCTCTACCTTACTCTTCGTGTCGTAGTAATCCTTTATTAATTTATCAATCTTCTCGCTTATATAAAGTAAGCGTTTTTCCATACTACTTACCTCTATAAATGTAGTCGTGTAATAACTACAACCGCCGCGATTAGGCAAATCACAAGACACACAACTAGATGATAAACTCGGCGCATGAACTAGCAAATGCGGGCATTTCTGCCATCCAAATTCGGGTTGAAAATCCTTACACCTAATTGGAGTATGCTTTGCCTTGATAATTACAGTGATATCTTCAGTAGGTTCGGCCATCTTCTTTTCCTTCGTCGTCTTTTTCATGTCGATATCCTAACACACTTTCCCAAAAAGTCAAGCGTTATTTTACAGCATCTCCTCAAGACAGATAGTGTGAACAGTGGTTATAACGAGCCCCAAGATTTCTCTGGGAGAATAACCCTTATTACACCACTGCCTTATGATGGGTTGCAGAGCATCGCCACATTGGATGTCTAACTTATTAGCATCCTCAGTATAACGATAATCATCGTCGTAGAGGCTCTTATTATCTGTGCGTTTGCGTGCCATTTTGGTGCCTCCTATTGTTTTAAACGTTCAACACCGTCGTTGTACGCTGTGATTATGTAATGGCATCTGTTATTCCGATGATAAAAACAATCGGCGTGTGACATAAACCTTTGCCCGTGGCAAGATTTAGGTAACGGATTTTGTCTATTCATAGTTAGTCTCCTTTGTTTATACCCAACAACTTATCAAACGCCTCGTCTATTTGCAAGAGGGCTATTGTTATCGCTGCCACTTGCTTATTCACTAAAATAGCGCCTAGTGCGTCATTTTTCTTTATATCGCCATTAGCTTCAAAAGCATTATCCCGTGTTATTTCCAGCACTCTCTTAACCTCAGGGCTAAGCATTGTTTCTCCTTTTAGGTTACGCCCCGCAATCGGGGCAATCAATAAATTCAGGGCGATCTGTTTCGTGGTTGCGGTGCAGAATTCGCTTCTTATCGAAACAAGTTAAGCATGTGCCATCTGGAAGCTCACCTGTGCCACCGCATATTTTACACTTCTCACGTGTCCAAACAATTTGCATGGCATCGGGTTGACTTTCGCAAGCAGCCGATTCTTCATGTGGAGTATCAATAAAACCGCAGTCGCATTTGGGACATATCATTTATTCCCCAACTCCTTAAAGATAAGGGCCCTAACTCTCTTTATTTCTTCATCGCCCGAATTGCGATACTTAACGGCCTCCGCTTCAGAATTAAACAACACGAAGGGCTTACACTTACAAGTAACAGCCCAAGTTTCCTTATCTGATCCGAATACCATGATAACCTTCTCAACCTTCATGTTTTTGCCACAAACAGGGCAAATACGTTTCTCCATTTTACTCCTCACTCCTTTACCCGAAGGCGGTTAGTGTTATGTTTCAGAGCTAAATGATTCGTAAGCCTCAATATCAGCATCGCATGTCAAACCATCGACGTTGCAACAAACTTCATCTAAGTCAGCGTCGAAAAAAGCGAACCGACAACCATTAACCATGAAATTACAGATGCCATTTGTTCCTTGTCGACATTCGATCTTATAGATTTGTGCGCTCATCTATTTCCCCTATTCGTTTTGGAGTGTCGCCGGTGAGGTCGTAAATACCGAAAATGAGCCGACCATCAAATTGATGTCTGTCAAACAGCTTTTTGCCTCGCTGGAACTGCCCATACCCCACACCGTCATCCAAGTTGAAAACGGTTAGAATTGTCCACAGGGCGGGAAGTCCCTCGATTTCGGGGTGATTACCATTTTCATAATAGGCATATATTTCCTTCTCACCTGCACCATCCATCCGAATATCCACTTTGTAATAGCCAGCCTTTTTAAGCTCAACTAGCAATTCCATTGTGTTCTTGTCAGCCATTTTTCTAGTCATTTTCTCCATCTTGATCCTCCTATTATTTTACTTGGGTAAAACTAATCCCCGTCCAATCACAGGTGATTCGAGATTGCCCGTTCTTCTCAATTATTATAGAGAAGGGGTCGTTCGTTGCCCGAATGAATTTATACCCTTCGGGTATGTTGGATTTGATAGCCCCCAAGTAGTCCTTCCAATCCTCCCAGCCTTTTTCGTCTTGCCAACGAGTAAAAAGATAATATAGATTTTTAATCCAGTTACTACCTTTTTGCTCTATTTCCTCAACTGTCATCTTAAATCCGTTAGCCATTTTGATCCTCCTAAACAAATACTATCATACTTTATCGGAAAAGTCAAGCAAAAAATATAGCCCTACCAGATAGGTAGGGCTATTGCTTAAATTTTATTCCTGTTGTAGAATCTCAAAAGCTTCGGTGACCTTTTCTTTTAACCTCACTAACGCCTTAAATTTGTCTCCTTCGAGCTTGTCCATTACATAAACAAACAAGTCCTCAATCTCTTTAAAATCTATGGGCCTAGAATTCTGTGTCATCTTCGTCCTCACTAGTGGGAACGTCGGCGTTACTTACAATATTCTCGTGTTCCTTGTTTGGCGCTGATAGCCACTTAACATGCTCGGCCACAATTTCGTAGGTTGAAGTCTTCTTACCTTCTGCGTCGGTGAACTCTCTCATCTGAATTCTTCCGGTAACCAAAAGCGGAGAGCCCTTATCAAGATAAGTGGCGCAATTCTCCCCTTGCTTACCCCACACTGCGATGTTCATAAAACAAGTCTCTGATACTCCCTTATGGGAACGCGAAGAAGCTATACGCATCTTACACAACGTCTTGCCGTTGGTAGTGATTCTTACTTCGGGTTTGCGAACCAAGTTCCCACTCATAATACTGATGTTCACGTCTTCCATCTAATCCTCCGTTGTTGTTTGATATCTCATATCATATAACAACTGTCTTGGGAAATAATCCCCTACGGAGCTATGGATACTTGTGATAATGGGGGAACTACGGGTGCCGCGGGTGGGCCCGGTGGTGTTCCTGCGGGAGGCGTTGGTGGTATCGGGGCCGCTGGAGGTGTCGGTGGTGCGAGATCTACGGCGTCGTCAACTAAGGCAAACCACCGGTCTTCCGAACTGCGTACAAGCGCAGGGAACAGGGTCTTCTCGTCAAAATGCTGAGTAAGCATATATTGTCCAGACGCGGCCATTAAATAAATAATTTTCCACCCTTTAACATTTCCAGATCTGCTATAGCCCGAATACTGATAAACGCGCAAAATACGATTTCCAACTGTACTTCTACCGAGCCTTATAGGTGCAACAATGCGCCTCCCACCTCCATAATTAAGGGATATGCAGTAACGTTGAGACATTGCGTCTTTTATAATATCTTCAACCAATTTTGTGCCCCTATTTTACCAGTTTATTATCATTTTTTGAGTAGCTATCATAGTTAGCGTTTGCTCGTGTTCTTTTTCATGCGCTTTTATAGAGCCATGGCACTTTTTACATAGTGTGATTCCATTATTAACATCAAAACGTAATTCTGGAAACGCAGTAAAACCTTTAATGTGATGGATTTGTAAGTCCTTCAGTGTGCCACAATATTGGCAGTGATACCTATCACGTTTTTTAATTAATTTTTGCCACCTTCGGCACTCTAAACTAGCTCTAATTAAGTGGACATCAGAAGTAACACCACCCTGCCAATTTGGGCTGTTTACGCCTCTATATTTTCCAGTACGTGTTTTACTCATTTTTATTTTAGACTCTTCTGAGTGACGTTTGCCTTTTCCTGCTTCGCTAATTTTTCTTTTGGTTTCATCTGAAAGACGGCGGCCTCTAGACTCGTGGCCTTTTATATATCTTGGGATACGACTATGACGTTTATGTATAGGTTTAATTTCTATCTCTTGCCCGCAACCACACTCACAAAAATGTTTCCCTTGATGCTCCTGTTTAAATCTTTCGAGCTTTTTATTGTTTATATCTATATGAGACCTGCTTATTTTATTTCTTTGCTCCTGTGTAACAATGTGACCCATCTTAGTTTTACTTATTTTTCTACATGTCTCAATGGACATATTTTTTGTACCATGCCCTTGAATAAATCTCGGTATACCATAATATCGGTGATGAGGTTTTATGATTATTTCCCGATCACATCCACATTGGCAAAAATGCTTATTTTCGTGTTCCAATTTAAATTGTTGCCAGTACTTTTTGCCATGATGATTGAAAATAAATCTGTTTCCGGATCTAACCTCTCGACCACAACCGCACTCGCATAATTTCATAATATTATGATAACATAATAAGGAATTAAAATAATTAGTTTCTAGAAGAGCTTACTATAATCGGGCATTTCAAACTTTGGAAGAGTCCGTCGTTCAAAACAAGGGATACAAACCGTCTTCTGATGGTCTAGGCTACTGCCGTTTTTGACGACTTTCCACCAAACTCGCGTGAATTCAACACCTGACACTTCCCAGCGGCCGTCTTCAAATTCAACCAACTCCCTCACGTTATTAGGAAAGCCCAATTCCTTAGCTCTCTTTTTAGCTTCTGACGGGGAGAGTAGGCAGACTTCTCGCTGCAGTTTCTCAGTGTCGAGACCACAGACCGAACACACACCTTGGTCTCTTTGCCATACTAATTCGTTAAGACTGACACCGTTTCTGAACTTAAACTGCTCAGCGCACTCGTCAGAACAAAAGGTACGCTTCCGACCTTCTAAAGGGTCGCCGCAGAATTTACAGTATTTCATAACAGGTCCAATGAGTTGATCTTAGAACTGATCCCGTGAACGAAATGATTTTGCATCATCTTAATAAAAGCCTTTTGAGTTTCTTCACTGACTTCCAAACTACCCACCTCGGAGATCGATGTCCTGAGTAGTCTGTCAAAGATTGCCGGTCCGTTCTTGAGATCGAGTACGTTGTTTCCTTTTGCACAGTCCTTACACACAATACAGGACTTGTTTATCGCATAGTAGGAATTTCCGTTAAGGGATGCAGTACAGGAACAGGCCCTTGTGTTTATCCCGTATCCTGAGAAATGAAGAACCTTAAGCAAGAAGGCCGCCATCTCGTTAAACCCGAACGACTTCACGTCCGTGAAAGTCTTCCTGATAAGACCCCACATTTTTGGATCGGCGCTAAAGTTATGAGAGAGTTTGTCCGTAACCTCTAACATCGGGAACATATAGAACAGCCCCTCTCCCTTAACTTTACTGGGTTGAACTAACGAACCGGACTTCAGAAGGTTGAGATCGCGTTTTGGCTTAAGATAAAACTCCACATTAACGATATTGGCCGGTTCAAGGATCAATCCGTAGGAATGGTTGTTAGACTTAACGCCCTTCGCGATCAGAGGGATCTTGCCGAAACCCTCTGAATACAGTGTTATAATGTAGCTGGTATCGCCGTAGGAAAATCTTTTCAAAACTATCGCTTCGGTATTCTCAATCGCCATTAAAACAATCCCACATTCGTCGGGCAAGAAACCGTCGTCTCTACAATCTGGTTGTTGGCGTAGCAGTACTTGCAATTGTGCGTACAGGTGTTGTATGTCCCAACGTCAATAGACTCGGTGCATAAACAAGCACCTCTTTGGCCATAATCTTTTTTATACTCAAGTGAAAGCCCGAAGATCTTGTTGATCAGATCTGTGTCGATACAGGCGCCGTGATTTACGCAAGTAATGTTTTCTGCGCAAGAAAAGACCTCGATAGGTTTGCAGACTTCAACAATTTGCTGACACATGTCGTTAGTTTCTTGATCTGTAGGGTTCACAAACTTTACGTCGCCCATTCTCTCTAAAACGAAACGATAGTAGTCCATAAAACTAATCACAAGGCGCTCCGTCTTTCCTGCCAGCTGATTAGAAATGTACTTAATGCGGTCAATGTGGTAGTTGATAGGTGTTAGATCACTGATGATGATCGGATCGTATCTCCAAATAACCCTACTGGGGCCAATGCGGTCTGAGAGTTCTTGGAACGTCTTCAGTCTGGCCTCAAACGGTCGTAAGGTAGGTTCAAATTCCTTAGGATAGTCGTTAAGAGTAAACTGAAAATAGTAGTTGTAACCCTCGAGCTCGTTGAGCCGCCCCATTAGATTCGCAGGATCCTTGGTCCAAAAAACTATAACGTCAACCTTAGTGGTATCGACGTTGATGGTTCTTGGCTTGTGGGATTCGGGATGCAGAACGAACTTACCTTGTTTGAATGAGTCTACGAACCAATCTGCATAATGCGCGGGGATATCAGTCTTGCGGCTCGCGCTGATTATCATATTTACCCATCTCTTTTCTTGAACGTCTTTTTTCAGCCTCAAGCCATTTTTTATGCTCAAGCCATTCTTTATTTACCGGTTTAACTTTTACTTTATCATATAGACATAAATGCAGATTAACAGTTATACTATATCCTTCACCCTTACCATTAATCCAGATGGCTTCTACATTCCACCATTGATCATCAAAGCAATCTTGTATCGCCCAAATACAATGGTTTAAAAATTCTCCAAAAATAAAATACTTGGTTAATCCTTCAAATTGAAGGTGAAATCCTTGTTTCCCTTTTCTAACATCATTGAGTTTTATTCTATGCTTTTCTAGGTGAAGTTTAAGCCAATATCTAATCTCCTCTGATTCAAAACCGGCCTGTAGTTTAGGTTTCTCAGTCATTTGGTTCCCTAATTATCGTCACGATCATCGCAAAAATAAACATAACGATGAAAACTGGTATCCAGACTGGAGAAAGGACCCAAGCCGCGATGTTAACGATCTTATCCTTCGTTTCCTCCGTCATAATGCTCCTCCTTTGTACCCTCTGTTGCATTAAACTTATATTTAGGGACTCCATTTTTGTCCACCCATGGGCTGCGTATAGTAGCAGGCTTATGCAGTTCGTACGCGAGGCTTGTGATGTCGATATACAGACAACCTTTGTCACCTTTTTCCCAATTAGACGCAACGACGTCCGAATTACTATTATCAAGCTTCCGAACAGTGCTACCTTTCATCAAAACAGTTACCGAACCTTCGCACGGAATGATGTTGATGACTTCTACCCATCCAAGGCAGCGTATTTTTGGCGCCTCTTCCGGTTCCGGAATATAGTCTTTCAAGGCTCTTAAAGATGAGAGTATTACAAGAACGGTTTTGTTAAACTCTTGCTGATATACGTCTCTCGGTGTACCATGATCGCATAACATGAGTTCCAACTTATGTTGGGCATCTTGCAGTTTATCAAATATCTCTCTGTATTCCATCGTGTCCTAACAAAAAATTGCTGAGATTCCATTTGGGTATGTCTCTTTGTGATGAACCATTCCGCCCGAAAGCATTTCCATCCATTGTTCTTTTGTGGCCCTAAAACTACCAAAGGTTGTAGCCCCAGTCTCACACCAAGCACACAACTCTTCCAGCGTAGCAAAGACGGGGCTAACGGGACTACCTTCTGAGCAGTCCTCCCACAACTGGTATCCATCGCCAGCGGGTGGATCAATCGGTCGCCATTCCTCAGCTAGTCTCTGGACTTCTTCGCTTTGCCAAGTGTACCCCTCACCGTCACAATGAGGACACTCACCGTAAACACCTAGGTGTTCCGCGCGGGCTTTTACGCATACATACTGTTCATTAAAAAAGAAGTCGTGTTTGACATACTCATTAAATTCTTCAGGTGTCGGTTTTTTCTCAAAGTCTCTCAGTCGTTTCTGTTCCCACAAAGCGTCGATCTCAACTTCGGTTAAATGATACTTCCATGCGTTGTCGTTATAGCGATGATGTGAATCTAACCAGACATATCTCGGATTATCAAAAGCATACCAGCCTTCGCTGATTTTTCGTGTTTCCTCATTATAGCCAGACCTCTCGCAATAAGGGCAATCTTGACTACTGTACGGTGTCAAGTATCCGCTCCACACCTTGTGAAGCGGCCAGTCAAAGTCCATGGGTACACGTTTCAGCTGACGACTCATTTCTACTCCTCTGTCATTTCATCAATACGCTTTTTGAATTCCTTTTTCAAACCGAGCTCCGGCATAGTAAGCCATTTTTTAAGCATCTCAACGTCGACTAAAAAGAATGTCTTGAGCTTGTAATCACATGAGATAAAGGCTGCTTGTGGAAATTCCATTTTCACCATATCTTCGAGCTTATTGCCATCTTTGTCCAATAGACCACTTTCTGTTTCTGAAAAAATAGGCACCTCGAGGTACTCTATGTTCTCAAACATGTCCATTGGCATGTCAACCATCTCAAATGTTCTTGCTCCAATATCCGGCATAATAAGGGGAAGTTTCTTATTCATTATTTATCACCTCACCATCGTTAACTTTCATAATCTCGTCTTCTCTAAAGACACCATCAATACAAACAACTTCGTCAATAATAAAATCATGTATTGCGCAAAATCTTAGGGCGCCTTCTTTAGAATCAAAAGCACCCAATAGACTCCCAGTATAATAATCAGGACCACACTTTACAAGCCATAGCCATTTTTCATCGTTAAAATTTTCGTCTACTTCATCTATATCAACGGTAGTTCTACAACGATACTGCCCGTCGTCACGATGATACTCGTTTGTTTGTACAATACCAACCTTAACGGCGCTTACATTTATTAAGGTCTTAAGAACTTGCTTTTGTTCTAAGTCCACTTTACTCCTCATTAGGGAAATGATTCTTAAACGCTTCAAGATACGTGTTGATCTCTAAATACAGTAAATCCCCGTAGCCGCGCTTACTCAAATCTGCCCATTTCTCAAGCACTTCTTTGGGCATTGCCACCCTATTTTCATCGATAAAATCTATTAAAACAGAGTAAACGGATCCCTCTGTTAAATCGTTTTCCTTATCCATTTTGTTTTTCCTTTTGTTTATCCATAAACTCTTCTCTCATCTTAATATATACTAAACAATTCTTAAACTTCGGATTAATGCAATTACTTGGTGATGCGCCTTGACACCCCATGGCTAACAAGATAACTTCGCCTTCTGAATAATGTTCACAATTGATCTTATCACACTTGATTGATCCCATAACGAACTCTGGTATAATCATAATGAGCGGGCGGCGGGATTCGAACCCGCAATAAGACTTTATGTCTTGCTGGGTTGGAGGCCCAGTACCATACCATTAGGTGACGCCCGCAATAATATCCACGACTCTATCAATCATACTAAGTGAATTTAAAAATAGTAAATTAATATCATTATTTTCAAGAGCTTTTTTAATCTTATATCTACGTTCTTTTTTATCGTAACCCCTAATCTCTAGATAAACATTAAGATTCGGAAGATAGAAATCTGGATGATATTTATGCTCTTCACCATTATCATCAAAATAAACGAGATACCTATTATAATCCCTTTCCCATTTGATACCTTTCTCGTCCATTCTAATAGCGCATCTTAATTCCCAACTACTGTCCATCCAAATTCCCTTATAATACGAACCATGAATTCTACTTGTTCCTGATTTTGTTCTATATCCCCCTGTTTTACCTTTACAACTTCTAGAAATTTTATCTTTTATTTCTTGTGTTGGTATAGGATGATAATGCGCCCCGCAAAACCCAGTTTTGTTATTACTAAGTAGTCTTTTCCCGCAAACTATACATACTTTAAGTTCCTTCTGAGTTACTACCGTTCGACTTTTGACAGCTAATGTTTTCTTTAAAGTTTCTCCAGCTTTACGCTTAGATTCCTCTGTGGGATGTCTTCCGTTAGCACAAGACCTTGAGCGGTGTTTGCGATATCTACCTATATTAAATCGGTGCGGCGTTACCAGAATCTCATATTCATTACCACACTTCTCGCATTTAAGTTTATATTCTTGCCGCCGTGTGAGATTTTCTTGCACTTTCTTCATATGCGCTTTTCTATTGGGATTATAAAAGCAATTAGTCTTGTGCCCACCAAATTGCTGTCCATTAGAAAATTCTAACCATTTATTACAATGCTCACAATAATACTTCATCAGGGTCGGAGAGAATCGAACTCTCAATACTCACCTCGAAAGGGTGATGGCTTAACCGTTCGCCTACGACCCCACAACCCTACTTAGTTGCGCGATAAATAGAGCTTTTGTATTCTTGATGTACATTGTCGATATTGCTTAGTTTAAATCCCTTGATGATCTTATCGCAAGTAGCAGCAAGAATGTCTTGCATCTTACTCCAAAGCTTCAGTGAGTGAACTATTGGAGCATAAACTTCGATCTTGCCGGGGGTGAATGTCTTTTTACGACCATTCTCGAATTCAACTTCGAATCCGTCAATCTGACCGGTGAAGATCAGTTGCGCGTCCTTACTGTTAAGGGCCTCCATTGCCAAATAGCGAGAAACAGCCTTAGGAGCACCAGCGCGCTTATCGTCAGGATTCAGATAAGAGATACCTGCACGATAAAGTCCATCAGAACCGTAAACCCACGCCACGCATGCACTGTAGTTAAACAGATCTGCGTTTGAGCCAATGTAGAAGAAACCTACACGCTCAGCACCAAACTTGTTGCGGGTGTACTCTCTGTATGTACTTTCACCTTTTGCAACCTTTTTAGTATTCATTTTCTCTCCTTTCTTGAGATAATTATTTTAGAATTATGCCTTTGGAAAACCATAACTTTTCATACTTAATATAATTGAAAGTGGTAAGCATGTGTCTATCTGTAATTTTCTTTTACCAGATTCGGTTTTTGCCGCTAATAGAGCCTGCTCATGAGTATAACCAGCGTTTATAAGGATGCCAGCAATTTCATCTGGAAATTCGCGAGGAAATCCATTTTTAATTTTCTTTTGTAAACTAGGTGCAAATATTTTCATAATTTTTAGCCTAACATACTTTTCTGAAAAGTCAAGCGTTTTCTTTTAGCCCTCATCTGGACTCGAACCAGAAATAGTTGACTACCGATCAACCGTTTTGCCATTAAAACTATAAGGGCTTAATACTTAACGATACAGGGCGCGAATCGTGCCCATTGTAGTTGTCTCAACCGTACTGTCGGTTTGAATCTTGAGGATAGTAGCATTACTCCCCACGATGAAGCCTGATGTCTCGGAGGTGAGGCTGACGCCGAACAACGAACTGAACGAAGGAAGTTGTTCATTCAACAGCCATTGCACACCGTTGTACTCAAGAATTACGCCATCCTGACCAACACACCACCCATGTGTTGGGGTGGGGAAGCAGATGCTGTAAAGCTTTGTATAAACCGGCTGTTGCACCATGGTCCAGCTTAATCCTTCATAGTGATAAAGGTGCCCTGCATCATCGCTTGCCCAGCCATTGTTGGAGATTACGAACCACAGACCGTAAATGATGTTGCCATACTGGGCATTCTTGGTTATCCAGTTGGAACCGGTCCAATGGCGTGTTTGCCCGGCTGAACCAGAGATCCAGAAGTCGGTGTTGTTGTTAACCCAGATGGAATGCCACTCGTAATTTCCGGGATTCGGTGTCATGTTCGTCCATGAGGAACCATCGTATTTGAGCATAGCCTGATTTCCTACCGCATATCCGTGCTGGCTGTCAATCATCCAGATCCCGTGTAATGTGTGTGTAGTAGGACTTGGTGTGGTCTCCCACACACTACCGTTATAGTGAAGGATTATTCCGCCTTCGCCAACAGCCCATGCGTTGTTATTGTCAGTTGCACTAATCCCATAAAGCGGATAAAGACCCGGAACGGGTGAAAGACCCCAACTGGTTCCATTCCATTTGGCTATAGTTCCGTAGTAACCACACAGCCAACCATAGTTTTCGCCGCGCATCTCTACATCGTAATAATCAAAGAAGCTTGGCGCAGGGACCGAAGTCCAGTAGTATCCTGCCGTCGCAAAACATACAAACATTAAAATAAACACAAACAGTTTTTTCATTTCACTTCTCCTTTTGAAGTTGCGGGGGCAACGGGATTTGAACCCGTAGTTTTCTGGCTGACAACCAGAGGCCTTGCCAATTTGGCCATACCCCCAATTATTAAGCTCTTCCGTGAAGCCACAAGGGGTTGAATGGGAACACCCATTTTCCCTTGAGTTTATAAGCGTACTTGCAGCAGGGCACCCCGGGAATACAATACTCACACTGTCCCATGTCTGCACAATTGCCTTTTAAGTTCAGGCACTTCTGTTTAACTACGTCTCCATCGGCTTTCTTCATTTACACCACCCTGTCGTCTGTTATGTATGTAGCCTTCTTAATCACCGTTTCGTTGTTCCCATTTGCCTAGTTCTTCTTGGCTAATCATAGCACCGATTACTAGAAACATTCCGACCCATCCTTGCCAAGTCGCCAAGTAGTTAAAGTTGACCCCCAGCATAACGCCGTAAAGCAGGATCGTATAATTTAAAAGATACCACCAAGTACTCATTCTTCCAACCTACTTCCTAAAAGCAGGACTAGCTCACCATCAGAAGTTATACGAACGTCGTCCTTATAATCCATACAATGAAGGTAATGGCATGTACCTAACATGCTCTTTTCTTTATCGGTCAATTCTCTTAATGTTATTTCACTCATTTATCCTCCTATGAGACCGCGACTGGAATCGAACCAGTGCATTGACAGATTTGCAGTCTGCCGCCTTCCCTGCTTGGCTACGCGGTCACAATTTCTACTGCGGGATCTTCCGCATAAACAGATCTAATATAATACTTCTGAAGGATCTTCTTCGCTTCCTCAAACTCACCGAGCTTTAGAGACTGGCTTAGCGCGACTAGATCTTCTAGTGATGCGCCCAACTCGATCGTCAGATACATTATTCTCCAACTCAGCGCCTCACTAAAGTCGGTTGGCACGTACGGTGGTTTTACCGTATCAAAGGCAAACTCGTTGGCCTTCATCGCCTCGTAGTGTTTGCAATCTTCCTGATCCTCGTCAAAAGCACAGTACCAACCTGAGGTACCGTTCAATTTCCAGTTTTCACATATCCAACAGTTTGGCATGTCTCTCCAATGTTAATAACTTTACTGCTATTTTATCACTGTTTTTGGAAAAGTCAAGCACTTTTTTAGATCAATCTCTCCACTCGGTTGTACAAAACGTGAAACCGATTATCCGTGCTAAAGTGGTGTTCTATGTGGAAGTGCCCCGCATACCACCCCGAAAAATTCAGCTTTTGGTATACCTCATCAAGAAAGTTACTTACAGGATCGTAAGCCTTCAACTCAAAGTTAGCGGGGGTTACGTTTTCCTTCTTAAAATATTCACGAACCGAATTAGGAATCGTATGTGTTAAAACAAAATCAACCGTGGGGTTTTCCTCTATCTTGGTCAGGACGTAGTTTTCTTCTTCCTTTGACAGAAGTTCTCCACTCCACCAAGAAAGGTGTTCACGCCTAAAGACCTTATCAACTGAGAGCGCACCACCGATAGTCAGTATCTTTTTACCGCAAATGTTGTAGATCTGTCCGCGCTTCAAATGTACGATGTTACGGCTGTATCTTCCGACCAACCCCCCGCACCATCCCTCTTCGGGAAGTGCCTCAATGCGCTCATGGTTTTCGTGATTGCCGTCAATGAAGGCGACTTCATAAGGTCTATCATCGTACCAAGCGCGCCAATGTTTTTCTTCATCATTGTTCGGATCTCCGTGCCACAAAAGGCCAAAGTCTCCAAGCACGATTAGAAGATCGCCCTGCTTTCCTTCGTCCCACTTTAAGACCTTGCCGATGTCGTGACTAAAGTGAGTGTCACCGGTCACGAATATGCGTTTAATTTCGTTCATAGCATCCTTTGTTTTGTCACGAAGTATTCCCTCATACAGTTCCCACAATAACGACAGCTCTTCTGAAGTTTTCCGCCACAAGAGTAAACCAATAGGTTAGCCAGAAATCTGTCTTCGATCAACCTCTGACCCATCTGATTAAGAACCCAGTATTCGTTTAGGGTGCGTGTTTTCCATTCGTAGTATGACTGAAAATAAGGACGGTCCAATTGATGTGAATACGCCATGTACGTCAGAACCACCGGGACGCCTCTAGTGGTGTAGTACTCAACCGCCGGCGTTACCACAGTATCAAGGTTCCACACGCTTACCCTCACTCTAACAAACATGAGGTTGTACGGGGCCGGGCTCACCCTATGAAAGGATTTCTCCGTCATGTCACCCGGGTTTACCGTTAAGACTACGGGCCCACTGAACTCCTCGATCTTTTCGGGTACAGCAGTGTTGAAGAAATAGTTCTCAAAAGTCCGCGCCACAGATTCAACGAGTTCCCTCTCATTCGAGCTATCGTTCCCATCATTGATCCTAACGATTCTATTTTCCGTCAATTCCAACGGGGGAATGTTGGGCAGGTTTTCCTTGAGCGGTTCTAGATAACTGCGGCCTGAAGCGTAAAAACAATCGTCGCAGTGATTCGGGCAAGTGCTAGTCTGTGGAATACAACAAATTATCCCACTGTTCTTAGTCTTGGGGTTCTCGATGTACATTATCCCTCGTATTTCATGTATTTAATGATTATCTTCTGTTGTGCTGGATCAACATGATATTCCTTCTCATAGCACTCGGGACAGATTGGTGTATCTTTAATCACTTCCCACTCTTTCTTGATCAATCTGTGGCACTCTTCACACTCGAAAAACTCTTCGCCACAATGTGGACATTGCATGGTTCCTCCTTTAACAAGCGTACAGGTATAGATGCCAGCCCCGTTCTTTGATTTTATCGTTATCCGGGCCAAGAAAAGCTATAGCTCTGTTTAATAAATTAATCTGTTCCTCAGTGGGTTGTGTTATTCCAACTAATTTGCACTCTGGAAAATCGTATTGATCGAAACCGACTGCCGTGGATATTATCCCGACAACTGACCCTAAATACTCTCCCGTAGCCCAATCGGTTCCATAATCATAGACCGCGACGCCAAACTCGTCCTTCAGCCGTTTTTCTAATTCGTTAGAGATCTTTAGATACTCTTTGTAATCATCGCTAGTCTTTTTCTGATCAACCAGCCATCCCAAATTCCAATCTTCTACGCGATATCCATAAGCCAATCCACAATTAAACTGAACAGACATGTTATCTCCTTTTTAGGACTATATCATAAGTCGTTAGAAAAGTCAAGCAAAAAAAATAGAGAACAGGTTGAGGTGAGATATTGGGTTTCCCGGATTTTTGGTGGAAAATTTTATCAATGTAATCCCACAAGCATTTCTCTAATTTAAATCAAGTAAAGCTGGATTTGTATATCTAAACTTCAGTCTACTGACCACGGACTCCACTTCACTAATGGCGCCAGAGTTTTCAGCGTTATAACCCTTACCATAAAGCTCCGCCAAAATCCTCTCCACACAATCGATGGCTTTCTTAAGCGGTTTCCAACCCCAGTTCTCGTAAACTCCCGTCATTGCGGAATTTGCTACTCCGCGCGCTATGATCATCCACTCGTCGTAAGTGAACTCCATAGACCATTTTTCATTGAATGTTCTCATTCTTTTTCGCCACCTCGGGATTTTTTGCCGCTAAGTCCACAAATCTTAATAGACTCATGATTTCATTCTCCATTACCTTACGATCATCTTCGGTTGCTTCTTGTCTCTTTTTAAATAGATTAAATATAACCTGTGCCTGCATCTCTGTACATTTACCAGCCTTCATACACGTATTTATTTTGTCTATTAAAAGCTGCCCCACTTCGTGTTGATCCGCAAAGTCATATCTCAATCTATCATAGTGAGTGTGAATCTTCGGCTCAAAGTCTGTGGTGCGGTCAAATTTCATATTTCTGATCGTTTTTTGCTCAAAGCTTTCCTTATTTTCTTCCGCTAGTGTATCTGCGACTTTGCGTACAAAGCTTCCCAAATCGTCTATCGCACTGATAACTTCTTTTGATATTTCGTCGCCACTTTCGATCAGTCTGTCGACACTATACTTAATCTTATCCTTAAGTTTTGCAAGTTCTTCAATAAATTCCATCATATTCACCTCCGAAATAAAATACCAGAACAGAATCGGCGAGATTTGCACCTCATTTCTGAGGTTGCCGGTTATTAGTCGGCCGCTTTTGCAGGGTATTCCCCTGCTGCAATTGTAATGTAATCCCTAACCAGCATTTCTGGTAAAACTTTTCGGGACAGAGTTAGTGAGTCGTATTTACGCGCTCCACCAGTTGAGCTATCTCGGCATAATGAGCCGAGAGTGGGATTCGAACCCACAACCACGTGCTCCATAGGCAATGTATACCCACAAGCATTCCCGAAATATGGAACGGACAATTGGTGACTAATCCGGTTGCGGTAAGATATAGCCACCAATGCCGTGTATTACAAATCTATACTCTCTATAACCTCAACGAACTGATCCACATCGTTTCCGTATTTCATGAACATACTTATCACGTTATATACGGAATCGCTGAACCCGCCCACGTTGAGAATTTCTTTACTGTTATGCGCTTGAGTGGACGTATTTGGCGCCAAGTCTATACAAACTAACTTTGCACCCGGATTGTGTTGCTTAAACTTCTTCCACTCATCCATCGTTGAAGTTCCTCGGTAGCTGTCCTGACTATCCACCCATGATTCGTTGTCAGATAGATAGATGCAAAGATCGCCCTTCTTGCCGTTTTGATTCAAAAAGGCCAATGCTGTGGAGCAACTTGTGCCTCCACCGCTACTACCTCCGATTTCTCTTGCGTTTGTAGCAATAGAATCTAGAGGGTTGATCCCACTCATAAGTTGTGCTCTGGTCGCAAACTGTATAACTTCTGCAGTTGGATTCTTGCGCAAAATAGAAGCCGCAAACAGACCCGCCACGTTACAACAACTGACTTTAGAAGTAGCACTTCCTCTTTGGCCGGTCACGGGAGAACTCATAGACCCAGAGACATCAACGAACAGCCAAACCTTTCCCTCAATCTCAGGTATATTCTCCGCCGAATAGTCAAGAGCCTTTTGTAGCGCTATGGTTATCTCGCGTGGCATTTCGCTTTGCGCGAACATGTAAGCCGTAAACAGTTGATAAGGAAATGTTCTGGACTTTTTCACAAGTTCAGCATCCATCAACTGACTAACAACGTATTGCACCATTTCTTTGTCTTCAAAGACTTTGTGACGTAGAAGCGTATTGAGATTGATTCTCAATTGGTTCCAAGTCATAGTCTTTGCGAGCGCCTTCCAATGTGCATCGGTAAGGCTCAGGGACGTTAGCATCTCAAATGGAACTTCTGGAAACGCGACAGACTCCCCGTTAGTAAGAGCTTTCTTAAACAACTCGTACGCTTTTAGGTCGTCTGGTAGTAAAACGTCGTTAAACTCGCGGCCCAACACGTAGTTGATCGTATTCTCGCGTTCTTTGTTTACGGGTTTTGGGTGAACCATCTTTATAATATCAGACATTGATGGATCACTTCCTGTGACGAAAGCCACGTAAGAATCGGTCCAACTGTTGATCAAGCCGGCAAGTTGTTTCTTGAGTGAAGTACCAAAGGATTGGCGACCGAATTTATTCGAACGAATTGCTTGTACGAAGTTTCGTATCATCTTTCCGTTGGTTACGACCTTTGGAAACGCCTTTTTAAATTGAGCCAAAGCCTCTGGAGTCTTGCAACCCGCTAGATAAGCCAATAGCGCAACCGGCATGTCCTTCATCAAACCACGAGTCGCAGAATAGACCGCGGTCTTGGCGATAAAGGTAGGATCAACTTGAGGTAGATACTTGTAGAGATGGGCGAGTTGGTCTCCCCCACTTGCGTAGTAGGTGCCGTTAAAGCAGCCGGTTACAGCTAACTGCGCGATGGCGTGCTTTGCACTCATTGAATACGCAATTCCACCTGCGTCATTTACTGCGTCTGCAGGTTTGACACCGTTAAACACGTTCTTGTTCATTTTTATTCTCCTTTTTAGGAAACAGTTATGAAAAGATTAAGATGGGACAGGGGTTTGCTGAGATACGGTTTTAATTTACAGTTTAAATGTAATCCCAAGCGAGCATTCCCATCTACAACACTAACACGGATTATGCAAAATAATCCCCTATTATTTTCAGGAGTTAAAGGATTTGAACCCTTACCGGATGTTTTGGAGACATCCATGCTACCATTACACCAAACTCCTATGTATTACAGATCTTCTCTATCTCTGAAGCCCAAAAAGATAGGCTCACGTGGAAGGTCCTTTGTACCGATTTTCTGATACTTGTATTTAATCATTTTTCCAACGTATCGATCTTGGTTATCCCATATCTCTTGTCGCAACTCATGTGTTAATCCCTGCCCGGTTCCAATGTCAAACTGTATTCCCTCAAAGTCGCCTATACCGACGACTAGAAACTTTCCTAGTGTGTTTGCTGGAACCTTACCTTCCTTAGAGAATGAACGTTTAGTTCTACCAAACGCATCTTTCTCGGCCTCGTTCAGGTTGTGCATCATCTCTTCAAAACCAACAATTCTTCCCTCTGCATCCTCAAATGGCTTTATCTTCAGGAGAATTCTTTCCCTCAAAGATGAGCGGCCAAACTTATATTCCCCATCTATTTTACGGATCATAGTTCCCTCGTATCCAGACTCCAGATGTAAGACTATGATTTCATTGAGGGCTTTTTCATTCATTATTAGAGTTTCCTCCACGATTTCCAGTTTAGTATGTCCGTTTTTTTCTACAAAAGCAGAATACCAATCTGTGATGTCCTTTATTCTACTTATAAATGGCTTTGCCGGCTCGTCTTTCACATAATCAAAGATAGAATAAACAAAATCCGGTTCGCCATCCATGGACGAAATCGCGGAAGAGCAATCTTGAAATGTCTTGCCCGCGGTAAGCTCACCGTCTAAACCGTCCGGCAGTTCTAACCCCTCCAGATAGTTTCTGATGTATGCGTTTCTAATCGGTTTGAAGGATCTACTTAAGGCTTTTCCTTGAACCATCAAGCAACGGTGTCCATCAATCTTTGGGGATGCATAAACGGGATACTGTACATCCCTCATGTCGTGGATCGTCTCAGCTAAAAGTGGCTTTGTTATTTTTCCCATGTTTGAATTATAATACAATTTAAGAGAAAAGTCAAGCACTTTCTTACAATAAAAAACCGCCTCTTTTCGCAAGAAGCGGTTGAACTAACATTGAATACCTTAACCGTTTAACTTGCTGTTTATCCTTTGGTCTATTCCCTTATCACATTCAGAGGTTATAATCTCTAAATCCTCGCCAAATTCTAGCAATGCCTTTTCTACCTTACTTTTGGTAGTAGGGTCTGATTGCCAGTTCTCTGGAACGTATAATTTTATTTTCATAGTTTCTCCTATACTAACATGTCTTCTTCCGCATCATCGAAAACGAAGATAAGATTTTTTGCCCTATCCTCAAACCACCACTCGTCTGGTTTTGGTTCGTACAAAACCCAAATATCCGCGAATATGTTTGAGCACTGCAGGTATTTAATTGACTGTATGTTTGGTACGCCAATCATCATAATACCAATCTCGTCACGTGCCCACTTGTTTACTAAAATTTGTAACGATTCAATAACCTCGTTACTCAGTTCTTCCTCTTTATTAAGAAGAACCAAAACTCCACTTAAAGTATCAATGTTAAAAGTCATCGCTGGTGTTATACGTCTTGATACGTTCGTGCTATCGTCAAATTTCCCTATAATAAAATCACTACACCCAAACTCGCTTATAAACCCCTTAACTTGATTTAACAACTTTAAGCGCCACAAAGTTGTTTCATCCACTATACCCTCTTTTTTCTGAGCTTACTCTGTTGCTGGTTGTTCAGTTGCGGTCGGTGCTGGTGCCGTTCCACCCTTCAGGTAGTTATTTAATCCAACGGTTATCACCGGAACTTCCTGATTAATATACTGACTGAAATCCGCCAGAGGTTTAACATAATTTTGTTGAACACTCATAAATTGGTTATTCAGGTTGTTAATAATTTGTGCTTGCTGATTAACGTCCGTCGAACTCTTGAGTTGCATTAACAGATCGTTTATGTTTTTAATGGTCGTTGCGGATACCGCGCCAAAAGGACCAATTGACTTCTGGAACTGTGTCAGAAAGTTTTGAATATCTTGAAGAGTTTTCTGAACTTGTGGATCCACGGTTGCTGCGTTTAAAAATTCATTAAGTTTTCCCATTTTATCTCCCTTTGTAGCGAGTGTATCACACACTCTAAATTCGTTAATTAGTTTTATTTTATCAGCAACAAGACTAGCGCGATCATGCTTAAAATAGGAATACCAAAAGCGATCATCTTGAGGTATTTGAATAACGGCTTCTTAACCGCGGTAACGATAACCTCAAACAATCTGTCGTCCTCGTTAAAATAGAAGGCCGCCTTCTTGTGGACACAGTCTACAAAGTCGTTGTGGTGGTACTCAAGAACTACTCCGCTATCATCAATGTCTTCAACCGTCGGCTTTCCGAGAGTCCTATATATATCGCCGCTTCCACAAGGAATAAGCAGTTGAAGTTCGGGGACGTAGGTCTCAGTACCGTCCTCAACATTGACGATTAGGAAAGATACCTCGTCTTTTTCGTTAATTATAAGAAACAGGTTATTGTTTGCCTCGTACTGCCTCAGGCCCTTAAAGTCGCCACCGGCTATATCCTTTAGATGCTCTTTAATCTGCGGTAAAAACTTTAAACTGTTTCCTATACTAAAACCCCAAAAAGAAGTTGGGACCTTTAGTTTCACAATAAACACCTCATCTTGTTTTTAAAATCATACTCAAATTTTTTAGATTCTTCCACCGCTATCTTTGGTAACTGTAGTATCAAGTCCATTAAGCGAGTGGACTTCTCGACTGAGGTCTTAACGATATAGTCCTTAACCTTCGTTAACCCGATACTTCTTTCGTCATAGACCTGCAGTTCGCATTTCGTGCCGACGATGTGAAAGCCGAAGCTTTTGTTTTCGGCGTAAATCTTTTGTAGCACACTCATTGCGGCCTGCTCACGGGTAGTGTTGATATTGTTCCCGAGGATACTATCAATACTCACACGATAAAGCTCTGACAACTTAATAAGGTCCGCGGTCGTAGGTAGTAGAGTCCCGGCTTCATAGGGATGCAAATCAACACCGATACTCTCGCGTACTTGCTCCACAGATAGACCTGCTTTTTCACGGAGAGCAACTAATCCCTCCGCTATTTCCTTTAAATTATATTCTTTCATATTCACCCCCGGCAGGACTCGAACCTGCAGTGCTGGTGTAGAAGACCAGTGCCTTCAATCCATTTGGCGACGGGGGCATCATTATATTCTACCTCTACACGCATCAACACCGAAAATCGGTGGATCGTGCCTCAAGCAAACACCTTTGGCGCAATTTGGGCAATCAAAGTTGTTACACGATGGCACAAAGTCCTTTTCGTGGTGTTCTTTGATTTCAAAGTCTTGATACTCTTCTTCCAAACTAGAATCATCAGCGTAATACTCGTACTCTCGCATCTAATCTATACCTAAATCCTTCTCTGTTGTTACCCCATAGCTCGGGTCCCGGTAGTCAGTTGCGTAAAATCCTGATCCCTTGAATACAAGTCCGTAACTGGACGAAAAAACCTTTTTTATGTCATTCCCACATGTTGGGCATTTTACTAGTAATTCCTCACTAATGCTTCTGTGAAAATATTCGAAACGCCCACATTTTTCACACACATACTCGTAGACCGGCATATATCCTCCACCGATTTTCTATTAATAACATAATCAACAAAAGAAGTCAAGCACTTTTTATCAAACTCTTCAACGTATTTACTTGCCATACTCTTTACGTCCCAACCTCGCCTTTTGCCGTCGTATACCCAGACTTTTATTCCCTTAGTAGTCAGTAGTTTAGCCTTTTTAGACGTCGGTAAGAATATATCAATTCTGTTTGAGTACTTTTTAGCAAGTCTATCCTTAACCTCTGTCATAAAAAATCCAAACTGCGGATGCCAAACTAGAACTTTCGTATTTAACTTAACGTTATTCATCGCACAAAAACCGTATTGCATCCGTTTTCCTCTACAATCCCAATACTCGCCTTCCCACGGTCCGTATCCTGTAACCTTTACTACACTCGGAACAAAGTTCCATCCTTCTATTTCCGGTTCTTCTATAAAGTTAATACACTTTTGAAAATACGTACTATCAATAATATCATTCTTTGCGCCGGCGGCACACATTAAACACAATAATAAGTAAAGAGTCTTCCATAGCAAAACTCCGCCCCCCTGAAAACGTTAAAGATAGCCTCCCTCATTATATAATAATGGTTATCAATACTTAAAAATAGAGGCTTGAAATAAATTTTCATATCAAAAATCAGTCCTAGTTTATTTAACTAACTCTGTTAAATAGGATGTTTTTATCCATCAAAGTATTATTACTTTGTTGACGCTTCACAGGGGAGATTGAGACCTCTAGCCCTCCACGTCCAGCACCGGCTAACCGTCCGGCATTTAATATATTAATCGCTGCGTTTGTGTCCCTATCATGTTTTGCTCCGCAAACACAAGTCCATTCTCTATCTTTTAGGGTAAGATCGTTGTTGATATATCCACAAACAGAGCAGATCTTACTAGATGGGAACCAACGGTCTATAAAAATAATAGAACCGTTTTTCCATCGTTCTTTATATCCTATCTGTCTTACGAATTCACGCATAGATGCATCCGCAACCGCACCGGCAAGATGATGATTTTGCATCATGCCACTTATATTAAGATCCTCCAGATATACAATATTATATTTCTTACAAATTCTTGACGTGGCCTGATTAATTGTGTCATTCCTCTTATCTGCAATGCGTTTGTAAATACGTTGGACTCTTAGTTTAGCTTTTTGTCTGCGTTTACTCCCTACCTCTTTACGAGCTAATTGTCGTTGCGCTTGTGCTAATAATTTTTCCAAATGTTGTCCGTGTTTAGGATTCTCAAACTTACACCCATCACTTGTGGTCGCAAGCGTTTTTACACCTAAATCTATACCCACTTCCCTTACTTGGTTATCGCAAGGGTTCTGGGTTTCAACTTCAACCGTAAACGAAGCGTACCACTTTCCCGCTTGTTCACTAATCGCAACTGTACCAACTAATTTTCCCTGAAAACGTAAAGACTGACACATACGTACCCACCCGAGTTTTGGAATACGCACTTTGTTATTATCAAGAGCTATCGTGCCGGTCTCTAAGTGAAAAACCAGCCTATCTTGTTTTCTACTCTTAAACCGCGGAAACCCCGGTTTACCAGATTTATTCTTAACTCTTCTAAAAAAGTTAGTATAAGCAAAATCAAGTTGCTGTAACGCTAAACGGGGAATACTTTTAGGCACACCAGATAACCAAGTGTGAGTTGAATATTTCATTATCGTTATTTTTGTAGCTAAAATATACGCGCCCGATGTCTTATTTGTGTTTTTGTATTCAGTCTGTTTACTTTCTAATCCAAAATTATAGGCAAAACGGTGGGCGCCCGCATACTTAACAAACTCAACTTTTTGAGTATCATTCGGTAGTAGTTGTATCTTATGAGATTTATGTATCAGTATCATTTATCAAAAATGTTGGATTGACTAATCATTTTATGATCATCGATTCTGTAACAAGAAAGTTCAGAACCTTTTATCCCTTTTCTATTTCCAATTTTTATCTCTATGTTTTTATGCATTTTTGCCCAACATAGGGCCCGTCTTGCGAGATCAATATGTATACCCATATCAACAAGGGCGTCCTCGGCCAACTTGTCGTCGGTATAAGTAGTCCCGTCTATCGTTATATTAGTGATGTCGTCTTTACGTTCAACACTAATCATAAACATTTAAAAATCACCTTCCTTAAATATATCATCTGTCAACTCATCAACGTCACCCTTATGTTCTTCTACTACTCTCGGTCTTATAGTTACGCCTTGTTCGACGGATTCAAATCTCATAAACTTATCTACGAAGTTCATCTTTAATACACCCCTTGGGCCGTTTCTTTGCTTCGCGATATTTATAAACACTTCCTTGGTAGACATTGACGGATCTGTGAAGGATGCGTTATCATAATAATCAGGTCTATGTATAAAGAATACAACGTCCGTGTCTTGTTCTAGACTACCAGAACCCCTTAAATGTATCAACTGAGGCATCTTATCTTCACCCTTAGCCGCATCTCTACTGAGTTGAGACAGTGCAACTAACGGCATGTCAAATTCCATAGGGATCCTCTTTAGATCCTTAGATATACTTGTGATGTCCCTAACTTGATCACCAGTATAATCATTTGGGTTGACCAATTGAATATAGTCCACAAAAGCAGCCGCTATCGGTCGTCTTGATAACTCGCGTCTAATTCTACTACGTATATTCGCTGAAGTGAGAGTGGGATCGTCCACGAAAATAAAGTTGTGGAAATGCTCCTTTATCGATGCGGCCGCAGACTTAATACTGCGCCACTCTTCGTCACTTAGCCGACCAGTCTTAACGTGCTGAAAATCAACCCTTCCCATTGTAGACAACATTCTCTTTAGCAACATGTCTCTTGGTGTTTCAAAAGAAAAGAATATTGTGGGTTGATTTCCTTTGATACCTATGTTTTCCATAAAATTAAGCGCAAGCGCTGTTTTACCAACAGACGGTCTTGCCGCTATAATTATAAATTCACCTTTTTGTAGCCCGCCAGTCTGTTCGTCTATATCACAAAACCAAGTGGCCAGTCCATTAACGCAAGAGTTGTTTTCACACAACTTCTCTATATGGATAATAGCATCGTCAACCATCTCAACAGTTACATCATCGTTATTATTTACATTCCGGCAACCAACATCTAAGATCTTCTGTTCTACATTAGATACAATTTTTTCGGTCTCGTCCCAATTATTCTTAAGCTTTAAGGCGGCTCTCTCAAATATACTGATATAGTTTTTAGCGTCGCTACTCTTTTTTACCAACTCTGCGTAATGAGTGATATCCCCCGACATCTCAGCATCTTTGGTCAGCTTACTGAGGTATGGCGTTCCACCGACTTCTTGCAGTTTTCCACACTGATTTAAATGTTGAGAAACACTTATTATATCAAAACCCCTCTTATTATTATACAGGTCTGATTTATTGTACAGATCTAATATAGCCTCGTAGATAATTTGATGCTGCGATGTTGAGAAATCAGAGGGTTGTAGTATGTCAGAAATAACAGCCATGGTGTTTCGCGAATTTTCAACTATCAACAATCCCAGAACTTGCATCTCGGCATCTATTTGTTGCGGTAAATTTGTCATTCTTTTATATCTCCTTGTTGTTTTCTAACTTTGTTAACGTCTTCATTCCAAGCAGTGTTTACAAAAGTTCCATATGCATCTTTTTGATTAATAACCGGGTTTCCTTCGAGATCATACTCTGGAAAAATATAGTCCAAACCGGCTAATTGTATAGTTGCCCTTTTGCGAGGCTCATTAAAAATATCGTTATCTAATCTTTGGCATATCTGATTAAAACCATCTACGATATCACTTAGATACGTGCCCACTTGATCGGCTCCGAGTGTGATAGAAAATTGATCTTTAAAATCATCCTCGATTGACGTATTATATACGTTGATGTACTTAGAATCAAATATCACACACCAATTCTTTGAGATTAATTCCTCAAATGATTCCCCGGTCGGCCTAATATCCTCTATAGATTTTTTAATCTTAGTTAGATTTTTTTCGTCCAAGTCTAAGGTATAGTTAACTATTGTCTTCATACTGTTTTTATAGTATTGCATTGTTGAAAGCAGTTTAGTTATAGCAATACCCATACCATCACTAATCGAAGATGATGTGGATACCTCTATTTTATCACACCATTCTTTAGGGTGATTACATTCATTTGAAGCCCTAATGATGTAAACTCCGGTGTGAGGCGATACTTTTCTGTCTCTTTTTTTACATTTTATATTCCAGTTCCTAGCGGCTAAATCGGATAAAACTTTAATATCTCTCATTTTTTCTCCTCATGATAATCACACGGGACGGACACGTCGTATGGCATATTCCCCATCATTTTTACCTTAATCATTAACCCAGTCCCCTTGCACTTTGGGCAATCCTTATGATTATTAACTATTTCCTCTTGTTGAGGAATGATAGATAAATACCCAAACTTCTTTAGATTCGCAAAGTTATCAAAAGAGAGGAAATGCACGAGGTCTAAGGTACTTCTTAATTTTGAATAGTAGTCGTCTTTTGTGCTATTAACACCGCGTATTGAGCTTGTGATGTGATGCAAATCAAACCCAGCTATTATAGCTTCTCTTAATATCGATTTTAACATGTTACAATCTCTAGTTATTCTTCTATCAAACTTTATTTTTAGATTCTGTGACTCATTCCAAACTCTAGTAGTTATATCAAAGAATTCTAAAATTTTTTCATTCATATGTATTTTATTCTTATTGTTGTTCTTCTTATTATTAGGTGTATCGCAACTACTTATTTCCCTTATAGTTACATCATCGGTTGTTTGCTGTTCGTCTGTAGTTCGCCCGTTGTTCGTATGCTGTTCGCCCTTATCGCACTCAGAACTATAACAGAATAAAAGAGTTAATATAGTATAACGTTGCTTGCTGGTCGTCTGTATTGCGTTTGCGTATCGCTTTAGGAAGTTATCAACCTTTGATCTACTCCAGCGCCAATTTTCCGCCAACTTACCTAGGGTAGTTAACACGTCCCATCTTTTTAGTAAGACCCCATCTCTAACACGATCCTGTTTCTCGGCTTGGTGCATTAAGTCATAAGCCGCCTCTATCTCAGTAAACGGTTTACCACTTTTATCCAATTCCCGCCAAAGAACACCATCTCTAAAACCATTTGGCACCCTCAGATGCCCACCCATATTAGGGTTAGAAAGACTCAAAACAGCTCCTCTTGTTGTTGTTTTTTACTTTTTCTTTTTTTACCACGTTGTTTATAAATCTCGACGATTTCCTCTTGGAAATTTTCGTCGCACAACAGGCTCTCGGAGCTCTCTTTCATAATCTCTCTCTTTTGGTCAACTTTATCCATAATGTATTTATCTATTGTATTATCACCCAATAAATAATAAACGGTTACGGGTTTAGTCTGGCCATCTCTGTGACATCTATCCTCACACTGTCTTAATTCGCCGAAAGTCCACCACAACTCTGTCATTAAAATATTACTAGCGGCCTTAAGATTGTTCAACCCTAGGCCCGCTACTTTTATAGAGCATATAATCAACTGACAGTTTGGGTCTTGAAACTTTTCTGACTGTAAATACCTTTCGTCTTGACTATCTTCCTGAACTATGTGAGCTGCGTCAGGAAATGCCTTAATTAAAGCCGCTGACATCTCTTTGTGATAAGTGAAGACTACTAGCTTTTCTTCTGAATCTAAAAATTCCTTAATCCACTCTATAGCCGGCTGTATCTTACCTCTCCCAACCTCAACATACAATTTACCGACCTTTAACATTGCCGGGATAGTTTCGTCCCCATCAACATCATCGTATTCTTCAGGGTTGGTTATATCCACATAAACGTGCGCTATTTGTTTTGGAGGTAGTTCTGTTAAAACCTGATCCTTGGATCTCCTTATATATCCCCCGTAGCCCCTCAATTTTTCATTAAGCTCTCTTAGATTGGAGCTACCAGAAGTATCCCAAATCTTTTTTCTCACAGGCACAGCCATGCCTGTTTCCTCGTTCTTAACTTTCATCCATACATCTTTTTGGTAAGCGGCACAATAACGCTTTACAAATCCAAACCAACCGCCGAACTGATCTAATTTTTTTACGATTTGTAACAAGGGAATCAGTTCTGATGGCCTATTTAAGACCGGTGTTCCTGTTAGTAACCAAACATACTGGCAGAAGTTTGAAAGGTGGAGTGAAAGCTTAGTCCTCTTGGATGACGGGGTCTTAAGCCAGTGAGCCTCGTCAAAGATAAGAGACTTTAATCCTACTTCCATAAGTGGTTTTAAATATTTATCCAACGACTCATAGTTCGTTATATACATTAAATCTTCACGGCCAATATCTGATACACTATTTATAACACAAGGCTCAAGCTCTGATGTCCATTTTTCTATCTCATGCTGCCAATTTAGCTTAATTGTGGCTGGGCACACAACGAGTGACGGTAAAAGGTTACTAGTATATATAGCTGCTATTGCCTCTACCGTTTTACCAATCCCCATCTCGTCACCAACAATACATTTCTTATTGTCTAACATGTACTTCACGCCGGTTCGTTGATAGGGTCTCAGTGGTAAATTAAGTCCCTCAACGTTAAAAACCGGCTCAGCTATAGAATTAGACTCCTCCACTAGCTCGGAGTATCGCTGTATGTAACCCTCAATCCTATCCTTATCACTGAGTACAAATCCGTAGTTCTCAGCCATCTTCAAAATAAAGTTGGCATTTGTGTATGTTAGTGGTGCAGTCCATACCTTGCACTTAGGGTCAAACTTTCTCCCCTCCACAGACGATTTAACGATGTCCACAAGATGCGGATCGTATGGAAACTCTATCCTTATTCCATCGTCAGATACGTCTATGTATCTAATACCCATATTATTCCTGTGCTATATCTATAGTGTCTTTTCCGGCTGATGTTCTTCCCGGTTTTAATAAAACAGTGCGTTCCGCCCATTCTGTGGGATAACTAGACTTCAAAATGTTCTTCAACGCGGTTTCTTGTGTCTTGTTCGCAATCATCGGTTTAAACTGGTATCCCTTATTAACAGAACTAAAGTGAACAACAGTTCTCCATTCTCCCGCCTTTTTTCTTTTTAAAATAGGATCCCATAATTCTAAAAATTCAAAGTCCGCACTATCAATTTTTACAGGCACCGACTTACCTTTTAAATCACTGCATCTCAGCCATTTACCTTGATGAATATCTTCTACGGTGGTTGGTTTAGGTGGTATTTCCATTACATTCCCCTTTCATTTTTTCTTGGATAGTATTAGTGTATTCGATACGATTTTTTATTTTTTCCATAATATCGCCTAAATAGATACAAAGATTTGAGTAGTTTTGTTTTGCGCCGTCTATTATATCCATACACGAGTCCATATTGCATTGTTGCATAGCGAGATCTAGATCTTTTGTCAACGTACCAAAGGACACATCCACATTGTCTAATAAACTAACGATCTCAATAACTAATGACTTTTCAAATCCAACTATATCATTTTTAATTTCGATTAAAAGCTCCTCGTAAGGCATATTAGATGAATAATTTGCCCTGATTTTAATTACTAAGTCCTCGTGATTAAACTCTTCTACCAATATACTAAGGGCCTTTTCTTTTATCGCGGCACTTATTCTATCGTAACAATCAATGGATTTTTGCAGGGTGGGTGATATACCTTTTTCTTTAAACTTCACTATCAATAGATCTGATAGTATACCATTCTTTTGCATAGAGGCGTAGTAATCCACACCGTCTATAGCAAAGCCAATAACGATACTTTCATCAGTATAGCCGTATTCTTTTCTCAGATCATTTATAAGAGAAAGAGCTATATCATCTATATCGTCTTTATACAAGTTATTCATTATCTACAATTCTTTTTACTTCTATAAAATCACATTTAAAATATTCTACCATGTCCCCAACACTATAACCCATCGAGTTCAGCTTCTTAATTATCATATCTCTTTCACTGGTAATCTTATCTCCGTAAATTTCTCCAATGTATTTTTCAGGGACATCGGTGATAGCCTTAATCATTCTAGATATCGGTGGCTCTATCTTCCAAACTTTTTTAAGCGCTTGCCTAACACCGTAAACCCTCATTCCAAATCTCTCTGCAATAGCCTTCGCGGTCCACCCATCTAGATACATTTCGGCGATCATTTCCCAACGCTGATAAGCGAGATACCGGTTAGATAGACAGCCGCCATATAACTCAGGAGGGCAGGAAGGTGGTGATGTTTTTTTCAAATCCTTATATTGCCCGCGGTTCCTAATGCACGTCTGAAACTCTATCTTATAATTAGTCATATTTCTTGGTGTAGCCATGTCGATATCACCAACATAGATAGATCTTGCTTTCTTATAGGAAATTTGATGTGCATATTTTACTATGCCGTCCTTTTTGAGGCGACGGTGAGACAATTCAATTATCATTTATTCCTTTTTAAAACAAATAGGACATTGTCTAAAAGTTCTTTTGCCTTCAGTATCGGTTTGTATTCCAAACTCAAGATCTATTCCGGTACCTTTGCATTTAGGGCATATTAAAGGTTTTGGCATTTCCTTGATCGACGTATCTATCTCCTCATGTTTAAACACTTCTTGGGTCTCATCATCTATAAGATCTATAGAGCAGACTGCACCCTTAACAGTGTTAACAACCTTAACACGATTATGTCCCCTAAAATCATCCAGAGAGATTATCTGCTTTGGAATACCTAGGTCCCTAAACAACCATGATAATTCCTTTTCGTTAAAGGCTTGTTCTTTTACCACGAAAGGTCTGGGCGAATCAAACTCAAGGACTATGATTGTGCTACATGATTTAAACATTTATTCTCCTAAGACTATAAATTCATTTCCTTGTAACATAACTGACACTCTATTATTTGGGTCCATAGATGGCACAAATATCCACGCTTTACAACCGCCGATTTGTGTTATTTTATCCATATCATCTGCGTGAACGTATATATCCACCCTATTAGTATGATTTTTTCTAATATGATCATTTTTTATCGTTAGAAAATACCCGAACTTTGGGTGCCACACTAATATAATCGCTCCATCAGGAACTCCGTTAAGTGCGCATTCACCAATAGACAGTCTTTTATCGCTGCACCCAACAAATTCACCCTCATCATAGCTATAGCCAGTTACCGAGTCTATGTAAGGAATCGGTTTCCAGTAATCATCAAAGCTCTTTTTAGGAGCATGCGCAGTATGTGCACTATTCCGATGTTTAAAGGTAAACCCCTTCACACTGGAATACGCACCCAGTAAAGACAGTACCGCTAATATAATTATGAATTTTCGCATTATCAATTATTAGATGATAATATACTTCTGAATTCACTCGCTGTTCCCCTAAGTTCATCAAAGAATTGCTTTGAATTAGTTACAATAGTTATGGTCTCGTATATTCTAATAATCATTTTTTTCATATATTTTAGCTTTTCAATCACGGCTGTTTTTTTATGTTCATCTTCGATAAAAGCCGCGGCCCTTTTTATAGCGTCAATTTCCCATAATAAACCGTGTGATTTATAATTTCCAAAGGGCTGTTTTATTTCAAAGCCAATTATAGTGTTTATTATATCTTCAAGATATTTACTTTCGCCGGTTAAAACCATGTGCAACGAATCAATCATTGTATTCAATTCGTTAAACACCGCCTGCCACCGATGAGACAGTCGTGCAAGTAATAATTTTTGTTTATCCATTTACCCTTCCTCAAATTCCCCAGACTGGGGTGACACTAAAGCTATAAAACCTATCTCTTCCCCATTTTTACGATAAACATTTACTTCTGTTTTATCTGTTCGGGGGATAACACTAACACTATACATGGGTGTTATTTCAATTGAGCGGCCGAGGTGTGAATAACGTATATTTGGCTTCCAAAACGCTATTTCCACATCCTCGTGTTGGGCCTTTAGTATGGATAAGTGTCTCTTCTTATCATAAGAAGCTGAGATTATCCAACTTCCTCCCTTTGGGTTACTAAGTGGTACGTCACCAACCATAAAGGGGTCACGAACCTCAATAATATCAACAAACTCTTCGTTTTCTATAAACATTTTCTCACTCCTTGGACATATAGTAACACACTTTATCTAAAAAGTCAAGCCTTTTTTCTCATCCCAACGATCTTTTTTATACCGGTTTCGAATTGGCCACTTTGCTTAGTCTCGCGAATAACAGACAAAACCTGAACAAGCTTATTAATATTGTTCAAGGACCTTTCGTCGTTTTTGTCACTAAGAGCCTCTATAGCCTTTATTACTGCCCTATGTTTTATGTTTAGCATCAACTCGTAGGGATTGGAGCCGTTAGTTCCTATCACTGAAGATAGCTCCCGTCTGTCAAATTCTATTCCGTGTATATAGTCCCATAATGGTCTGTATTGTATATCGTCAGATCTGAAAAGCACCCCTGCGGCATCCCTTAGACCGTCGTTGTTAGACATCATAAACAATAATTTACGTTCCTCATTACTATTGGATCCTGATGATCTTTTTACAGTCGTTCTGTCAAAAACGCCCTTATTTTTAACAGAATCCTTTGACACCCCCACGGCATTACAATATACACCTAAGAGCTCATCTCTATACACCGGATCGGGTATTGAGAGTAACACCTTTTCAATCGCTCTCCCGTAACGGCTATTACTGGCGAAATCACTATCCCTAAAATTCAAAAAGTATTCAACGGGGTTGATAGAATCCCTTATAACTTTATGGGTTTTCTTGTCACCGAATTCTCTCACAAAGTCGTCGGGATCGTATCCTTGTTTCATTACACATACCTCAACCTCAAATCCCATTTCTAATAAAATCTTAATGCTTTTACGGTTCGCTTTTATACCAGCATCATCCGCATCAAAAAGTAACTTCACCTTATCGGTAAAACGTCTTAGTAGATACGCCTGATTCTCCGTTATATTAGAACACATTATACCGACAGCCATATCCACACCAATTTGATGAAGAGATATTACATCAAAGTAACCCTCTGTGATTACCACAAACCCGTTTCTCCTGATGGATTGCTTGGCTTGATGTAGCCCAAAGACTATACCGTCCTTGTGAAAGACCTCAGTGCTTGGTGAGTTCAGATACTTAGTAGCATTATCTCTAATAGTTCTCGCCCCAAACCCAACTAGTTTTCCAATATGATCCCTGATGGGTATGATAAGACGATTAGAAAACATCTCTACAATCTTACCGTTTTCCGTTCCATCTTCCAGTTTTTTTACTAATCCAGCGTCTATGATAACTTGATTGTCTATACTATGGTTATTGAGGTGAACAATTAAGCTGGTATTACTAGGGAAATAACCTAGCTCCCATTTATCAATATCATCGGGAGTGATGGCTCTTTTCATTAAAAAGTTTATAGCATCCGATCCGACATTTCCTGTGATTTTATTTTTAAAAAACTCATTTGCTAATTCAAGGGCCTTTGTGGTGGGTCTTTCGGGAATATCATCTTTTATTTCAATACCAGCTTTTTTTGCTAATATTACGACGGCTTCCTTAAACGTAACATTTTCAGACTCTTGGATATAACTGAAGATGTCCCCACTCTTATCACAACCAAAACAACGCCATAGATTCTTATCTACATCTATAGATAAGGATGGTTTTGTATCTTTATGAAAAGGGCAAATACACATCATCCGCCCGTAAGACTTCTTAACGACGGTGGAAGTGGATATAAGATCCTCTATCCTGATTTTTGAGTTTATCTCTTCTCTGAGTTTTTTATTCATGATGTAGAATTTTGTCTAACTGAACCATTCTTCCGGGTAGTATTTCCTCTATAAATTTTTTCTTAGCTTCGACACCTAGTAATACATGATCGTATTCAAAGTGGTGTTTCGTACACATTGGGAGAATGTTGAGTAGTTCTAGTTTCATTTCTGGATAGGCCCCTACACCCAAGAGGTGTGCTGGTGTTATATCACAGGAATTGCACCGGAAACACTTAATCATTGGTTTATCATCGTCATAAAAACCAACGTGATAAGGCTCAAGCGCTTTGTTTTTTACTTCTAGGTACTCTGGGCTTCTTCGCCAAGGTACTTTTTTTGATGAAGATTTTTTTGCCAAATTGACACTCCCATCCTTTATAATCTGGGTCGTTGATATCTTTTACATAAAAGAGCGGGCACCTTATATTGTAACAGCCCATCTCTTTTCTGGATGGACAATATATTTTACCAAAGTCTCCTTCACTTTCAATTATAACTAATTTTTCCTCTATCAAATCACAAACATCAGTCTTGATTAACCACATAATATACACCTTCTTGTTTAATCCTATCTAACTTTCTTTTTAAACCCCAATTTTCTCTTATCATATCTTTTTTACCCAGTAACAATAATTCCCTGTCGATGTCCCCATGACTCCACATGCAAGCATGATTTGAAAATATCACAAACTTATACACGTCACTGGGCTTAGTAAAGTCGCCCTCAATAAAGACGACATCGTTAGTTTCCCCGCCATAGCTCAGTTTGTTTGCCGTTATAACGGTAGCGCCAGCGATCTTTCTTGGTGTTTCGGTGATCAGGGTTGTTTTATTTTTCTTTGAGATCTGTCTTATTATTTTTAACCAATCGGGTTTAGAGCACCTCAATAAGGTCCGCTGCTTTCTTAGTATGTTATTCACGGCCAACAATATTGGATCTGCTATCAAGGGCTCATTAACCGCGAGTGTCTCGTGTATTTCCAACACTTCCCTCATATCGCGAATTTGATCGCAAACAAAACCGACGTCTTCGCATAAGATGAGAGTCTTTCTAATGTTTTCCCTTGTAGCTGGCGCATACCAAGACTTAGAATTGGGTTCGTATCTGGCGCCGCTTAACTCCTTAACCATAGCTGAAACGACCTTGTCATAGGGAAAAACAAAGAATAAGGTGTTAGAGAGAAACTCCACCATTCTCATTGTAGACGGTTTTCCCGTTTGTACATGTCTAGAGAATCAAATACCACTGGGTTTTTATTGGAATCGATGGCGGCCCACTTGTTGTTCGAAAGTCTGATAGGCGGACCATACAAATGGTTACTTTGTGGCGGTGTAAAGTCTAGGGACTTGATTTCATTAAGAAGGTCTGGCTGGATCGTTCCGGCCGTCACACTCTTGAAATCGTGATCCATTCCTAACTCGGATAGGGTGAAGTTCTTCACAGCCTTAAAGACGGTATCAGGATCATCATCATCATTTAGTGCGACGCGAACTTCGAGTCTTTCTGTTTGACAGTTGCCACAATTCTTAACCGCGGTATACATTATCTCTGTTACCTTAAGATCTTTCATTCTCAATCTCCTTTTTGTTTATCTTACGAAGCATTTTCTTTGCTCGGTACAACCTACTTCTCGTTGTAGCAAAACATACTCCAGTTTCATTTGACACTTCGCCATAGCTTGACCCCTCTATGAGGATTCCACTAATGACTTTTTGGTGAATACCATTTAGTTTAGATGTCATCTTTTTGATGCGCTCTAGCATAATCTTATTTTCAACCTGACTGACTGAATCGTGAGACGTATAATCGTAATTATCAAAAAGGGGTGTCAATGTGAAGACTCTACTGACCCTTTTATTATGATTATAGTTACCTATGTAGATAGTCTTCATGATCGTTTTTATCCAACCTATGAAGTTCGTGCCCTCTTGAAACTGCTCAGCGTATATGAAGGCGCGCATCAGTGTGTCTTGCAACAGGTCGTCGGCTGTGTACGTATTACGGGTGAATTTACACGCGTAGCGGTGCATATCCTTTATTATTAAAGGTGTTATGAGAGATTCAAAGCTAGACTGATCCATGTTTCACCTTATTCTGTTTTTGTTTTAAATTGACGCGGGATAGCACATGCGGTTTTTGTAAAGACTTGCCAATCTAGGTTTTGTACAATCCTGTCGCTCAACAACTCAGTAGGAACACTAAGGTCGTTGGCCATCATGTAAATTTCCTCGGGACCCAACTCTTCTAACGGAGAGACAGCGTTATTGTTAACGATCTTCAGGTTGTGAGTATGTCCCAATACGCTCATCATTGACTGACAAAGTAACTTCTTGGACAAAATAACATTAGCCAAATTCATTTCGTGATCTGCCAGATCACAAGTGAAGGATGACCAGCTCTCTGTCATTGGAAGGTTCGAGTATACGACATTGGGATTTTGTACCAACCACTTAATCTGAAGTTCCCTAATATCCTCGTCATGCACACTAAGCTCTGTGGTCACGATTAAAACGGGGAGCTTAGTTTTTATACAAAGCAACGACAATACGATAGCCTCTACAGATCCGTCCACTAAAACAAGAAACCCTTCACTATGAGAAGTTACTGCTATATCATTGAGCCAACCGACCAAGTAGTTAATTGTTTTTTCCGTGTTTAACAGTTGGGGCTGTTCAATCTTTCTAATCTTCGTGATGCGCGTTAGGCCATAATCGTGCTCTTGTTTACAGACGTACCTCATAAGCTCCTTGTTGTAACCCTGAAAACCTTTCTTATATTCTACGACGTGACCGAAGAATTCAATTTTATCGCCTACACGCGGGTGAAGATCGAAAAGTGTGAGTCTACCGATCTGTAGCCAAATGTGATCAGCTAGAACTACACCGTCTTCCCCGACTAGGTTTTTTACCATCACGAACTTTTGTCCTGCGGCTTTTCCTTTTACTCCCGTCGTTATTATCTCTATTATCCCCGTCGCTTTTATCTTCTTCCCCAACAAGGGCTCCATCTCTTTTCGCATGTTTAACCTTCCTATGTTGTTCTATGGATGTTCTAATTGTTGCGGAGCACATCTCGTCTTCTGTTGAGCCATCATTAATACAGCCACCATCACGACACAATGAAAAGCAATACGGAATGTATTTGTCGCCCCAATTATCAAGGTGGACATCTATTCTTATACCTTGCTTTTCCGTGAGGGTTCTCGCTGGGTCACCCCTCCTATGTTTACATGTCCACGTAGGTAAGCCGTCCGCATTAGTGAGTTCTAGCGGAGCCTTTGTATGTTCCCACCAAGTCTTCCAAAAGCATTTAAATCTATCATAAATGATCTCTTTTAGAGCCTTTTCAAATTTCTGCCGAGGCTCTAAGCTTTTATGCCATTCTAAAAACATGAATCTAAGTTTATAATCACGGACATTCTCACACTCTATATCGCTAGGAACTATCTCAACATTATCAATTCGCAATTGAGACATCTCTTTAGTCATGTAAACTTGGAAGTCTTCATAATGAGATTCGTCCAAGACCTTAGAATACATCGTAGTATTACTGTACTTCACAATGTTTTTAGGATAAATAACCCTGACGCCAACCTTCCATTTATCAGGCAGTTCAATGATATCATCCTCAACATCTGCATTGTGGCCTACAATATTCTTTGCCAGTTTTAATACGTCATCCGATACGGTCTTTTTATTCTTGCTTCCTTTTTTACGGCCCACTACTCACCACCTACAACAAAATTCATTTTCATAGCTTCTCCGCTTTCCACTTTATCAAGTTCTCCATCGTAGTTGATGAAATAAATCACACCATCAATCTCCCTCAAGAAAACATTTACCTTTTGTGTTCTTGCGAGATTTATCATGTTTTCCTGAAGATAAAACGTCACTTTTTCCCCATTAACTATTGCATACCAAAGCTGCATTTGCGAGAGTGGGATTCGAACCCACAACTTTTGGAATATGAGTCCAACGAACCACCTATTGTTCTATCTCGCTATTAGTGCCCGCGATAAGCTTCGAGAGCCCATCTACCACTGATGTCCAGTTCTACTACACTGTAGTGCTCCCCGAAGTCCTTGTTGTTCTGATCAAGACCGGCCTGAAGCTCATCACACCGAATCTTTGCCGCATCAAGATCGTCGAACAGTCTGTCCGCGTAGAGTGCCGCGATCTCGGGAGTGGGAGGACCACACCATCCGTCGAAACCGTCGTAAAAGTCCACAAAGTATCTCTGCATTTTAACCTCCAATGTTATTCTAACATACCTTCTAGAAAAGTCAAGCGTTATTTTATAAGGTCGTTGAGAGAAATATCTGACTTAGCCCATTGTTCAGCTAGTTTGGCTTCTAACTTGGGGTTCCTATCTCTTATACCATTATAAGTATGATCTAGAATAGTAAACGCCTTACCTAATCTATGATTATACGTATCTTCCGGCATTGCTAAGATCTTCTTCTTATTCATCATACACCCCCTATTATTTAGTCTGCATTTTCCAAGCCGCAATGATTAGGATCTGATTCCAAACAATCACCTTCTTTATTTTATCTGCTTTCGCGTCACCCATCCCTCTCCTCCTCATATAGCCAGTCTAGCCATGACTTATCATCATCACCATAAGTTCTATCGCCGCAAGATGGAATTTCTATACTAAAAACCTTCTTACCATCAGTTACAAACCTGTTACCAGTCCATTCGTCATCAAAGGGCCAGTATTCTTTTGTTGTGTTGCCGCACTTATCTGGTTTTTCCAGTTTGTGATATTCATTTAGTTCACAATAAGCATGATCGCATGATGTATTTACAAACTTACATCTATAACAAGCCTCTTTGCCATAATCATACCCCTTGTAAGCCAAGTGTAACATCTTACATTTAGTTGAGATGGCGTGCTTTTCTGATTCATTCAAGTACCTGTAGTCCGGTAGCTCTATCATTATTCTCCTCTAAATATAGTTCTTAACGTATACTCGCTGGCAGGTTCGCACCCCATCAACCCCAGCATCAGGGTTGTTTCCTTAAGGTGTAATTCTTGGCTACATTTACAGCAATAGTCTTTGCCGTCCAGCTCTTCCCAAACTTGGATCGATTCGTCGCAAACCGAACATCTCGTTCTACTTCTCAATCTCTAAAAACTCTCGCCAAAATTTCATCTACATGACAAATAAAACGGTCAAGGTTAAATATTTCCAAAACCTCATCATCACTCAATGGTAGAATATCATTTATAGTCTTTATCAAGGACTCGTTGGATTCAAGAGCCGCAAATGCTGCTTTTTGTACAATCCGATAAGCATCTTCACGGCTAAACCCCTTTTTCAATAAGTGCATAAGAATACTTTGGCTTTGATAAATATCATTACTAAGGTTTATATTATTTTCAATATTATCCTCATTAACAACTAGCCCATATATAAGTTGGGCGCATTGATCTATCATGTAGTCAAGCAAACAAAATGCGTCTGGGAATATAACTCGTTCTGCGCTGGAATGGCTAATATCTCTTTCGTGCCAAAGTACCTGATTCTCCATCGCAGTTTGTGCGTAACCCCGCATCAGTCTTGAAAGACCACTGATGCGCTCACAAACAATTGGGTTGCGTTTGTGAGGCATCGCAGAACTACCTTTTTGCCCCGTATTAAACGGCTCTGCTAACTCTCCTATTTCTGTATGTTGTAACAAACGGACCTCAGTAGTTAGTCTTTCAAAACTACCAGCAAGTACTGCCATAGCGCACAACACGGCGGCATGTCTATCCCGAGTTACAATCTGATTCGAGATAGAAGCCATAGGTATGTTGAGTCGTTTCCCGACCGATATCTCTATTTCGGGGCTTATTTGACTGTAATTACCTACCGCGCCACTAATCTTTCCAACTGCGGCACCTTTTATTGCGATAGCAAGTCGTTCTTTGCCACGTTTTATCTCATCCCAACAGAGTGCTAGTTTAAGACCCAATGTTGTAGGCTCAGCGTGAACGCCGTGTGTCCTACCTATAATGGGCAGATGAGCGTATTGAACTACCTTTCGTTTAAGCACATCTAAAAATCTGCATAAGCCGTTATTTAAAACATCTCCGGCCCGTTTAATAGTAAGGGCCAGTGCGGTGTCAAGGACGTCGGATGACGTTAACCCTAGATGAAAATAACGAGCGGGTTCCCCGGCAAGTTCTGATACATGAGTAGTAAATGCGATCACGTCGTGTTGGACTTCGCTCTCTATCTCGGTGATACGACTAACATCTAAGTGACCGTCGCACGCCGCTTGAATAGCATCAGCACAACCTTCTGGCACATTGGGCGTCAACTTCTCGTGAGTGCGCAATACCGCTAATTCAACATTCAGCCATGTGTCAAACTTGTTCTGTTCAGACCAAATCTCTTCCATTATTGGATGTGTATATCTTTTTATCATATCGTCCTTAGTTGGTTAATTTTACTTCCATCCCACGTATGTTCGTCGAACTCAATATCGAACTGCGGGTGCTTTAACTTACCCCTCAAATAACCGTGTTTATTGTAGCGCTTCACGATTATACCTTCTGACATTCCTGAACCGTAGTTTGAGACTTTAGGGATCAGATCAAACAATTCCTTAGGCTCGTAGTTCCCCACTGAAACAAGAGGGACCTGTTCAAGACCGTACTTGATGCAAAAAGCGTTTCGTTCATCATAATCCAAAAAGCGCTTTCCATCCCAAACATCAAAGGCTAGGAAGTAAGACGGAAGTTTATCGTAAAAGAGTGTGTGAACACAGTACAACCACTCACCGTAAACCAAGGAGCCGATTGGAAGTTTCATAAGTTGGTTAAAATTCTCATACATGGCCCACGCTAAAAAGCGTTGGTACTGTAGATGTTCAGACTGACCCACGAGGCTTCCGCGTTTTTGGAGGTGGAGGCCCTGTTTGTGCCGTATGATCCCGACATTCGCGCCATCCATTTTCTCCTCAACCACAACTCGCCCAGCCAGAAGTTGAGTAACCTCTTTGCTAGACAGAGTGAATCTGCCCGCAGCAGGATACTGTGGGACAGATATGCGAAAAGTTTTATCGTAGTGTCTAAACACTAATTTATTCCTCTATCAGTTCAAGTTCACTTTCATGCACGAGTTCGCCCATTCCACAAATCTTACCGTAGAATACCTCGTCTTGTCTGGGGTTATCATCCGGCAGGTTGTCAGAGACCGAGCGCATGGCATAACACAAACATGCCGGGTTACCTTGCTGCCAACCCCACCAACCGCCAAATATGCCTCTGTGCTCACCCTCAATTATTATAACCGGGTGTGCTTCACCATACTTGTTCTTGAAGTACTCAGAATCCGTTTTGATTCTATATTGCTTTCGTGGCTCTATCATTGTTCCTCCGTTGTTAGTTTTCTAATTCTTTATAGTAGTTAACATGCCCATCGATTGCATCCCTAAAATCATAATACACCACACATCTAGGATCGCCTTGAGCGACTTGGTTGAACTTGTTTAGCCACCAATCACTTACCTCAAAAATAGCAGCCTCTTTCTTTTTACTGGTTTCTTCAATCTTAACCAAGTAGTTTTTATCGCCGCGCGATCTTAGAAATATAAGCATGGCATAATCATTGTTGTTGAACCTATCCTTTAGAAAACCCCCATCAGCTTTGGATATATCATGAGTCTTTACGGCCTCGTCATAAAGCATAGAGGCGTCTTGAACTAGTTCCTCATATACTTGCCGATCCTCAGCGGTGATGTTCCCAATTTCGTCCTTAAAACTCATCTCAAAATCATAGTCGCGAGGATTCCACTTTTGCTTACCGATTATAACTTTTTCTATGTACGCCTTGATGTGGCTTGGGCGAACGACCACTCTTGTCCACTCGTCGGAATCGTAGCAAATCCATCCGGCAAAATCCTCCATGTTGACCAATTCTCTTTTACCATTAGGTAGCCGAATTTTTACCCAATCCCGATAAACTTCGTAAGGGTATTCCTGTCCTTCTATATGGACTGCTTTACTCATTTTGCCCCCAGTAAATTACTATCTACTCCATAAGGGCAGAGGTTGGATAAAGCATAGACACATTGTTCCCCGCCGAAACATGCAAAACTTGAGGCTGGGTTCTTAGGATTATCATTGTCGCGAATAATCGCACAGTTTTCCTTAGACCCTCTTGACTTAGCATCATCAAGATATCTACGCTGACCTTTTGTCATTTTACCCTCCATCAGGACCGCTAGGACTCGAACCTAGAGCCTCCAAGGGATTACTCGTCAGTAATCCGTTTAAGGAGCGGGCTTACCATTAGCCCTACAGCCCTTTGCCTTTGAAGGATTCGAACCTTCTAGTTATATGCCGACAATGCATATAACCGCCATTAAGGCAACCGTTTTAATTTTACTAGGGAGATCCGGGTTGTTTACCGGGAGCTCAATTTCTGGTGATATGGCTTCAACGCCTCTTAGCTTTCGCTCCGCTCCACACATATCTCAGTTGCACCTCCGCAGTCCGTACTGCACGCTCATACATACTATCATAAGTCGCTAGAAAAGTCAAGCGTTTTTTACGTCGAATAAGGTCGGTTGCTTCCGATTTTTCCATTGACAATCAACACATACATGACGTTTTGCGCCGTCAATAAGACTAAAGACGGTCTTTGCCATGATTGGCACGTCCCACGTTTCAACGTGGCCACAGGTTCTTTTAACTTTTACTTTCATTTACCCGCCCCATCACCGATGATGGGGAGTTCCAACAGGTAGATAAAACTATTGTGGCATTTGCTCTTTTGTTATTTCCATACCATCTACATAATAATTTGTGATGGTAAGCTGATGGTCAGAACAAAAAGCTAGCGCCTCTGCGAATGAATCGAACTTTGCTAGACTTTTACCACGATACAACCTCCAAACAACATTATACTGCCAACTTGGGCAATCTAATCCTATCAACACCTCTATTTCTATCATTTCCCCTCCTTTCACCCCACTGGATTCGATCCACACCGACTTCATGGTGGGGTTAAACTACCGAGTCTTTGTTGAGCCGCAGACTGTGCATGTGATCTTCTCACCAGCGCAGACCGTGTGGACCCTCATTCCCTTCCCGTACTTCGCATCCTGAAAAGGGTACTTACAAGTGCAGGGTCTTATCACACTTCCACTGGGCTTTTTACTTTGCTCTGCCATTTCTTATCCCTCCTTATAAATCATACTATCATAGAATACCCCGAAAGTCAAGCGTTATCTTTCGGGGTATTTTTGCAGCAACTCCTTCAGACGTTCGGTCGTATTAAGGCTCGGGTCCTCCAAAACCTGTTCCAAAAGCCAATCCAAAACCTTACCGACCTCTGGCCCCGGCTTCAAAAGCATCATCGTCATTACGTCAAATCCGTTAAGGGCCAAGTCTGTAATCTTAAACGCAGCCTCGGACATTTCCTGATCCTCAATTCGTCGTGCCAAGTCTGCGAGATCCTTAATCTTTTCAACTGCCGGTTCGGTCTCAAGGGCCTGAGCATCAGCCAAAAGAATCTTCCACAAAGACCAAACTCTTTCCTTACCGACTCTGTTGATTAACCGTCTCACACTGGCGTTAGACCAGCTTCGGTCGTACTTGCTCATGTGCTCCCGAATCAACATCAAGACACTTTCTGTCAAGTCGGTAGGTTGCTTCATTCTCATCATAATATCAAGGGCCATCTTCTCGGAAGCGATTTCGTGCTCATAGAAGTGAACCGCACCTTCCTCAAAAATGTTCCCACCCTCTACCGTCCTTGTCAGCGGCTTTCCGATGTCGTGTAGCACCGCTGCCCAACGAAGGTCGAGGTCGTTGTCCACGACGTCGCAGGCAATCATCAAGTGGCCGAAAACGTCATGCTTATGCCACCTGTTTTGTGTTACACCAGCGCATCTACTCAGCTCTGGAAGCAACAGTGCCAAAAGACCCGTAGACAGAAGCAGTCTAAACCCTCTTGACGGATCTGGCCCCACAATCATCTTGTTAAGCTCTTGAGTGATTCGCTCTTGAGCTACGTTTTCCATAACGCCAAGGCAAAGCCTCTTAATAGACTCAAGTGTCTCGGCCTCGATAGTGAATCCGAGGACCGTGGCAAACCGGCAGGCCCTTAGCATTCTAAGAGCGTCTTCTTGGAATCGCTTACCGGGATCTCCAACTGCCCGAACGATCATGTTTTGAATGTCTTCCATTCCGCCATGATTATCGAGAAACACGTCTTCGATCGGGTTGTATGCCATAGCGTTGATGGTAAAGTCTCGTCTCATCAGATCCTTCTCGATGGACTGACTAAATACCACAAAGTCAGGATGGCGCCCGTCAGAGTAATCACTATCTTCCCTAAAGGTCGTTACCTCGATCGGCCGTTGATCCGTCACTACGGTTACGGTTCCAAATGGTACACCGGTGGCCTTTACTCTATCACCGAAGATATCGAACACCTCAGACCAGCGTGCATTCGTAGCAATATCCCAATCGTGAACTGGGCGCGCCATAACAAGGTCTCGAACGGCTCCACCTACAAGCCAACTCTCAAAACCGTGTTGCCTCAGAGTCTTACAGACCCCAAGAACGTCGTGTGGAATTCTTTCTCTCATGTTATCTTTCTACTGTCAGACCTCATGTCGACAGAAATGTAATGTCCTTTTTTGTTATAACTTGAGGTTATGATGTATGTCGTTCCCACCTCATAACCCGCATCTACTTCCCAAGGGATAAAAACCTCAAACGTAATACCCCAGTTTTTCCCTTCAACACCCCACTTGCAGATCTTGATCGGTAAGCAGTCCTTAAGACTCGTAATTGCGTCTTTCACTTGCTGCTCAATGCCGGGGTAGTCTGATACCAGTACCCCCATATCGCAACTGTCTGGCCAAATTCTGGTTTGAAGTTTCGCTACGCCTTCAAAGACAGTGGCCTCTTCTTTAAATATTCCCATTTCGTCACCAGCTTATGTAAATTCTTGGCTTATATCCCTTAGCTACCAACTCGTCGGCAGCCGCTCCAAACTTCTCGTATTGTTCACGAAGCCACGAGATATCCTTAGATTCAATGTTATTTCGCTTAATTCTAAATAAACAGTTTCGTGACTTACGACATGATGCATTTTCTGGTACCACGAAGCTTTTTTCTATTAACTCATCTAACCTCTGATGAAAGAGTTTGGAGTTATAGAACGACCCCGGACCTCCGCCCAACATCAGTGTTCCGTGCTTAGTAAAGCAAGCTACAGAATCAAAGAGAAAGGTTGCATGTATGAGTACGATCTTATCGCAATCAAATATGTCGTACCCCACCCTACTTTTATGATATAGGCTAATCCAATGACGAAATGATTTCCATACTTTGAATAATTTTTGAAAAACATTCAAAGTGTTCCATCCTTGATTTTCCCAATCACACCAATCGAACAGGTAATGGATTATATCTGCCCTTGCATCTCCACTGTATGAACCCCGCAGATATCCCATCTCGTCGTCATGGTTTTTCTCGTCCTTGTAAAGATATACGTCTATTCCCATTTTTATCACCTAAAATAATTGTAACAGAAGTGGACTGAAAAGTCAAGCTCTATTTTTAGAATTAGTTATCCCCTCATCTCTTTCTGTTATAATGGCCTTTCTCAGGGACTTTTTACCTCAACAATTTGTTATAATGAAAGGTGATGGCATGGATAATGAAGAAAGATGGAAGGATATCTCCGGTCAATTAGGCGAAATAGCGCTAAATATGGATTATATCAAAGATAGTATGAAAGTAATGCATCAAAGAGTAGATCTACAAGAGACCATAGAAAAAAGCAATATATGGATAACAAACAATAGACGTAGTTTTATTATAACATCGATTCTGAGTGGTACATCAGGTATAAGCGGCGTCGTGTTAATGCTTTTGAAATGTTTTACCGACCTATCGTACCCCATAGACATACCTATTTGGCTATTGTCGTTCGCTGGTGTGTACTTTATATTCTACAGAGTATCGGTTATGGTTAATAACTACATTGTAGCAAAATCTTTAAAGGAGCGAAATGCTGAGCCCCGAACTTAAAGAGCAAGTTGATAAACTGAAGCCTCTCTTGGAGTTTGAATGGTCAGATGATCAGGTGGCGGCGATCATACTATTGTCTTCCCCTTGGTCAAGCCCAAAGACGGTTTCGGAACTACTCGATATAGACTACGAGGAAGTTAGTGAGTGGAAAAAACAAAGCGCCTTCAGCGCTGACCTCAACCGAGTCGCTTCAATCGTACAAATTGCATATACGGTCTATATTGATCAAGCCGTCTTTAGGGACGCGCAAAGATCTGCATCTCTTGGAACTTCTAAGCATGAGGCGGAAGCAATTAACAGTGCCCGCGACATGTTCTATCGCAGGCACGGCCTATACAAAGAAAATCGCGATGATATTGCAAAGATAGTACAGTGACTTCCTAATATTTAAAGTTCTCAAGCTACGCTCATCCCAACGGATCGCGTTAACGCTTGAAGGGCCTGCCCGGCCCTAAGAATATTTAACGCCGCATTTGCGTCTCGGTTCAGCACTAGTCCGCAGTTCGGGCACTCAAAAGTTCGCGTGGAAAGCGAAATCTGATACCGCGTTCCACAGACCGAACATGTCTGACTAGTGTTGTGGGGGCGCACTTTGATCAGTTGCCTACCAGCCTCTTCCGCTTTGTAGCCAAGAAAACCAAAGAATTGTCCCCAAGATGCATCCGCAATGCTTTTTGATAAATGTTTGTTTCGTACCATGTTTTTGATCTGCAAATCCTCGACGTAAATCCGTTGATACCGCTCAACATATCGCCGTGAGGTCTTGTGTGTGAAGTCTTTGCGCTGATTTGCTATGCGTTCGTGTGTCTTCGCAACTTGAACTCGCGCCTTGTTTCTGCGTTTACTGCCTTTCTTCCGCCGCGAGAGGGTCCGTTGCTGCTTTTTCAGCCTCCGTGCCGACTGCTTTAGGAATCGGTTGTTTTCAACAACATTCCCATCACTATCATAAATGAAGTTTTCGATCCCAACATCTAAGCCAACTTCACGGTCGGTGGCTGGGTACTGTCTGGGTGGAACGTTGTCGCACGAAAAAGTAACGTACCATTTTCCAGCCGCACTCTTTCTAACGGTTACGGTCTTGATCTCGCCCAAAATCGGTCGGTGAAGTTTTAACTTAAAGGTTCCCAAACGGCTTATGATGAGTTTGTTGCCCTCTAGTTTCCAGCCGGATTGAGTTAAAGTGAGACTATCGTATCTTCCGTAACCTTTAAAACGTGGAAAACCAGCACCTCCGATTTTGATACGCCTGAAAAAGCTTTGGTAGGCCAAGTCCACTCTACCAACTACATCTTGTAAAGTTTGAGCTGGGATCACCGTAAATTCTGAAAATACTTTTTTAAACAAGGGAAGCTCGTTCTGCTGGTCAAAACGACTTAAAGACTTACGCACACTTTTCCAGACCTTATTTCGTTGTTCGAGACAGAGATTATACAACTGACGGCAAAGTTCTAACCATCCCAATGCTTTTTCATTGGTTTCTTTAGTGCAAATCGCATAGTATTTATAAGTAAGTCTCATATCATTTGCCCGCCCTATCGCCGATGATAGAGATAACCTACGGGCAATACTTTACTGGTCTAAATATGGTATTTGGCTTCCAAATAGTCCATTTGTTTCATAAATTTATCATGTTCTATTTGGGCTTGAATGCGTCCAGCAATCATAAAGGTTGCCAATGCCACTAACAACACAACCGCAACAATCTTCCACATTTTATTCTCCTTTGTTATGGGATTATACCCCAATTTATTCTTGATTGGCATTATAATGCCCGTTGTCGTCATCTGTATCAACGGAAAATTTTATCTCACAACCGCCAACTAAAACAATGATGATTTTATGAGAAATATTTGCATTACAAGTTAGTTTATAATAATAGCCAGAATTGTAAAAGCCATACTTCTCTAATTCTTTTAACTGGGATTCTGTTTTATCGGTATGTCGTTCAATTGAAATATCAATTTGCTCATCCTCCAATAATTCATTGTTCCCTATTTTAATAATCTTGCCAACCATGACTCATATCTCCTTATTGTTTGTTGTTTTTATTTATCTATTTTTTCTGGCAACAAATCTATTCTTGTGGAAAGTGATATAATAAGTTCCCTCGTTTGGGGAAGTCCCATGATTCTATTTTTAAGCATTCATAATAAAAACCAGTTGTCATTGTATCTCCGCCTAACATTAATGACTCTGATTTATGATACTTTCCAACAAATTCAATGTCAATATTCTCTCCTTTTGTAAATTCTTCAGGAAAATGAGTCGCACTTTTTATAATTATAGTGTTGTTTAATTCAAGATATGATTTGCCCCAATCAAGACTTGTTGATGGGTATTCTCCAATTGAAGTAATAGAACCTTCTAACTTAATTTTTTTAACATCAGAATTGCATCCGCCTAGCATAAACACCACCACTAACAACACTGCTATGATTACTTTCCACATCTCAATTCCTTTCTGTTATTGAGCGTTATTGCTCAAAATTGATTCTCCTATTCTTGCCAGTTTGCCAAAGGTTTGTACACTTCAACGACTTCAGGTATAGTAACGACGGATTTGATCCATTCCCAAAGGTGCCTAAATACGATCGGTCTCAAGGCTTTGAGTTTACTGTTAAAACCGTCGCCGCGTTTGCCAATTATAATGAGGGTCGGTATGTAGTTATTATGGACATCGTGGTCAATATGCAATTCAAAGGACTCGTCCTTTAGGCCAGTGGTAAATAGTCCTTGGATGTCCTTATCAATTTTGTCGCGATGTTCGTCAAAATCGGCGAAATTAAAGATCTTAGGAAGACGCATCATAATGTCGGTAGTCGCGTCCCCACTCACGTTCCATCCTAAATTCTTGGCAATCTGTGTCAATTTTTCTCCCTTGGTATTTGTGCATATTCCTTAGCGTCGCATGTTGAACAAGTTCCAGGCAGCCCTTGACATAACCCAGTTTTAGGCCAAGACATTCTAGGTGCGTAATCTATCCACTCTTCACAGTTGGGGCACCACCAGATACTTCTCGACTCGTTTATGGTCCTCTTCAGTGCCTCAAGTTCACGTTCCAACTTCACTGCCTTTTTACCGTATTCGAATCCACTTTGGTAATCATATTCTAAATACGCAAGGCATCTGTCGGGATTACGAAAGTACTCGGAACCCTGTGGCGTCAGTAGTTCAAGGCGATAACAAATATTATCATATTCGCGCGACAGGTCTTTGGGGTAGGTCTTTTCGTACAAACGATCAACTTGCTCATATACATGAATCGTATGTAAGGCTCTACCGAGATGCTCCGCTTGAGCTTCAACCTGCTCCTCTAACTTGAGGATCTTCTGATTAGCCGCAGCAAGCTCTAGTAGGGTCTCTGCTAATTTGTCGTCAGCCATATCTATCCTTTCAAATGGGCAATGCCTTGTGGCTGTTTCATAAACAGGGCGTGATGCTCGTCACAATATGACTCGTTTCCACAATGCCAACACCACCATTTATTCTGGGTGTTCATTTCTTTTCCTTAGACCAAGAGTGCGGCGCGAAATTCGCCCGCATCTTATCTCTGTTTTCGGGGCAATGGCAGTAGGGATTGTCGCCCACATAGGTGACCGGGACCAAGTACCCGCCGCACTTAGGACAACGTGTGCTATCCCCGTGCCTATCCTTCTTTACAATCTTATCATACAATTCCTGAGCTACCTTTTCATCGAACCCCTCGTGATCACATTTCGAGCACATTATCTCTCCTCTATCCAAAAGAAAATAGTGAACACCAGTACCATAAAGGTACCGGCGCTAATGAAAAATCCAAGTGGAGTTACCTGAACATACAGACAAAGCAGCGTTGCCAAGGTGATGACGAGAGCACTCGCTACCACAAAGGCCAACGCCTTCAGAAAAGATCTGGTTAAACGTTTCATTTATCCTCCGCATCCTTCTCTCTTATGACGTTAATTTCCAAAACAATCTTGTCATCTTTTCTGTCCTTATCCTTGCCGGAAATTATCAGCTCAAGTGGTCCAAAGAGTAACCATCCGTATTTCTTCTGCCATCTAAAATTTTTGAATGAAAATCTATCAACGTTACTTAAGTAACTGGTGGCACTATGACTACGATAAACCTTTCGAAGTATTATCCTCTCCGCTTCTCCGTCATTTAAATAAATTCTTTCATCTTTGTTTATTCTTCCTTTAGACTCTATTTCCTTTTCTTTATCTATTCTTTCTTGTATCAATTTATAGAGCAGTCCTATCGCTCTTATAGTATCACTAACTGAACCATTTTTTAATCCCAGAGTAACGTCGCAGTATTTTTTATCAGAACACACAGAACAGTGATCCTTACAATAGCGTTCTATGTCTAGTAATATATACACTAGCTGCACCCGCATCTTATCCCAAGTTATGTCCATTTTTCCCCTTTTGTTCAGCGATATTTATCTCTAAATATTTTGTAAAGCAAACTGTTGACATTGAGAGATTAAAAGTATCCGTCGCTATAAATCTAGCGTATGGCCGCAGTCTCTCTGGAAGAGTCATAATAGCCTCCAAGACTTTTGCGGCACATTCGTCAAGAATCGGGCTAATTGCTCTACTAATTTCACACCAATCTTCAAATGGTGGATTCCAAGGTGCGTCCATTTATCCTCCGTTTGCAATTTCAGCTAACTGTCTCCAATATTTCCTAATCTTTTTGTGCACTAAAGGTATTTGAGTCTCGGTAAGCTTACCGTATCTCATTAAACCTTTGGCACAGGACGTTAGGAACTCGGCGTCAAAAGCTGAGAATCCAACCGTGTTTCTCTCCTCAGTCCTCTCACAACTCTGTTCCGCGAAGGTTTGTCGGCTGTAAATCACCAATAAAGCCCGCTCAACAGCTTTGTTGCTGTTATCAAGCAGGTTTTGAATTGACTCTTTATCCCATTTTCTCATCTCAACCTCCAACAACATTCTATCACACTTCACCTAAAAAGTCAAGCAAAAAATTAACCACCCTACTCAGAGCGGTTTTTTGAATCAATTTCCAACTTCTGCAAGATCCCGATAAACTCTTCAAGACTAGTGTTAGCCGCGTAGGTTAACTCCATCCCTTGCATCTTGATCTTTAGCTGACCACTAACGTGTATGGGTTCTTTCGTGGTGTCGATCTTCACTGCGTCTCCTTGGTATAAGCAACGATATGCCCGCTAGTATTTCCACAAGTTACATACCTGTCTTCCAAGTCGTGTCCCATTAACGCGCACTGTGTTCCACAAAGAAACATTGTGGGTGAAAACGGGCAGCGCTTAGCTATTCCGGTTGCGGGATCAACGACAAATTCTCCGTGCAAAATATTTTCCATACTCCCCCTATTGAATGTTAATGTAGTCCACCGACGGATCTGGGGTGTTCCAAATACCCCATGTCCATGGTGAAGAATTCCAAAAGCGGTTTCCCCTCAACTCTTCATTATATCGGTTAATCTCGTCAATGTATCGCGAGATCAGCTCTGACGCCTTCTTAGACTGCTCCACGCGGGTTAGGTCTATAAAACCTACCGGTGCCAAGTCCTTAGTGGCTTGCGCATTGTAGGTTTCTATAAACTTAACGTAGTTTGGCGCAGTGTTGTTGTAAAAAGCCGTCAGATGTATGGTGCTGTTGTAGCTACCGACGGCGTTGAACAGAACAACTACTAGCAGGATCGCAAATAGGAAAAAGAAAAACATAGCGACGCCTCCGCCGTCTTGATTCCACCCTTCTTGCATAGCGGCTACAGCTATCATAATGAAAAACACGAAAAACAAAATCGTTCCAATTAAAAGCATGTTATCTCCTTTGATGCGCAGGGGGAGGATTCGAACCGCGGGCTACGAACCCCGTTATATCCTTCTCCGATACTTGGCTATGCTTTCTTCTATCGTAGTTTAGAAGTCCATATAGCTGCTACCGGTGTTTTACCTAATAAACTACTCTCCCACGTATTGGGCCGGGGAGGATTTGAACCTCCGTACCCGGAAGGGATCAGATTTACAGTCTGACGCCTTTAACCACTCGGCCACCGACCCATTTTAAAACAATACTAGAGAACAGAAATTGTGAGTACGTTTATGCGTTCTATCTGTTGAACTACCGCCCTTGTGGGGCGGGGGAGATTCGCACTCCCAGCTCATCCTTGAAATGGAATGTAAACCCACGAGCATTTCTCTAATACTTACCCTCGGCCACCTAGGACTACCTAGGATTTTAGAATATCTGGCAAGGATTCAAACCTTGCATGTGGCCTCGTTTTATGGAATTACGCTTTGCTTGTGCACTCATAAAGCGGTCCCTCCAATGGATACTAGTTCCACATCATCCTCGTCGATCGCGTCTACTCTTTCCGCCACAGACATTCTAAGAACAGGATAGGATTTACACCTATCATGGTTTATCCTTTTTCCGATATTTCCGCACTGGCTTTATAACGAAGCTCTCACCTCTTGCCGTGCCACTTTAGGGACTTTATTGGTTGTCATCCAACTGCACCCTCGACGGTCTCTTGCCTTGGTTTAACTGTCGCCAAAGCTCAGGACATAACCTTCAACCACTGATGTAAGTTTTCTAGCGTCTACATATTCCGCCACTGCTCTTAATTGTTGGGTAGATTGAGACCACGCGGATTGCTAAGCCGCAACTTATCTCAATTTTTAGGCTTAGCATGCCTTATGGCAATCTGCCCAATAAGTTCTATAATCGCGTGGTACTGACCAGTCAGACGGGCTTTACCCATAACCACGCGTTTATCTCTGTTTGGTAAGGATTCAAACCTTACACGCTACCTCTCCAAGTACACGCATTGTCGGAAACCATTGGAGCAACTTTGGGGTTGACTTGATAGCGCTCTTAGTGTAGCCTCAACCATCTACACCAGCTGCATTACTCTTTCTGCCACAAACAGATGTCAAAGAACTGATTATATCCTAACACACTTTCCGTAGAAAGTCAAGCGAAAAATTGAGAGAAGGAAGGAATCGAACCTTCGTTTAGCTTTTATTGATTAGCAGGGTTACAATTTCAATTGGCTAATCAACTTCCAATGAGGACTAGCTGTTTCCCCTTTATTGTTCGTCTAATATGTGGCATCTCCCGAAGAAAGAACTGTTTCGTGAATCTCTGCAGAGATCCCTATCGTCCCGCTGTCCACACTTTCAGATCTTGTAGACCCCATGCAATCCGTCCGTGATTCCAGATCGAAGGAGCGACCTTCCTTGCCAGATCGATTTTCCCCCTTAGGTGCCCCAACCCACATTAGATATAGCGGCTTCCATTTCGCCACATCTCTCTTATAACGGTGACATAACTTTATACATGATCAGTCTTTATACTCTATGCCACCGTTTATTTCAAAGAACGATTTTATACATCGTAACATACTTCTGTGGAAAAGTCAAGCGTTATTTCATGTGGTCGGGAGGGGCTTCGAACCCTCATTTCATTTCCCCTATGATATTGGAAATGCGTTCTGCCAATTGAACTACCCTCTCGTGTTTTAAATCTCTAAATCTTCGTCATCTAGATCGTCTTGGATCTTAAAGCCCAAACTGTTCAGGTATTCACACAATGCGTTAAGCTTAACGGAACACTGCCCACATTCGGAGATACCTTTGCAATATGTTGCGCGGAACTTTCTACAACCGAGAATTACTGATTCTAATTCTTCAGCAGAAAGCACATCTTCATGAATCGCCATTTTTATCCTCCTACTAATACCGTAACATAGCTCAATCTAAAAGTCAAGCGTTTTTTCTCAACCTTCTCCGTATCAAAATACTGTTGACCCTCTGTATGATTTTCAATACAATCATCCCGCCTATGATCAACCAGCACAGCACTACAGGAAGGTCTGGTCTCATTTCTTGTCCCATTTCCCGAGTACGGCTTCCCAAATCAATGTAGTCTCTCCCATTCCTTAGCTGCGTAGATCCATTTTAAACCGTCCGTAAAGTAGGCAATATCGGAATAGATTTCCGCGTCCTCATCGGTGCAAATGTCTATCTTCTCAAACAACGACCCTTGGTTGATGAGCTTAACTTCCCACACACCCATTCCCGCCTTGCCGTACTTTACTTCTAGGAGAGTACCGTCGGAACACATCAAAAGAGCGCCCTGCTCCTTGTCGTCGGTTCCAATGTAATCCATCTCTCCGCTGACGTCGCCTTCAGATTCAATAAGGTCGTCGGAGCATCCGTAAATCTTTGTCATGATCTTCCCTTTCTGGTTTACCCATCGTGTCTAGACTAATAACTCTCACTATTGCTCTAAAAATCTTTCTTAATGTGTGTTTCTTGGGTTTTGGCGGCTCGTACTCAGCATCATTAGTGTAGGTATGGCCCCAGCCATATCCCCACTGATAACCTATCTGACTATAATAGAATTCCGACCACACCTCAGATTCGCCTATAATAAATCCGCCAAATACACTCTCAAACATCGGTTTAACTTCCTTAACATCTTCAACCCTGTTAATCCTTAACGGGTTGAAAAACAGGTCGTATCTCGGCAGTATAACTTCCCGTCGCTTCATGTTCCAAAATGGCGGATGCTCCGAGACCTTAACGTACTCAAAGTCTTTGCCGGGAGGATTGTCAAAAACAAACCGTACTCCGTAGATGATCTGACCATCCTTATACTCTATTAGCATCTTCCCTGTCTAATTCTCCCCCGATTTTTGTGGGAATTGATTTTCTCTGCACAAAGCACTCACAGACTCCGTGCTTACCAGAGAGACTCGTTGTTGGACAGTCCTCTATGTCGTGAAAAACTACGCAAACATAGAAGTCTAGCGATTCGCTGCAAACACATGTACCCGTTACTGGCGAATGGCAACAATGCTTATTCACTTGTAGGTGATGAGCGCACTGACAGCAGCAGCCCCAGCCCTTTAATTCTGGGTTTTCAAGGCAACATTCATCATCTTCGTGTAGGTATTCAAATTCTATTTTCATTTATCCTCCTCAGGGACGGCAGGACTCGAACCCGCATATAACTGCTTCGAAGGCAGCCACCTGATCCATTAGGCTACGTCCCCATATTACAAACGAAGTTACTCACAACGACGCTAAATCGCTTAACTACTTCATTAAACTGTTCTTTACTCTCAGGGGTGACCTCAAACATCCATTCATAATAGAGCCCATCAACCGATGTCTTTTGCCACTCGTCGTGTATTCCGTCAAATATCTGGTACACTTTTTTCCACCAAATATAAGGGATACTATCTTCTTGATTGCGATGATAAAGATTGTTTTCCACATAATAGATGAATTGTTCCATCAAACAGTCGTCAGTTGCCACACCCGTTATTAATATTCTACCGGTAAATCCGTTAGCCCCTGAGCTTTCGTTGGTACTAAAAAACGGAAGCTTGTTTAGAATCTTCACCAACTCTATTACTGCTGGGTCCAAAGCTTCGTCGGTACAATAATCTAAACCTAAGTCGGCAGGATAGACGTTTTTATCGTCCTCTTCTTCGTAGAAGTCTATTAACCCCTTGAGGTGGTTGTACATCGTTTCACTAAGCGCATATCTGTGTTGTACGCCATCAGATTCAATCTGAAGTAACCAATATTTTTCATCTAGACTATTTTGTTGCTCAATAAGATACAATCCATCTACATATTCCCTCATTGTTTCTCCCACTTTTGGATAACCTTAACGAACGACTTACCCTCGGTGTCGGGAGCGTAAAGCTTCAGTAACATCACTGGCTTGTTAAGAGCGAACGCCATTCCTAAATCGAAGTGAGACCCAGTGCTATTAGAGTCCCAAAAAATGTCCACCCTGTCACAATCCCTCATCGCCTCGGCGTGTTCAGAGCAAATCCTAAACCCAATCGGATCAACTTGATCCACGTCCCTTGGTGGAAAGTGAACCTCAAATCCTATATCCTCTAAATTCTTTACATATTGTTCGATCTCCACAGACTGTTCATCGGTAAGTCGTCTCACCGGGCAAATGATATAGATCTTGTTTCGTTTTCTATCTACCACTAGTCCCCTTTCCTCGACGCTTTCCCACCGCTAAACATAACAAGAGTGATGATTCCCCAACCCAACATCTGCTTCAAAGACTCGTCCCCGCCTGCTAGGAACACCCAGTTCCACGCGCCAACCACGAAGTAAATGAACGCAATGAGCGCAGCAAGCCAAAGACCAAGTCCGACAATAGCCAACAATCCGATTAATGCCTTCATATCGTCTCCCCGTTTAGAAGTTTGAATATCTGGAACAGCGTATCCATATCGTCGACAACATCTACGGCCTCAAGATCATATATCCCATTGTACTCACTGAGATAACGAAAACCTATCTTGCATAGTAGATCACAAAGCTGCAGTTTTTCTCCCTCACAATGGTCGCCACATGGCTCATTCTTTTTGCCACACTCTATCGCGCAGGCATGGCATTCATCCATCAGTGCGTGAAACTTGTCTTTCATAGCGTCACTCATGTATCCTCCTTTGCACTACCTTAACACAAGTCGTCAGAAAAGTCAAGCGTTATTTTCTACACCTATAACGCTCTACTAGTTCCTTAATCACACTGCGATAAATGTTCCAGTCGCCGTAGGTTACATTGATCGTTTCCCCAATGTCCAACAACAGCTTGGTGGCATTAGGATCACCGAGTGGCGGCTTTACGAGAGGCCGAGTATTCCATGCTTCCCGAGAGGGGGCGGCGCAGCCACATGTATGGCAAATTACTCCACCAGTGGTAACTTCCACATGATGATTATGTGTGATACCGTCTTTTGACCAACCGTGAGATCTGTTTAGGATCTCACTAACGTCGTCGCTACCGCAGAGCGGACAGTTGTTTAGTTTAGGGTTCAATAACTGTTGAAGTTCAATCAACGTCACTAGTGGTGTAGTGTAACCGCAGATACATTGAGCAACATAGAGTGGGCAATGTTCTACAAACAAAGCCTTAGCCTCTGTTAGCTTAGTGTGACAGTTTGGGCACTCGTATCGTTCCATTAGTCCTCCGTTATCCGGTACTTTTTAAGGTCGCAAGGTTCATCATCGAGACTACAGTCTCCACCGATGATGTTTTCATCTTCGTCGCATTCAACGTTATAGTTCTCACACCATTCCGGATTGCGGTCGTCACTAAGCATACCAACCAGATCGGGGCACTCCGATGAATAGCGACAGAGGCAAATCGGCTGATTTGCCCACGTGAATATAAGGCCTCGTTCTTTTAACCACGCCTCCAGCTTGTCGCGGGTTTTTGTGAATTTATCCAATAACTTCGTCTCGTCGCAAACTGGCACCCAAACACAGATACTAAGCACTTGCGCCTGAAAGTAGCGCAATACTATGTAACTGAGCGCACAACATACGTCGTCTTCGTTTACCTCTGAAAAGGTCTCTAGAATCTCAGCCGTTTCTTCTTCGGTTAAGACCCTATTGATTGCTATGTCGTTGTACAAACCCTTCCTAAAAGCGAATGGCATGATTCCTCCTATTATTTTGAGGCCCTTATTTCGTCGATCTCCCAACAGCGGCCACCGTTCTTTTTTAGTCTAACACTGTCGCCGGTCTTCACTAGACCAAGCTTAGTGTCATGAATATGATCCCATATTTTTCCATTTGTGCCCAAGACACAGTCCTCTTCGTCATCCACTCTCTCAACATTGACCCACACGTATTCCGTTTTAGGGGTGGAACAACCTAATGCTATCAGTATCATAAATGCAATGATCTTTTTCATTCCTTCGCCTTAACCTTTACTTCTGCATACGCCCCAACACCGGGGTCTCGTTGATCTCCAGTCTCATCAACCGAGATATCTATCGCGCCAAAATAGTCGTCTTTCACCAGCTCATACCCACGCTTTTCAAGGTACTCGGTGATTGCTGTTTCTAATTCCTTTTCATTAAGAGTTAGTGTTATGTCCATTTTATCTCCCTCTATTATGTCCTGTAATATTGTTGAAAATTGTTTTAACCTGCTAATTTGCCCTAAAAAATCAGGATAGCACTTCTGTGTTATTCGAAGATCTTCTTTTATACTTTCATAGAATTGTTTGATCTTTAAGTTTTTACGATCCTCTTTTTCTAACAACTTGCGGTAGCCTTCCATCGTTTCCAACTGTACGGTAAACCTGTTGTGCCACTGATCGCGTTCGGCAGTCAGGCGGTCTATCTCGGCATAGCATTTGTAAACATGGTCTTTTACGAGGACGGGAGTGACGTCGTCCGTTCCATCCCCAACAAAAACGTGATCACAATGGTAAAGTACATATTCTGGCATTAGCTCAAACATTTTTCTCCTCATAGTTTTGCGGTATCAGGTCTATCTCTGCGATGCCCGACAACCCAACTAACTTCTTAATCAAGGATCCTTTACAGTGGACTCTCAAAAGCATAAGCCCAGAAAACTGTCCTTCAAGAAAACAAGTATCCGACACTCTACCGCCGCTGTCTTTGATGATTTTTTGCATCTTGGCTAAGTTCTCGGCGTTCTTGTTGTTTTTGCGCAGATTGTAGCGCATCTCAACGTCAAGACTGTAGTCTTGATCGTCAACAATGTCGTCGATGGTATTCACGCCTTGAGATTGAAATCGTCTACCTATTTTATTAACAACACCCATGATAGCTCGTCCCTTATTCTCCTTTGTTTGATTCTTCGGCTAATTCCCAGCGCCGTTGTTCTTTCCAAAGCTGCCCGTAGCGGTGGTACATGTCTGCCCCATCATTATGTTTCCAAGTTACAGTATTGGGAATACCATAGAGGTCTTCAGCGGAGCACCGCGGGCAAGTACAACAAATTTGAACGCAATCTCCGCAATGCTCTTCCGCCAAATACTCGGTCCAATTTTTCTTAAACTCTTCATAGTCCCATTCGGCTTCCCAAATGTCTTTATTTCCATTATCTTCCCAGCGCTTAAATATATCATCGAGCATGGCTAGTCTTTGTTCTATTTTTTCTTCGCGCCATTTTTTATCTGTATGAGCGAGCCACTCACCCTCTCTACACATATGAATACCGAGTAAGACATCATGGAAGATGTAGTTAAGAGTGTGCTTCTGGTAAGCAATCATATGCTCTTGTTCCGTCGGCTTGTAGGCCGGCGGCTGTAGTATACTCTTTAGTCTCTCTAGTTCATCCATTTTGTTCTTTCGGTTGATTAATTTCTCTTATCAAGTCCATCAGTTTATTTACAACCGGTACTACGTACTTTTCACTAGCCTCTGTTTTAATGGTTAGGCCGGGCCGTAGTAGCGGGTGTTCAGCGGTTATAATGTATTTATTATTCATTATCCTCCAGTTCTTTTATCCTCTTCTCAACACTCATGAAGATCTTTACTCCCGACCAGACTACCGTTGAGATCAACGACACTAGAACCATTATGTCCCCAACCCACCAAAGATCTGGGTTGTTTTTTACTATAGTGATGGCGAAAAAGGCCAAGAAAAAGCCGCCCCAACCCCACAAGTCTATTAAAAATGTTTTCATTTAATCCCTTTCTGGAAACAAGATGTCTACTCCGTCTGCCAAAAACTTGTCCAGTTTGTCAAATTTTTCGCGGAGATCTTTGTTTTCTTTTTCTAACTTGTCCATGTGTTCCATCATGCGGTTTATTTCCTCAATCTTTTGAATCGCAACGATTCTTGGATATTTCGTGCTGGCCGTCTTTATGACTTTCTCGATAGCGTCTTCTAAAACCGCCTCTAAGTCGTACCCGTGACTAAAAGAACTATAGTCAGCATCGTCAAAGAATTTACTCGCCGGTGGGACTGTGATATGTAGGGCAACGGCGTACTCCCCGGGAAATATCCCATCCCCTGTATTAACCTTAGGCCTCTCACTCATTACACTCCAATGGTTTAAATTTTTCTTGCAGATAGTTTTCATTCAGGGCGTCAAGATCTAAGAGGTACTTAGTCCAGTTTCCGTTGTGAAACTCCACGATCTTCAAATCCTCCCAACCCGTCACTTCCGTGCTCTTAATAGTCACGGGTTTACGGAGGAATCTCTTTTCTGTAGTTTCGACAGTTTTAAAGATTGGTTCACGAACTGACTTTAAAACCAATTTATCGCCGTAATACACATAGATTTCGTCGATAGACTTGTCTTTGTAAATACCCACCACAACCTCGCATGACGGGTTTTTGATATAGCCAGTAAAATACATATCGTACGCGGTTAAGTTAATTATACAGAAGTACGGTATGTAGCAATAGTGAAATCCCTTCTTGTAGTATTCCTTGATCTTCTCCACGATCTTTAAGGCAAGTTCTTTTTGTTCCTCAATATCTACCATTATATCTCCTCATGTTCCCCAATGTGAGCAAATTATTTTCCAACCCTCATCAATATTGTAGTTTAAGTCGAGAATTTCTGTGTCTTTAACTAGACACATACCTTCAAATTCATGGCCGCAGTTTCTACAGAAGCCTACAACCCAGTGGTACCCGCAGTCTTTACAGTCGCAGGAGAAGTCTTCTTTCCCGTTACATACTTTCGTACTGCCGCATTTAGGACAAGGTGCGTTCATCTTTCCATCCTATCAATTCTAGTATAACGTTTCTTTTTTCTAATGAGAACTTTATGATAGCACCGTTTAACAATACGGCCTGATCTCCCATGATCACCGCGTTTGGGAAAGTCATCTTTACATACTCTTCCGCGCTAATATCTGTAGTGAACCAATAAAGCTTTTTCCCAATCACTTCTTCAAGGAACATGTCTTCGGATCTAACTTCTTTCTCGAGTGTCTCAAGTTCCATTTTAAGCTTCCAAACTTTATTAGTGAGGGTCCTTATCCTTTTTAGCCGCGTTTGGTTTACGGGGAAGTCTATACTCTCATCTTCCCCGGGTGGCTCAAGAATAGCACCACAGAAAGGGCACTCGGGTGGTGCCGCGGTAAAGAAGCTACCGCCTCTTCCAACTAACCACTTGTCCCACATTCCTTTATCTCTGCGGCTAAATTCACTTTTCTTTTTTTCTTCTGTACCACGAAAGTATAAGTATTCGCCTTTTTCAAATGGGAGTTGAGGAAAGCACAAACTGATACCGTTTAGACCGTCCTCATGTCTTATGGGGCGCTGTTTATCCATAGAAATTATATTATCACGTTTGTAGTGATAGGTCTTATTGAACTCGCAGTCTGGGTTTGGGCAACCGTTCATTAATGCACGTCCATCGGGTAGCCTATCCAGTTATCTAAATGCAGTCCAACTGCCCACAGTACAGCAACAAGTCCGTAAGTTAACCAGAATAGTGCAGTAAAGTATATAGGATCAAATATCAGAATGTGGAACAGGATCTTAAGGGGGCGCCACCAGTTCTTCCAGAAATACAGTTTACTTACAACCTTCTCGCACCATTCAGGGAAATCTCTTATGGGGGCGGGACAATCTTCTACAGGTGATTCAAGATATCCATCTATAGAATATGGAAGTAAAGTAATTAATGCTAAAACGGCACCAAAGATAACTATGCCTCCCGCCACTAGAAAAGCGAGTTTAACGGCGATTAAAAGAAGCGCGCCGATAATTGCGGCAAAAAACACGAAGGGTTGTAACCAAACAGGCATTAGGACTTCATCCTTTCCCCTATCATTTCTTCTATCCTTTCAACGCGCCTCTTATTCTGCATGAAAACGTTGTTTTGTATCACACTATCGACACCTGCGTTCTTCAACATTCTGGCGCAGAGTTTGCAGGGTTTACAATCAGCCTCATCGTCCGTTTCGAGATCCCAACCCCAAATGTAAATCGTCCCACCGTACATCTCGTCACGAGACGCGGAGATTATGGCGTTCTGTTCCGCGTGAACTGCCTCACAAAGCTCGTATCGTTCGCCGGCGGGAATTTCCATCTCTTGCCGTCTACAAACGCCAGTATCGCAGCAGTTTGTTGTCCCTCGCGGGCTACCGTTATATCCCGTAGAAACGATTTGGTCGTTATTTACAATGACAGCGCCAAATTGTCGGCGCAGGCAGGTTGATCGTTGAGCAACGGCTTTCGCTATGCCCAAGTAGTACTCTGTTTTATCTGGTCTCATCCTTTTCCTCAAATCCGTTACAGTTTTCTAGCCAAATAGGATCGAAGTTGTACGGCCAATTAAACCAACCATTTCGAATCCCGTGTGGATCTCCTTTGATCTCTAATGCATTATTGCCGGTAGGTATCACAATTCCTCTAGGGTTGCCAAGCGCCGCTATAAGCTGACCCAAGTTGTCGCCGGAACCGCTTAAAGGGTGGTCACAACGCGAATGTGCGCTACCTTGCACCTCACCGCGGTGTTTACACTTATAACAATTGTGGTCCATTTATCCTCCTTATTAAAACACTAACATAGCTCTTGAGAAAAGTCAAGCGTTATTTTTCGATCAAGGGATTACTTTTGTAAAATTCCACATCAGCTTTAAATTCTAAAAACTTAATGTGTTCTTCTTTTGTTATTTCCTTACCATCTAGCCACATTTTACCGTCTTCTGGTGAGGTGTTTTCGAACTGTATGAGATGGAATCCATAATATCTGTCATCCTGTTTTGCAACGGCGTGAAGTTTTTTGAACTGCTGAATTTGGGCGTAAGTCATAGTTGACTTATACCGCTTTTCTTCTATTAACATCCATCTACCGGTTTTGTAATTACTCCAAATATAGTCTAGGTTAGTAGTAACAAATCCTTTAGAGCTGTCAAGCTGCGGTTCGTTTCTCAACCATTTACTATATTCAGTTGAGGATCCTTCGCGTAAATCGTTCTGCTGTCTTGTCATTATGTTCCATTCTCAAAAGTGAATTCTTGTTTACAGAAAGGGCAGTACCATGTCTCTTCCCAATCTAATACTCCGTCCAATGATTGTCTAATTGGTCCAAATTTAGGGTACATCGGCTGATCCGGGTAAAGAGGTGTAAACTCGGCCTTTTTAGTCTCCTCATTCCACTTGCCGGGAACCGTTATATAATCGCCGTCTTCGTCTATTTGGAAATAACCGCCGTCGTATTCTGGGGTAGGCCATCCACAAGTTGGGCAAGAGTAACCAAGATCGGCCCATGTCATTCCTTCACAATCACCGCAAATATAATGATAACGGTCCTCCATCACCCCGATAGTGACGTCGTCGCAGTCCTCGCAATAGTGTTGTACTTTATCAGTCATGGAAAACCACAACCCTCTTTTCTTCGGGGATCAGGTTAACAATGTCTTTGAAGGTAGGTTTCGGCTTAAGTCCGAGGTATTCCGCAATGAGCTCTTTGGTATAAGCAAACTCGTGAGTCCAAACCGAACGGCCCAAGACCTTTTCAATAGCACGGTGAAAGACATCAAAAGGCATTGCGAGCCTGCGTTGGAAGAGCTGAAACAGCACAACCTGTTCGTCAGTCCAGTCTTTCCAGATCTCACTCTCTGCAATTGCGATGGCTTGTTCTTTAGTTATCTGTTTCATTTTTCCTCACAAAATAAGGACAGTTTTTGTCCGGTTTTTGTCCGCTCATACATCTGGGCAGATCCTCTTTAGTAAAGATATCGTGCCACACATAAGAGCGTGCACACTTTCTGCACATTTCTACCATATTTTCGTCTGAGAACATCATTTGCGGCGGAGCGGATCGAACGCCCCAATTAATCTCTCCACTACCGCAACTAAAACTACTTCTTCATCATTTCGTTCATGTTGAACAGGAAGTTACTTCCCGCTGGAACCATGATAACTTGAACGTTAGGGTTAAGCTTTTGAATTGCTTCCCATTGGATTACACTAGTGGACTCTTTGAGGGCGGCGTTCTTAATGCGAATAGCGTCTGCCTCTCCTTGAGCCTCGGTAACCTTTTGCTCTGCGGTGTACTTCGCTTGGTCTGCGCGGTTCTTTGCAGTAACGACCTTTTCAAACTCAATCTGTTTCGCTTCAATAGTATCACGATAGGCCTGTGTGAACTCTATCTGGCGAATGTTAAACTCGTCGAGTATGATGTGGTTAGCTTCAAAGCGTTCCTTTAATTCGGTGTAAATCATTTGCTGTGCGTCGTAAGATGCCTTTGTGTAGAGCTCAGCTGCGGTAAACTTATTAGGTACTCGTCTTACGATAGTTCTGGTCTCTGGCTTTACGATGGTCTCTACGTAATTCTTTTCAGTACCAAGGTTTGCCAAAATCCATGGAGCTTCTTGTGGATCAATTCGGAACCGAACTGTAACGTCCAATGCGATCCTCTGCCCATCTGAGGTGTTTGCAAAGTCTTCGTTGTCTGTATACTCAGCTTGGCTTTCCTCTACATTAGAGGTTGTCTCAAAGGTCTTTTTAATTGTCGAAAACTGTACTACCTCGTCAACAAACGGTGCCTTTGTGTGAATACCCGGTTCATAGATGGCTTCGGTAACGGCGCCGAAGTGCTTAACTACTCCAACATGTCCGGTTTCTACGGTGAAGATCATATCGTTGATTGTGAAGGCTAACAAAAGGCCGACCACAAAAGTAACGATTGACCAGAAGATTGGCTTTCCGAACGAACTAGCCTCGTCCCAATCCTCTACCCTTTTTAAAAGCTGCCATATTACGATCCCTATGACCAGTAACATGACGGGAAAAATAAACCATCCCATTTTAATTCCTCCTTGTTATTTTTTCTCAATCCAACTAACTACGTATAGTGTCTGCTTTTCTGTCTCAACTCTCTGAATACCAGAGTTTACGACTAGAGGATTTGATTGTAACTTAGCGTCAAAACTCAGGGCCGCGGATTCAAGTTCAAATACTTGAACCATAGACTTGAGGTTTTCAGTAGTGACGCCTTTGTGGGCAATCGTTACATCAGCCTTACTCGCGTCTTGACTACAGTTAGTAGCTAGATAAACCACAGAAATCAGCGCGATAATCACGGCTAACACTGTCGCTTTTAATGATCTCATAACTTACCCCCTTCCATTTATTTCTCCTTCGGCTTTACGCGGCACTCAATACTATAAGTAGTGCGCTCACGTGGGTCCCGCGAATCACCCTCGGAATAGTGCAGCTTAATGAGATTTCCAAAGGTCTGTGGAACGACCTCGTATCCCTGTTCCTTGAGGAAAGCCACGACCGCGGCCTCAATATCTTTTTCCTTCAAGGTTATTGTCATTTCTAGTTCCATTTTATCTCCTTAATAAGAGCAGTATTGCATAAGCCAGAACTTCGGCTCACCCAACTCAAGATTGAATTGGGAAAGGTTATCGTTAACATATTCTTGGATCTTAGCCTTGAACTCTTCGGTGTTTTCGGTGCAGATCTTTACGAGGTCAGAAACATCAGCCCAATCATTGCGACCTAGGGTCCCTATGCAGCCGATAAATAACGGTTCGCCATCTGTTCCCGTGATCCACCCTATGCCCTTTTTCCAAGGAATATGAAAATCACAATCCTCAAATAATTCACTTAGACAAACAGAGTCCTCAACCCACATCGCTTTGCCGCACTCAGGGCAGCACTTGGTGTTTGTCTCTGGGTGTTCACAGCCGCGTTCTCGGTTAACGACTTTTGCGTCGTCTAGCTTATAACCGAAAATCAGATACGAATAATAATCTACTGACATTTTACTCTCCTTTTAACCGTAGTAGGCTACCAGCCACCAGCCGTAATTTCTTTTATCGACTGGAACATGAAGTATATCTAGAGCTTTATTCAATTTGATCATTTCTTCCTGTGTAGGCTCTTCCATTATCGCTGTCTTGGGACTACCCCATTCGGAGTAGATGCATGTCCTATTTATTGCCACTAGCCACATCGTTTGTTCACTACAACAATGATGATATACATAGATTCCGTATTCTTTTGCCATTTCCTCTTGCTTTTTCCAATCCATACTATCCCACAAATCAATCCAACGCCTAATTCCGTTTTCTCTGTCTATAAGTTCTTCTGGCAATTCCCAGTCATGTTCTTCCATTTCGCAAATACCATAGAACAGTTTTGCATCAGCATCCATACCCATTTTATCCTCCTATGGATAAATTCTACTCATTGTGCGCGCGAAAGGCGCAGCCTCTCTAATATGAGGTAGGCCGCAAATCCAAGCGACCAGTCGTTCGATTCCAACACCAAAGCCCCCGTGGGGCACACTTCCGTATCGTCTTAGGTCTTGGTACCAATCCAACCCGCTAAGACCGTATTCCTCTATTTTCTTTTCCAATAACAACGGATCGTGTATTCTCATCCCACCACCGATAATCTCCCCAAAACCTTCGGGTGCAAGACAGTCTAATGAGAGAGTTAACCCCTCTCCGAATGGCTGCATGTAGAAGGCCTTGCAGGCGGCGGGAAAACTATGAACGAATACCGGCTGTCCGTCAAAGGACGATGATAGAATAGTCTCGTGTTCCGCACCTAAGTCTTGGCCGAAAGTAATACCCAGTAGCTTACACGCTTCAGAGTAACTGATTCTAGGAAACGGTTTTTGAATTAACCATAACGCAGAAGTATCGCGCTCAAGAATCTTTAGTTCTGGGCTGCACTTTGCCCAAATCATTCTCAGCACGAAATGAATCAAATCTTCCTCGAAAGTGAACAAATCTTCGAAACTGCAGAAGGCTATCTCAGGCTCAACCATCCAGAACTCAGTTAAGTGGCGTCTTGTCTTAGATTTCTCTGCACGGAAAGTCGGGCCAAAACAGTAGACTTCGCCCAAAGCCGCAACCGCGGCTTCCATATAGAGTTGACCAGTTTGACTTAGGAAGGCCTGATCCCCAAAGTAGTCTAAACCGAACAGAGTCGAGGTGCCTTCCGCTGAAGACGGCGTCAAGATAGGCGCGTCAACCCGCGTAAATCCACTCTCATCCAAGAATAGCATAATCGCATGCTCAACTTGGGCGCGGACCTTCATGATGGCCGTCTGTCTTGGACTACGAAGCCACAAGTGGCGATGTTCCATAAGGAAGTCTGTGCCATGCTCTTTGGGTGAGATGGGATAATCGGGTGAAGACATTCCTATGATCTTAATGCCCGAAACTTGAATCTCATAAACGCCCGGTTGTTTTGGATGCTCTGAGACCTTCCCTCTTATCTCCAATGAGCTTTCTTGGAACAATTGCGTATAGTCCACACCAGAAGACTTCAGAACGTCGTCAGTTACGACGGCCTGAATTGTGCCGGTTCCATCTCGCATCAGCAAAAAGTGGACAAACTTGCCGTCCCGTCTGCCATAAAGCCATCCTTGGATGGAGATCTCTGTGCCTACATAGTCTTTTAGTTGGGCTATTTTCATATTTTATATTCTGACATAGATCGTATCAAAAGTCAAGCACTATTTATCGATTCTGGCTTCTTTAGGAATCCACCCCGGTAGATACCATTCTGGCAAGTCTAGACTCTTTGGGTTAACACGCTTTGACTCAATTAGCCACACCAACTTCTCAATGGCCTGCTTGTGAGTTAAATTCGGCTCTCGAGTTATCTCTTCGCCAAGACGGTAGTGGGTCCAAGCGCGTCCTCGCCCGTCACCACCTGTTCCTGATTTTTCGGCATAGCATACGAGTGTTTCGTTAATACGGGAACTGCGCGAAATAAAATAAGGATAACTCTTATATTCAATCAACCACTTGTTGCCGTCTTTTTGAACAACTTTCGCGCCGCGCACTCTAATGTGATTCCATTTCCCGCACGAGCATACGACGTCGTTGAGTTCTTTGCCGCATTTTCGGCATACGGTAGGGAGTGCCTTACCCTTCCTTATTCTGTGGATTAGTCCGGGAATACCTTTCATTCCGAACCTCGGAGGGACATTTGGAAGAGACCGCCCCAAAAGAAGGCGTTAGCAATAATTAAGGCTTGAGTTGTGGCGCCGCCAAGCAATAGGAACGCCGCAAACAAAGCTATGGAGCCCGCGAGCTGTATTAGTACCTTTTCTAGACCACTCATTTCTTCTCCTTATAACGACTTGATGTTAAGCACAGGCTTAACCCTATCCACTATAGTTACAGTAGGCTCGATTAAACTCTCGATCAGCGCTGCAGACTTGTAGGCGGAAGGCGCTTCGTCAAGAGTGCCTTCGCAGACAGAACTCGAAACTATTCCACCCATTTGTTCGGTAAACTCTTGCATATCCAGTTTCCTCTTAGCTTCTCCACGCCCCATTAACCTTCCTGCACCATGAGGAGCAGAGAAGTTCCAGTCAGGGTTATCCTTGCCCTTACAAATCAAGAGACCATCCCTCATGTTGAAAGGAATAATCATTAAGTACTCTGACTTAATCGCGCCCTTGCGAATTATCATGTCATGGAAGTCGATGTAGTTATGCACAGACTCAATTCTACCCATTAGTTTGTAGGTATTCCAAACGTTAATGTCGTCGTTGTATTCGAAGCCGAGAGCCCTCTTCATGGCCAACAGGATCCAGTTTCGGTTTTCTGCGGCGTATTGTTGAGCGAAAAGCATATCGATCAAGTAACCGTGCATACGCTCACCGGTAAGGAACATGAGCTCCTTATCGCCGTTGTAGTCGGCTTTGATCCATTCAATCCTTTGCTCAATCTCAGTTTTGTCTCGAGTCTCTCTAAGGACTGTAGCAATCCGCTCTTTGTGCTCTTGCTCAGTGACGTTAACGGCTTTATCTTGCCAGTACTTAGCAACCTTCAAACCGAGATTTCGCGAACCGGTGTGGATTGTAAGCCAGTAGCCTGTATTCTCCGAGACTCCGATCTCGATGAAGTGGTTTCCACCGCCCAAAGTGCCGAGCGAGTTACAAGCGGTATGAACTTCAATCCCTATCCGTTTACAGAAGCCTTTAAACCATTCGTAGTCGTAGTGTGGAAAAGGAACTTCAGGCATCTTTTGCTTAGCCGTAGTGGAGTTCCAGTTAAGTCTATTCCAGAAAGTGTTAGTGCCGAGAACCCTATTTTCAGGGCTGTCTATGCGCTCAAGATTATCGAACGGCTTTGAACGGATCGAGAAGCCCATCGGGACCGCGGCACGAATTATCTGGTCCACTTCCTCAAGACTTTGAGTAGGCTTTTGAATGTTGAGTGAAAGCATGCCACAGTTATGAACAAACACACCCGCAGCTAAAGCAAAATTGTGATAAGTCTCAACTTGTAGGCAATAAACGTCTTCCTTATAATCAAGTATTCGTGTGTATAATACTTTATGGTTCAAGGATTCACTATTGCGTTTATGCCAATTTGTATGTCTAACAAAACCACCTTTACCTAAAATTTTTCTACCACATACTTCGCATGTAAAAGTAGTGCTGTTATTGACAGCATTAAATTTCCTAAAGAACTCGGCGCCTCTTTTGCCGTTATCCTTGATTTTTTCTTTCCATTCCGCATGGTGGTCTCGCATGTATGTTGTGATATTTTCTATACCAACCGCCACTTTCTTTTCATGTAATTCTGGCCGATATTGCCATCCTCTCTTTTTAATAGTTGTGTTTTTCTTCTCTTGAAAGTTATCGTCTGAAAAACTCGTATGTATTTTTCTATGAAGTTTAGAATGTTCAGAGGGTGTAAGATATTCAAGGTTAGAAGGGTCGTTATTATACCAAACCACATTCTTGTGATGCACCACCTTATTTTGCTTACCAAAAATACATCTAGCTACCATTAAGTGAGTTCGTATGGCTCTTTGTTTTGCGGAAAAAACATACTCCAATCCATCGCGGCTTGTATATGTTCTATAAAAAGGCATCAAGCTATCCATAACACTTAAGTCTTTAGCTTCTTTATATGTCCCATCAGACATCATAAAAAGATGGTCCGGAGTGCATCTTAGTCTTTCTCCGCCACTAACAACTACTTCCATCAGTTCGGCGTTAACTCTAGTTTTTAAAGCTTTAGCTCTTCCCGGCACAATTTGTAAATTTTCATCCATAGAATACACATAGAACTCGCCCATATGAGTTAATTCATCTAAAGAGTATTGTACCCCGTTAAGCAATGGAATTTTTGTATCACTAGTAAAACATCCGATATCCACACCCACAACATTAGGAACGATTCTGTCAGTTATAGGCATTGTGAACCCGATAACCGATCCTGTCCCCTTGTGGCAGTCGGGCATGATGACGACCTTATTAGTAAACGCGGGATGATTCACCATCTTATATATCTGAGCCATGGTAGCCTCGTCCACGCCGTCTATCATAACGTCGGCTGAAGTGTATTTTCCGTTAATTGTAAACATCTATATCCTTCCCATAACTACGCGTGGATCCGCGTTTGGATGAATCGAAAATTTTATAGGGTCCTTCTCTTTACAGCGAACACCCCATCTGTCGCCCCACTTATCACCAAATATTACGATGTCGTGAATTATGGGTTGGTGCTTCCTTTTGCTAGGGTGTATCTTGGGAATGTGCTGTTTACAAAAGACCTCCACCTTTTCAGGTTCAACACAATAGCCCCCAATATGCATCTGAATTTTCTTGGTGCACTTAGGACCGCTGCATTTTATGTCAATTATATTGCACATTTCCTCTCCTTCTACCAACAATGTAACACAAGTCGTTAGAAAAGTCAAGCTTTTTCGGCGACCATTAATATTGTCTTTTCGTCGGAAGGCTTACCATAATAAGCCCATGTGTGCGCTTTATTGTCGTACCCGGGCTCTCTCAACATGTAGATAGAGGGAAATTCGTTTTCCTCGTAGGTGACCATGGCGTAGACTTCACATTCCCCACTTCCACTTTCCACATAAGGATAGATCCAGTCTAAGAACTTTTTAATCTCACCATCGTAGTCTTTGAGGTTTGAACGAGTTGATACGATCCACTTATGGTTGTACTCGTCCTGCCACATCTTATTTACAGGCGCTTTTACACCAAAATACGAAGAGCCCATTGTAAAGAGGCAATCCCATCTCGTGCACTTAAAGAACGGGTGCTCCGGAAGAAGCTCGGGTTCTATACCGCGAGGAACACCCTCAACGAGCAGTTGTAACATAGCAATAACTTCGGGCGGAGTTTCAAGCTTCAACTCCGCACCGAAGATAAGTTCAGTATACATTCCCATTAGTCATCACCCTCTATTTCTTTGATGATGGTTTGTAGGGCCCTTTTCTCATCAGTTAACAACTCAACCTGATCGCGCAGGAGCGCGATCTTTTTATACAGGCCATCGAGGTCGGAGATTTTAACAATTCTGTAAGTGCCCAGTAGCTCGACGTGATAGTTGATAGTCTCAATCTCGTCGGGGTTATTCGGGTTCGTCTTCATTTTCGGTTCTTTCGTCAGGGTATCTTGGGCGCATTTGATCTATGCCCGGCATAAACTGAGACATCATATTAAACTCGGCTTCCATCTTTTTGCGGGACTCGTCATACGCTTCCAACATCTTGTCTGAGTCGCGATGATCCCAATAGCCGGTATCGTCTTTCACGTAAAAGACAAGGCCCATTCCATTAAGGACGTCCAGTATTGCGGTGATAGCCTTGTGTGCAGCTACGCGGTTAGCTGAGAACTCGGTCGTACAGAAGCAGCGACTTCCCCACTCGTCATCGAAGTGCTTGCTCTTGCCAAACATAACGCTCATTCCCTCAGTCCCGCGTCCGTAGGCGAGGAACAGATACAAGAGCGTCTCAGGGTTCTCAGTCCAAGGCTGAGAGCCGTCAAACATCGGGATACGACCCTTAACGAGTGCGAAAAGTCGGTCGCGGGAGATATCCCCGTTCTTACACATTTCGACCCATTCCTCTTCGGTCTTGTTCATGTAGTCGGTAAGATTGACGATATTACCGAGCTTAGCGAACTGCAATTCTTCGGCCTTTGCCCGCACAGCCTCTAATGCGGCTTGTGCTTGGTCTTGATCTTTGGCGCGAAGTTCCCAGTGAATAGTGATTGCCATTTCTACCCCTTTAGTTTTGGTGTTATTGTTAGTTTTAATTCAATCTCAACTTCAAGCTCGTGTTCACAATCTTGACAACGTAGCCGGCAAGTAACGTCACCGTCTAAGCTTGGATAACGAGGCAAACAACCATCTGTTGTTAGTTCATGTTTTTGTTTATAACCACATTTTGGACATTCCCACTCCAATGAGTATGGTAGGTACAGTCGCTTCGTTACCAACGTACTGTCCATTGCGGGCTGTTTGTATTGCGATGTGTCTCTAACTATCTTCATCTCATTCCCTTTCTCATGAACATCCAAAAGACGTCTATAGCCGTAGCAACCCATAGAACTAATGTCGCTATAGCCCAAAATATGATAGGCTTCCAATCTGCGTCCGCAAAGGCCCATTGGTACACATTGATCAGGGCGTTTCCGAGCGAGAAAAGTAAGGCTGCACCTAACACAATTAGAATTACGATTTTCATTTTTGCTCCTTTTTTAAAACATAACATAGGTCGTTTAAAAAGTCAAGCACTTTTTAAGAAAAGATAGACTATTTATTTTGGAATATCAATATTATCTTGCAATGGACTGCATCCAGAGCATTTTTTTGCATATAGTAGAGGTAAGGTTACTGGAGCTGGATTGGATTTGGATTAGTTTTAATTTTAATGCTTGACTTTTTGATTAAGTTATGATAATATAATGAAGAATTAAAAAACAAAGGAGAATAAAATGGACAAAATGAAGTATGCAAAGCTCATAGTACTAAATGAAGAGCTTAAAACCACCAAGGATCCGATTCTTGGCATGTTGGGCGTTATTACTGACGCCCTAGTGGAACTGGTCGGTGACGTATTAGATACACGTCTCAATCTCGCTATCGAGAAACAAAAAGAGGTGAACGATGGAAACTGCTAATATCAAAGAGGGGATAAAACTCTATCGTATGTTAGAGGCAAAAGCTTGGGAACTCTCCAAACGGTATATTGCTCAAGCTCATGAGGATGGCTATATTAATCTAACAGAGTGGCGGAGAACGGGGCATCTATACCCCGAGACTGAGCTAACAGAGAGTGGTATAGAACTTAAGCTTTTCGACGATAGCGATTATGAGGGATCCATCTTTATGCCTCTTGAATGGCTCTTAGCTGAGGACCCAACTGCGCTCCATGCAGAAATGAAGGAACACTACCTCAAATGGGCGGCTGAGTGGAAAGCCAAGAGAGAAGCAGAAGATCTCGCTGATGCACAGAAAAGAGAGAAAAAAGAACGCGAAAAGCTTGAAGAACTCAAAAAGAAATACGAGACTCAATAGGCGCCGAGATAGATTGATGGTGATGTAGCTCAGTTCGGTAGAGCAGGGGACTGAAAATCCCCGTGTCGAGGGTTCAATTCCCTCTGTCACCAATAGGAGGAAAGATGAGTATTATAACAAAGACGTTCAAGATCAACTTCTGGTGTACTTTACATGCTTGGGGATTTTTCTTCAGTGTATATTTCCCAACCAAAGCGTCAGAAACCAGACTATCAATCACTGTGCACCTATTGTGCTTTGAGGTTAGTATCTTCTTCGGAAAGGGCCACAATGATAAACCTATTTAACATAAAGTTTGAGTTCTGGTTCCACCCGCGAGATTGGCAATTTGGAATATTCGCGGATAAGATCAAGAACTTCATTATATCGATATCATTCTTCTGTTTTAGTATTGATATCGTTTTTGACAGAAAAAAGCAACCAAAAGGTGATGAGTAAATGCCTAAATTTATTCCAAGTAGAATCATCGGTCACTGTGGAACTTGTGACCGCATAGTGGAAATGCACGGTCGTTCCAGCTTCGGCTGCAACTTTACCGAGCTGATGTGTTCCGCGCTGATGATTATTGTTCCCGACGTATACTACATGGGGTACAATCATAAGGACGAATACAACGGAGTCTTCTTTGATGAAAACGGTAACTTCATTTTTCCTGAAGGCTGTCCTTACAAAGACTGCGAATTTGAAGACGTCCCTGAATGGCTGGAGAAGACGTTGAGGGAAGCAAACCAAGAGTCTTGCGGAGAATAGGATAAGGGCCCATAGCTCAATTGGCAGAGCACCCGGCTCATAACCGGGCACTGTGACTGTTCGACGCAGTCTGGGCCCACATAAAAGGAGAATATATGAGCGATATTATTAAAGCACCGTGGACTCCAGAACAGATCACCAAGCTCGAGTCTTTTCAAAAGGACCATCGCGTTCACCCCTACACTTGTACTGCCGGCCA